CTAACAACCTTTCCGACCTCGCCAGCGCTTCGACCGCCCGCAGTAATCTCGGCCTCGCCATCGGTTCCGATGTTCAGGCCTACAACGCCAAGCTAGCGGCCTTCGCGGCGTTACCAAATGCCAGCGGCGTTCTTGCCAATGACGGAACGGGCGTGTTCAGTTACGTTGCGAGCAGTATCGGCGGAGTCACCGCCGACGCTTACAAGCTCGCCGTGTTCGACGGACTCGGTGGACTGCGTGCGGCAGACGCCATCAATGTGTATGGTTCGCAGCATAGCGATGCGCTCATGGCTCGATTGTTTAGTGATGCTACAAGCGGCGGGTTGCAACTCACTCGCGGTGGGGGCGCTTATTCGGTAACGTTTCGACCCGGCACGTTGACAGCAAATCGCACGCTCACTGCGCCAAACGCCAGCGGCACGATTGCCCTCACGACCTCCGACATTACCGGCACCGCTGCGGGACTCAGCAGCACGCTTGCCGTCGCCAGTGGCGGCACAGGCAGCACGACGACCAGCGATGCCCGCACAGCGCTCGGCCTTGCCATAGGGGCCGACGTGCAAGGCTACTCATCAACGCTCGCCGCTGTCGTCGCAGGCACTTGGCCGGGAGCAAGCAGCATCACCACACTCGGCACCATTGCCACGGGAGCATGGCAGGGCAGTATCATTGCGCCTGCTTACCTGGGCAGCGGCACGGCTATCACGACCAAGTTTTTGCGCGGCGATGGAACATGGCAAAGTATCCCAGGTGGCGGCGATGCGCTCGTGGCTAGTTCCCTCGACCAGTTCGCGGATGTCACACAAACAGCGGGTCAGACGTTGGCGATCACATCAAGCACGACGCTTGCAGGCGGTAGCCATTCCGGCACCAATACAGGCGACAACGCAATTAATGCGCTTTATTCCGGCCTTGTCTCCAACGCCACTCACACCGGAGATGCGACGGGAGACACGGCGCTCACTCTGGCGACGGTTAACGCGAATGTCGGCAGCTTCGGCAGCGCCACGAAAAGCAGTGCCGTCACGGTCAACGCTAAAGGGTTAGTAACTGCCGCGTCTGAGCAAACAGTGACTCCAGCCATCGGCAGCATCACCGGCCTTGGCACCGGCATCGCCACCGCCCTTGCCCTGAACACGGAAAGCGTAGGAGCGCCAGTTTTGTTTAATGGGGCAGGCGGCACACCTTCGAGCCTCACGCTAACAAATGCCACCGGACTCTCGCTAACGACCGGCGTTACCAGTGTGCTGCCGCTATCCAGCGGTGGCACCGGGCAATCGACGCAAACAAACGCATTCGACTCGCTCGCGCCGACGACCACGAAGGGTGATTTGATCGTTCACAACGGAACCGACAACATCCGCGTTGCAGTCGGCGGCACCAATGGTCATGTGCTCACGGTGGACAGCGCCGAGGCTAGCGGCGTGAAATGGGCATCCGGCGCGGCTGGTTGGGTCTTGATTTCAAGTTCCACCATCAGCGGATCGCCAGCCACGGTCGATGTTTCTCTCTCGGGATCATACCGAAAATACATGGTCGAGTTCGAGAATGTGTATAGCACAGGCGCGAACTACAATTTGTTTATGCGCACCAGCGCGAACGGCGGCAGCTCGTTCGATAGCGGCGCGTCGAATTACCAATGGGGCCGTGGAGCGCTCGGCACCTACGGCCCGGTTCTTTCCAGTGGCACGGCGGTCGATCTGTTGCCGCTTCCTGGCATCGGTTCCACGAAGGGGATTGTGGGAACGCTCACTTTTTTTGATCCGCTGAATACAGGACTCAAGCCACGTTTTCACTGGGAACTGTCTCGCATCGTTTACAACACCTCCGCCGTCGATCTCTTCATCGGCACCGGCTATCGCGATTCAGCGGCCGCTGTGAATGCTCTCCGGTTTTACTTTGACGCGGGGAACTTTGGCGGCGGCAAAATCCGCGTCTTCGGATGGAGCGAATAACTATGAAAACTCTCCCACAAATCCGCGAAGAACTGGAGGCTGATCAAGTCAACACCACGCTCACCAAGCTCGTCAACGGCGAGTCCATCACATGCACAGCCGATGAACGGGCAGCGATCATTGATGAACGGGCGCAAACGCTTTTCGACCGTCAGCAGCTTCAACTCACGGTCTCCTTTCGCGCCCTGGCCTTCGTGTTGCTGGAAGCCGGACTCTATGAGCAGGTCAAAACTGCCGCCATGGCCACGCCCGCCGGAGAGATATGGTGGAACACCGCGCAAAGCAACACCGTGAGCCGCCAGCATCCATTCGTCGCAGCACTCGGCGCGGCCATCGGCCAAACATCCGAACAACTCGACACCATCTTTGCTGCCGCAGCACTTCAAGCCTAACCCATTATGAGTCACGACGAATCTGCCGCACTGGACAGCATGCGCCAAACAATTCGCTGGTTGATCGGCGGCATTGCTAGCCTTATCGGTGGCGCGGCCTTCCGTACAAACACGACTTACTACCGGTATTACCGTATTAAGAAGACAGCAGGCGCTGTCAACGGAGCGCCATGGGCGTACCAATTTGAGTTCAAAATATCCGCATGAAGAAGATCTACAATACCATCACGCAGACATTCCTGCCGACTTACCCGCGCGACGATGATGAGCCGATTGTTGGGCTTGATCCAACGCTGGAAGTCTACGAAGTCGTAGAAGAACCACCACCCGAAATCGCCGAGAATCAGTACCTCGAGCGTGTGGAGGAGCTCGACCATGTAAACAAAACATTAACGATGGGGTGGCGGACACACGAGACGCCTGTCGTTGCACCTGTCGTTATCACGCCTGTTGTTGTGCCTATCACTGTACCGTTTAGGTCGCTGGCTTTTGCACTCCGCGACGCTGGCCTTTATCAGCAAGTCAAAGCTGCAGCTTTGAGTTCAGAAGACGGCGAAATCTGGTGGTACACAGCACAAAGCTCCACGGTCAGCCGTGACCATCCTTTTGTGGAACAACTTCGTATCGCCCTCGACAAAACCACAGAGGAGATTGATGCTGTTTTTAACACCGCCGCTGCATTTATACCGTAAAACATTCACATCTCACTTGAAAAATCCATTCCCCACCGTGGGCTGTACGACCATGAAGACATTACTGCATACCATCCTGCTGCTCGCAATCTGGTGCGCCGCCGTACAAGCACAAACTCCGGCGACTAGCCCCCATCAACCCAGGAATACCAATCTGACCAACATTGCAGCGCTGACGACCACAGCGTTTGGTCGCTCCGTGCTGGAAGCGGCCAACGCCGCGGCACTTCAAACCCTGGCGGACCTGCCCGCTTGGGTCGGCACTACCAATGTGACGACACTGGGAACCATCACGACCGGTGTCTGGAACGGGACCGCTATCCCGGTTTTGTATGGTGGCACCGGGGCCACGACTCAGGCGGCTGCCAGGACCAACCTCGGGCTGGTGATCGGCACCAATGTACAGCAGTGGAACACCAAGCTGGATGCTCTGGCTGGTGTGGCGAACAGTGCTGGGGTGTACACCAACAACGGCAGCGGGACCATGAGTATCACGGCGGCTAGCGCCACGCCTGTGGTTGGTGCTCTAGTGAAGTATGACGCCAACGGCTACATTCGCGGACAGGGAGAGTTGAGCACGGGCGTTGCGGGCGTGAGTGATGTTGTGGCGCTGTCTGGCGGTGAAATCACCATTTCACGCAATGGCTTCTCGGCGTACTCGGCGCTTTATGTGCCGGGTCGCAACACCTCACGGCGTCAGTACAACTTTCCCGACATCGACGCAACCAGTGTTGACCTCGTATCGCAGCAGGACACCGGCACCGTCTCTGCGGCTATGCTCGCCAGCACCGCTGTGACGCCAGGCAGCTACACCTCTTCCAATATCACGGTCGATGCAGACGGAAGAATCACCGCCGCCAGCAATGGCAGCAGCGGCCTCACCATCGACAGCACCGCCATTAGCGGCGGAGCCTCGCAAGGCCTGCTTTACCACAAAAGCGACAACACTGTCGGTGAGGCAACGGGAATCACACTTTCCGGCGGGGCGCTTTCAGGGCTTGCCCTCGCGGCTGGTACTCTGACAGCAAGCGCGCCCGTCACCATGACGCAAACCTGGAACAACGCGGCCGTGGCCTTCACAGGGCTTGATGTCAACATCACCGAGACGGCAGCGGCGGGTCTGTCCACCTACATGCGGGTTCGCTCCTCAAGAAGCGCCGCGGATATATTCAAACTGCAATACTCTCAGTACGGCACATACACAGATTTGAGTTTGGGAGGTACTACGTCAGACGCTAGCGCCTTCACGTTGCGTAGTGGTTACGGGCATGCACAATTATATGCAGTTAGCCTTGGACTTTACAGCGACTCCCAGGTGGGGTTTGTGCTTGCCAGCTCCAACGGCACGGTATTCACATATCTCACGCCGTCAGCCGCTAAATTGTTCCAGCGAAACAGCACCACCGCACAGGCGTTTAACGTGTGCAACACGTACACCAGCACCGTGTCCTTTGAGTCCATGTCGCTGGATTGGTCGTCCGACGTGGGACGGGTAGGAACCCTGAAAGGTGCGTCAGGTGGCAGCGCCCGTGAATGGGTGCTGCATTACGATGGCACCGAGAAGGCGCGGGTGTCCTCCTCCGGATTTACCATCGGGTCCTCCGGGACCGCTGTCTCATCCGTCTTGTCCGCCGTCGCGACCAAAGACTTCAACCTCACGGCTGTTATCGTCGAGGACCTGACCATGACAGTCACGGGAGCTGCTGTCGGCGACGTTGTGAGCCTGGGCGTTCCGCACGGGAGCGTCACCGCCACCGCACAGTTCACCGCCTGGGTCTCCGCCACCGACACCATCACGATCCGTTGCAGAACTGCCATTGCAGGCGAGAATCCAGCCAGCGGGTCCTTCCGGGCGACCGTCACGAAACATTGAACACTTCCCTCATGAAACACATCCTCCTTATCCTGCTCACCTGTACTGCAGCTATCTCTACCCTCCATGCCGTCGACCCGGTCGTGGTAGTTCGCAGTGCCACCAGTGTCACGGTAGACGGTATCGACTACGGCAAACCTGTCGACGCCATTGCGAACAACCCACAGCTCACCTCACCTATCCAACGCGCCCTTGAGGTTTGGGTAGCTGGTGTTGTGGCGGCCCAAGCAGAAGCTGAGGCGCAGCGAGCAGCCGAAGCTGCCAAGATTCGCGCGATCCTGAGCGCGCGCCTCACGGCCGAGCTCGCTACCGGAGACGGGCCCAAAGCTGCGCTCATTCGGGAGATCCAGGCCGCTCTCGAAGAGTAACAAACCACACACCCACACCCTAATGAGCGTACGCCCTCTTTGGCTCGAATCGACCACATTACCCGCGGATGGTGCCCCATTGCGCCTCAAGACCGGTGCTACCGGGGAGGTGGAGGAGGGAGCTGCAGCCGCACCGTGGACCACCCTCAGTGTGGGGGACACTGGAGCCACCCTTGTGAACAACGCGCGGCATCTGGTGAATACCACAGGCGGTGCAATGAGCCTTTACTTACCAGGATCACCAAGCGCCGGTGCGAACGTCCGGTTGCTGGATGCCGTCAGGACGTGGGTCTCGAACAACTGCACTGTTTTAAGGAACGGCGCTCTCATTGAAGGTGCCACTGATGATCTCGTCCTCGATGTCAGCGGTGCCTGTGTGGAGCTTGTCTACAGCGGCGCTGCCTTTGGCTGGCGCGTCATCCTCACCCCATAAAACGGCATGTTGCTCTCGGCTTCATTTCTCGACAACGCCAAGGTTCCCGGTATCGCGGGCCCCCCTGGACCTACGGGGCCCGACGGCACAGCGGGCGAACCGGGTCTGCCTGGATCACCTGGACCTGCAGGAGCCGACTATGCTGGCCCGCCGGGCGAACCTGGCAGCCCAGGTGCGGCTGGGCCTGCGGGGAGCCTGGGACCACCAGGACCGGCTGGTCCACCGGGAAGCGACGGCGCAACAGGCCTCGATGGTGAAGTAGGTTTACCCGGAGGGTTGGGAGAAGAACCAGGACCACCAGGACCTAGCGGGCCGGTGGGTCCTCCAGGACCACCAGGACCTGACGGTCCCCCAGGTCCGCCGGGCTAACTGCGCAACCTTACCAATCACATGATCTCACTTCGTTCCCTCGTTGTTCATACAACTGCTCCGCCAGGACCACCAGGCCCGTCGGGCGCGCCATCACTGTCAAACGGTACGCCTGGGCTGGATGGTGCCGAAGGTGCGCCTGGTATGCCTGTTCCTGGTCCTCCAGGTCCAGCAGGCGACATGGGAACTTCGGGCGATCCTGGAACCGAAGGCCCACCCGGACCGACAGGGACAGACGGCAACCCAGGTGCACCAGGAGCTGTCGGACTCACGGGTATCCCCGGACCTCCAGGTCCTCCAGGACCCGATGGACCTCCAGGACCCGATGGACCTCCAGGACCGGAGGGTCCCGCAGGTCCTCCAGGAACACCTCCCTAAATCCCACCCCGCACATCTTCTTCATCATGACCCTATCCACCTTACGACCTGTTTTTGTCGGCAATCCTGGCGAACCAGGCACAAGCGGAACTCCAGGAACTGCGGGTCCAGCAGGATCTCCGGGCAGTCCGGGAGCTGATGCGCTGGTGCCGGGGCCTCAAGGCGGTCCCGGCGACTCTGGCCCACCGGGTCCTCCAGGCCCTGATGGTTTGCCGGGTCCTCCAGGACCTCCGGGTACCGACAACGGGTACGCGGGGATGCCAGGATCTCCGGGGGCACCAGGACCGCCTGGAGTTGGTCCCCCTGGGATCGAAGGCCCTCCCGGAGCGGCTGGACCTCCAGGACCTCCAGGACCTCCAGGACCCCCTGGCGCGTAGGGTAATACCGTTTAAGCGACAGCCCACCATACAAAACTTGTGCTCACACCAACCAGCGAGATACTCCCAGACCAAATAGGACCTGCGGGTCTTGCTGGTTCGCACGGTCCCAACGACGGGGCGTTCCTGTGTGAATGCATTCGCGGCGCCATGCCACAATTACTGCGCGCCTGTGAATTTTACGTGGGCTACTCGCACCACCGCAACCTGACACCAGAACATCCTCTTGTGGTCGCCATAGCGGCGCTTGAAAAAGTCTACGAGCAGCACATCCATTCTGCAAACATGCTGCACGATCCTGAGTTGTTTCACATCCCGGACACATTGTTCCAGACCCCGACCCAGTACTGGGGCTACCCCGAACCAATTGACACACAAGCTCCGACTGGTATGGATGATGCCCATAACCCCTAATCCGACAAGCTCATGAATGGCTGGTGGCGCGCATTTTACAATCAACTCACTCCTGCCGAGTGTAATCAAGTAATCGAGTACGGGCTCACGCACACACCCGTGCAGGGCACCATCGGGCATGGCGGAGGTACGACTATCGTGCAGCCGGATTTCAGGCAGTCTACCGTGCGGTGGTTCAAGCGGAGCGATCCGAAACTCCATTGGCTTTACCTGCGCATGGAGGACATGGCGTTGCAGGCGAACGCCATTTCGTTTGGGTTTGATATCGCAGGCTTCAGGGATGTGCAGTTCACCGAGTACGACGGTGCCAAGAAGGGCCATTACGACTGGCATGAGGACAATTGCTGGAAGGGTAGTACGCCGTATGACCGCAAGTTGTCCATGGTCATCCAGCTCTCAGATCCGACCACTTACAAAGGCGGACAGCTGGAGCTGCAGAATGACCCGTTCCACAACACCCCGGGCAACAAAGTTCTGGTGAATCAGGGGGATGTGATCGTGTTCCCGTCCCATAACCGCCACCGCGTCACTGACGTCACGGAGGGGATGAGGTACTCGCTCGTGACCTGGTTTATTGGTCCGCGTTTCAGGTGACGATGGTTTGTCAGGGATGACCTGACCTTGGACATTTGTGCTATTGCTGAGCACGCGCATACGGGCGATTGTTTGAATCTATGATCCCGCCTCCAATCCCTGGTATGTCCGTTGTCCCTGCGACACGCTGCGCCCAGCAGATGCCCCGTTTGCAACCTGATGGTCTAGGCAGCATTCGTCTCTACACCGCCACGGTACCTGCTCAGGAATGTGCCGTGCACATCACGCGGGAGAGTCGGATCATTCTGTCAGACCCACGTGGCAGCCGAGTCTTTCAGGACGCAAACCAACAAGGCGCGCGGTATGCTTGGTTTGTCTTCCAACGTGGTGAGGCTTTGGAGCCCGGCATCTACCGGCTGAGCTGGCTGCGTAGTGACGGTGTTTTTGGGACGCGGGATTTCGAAGTGCCTGACAGCCCGTTCCACCCGGGGTCCTCATTCGACCTTGCATCGGGTGCTCGTGATGGTTTTTCGGTGGAGCTGATTTATCGGGGGCACACGATTCTTCCAGCCAATGAGACCTCAGTTCTGCTTGAAGCCCCCTTCGAGCTGAATCCTATTTACCACCGCCCCGCCTGGGCAATCCTGGCCACAGGTAACAAAGTTGTACCGGGTGTCTCGCTGGAGATCACCCACACGTATCCCAAAGCCTGGCGTGTGACCTGTTCGCCGGTATCAGACGTGGAACGTCGCATCGACTGGGTTGTCTACTGAGCAACAGGCTGAAGATGCGGAGGCTCCCCGTAATACGTTTCCAGCAACGCGAAGGCCGAGTAGGCGTCAATCTCGATACGGTTGCCCTGATGCACCACCACATCGTCTGCGAGCCGCCGGAGTTCTAGTTCCAATGAGATCATGTCCAGCTCGTCAGAGAACCGGTCAGCGTCACAGAAAACCTTCTGGGCCTTGAAGTCATAGCTAAAAATTTCAGCCACCTCCGTCTTGGGTATCTGCTGCAGCAGCTGCTCCGTCCATTCAAAGGACGGTGTGTCCGCCTCAAGTTCCAAGCCGCAGTAAGTGTGTAGAAACTCGCGCGCGCATGAGATCAGACTGTTCGTGTACAGAACGGATTGCTGCTGCTGCCACTGATGCGGCTCAGGTAAGGCCAGAAGTGTTTCACACACCCGCCTCACCAAACCCCTCAGGGTCTCAGCCGCGCGCCCCAAGACTTCCTCGGAATGCTGCTCCCGGACGATCTGGCCGTGGTCGCAGAGCAGGAAGTAGGGGGCGTGGATTTTGCCGGTGACGCGCCCAACTGTGGCCCACACGGGGTACTGGTGGAGCCCCTCGGCGTCGCGTTCCACGCGGGAGACCGGACGGATCTGCCCGAGGCCGCGGAACAGTCCCTCCAGGAGCCCCGCCGCCGGCCCGTCATGGCGGACCTGCACGGCCTGCAGGCGCTCCCCACGCTGGCCCCGGATAATGGAGCCCAGGATCATGAGCATGAAGGTCTGGACCTCTCGGGGCAGGTCCAGATCGATCGCGGCATCGAGATGCTTCTCGGCCGAGAAAGCATCTAGGGCCTGGACATCGGGGTGCAGTGGGAAGTCATCCTGGATGATGCCGTCCATGCCAATGATGGCCCCGGCAGTAAAGAAGGTGTCGCGTTTGAAGTTCCAACCCAGGAACGGCAACCCGATGCGGGTGCTCAATCGTGGCAGTGTCCCCCGCAGATAGAAGGCCACGCTCCGGAACGCACTGGGGTCCCGCAACATCGGAACCAGGAGGCTCTTCCCCGCAGCCAGGAGTAACTGGATGTGCTCCTGGAGCTCCCGGGGCGAATCGAGTAGACGACCCGGCAGGATCATGTCCTGCTGGACATCCCCAATCAGGACCGAGGCCCGGTGGTGCAGGGCCGCCTTCTCCCCGAATGTCACGTTGCCGTCGATCCGGACAATGAAGTTGCTGAAGAGTTCCAGGGGACCACCACCACGCCTGACCCCATAACCCTCCGGGGTCTCCAACGTGATGGTCCGGTCAGTACGGGCGATTTCGATGCTGTACAGGGATCGGGCCAGTTGGTCTGCCGCTCCAACAAACCCGGCACTCTTGAGCCGTCCATGGAGTGCTTGCTTGAGCCACCCCTGTGGGTTGAAGGAACCCAACAGTACAAGACCCTGACTGGTCAAGCTTGAGCGCCGGATGTGCCGCTTCAGGACTCGGAACATGAAGTCATCGAAGCCCACCGGAGAGCCTGCCCCCATCGCGACCTTGATGTCCGGCCAAGCCCGCTGCATCCGGGCAATCAGGGTCGTCGATGTGTGTTCGTCGTGTTGGGCCACGAGAGCCGGGAGATCCGGCACCGTACTGTCGCCCTGCCCGAACAGGCATGTCAGCGAGACCGTCAGGGGATCCTGTACACGCCACCGGCTATTTTGAATCCCGGCCGAGATCGCAGTGTCATGGAGGTACACCTGCTGGGCGGTCGGGGATAACATCCTGAGCCCCGCGACGGCCACCCGGTAGTTGGTGAAGGGAATAGTAGTCTGCCAAGTTCCTCGGGGGTTCGTCAGCACAACCGCAGAGAGTGCGTGGGCCTTCTCCCAGTAGGCAATCATTAACAACGGGGCCTCAGGTGGGAGCTTGGGCTCTGGCAACCCCAACGAGGTAAGCAGGGTCATGAAGGCTGGACGTTCCGCAGGTAGCATAACACCAATGAGATGCTGCCCGGGATCGTAGATCCCGAGTTGCTGAAGCTCGGCCAACACGGAGGCCCTGAGACCATTGACATCCAGGGGAGCTTGCAGCTTTCGCACGTACTGACATAACCGCCGACGCATTCGGGCTTGGCTGGTTATGAGTGGTACAAAGTTCTCAGGAGTGAACTCAGGACAGCGTAGAATGCGGTCTTGGAACAGTCGCAGAAGTTCCTCGAGACCCTTCGCGTAATCACGATGCTTCGCAGACGCAATCTCAACTACGGACCCGGCCAGCATCGGACAGCTGTTATTCTGACACAGGTAGCTGTCGGACTGGATCCAGAGATCTGCACCGCAGTACGGACAGTCCATGATGTAACAATCATTGAGACGTCGCGTGCTGTACCCCAGGTACTCGGCAGTCTCGAGTGGGCGAATCAATTGTTCCAGTTGCTCCAGGGATTCAAACATACGGTGGGGTTCAGATTAACGGGGGCGCCCAGGAATGCAAATGCTGGGGCGGGCGGGAACTATGCAATTCGATGGGTATTCACGTTATAGAGTTTTGGAAGCGGGCTGTTTTAGCGACAACTGCATTCCTCGCTTGCACCCTGCGGGGTGAACAAGATCTGAGTGGAGGACAGCCTCGCGACTCGGCATCGAACATACACACCCCTGGTGGGTTCGACTGACAGTCACATGGGGGATTCACCACAGCGACGTGTGGTGGTCAGACATATCAAATCTCGTCGCCACCTGCAGCAAGACTACAGGGAAGCCAACACAGTGGATCTGTGCTCTGCAACACTTTAGGACATCCACGGATGTCCATGCATGCGCGACTCGAGCGGAGTCGGTGCAGAATAGTTTCCCCGCAAGGGGTCAAAGGAAACCGCAGCGGGTTGCTCTGCCGTGGTTTCACCTGATGGTGCCGTCGTACGCGCCTACATCACCCAAGCCCTTGAGGCAGTACGATAAGAAGGAGAGCGGCACCGCCCGCTTGCGAATCACCAATTAAAGGTGGGCAAGTAATCTCTCCTCCCTGGAACTTCCTTTGCGAGCAACAGCTCAGGGAATCCAGGCGGCGGTGCCACATTTCGCCCAGGGCTTCGAGCCAGGGTATCCGGTTATGGCAACCAACAACGAAGCCACCAAAACCCAAGAGCTGCTCACTCGGCTCTTTGGGATCTGTGACCGCAACGTGGCCCAACAGGCCACGTTGCGGAAGCAGAAGGAGGACAACCGCCTAGCGGACCTCCGTCGTCGTGGGACACTCTGGTGTCCTCACAAAAACGAGTGAGCAACCCGTCCCTTCAGGGACGGGACCCTTTCCCTCGGGATCGCGGTCGACGCGATGCGCAGGAGCTGCTGGAATGTTTACCATCAATGTTGGCGACCAACAGCAGCAGACCACGCCCTGTTTACCCGGGGTGTGGTCAACAATTTCCCGCGGCATACGCGGGCCCCGGCACTGCCACGGTTACACCGGCAGGTAGACACACCACATGAAAACCATGCAAAGCATCGGCGGCGTCCTAGTCGCCATCCTCGGCATCACCACCCTCGTGGCAATGATGCAGATCGCGGCCACGGCCGCCGAACCCACGCCAACCAAGGAGCCTGGCTCCTTGGTTGTCTCCCGCTTCATGGCGGGCGCCTCGACCCTTGAGGCCGAGGCCAAGAAAACGGAGGTCGCCGTCAAGGAGGCCTCCACTGCGTTGAAGAGCTCGTGGGAGCTCTTCAAACAGGAAATCAGCGCCCGCGCACAGGTGGGTGCCGTGGCGGCAGAACCCGCAGCCGCGGAGTTCGTGGACGCTGCCATGGCACACGTCACGGCAGAGCAAAGGGCCGCGACCGCGCTGGTCAAGGCCACCGCTGCGGCCGTTCAAGCGGGCGTCACCACCCCCGCCAAGGAGGTGGCGGTGAAGAAGTGAAGCGGGCGTCCACACCTTCAGCGCGCCGCCCCGCGCGCTCCCCCGCAGCTCAAGCTCGCCGCAAGGCAGCCCGGGATGCCCGGCGGGACAACCCCGACTTCCGGGAGCACCGCGAGCTGCGACGCTCAACCAGCGCATGACCTACGCGGGTGCAGGTGGTGAAAGCCACCTGCACCCGCGTCCCGCTCTTGTTTAGCTGTGACTTGCCAAAGCGCGTTCCCGCCAGCATTGTATCAACAAGATGGACTACACCACCGACAACAATCCACGAGCTCTCCACCGGGCAACCCTGAATGGACTCGAGTTCCCCAAGTACGCATCCGAAGGTGCGTGGCCCTCTGCAGAGGACGTACAGAGTCTGGCGGACACAGCGTTCGCTGACCGCAAGAACCGGCTGCATCCCCTGCACACCAAAGCGGCGGCTTTCGTGTCAGCCGTGTACTGCGCGAACCTGGATGCGCAGCCGGCACCCGAGATCATCGAGAATCTCAAGCAAGCCGCGATGGCACATGGTATCGAAGCCGACGTGCTGCCTATCCTAGCCGAGATCAACAACAAGCAAGCCGCTGAAAGTTCCGCCCCGGATACTTACGCGCTCCGCGATGGCAAGGAACACGCCTTCTACCCTGTGGGTACCAACCACGACATCGAGCATTCCAGCATTGGGATCTTGCGCGATATGCGCAACAAGCATCTTCCCGTCAAGTGTGCCAGACAGGCCTGCTTGAACCTGGTGCGCCGCGCCGATCAGCTCAAGTACGCGCAGTCGCTGCTACCGGATGAGATTCTGCTCCTGGGCCGCGACACTGTGGCCCGAGTGGATGCGCTGGAAAAACAGGCGGACTGGCGGGAGCGGCAGACTGGTACAAACCTCTACAAGGAAGCGGTCGATATGTTCCGCAGCAACCCCACCGAGGAAAACCGCCAGGCTGGTGCGGAAGCCTGGGAGCAACTCGACGAAGCCTGTGGGATCAAACAATCCAGCCTGACCCCCTCTGTGGCGTCCTGCTGGTTCGCTGGTACTGATCTGGTTGCCGTCAAAGCCGCGGCTCGTCACATGGTTTGGCTCGGCGATGAGTCTGTACCTAGTGGCGTGTTCTCAACCGTTCCGCCGGAAGTCTACCAGAGCTGGTACGGCGCCCACGAACAGGAAAAGATCGCGGCGGTGTTTGAGGCCGCGGCCCGCGACGGGCTTGAGGCTTCGGAGTTGCTGGATGCCATGACAGGCGACGAGCGCGCCGTGCTGGCAGGACATCTACAACGCCACCACCGTCCTTGATCTGAATCATGCCACTCTTGGAAATTAACCGCGACGCGGCAGCGGAGTTGCTGCTCAACCCGGAGATATTCGGGCTGACCGTCGCGGTTATCCTTGAGGCCACGTTTGAGCCGGCGGTGCTGTACGGACAGGACACCGGCGAACCTTTGGACGCGCTGACGATATTCCACGAGCTGGAACGCAAGTACCGGGTGCAGTTGAACGAGGCCGCGCAGAATAAAGTGCAGGCTGTCATGACCCTGCACACCACAGAGGCCTACGAGAATGATCCACTGGCCTTCACTGGCATCACGCTGGCCCTCACAGAGGGATATCTGGGTGATCTCGTGACAGGCACGCTGGAAGAGCTGGATGGTCCAGCAGTGATGTGGAGCCTCTTCGAGGCCGCTGCAATTGACCCGTACCTGCGCCAGCTGGGTCCTGATGTCCAGCAGCTCGCCTATGACGCGCTCATGCTGCCTGAAGACAGTGAGGATGCGGATGGGGTGGAGGATATAGCAGATCCCATGACCGAGTTCACAGAGCAGTTGCAGCTGTTGCAGAAACAGCTGCGGACACTCGAGATGTCCCAGAAGCTAGCCAATCAGCTGATACAACGCGGCCTTGCCGCATTACCAGATGTCGACGAACAAAATCAAGGACCAGATTATCAAGCGCCGGATCAGTTCTGAGCGCAGGAAGACGTCAATCGATGCTGTGATGGGTTTGACCAACGCAGATTGTCCCAAGGAGATCAAGGTTTCCAAGCATGTGCCACTGGCGCGTGACGTCTGGACGGAGCTGGAGGAGCGCATCAAGGCATGAACGCACCCCCGTTAGCGGATCTGAAGCACCCCATGCAACCCGTCGGCAGAAGCCCGAACGGAAACCTGCGCTTCAAAGCAAACACCATCGTTGAGTACTTGCTGAACCACGGGGGGATCGACATGAACAAACTGGCGCTGCTCCATTTCGAGCCAGAAGAGCGAGAGCACTTCGCGCAGCTGATCGGGTACTCGGTGAGCGGGTACGCCGACCTGTCCTACGCCTCGCCGGATGTTGTAAAGCGCGCCTATGCGACTGCCTTGGCTCCCGGAGAAGCGCCGGGCATAGTCTTCGCTGTTTCAAATGATGGCGGGAAGACCGGCGTGGCGTGGCGCGACAATCTCCAGGAAGCCATGGCATACTGCGACAAGCAAAACGCCAACGGAGGTGATTATGCGGTAGTGGCAGTCCGCCGGAAGTCGCACCCAGTACAGGAGGATGAGACGTGAGCACCCTGACGCCCGCTGAAGCACAACGGCTGAGTGACATTGCGCTGGAAATTTACGGGGCCGTCGAATACGGCAACATGGAGAAGGCCAGACGGCTTGTGCTCCAGCACAGCGGCGCGGCCGAGATCGAACGTCTCCGGGCAGGTGTGCAGGCGGCCGTAAACGATATCGACACGGAGGTCCGCGAGGGGTGGGGAAACGAGTCCTTCTTGGCAGGGGTGTCCCTGCAGCTGACCAATTTACTGAACGGACAGGAGGCAGCATGAGCGGATCCCTAAGTTCAGCCATGTCACGTATGGCCTGTCATCAGGGTATGGGTGACGTTTGTCAGCAGGTGCGGCACTTCGCTGAATCGCTAACCGCGGAGGACAAAGAGCTGCTCATGGCTGCGGTTCAGGGTCCCAAAAGCATCAAAGTGCTGTCACTGGATCAGCTTGAGGAAGAGGCTCGTAAACACGAGGAGCAGATGGACCGCAACTTCGAGTACGACGCAAGGCTTGGATACCTCACCATTCACGTCGCTTACCCGTACCACATCGAATTGAGACGTATCCCTGACCTGGAGGGGCTTGTCCCGTGGGTCGAACATCTCTCAGGTAAAGGTTGGATGACGGCAGACTTGATAAGGGAATTCATTCGACGTGTGTGCTTTATTAAAGGTTGGAAGCTTTATCGCCGGAATCTCTGAGATGGGTACAGATAGTGCTGCATCATTCACTCCTGTACCCCACCATGTCGTACTTCGGCGTTCCTGGTTTTTACCGACGTGGGAAGGTTTGCGGTACAAAGAGGCGCCCGCGAAACATCCACGACTGAAGACCCCCTTCTCCGGTGTTGTGAACTTCTCCACGCAGTTACCGCCCATGGGCAAGCCCTACCCGGTTTTGAACCAAGTGGCGTATGACATGATGCGTAGGCTTCGCCGCGAACTCTCATGTGACATGCCTCCAATGGATGAATCCCGCCATGGGGAGGCTTGGTTGGATATACACAACGGAGAACCCTTGGGATGTGTGACGATAAACATGGAAGCAGGCGAGCGCTTTTTGCTTGGTGCCTGGGTGCGGCCTTGTAGCAGGCGACAAGGGATCATGACGCGTTTGCTGGGCGCCGTCGCATGCAAGTACGGCAGCTTGCGGGCCATCCGACCGTCCCCGGCAATGAGAAACCTGCTAGCCCTTGACCACCATTCCCCGGAAAGCCGCCATGTTGCCGGTGTGGAGCCCACCTGAGGAACCATTGAGCTGGTCGTTGACGTAGTTGCGCAGATTCGGATCGTCGAACATGGGCTCCTTGAGCAGCAGCCGCGCTAGCACGAAGGCGAAGTTGACGGCATGCATGGTGTCGTCCGCCTTCGTGGAGTTGCGGATATGCAGGAAGTACTGACGCCCGTGACGGGTCTCGGCGTGCACACGCTGGCTGTTCAGGAAGTCATCCAAGTAAGGTTGGGCTGCGTCCCAAGCGTAACAGCGGATGCGCTGTTTCTTGATGGCTTCAAACAACTGCGTGATCGACTCAGTTTTGTTCAGCATGTACTGGGCTGGGAACTGCTGGAACTGCGGACGCGTGATCATTGGCAGATAGGGTGGAGAATAACCCCAGACGAAGTGCCGGTTGGGGTTCACACGCGCGTCGCGGTGGAGATAGGTGTTGTAGGCAAGCCCCGCGCCGAAGTCACTCGCAATCGCGGTGCCGCCGTATTCTGCGTGGGCCTTCAAGATGGACTCCGCGATTTCATCGTACTGCATACCCGAGTAACGGCGCATGTACAGGATGTCCATTTTGCCGTCTCCGTAGACACCCAGGATGATATGCACCGTGTAAGACGTCTTGGTCAGCCGGGACATCTGCGCGTCGGAGCCGCCCCAGTCACAACCGCTGACAATGAACCGATACGGGTTCTTGCTCTTGATGGCTTTGTGCAGCTGCGAGATGTCCCGGTAGGGGAGGGTGCAGATCGCCTGCAGATCCTTCTGGTTGATTTCTTTGAAGCCTTCCTCGGTTGCGATACCCCCAACTTCCTGCAAGGTCCTGGTCTCGCCGAAGTCCTGCAAGTACTTGAAGATCTTGGGCCACTCCTTGGGTGTCAGGAAGTCTGGAATCAGAAACTGTGGGATATGGATCCCGAGGATATTCTGATCGAGCTTGTGGGGTGCGGCGTGGGCATAGACACCATTTAGGGGGTTTGTAATCAGCCGGTCCGTGAATGGACACGTGAGACCCTTCTCCCGGATCATCTTCAGGACCTGTACGCCGTCGGAACAGTCGATGAAGTCCTTGCCGTTCGGACTGCGCATCATCCACACGCCACCTGAACTCTGCTGGAACCGGTGCTCCAGTGGGCTGTCGATCGTCGTCGAGGTACCGCTGTAGACCGTCACCGGGTTGCTGGTGTTGCGCTGCAGCTGCCGGATTTCAGCCTCAAGTCTGATGTCGAACAACTGATACTCATCGTAGAGCAGTTCGTCGGCGGTTTTACCGCGCATGTGGGCCGCGCTAGTGAGCACGCGGTGCAGCTCGATGCGGCTGCCCGTCTTGTACTCCTTGAACTGCAGATTGTTGCGGAAACCCTTGGTCTCCAGGGAGTAACGGAAGCAGCGCTCCATGTCCCGCAGTTTGGTCGCGTAGGTCTTGATGTGATCCAGGTGCGGTGCGATGTAGATCGACACCCACGGCATCAACTGGGTCAGGATCAACTGCCGGGCTGACATATTCGTGGAGTTGTGACTCACGACTCCATTGATGACGTAGCTGTGGTGTCCATCCACCTCAATGTCCCACGCCGGTAGAGTACCAAGAGGTTTGATGCTACGTACTGAGGTCCAAGTTACAGGACCTTCAACAAGGTTACGCAGCTGTCGGAACAACAGGCCGGGTCTGCCGTGCCTCTCAACGTAACCCAGCAGCGCGCGCAATTTGCGTCGCGTATACGAATTGGAGCTGTGCAGCTTCAACCCGATTGCCCGGTTCATACCCTTGATGGAAATGCGTTTGCCTGGAATACATGCTTCCTTCAGGACAGCGTGGATAAGTGCATGATACGAACCAGGCAACACGTCCTTGTTGCTGTTGGAAACCGTGGACGTGATACGCTCGGGAAGACGGTTCATCTCCTTGCCTGGAACCTGAAACAGTTCAATGAAAGTCTGCCAACCCTCACGACTTTCAATGCGCACAACATGCGCGTCACGGCAACGTTTGTACACACCATCCTTTTTGTACCCAGCCTTGACTGTGCTCAAGGATGAAGGCAAGCCGAACTTCCACAAGAGAGCCTGAACCCCTTCGGCCAATTTGCGGGAAGTGGACGAATACGTGATTTGCATCATCGTAGCCGCTGGTTTCACCATACCATCCGTCGCCCACAGGTAATTGATGAACTCTATAGTGTCCTCAAAAGAAAGGTCAAAGACCCAAGCTGGGATCTGTTTATCCCAGGCATACTTGCCTATCAGGTTGTCCTCAATGGCCCATTGCAACACTTCACCATCTCGGTTGCAGGCAATATGCACTGCATGTGTTCCCTTCTTATCATGGACCCGCACAGGGCGAGCTTGGCGTGGAGTGCAAATGCGCACAAACTCATCACGCAGTGCAGCATTGGCAGCGGTGAAACTGACAGTCCGATCTACCGTACTGCCATCGCCCAGGATCATGGCCAGCAGGCGAATCCGATCCAAACCAGGGACCGCAGTGCCGGTGAACACCCCACCTTGACGCACATCCGCTACGAAATCGCCGACTTTCAAATCTCTCACTTCTTTCCAGCCTTCGGGAGTGAGAAGTCGGTGGTTGTCCGACAGTTTAAGTTGCGCACCAGACCGCAGAGAAACTTCGCTGCACGGTAGTACTCCCGCTTGGTGGACTGCCTGCACAGTGTGTTCACACAGTGTGTGCTCGTGGGGGTTCACACCGACTAGACGCATACCGGCTTTCAGGTCAGCCGGGTAGCATGGTAGCCCGTTGTGCCCCATTACAGGCTCATTTGCACCAACGACCCGGCATTTACTGATCTGCCGCGAACCCTTGATGACCAAGTACCCCTGGGTCATCATTGAGTACATCGGAAAAGCAAACGGCCGCCGGCTCAGTGTCATAGGTGTGTTGGGCCCCCCGAAGTGGGGGAAGAACCAAGGTAACAAGAAGCCTGTATTGAACTGGCAGGCTTCCAGGGCCAGCATGAGAGCACGCTGACGGTCTTTCTTCTCAACCTGCGCGACCTTCTCCAGTGCCTTCTGCATCGTGTCCCGGAATACCGGGTCTTCCCTTGCGAGTTTGGCGAAGTCGTGGTTGTGTTGGGACATGAGAGGAGATGGAACCACCTTTGCTTACCTGGGGAGCTCACCCCCACAGGTATTCGGGCCTATGCGTATCGCAAGTTCGTTCTGGACGACTCAGGTAGGAGCCGTTACAACAGTCGACCAAGATGGCAAACAAACCAGCACCACAGGAACCGACGGAGAAACCGCCGGTGGAAGCACAACAGGAAACACCGATGGAGGTGTCGCCAAGCGCAAGCGCACCGCCCGACGTCAGCTCTTTGCTGACGCTGCAGCAGATGAACCTGCCGCTGGATCTGGAGCATCCAAGGAGTCGTGCGAGTCTTGAACGCAAGCTCTGCGGCAGCATTGAAAATGCGGTGCACGCCGTGCTGGCTCAGATGTTCGTTTCCGAGCCAGCCCCAGAGGAGCCAGCTGCGCCGCCGACCACACCGCGACTCAAAGCGGGCGACGGGCTGCTCCGGATAAATTATGCGCTGCTGGACAGCAACGGCATCGCGTTCGGACACGACCTGGACATCCCGCTCCCTGGGTTCAACAGACCTTCGATGCTGCCTATGGCCATCAAGACGGTTCAAGCTGCCCTGAGCACTTTGGTCTTGTCTCCGCTCTACGGCGCCATCACGGATTACGTGGAGGCATGCACGGCCAGTTCGGCCCATTCCGAAGTTCCTCTGCCGTTTCGTCTGAAACCGGTACATGCGTTTGACCCTGAGTCGGGCGAACAAGTAGATCTGGAAGGTCATGCCACCTAGCACAGAGTTGGTGCTGCGTTCGTGCATGTACTGTGGCGAGCTCACATCCCGCGCCAGCAGTGTGTGCCTGTGCTGCACCAAGTTCGGCGCTGGAGTATTGCCGGCTCCAGTGGGTAGTGACATGACGTCCAACTATGCTGCCGGTTCGCATGTCAGCTGTAGTTGTTGTACAAGCACGCCAGACACGATGATTTTGGAAGAGCCGCGCACAACCATGCAGGAGCGCCGCACCCCGAACCAACCCTGGTACCGCACAGTACCGCAACGCCGCAAAAAGCGATGAGCACGACCATGCATATCCCGCTCGATACGGTCGAGTTTGCAGTAGGTGATACTGTGACATTCAAACCCTACGAACTGGCCCTCAGGGCCGTCGTGCGCGCCGTACTGCCTGACCATTTTGGAGACGGTAGGGTCGTGTATCACTTGACCGCAAATTTCTCCAACCAGGTAATTGGCGGGCAACGGGTTATTCATTACCCGGTGCTTACGTACACGAGCGGGCTGTGCATCGTAGAGTCTGCGTTTTTTGAAACCCATGACGACTGAGCTTACAATCCAACAAGAGATGCATCGGCAGATTCTGGGGCGCGCAGGTGCCCAGGAGGACCACGACTGGATTCTGACAACAGACGGGTCAGGCACAGACAAGACCCGCATTGCCACCGGCTCTGCCTGGGTGCTGCGCTCCTCCGCGTTGCAGGTGGAAGACAAGGACGCGTACATGACCGGCTGGTGTGGTTCGTCGTTTGGATCGATTCAACGGGCCGAACACATGGCGTTGTTGGAGGGCCTGCGGGCCATTGCGTTGCTGATGAAGCTCGAAACTGTGGCCGACATCGCCGCCTTCGCGGGGGACTCCAGCATCAAATCCATCGAGCAGCTGCCGCCCCAGAAACGTCCGCGTGTCTGGTGGGTGGGGGATCGCGAAAACCTGATCCTGCAGGTTGCCCGTAAACCTGACGGTACCACCTACTATGCCAGGCGCACCGAGCCTGATCTCTGGTACGGTATGTACTGGTACGAGAAGCTGTTCAGCATCACGGCCGTCTACACGCCTCGTAACACTACTCCCGATCAAGTGGACGTGGACGCGCGAGCGGGCCAGACGCGTGCTTTGTTTCTTCCACAAAATGTCACAAAAGAGTAAAACGAGAGTGGAGCTGGAGATGCCAGCCCCGCTAAGCTCTGAGGAAATCAGAGCTGGTCTGGAGCGCGGCGCAGGTCTGCCATTCGACCGTGTCCTGGCCACATTTTCCCAACATGGTTGGTCTGCCCCCAGCGGGTGTCATGTCCGTGAAATCGCACAAGCGGGGCTTGATCGTCTCACGGATCCGGAGCGGCCCTTCACAGACGAGGATATCATCAACAGCTATGACGCCATCAAAGCCCGGCTAGAACAGATGGAACGGAACTGCTCGTGGTTGCTCAAAGGTCTGATGGTTATCCGTGCGTGCCTGCGTCCAGATATCCGGATGGGTTCCTGGCAGGATGACGTCAGGGCTGCTGTGCAGGGTGCTCAGAGTGCCAAGCGGCTATTGGATACCATGCGCCAGGAACGCCCCCGCGATCCCAAGCAGGCCCATCAGGACATCATAGACGTGAAGCGCTACGAAGCCGGTCTGTTTCTGGCTGCCATCCATGACATTGTCTTTGGTGAGATGGAGACCCGCACGGACGAGGAGCTCATACAGGAGATACGTAAACTGACCTCCTTCACACGCACAACGACATGAGCCGAATCATTGAATCCAATGTCATCATGGTTGGGGTAGATCCCGTGGAGTTCCTCGAAGCTACGATCAAGTACGGTAAGGATGGTTGGTGGGTTGCGTGTACGAATGGCGCGGCAACTTCCGCAACTATGTTTTCGAAGGTACAATCATCAAAATTCTAAATGGCAACATACCCTAGCCTCCAAGACGGCAAATTGAAAAAGACACCGGCCAAAGGCCATGTCAGGTTGGTGCACACGGCAGACAATCATCTGCGCATGTCCAGCAGTGGTTCCCTCGAGCGCGGGAGAGACTTCTTCCGGGCCGCACTGAGCGTGGTGGAGATAGCTGGAGAGCGCGGAGCGCATGCGATCATCAACGCGGGCGACATGCTGAATAGTCCGGAGAATCTGCCGGAGGTGGCGCGACAGCTTGCCATGATCGATCAGGAGTGTCAGGCACGCAGGTTGGACATGTACGTAGTCCAGGGCAATCATGATTTCGCAGAGCCCAGCTGGATCAGCGTTCAGGAGATGCAGAACACAACAACTGGACTGACTGGCGGAGGTGTGAAGCTCCTCGACGGTTCCATCCAGGTGGGCAGGCTCAAGATCCTGGGGCTGCCCTTCATGACGCCTGATGAACTGCGGAAGACCTTGGCGGAAGCCGAACCACATCATGTCCTGGTCTGGCATGGCGCCGTCCTGGAGTTCGCGAAGTTCCCGTCCGAGAATATCATCACCTGCGAAGAACTCGCGAAGGGGCCATGGAAGACCGTGCTGCTGGGCGACATCCACGTACGCCAGTACCTGCGCTGTAATGATACCGTCATTGGTTACCCGGGCGCGACGGAGCTGTGTAAGAAGGACGAGCCGCTGGAACACAGCTGCACTGTCATGGACTTTGATGCCACGACGGGTGTTCTGCTGGGCTTCGAGTACGTGCCGGTCGCACACCGGCCTGTTCTGACGTTGACCATAGCCGACGAAACCGCCCTGGCCGCCGCCGTCGTGCAGGTCCAGCAGACAGCCAGCGTGACGCCGGCTTTCCTGTTGCTCGCCACCTACGCGGACTCGGTCGACAACGTCAGGATGCGCCTGCAACAGGCGGCAGGGCCCAAGGCCATCGTGCGCGCTCAGGCGTACTCGACTGCGAGCATGCAGGTGGACACACGGCGGCAGGCTGGTGAGCTTGATAAGCTGCCCCAGGACTACCTGGATCGGTTCATCCCCAAAGACTCAGCTCTGTTCCGTTTGGGGCAGCAACTGTGTGAGCCAGATGCAAACGTGAATGAACTCCTGCGCGGACATGTCGGAGGTTAACAACATGAAGTACATCGTCACCAACACTGAAGAAGGTAAGGAAGAGATCTTCATCTTCCCGGACACTGTAAGCCACACCAGCATGGCGGAGGCCGTATGCGCTATGAGGAATCAAACACACGGCAACTGGGTGCGCATTCATCGTGACGCCGTAGCTGCCGGATTTATCGAGGGAGGCAAGTGTGTTGGAAAAAGCGAGTCACTCGGCATCTCTTCCAGACCTCAGGACTCCGAGTTGTTGGGGTACACGGAAGCAGCGAAACGTGAACTCGATATCGCGCGCGAGGGTCTGGAGTTGTACCGGGATCTGACGTGCGAGAAGTGCGGACACCATGCACATCCTGATGAGATCTGCGGGTTCTGCGCGTTAGCCGAGGCGAAGATCTACAGTGAGGATGTCACACACCCCGAAGGAAAACCACAATTCCAGCAGGGTGGTACACAGCATGAGATTCAGGGGTTGGTGACAGCTGAGGATTGTCAAGGTTACTGCGACAGGCTCGAGGAGCTGACGCGGGAACTCAAACGCGTGCAGACCTGGCAACCGATCGAGACAGCACCGAGGGATGGAACCCACGTGCTGCTTGCTGGACCAAGTGGTTACAGTACAACTCCACTGCGGGTGGAGGTCTGTAGTTATGAAAGTGAGTACCGTCCACAAAATCCTTGGGTCAACCACGCGTCGGACGCCTTTTCTGATGGAGGCGCAGCGCCTACATGTTGGATGCCTTTGCCGGCTGTATGCGAAAGTCTGACCTAGATAACATCCGCGCCCGGAGTCTGATTGGGCGCAACATCCGGTGGGAGTTCTTCACACCGGCGGTGTCCTGCCAGTCAGGCTATCGAGTGAAGCGTGAAGGTCGGGTTAGTTACTTGCGTCACAATCCTACAACCTATTTTGGGCGCAACACCCTGGTAGTGAATTGTGAGTACGTGACGCTGCAGAGTGTCACGCATTTTCAGAGCAGTACCACCGGACGTTGGATAAAGTTCGAGCAAAAGCCATGCAAGTAACAAAAGTACATCTCAAGCAGCTGGGCCGTCATGCGGACCTAGTTTGTGACATGGGCGCACCGGTTGTCGGTGTGCTGGGTGAAAATGGTGCAGGTAAATCCACACTCCTGAATGCGATCCGGTATGCCTTCACGGGCGACTTCGGCACCACCGATGCGGACGGTAAAGTAAAGGCAAGTACGTACATGCGGGACGGCGGGAAGCACGGCACAGCCTCTGTGACCATGGAGTTCGTGAAAGACGGCAAACAGGGTTCCATCACACGCAAGATCACCAAGACCACGTCCGGGCGCGAGCTCACATGGGATGGTCGCAAAATCACATCCGCGGCTGAGGTTGATTCAGTCATGCAGGACATCCTCAACGCCGACAAGCGGTCCGTCATGGACTGCGTGTTCGTCAAACAGGGCCACCTCGACGACGTTCTGTTTGGGAAGCAATCGGAACGTGAGAAGTCCTTCCTGCGCATGGTAGGCTGTGCCCACCTGGACCTTGTGTCCAAGGCCGCCTCCACCCAGGCTGCAATCTTGCGCACTGACGTGTACGACCACGGACCCGCCCTGCAGGATATCGCCACACTCTTGGAACAGAAGAGTTCACGATTCCGGGCAATCATGAATGACCTGGACGGCTGCCCGGACAACAGTGTCAGACTGCGTCATCTTTCACAGCAGTGGCAGCTGCTTGTGAACGTCGAACGGGAAGCCGGTGCCCTGGAGGCGGCGCAACATTCGCTGACCCGCCTGGGGGATCTGGCTGTGCGGCAGCGTGTCTTGGAGCACGAGATGCAACAGCACACAGATATGACCAAGAGTGCCCAGGCTGACTTGGAGCACAACCGCGCGGAGGTTCAACGGTTGGAAAAGTTGCTGACCGACGCCGTAGCTTTCCAGATTGCACTGAAGGGGCTGGCCGCGGCTGAGGAGGCAGCAAAAGACATGCCGCCTGATAATACGCAGGCCTTGGAAGATCTGCGCCGGCAATACGCCGAGACACAGGCGAAGCTGTCCGCCGCGGAGCAACTGCATGCACGGCTTACGCGCGGAGCCAATTACCGTACTGGAATACAGCGCCTCGAGCAGCGACTCGCGGAGCTGGTAAGCGAAGAGGCGGACGCACGCCAGGCGGCGGAGCTGGCGCAAGCAAAACTGGCAGAACACCGAGCCGACCCAAATCAGGCCCTGGAACGCATGCAGATAGACATTTTGACGCGACTCCTGAGCACCGCCGCAGACCACAACCTGACAAGCTGCCCTGTGTGCCAAGGCGACCTGAGCCATTGGGACCGTGCAACTGCGGCCAAGCTGATACAGGATCTGCAGCGTAAACGGACGGAATACGACGCGGATGAGCGGACGTTCAGACTGGAGGCGACGCGCACCACCACGGACCTGGCAAACCTTGAGCAAACTCGGGCGATCACATCGAGGGAGCTGGAAGAACTTAAACGATCTCTCTGCGAACTTGGCGAACTGACGGGGGCTCCAGACGCCGCAGAGCAAGAGAAGCTGCGCTTGGGCGCGGCGTTGATGGAGCTGACCTCCCGGGGTTCCCAGAGCGCAGCAGAACAACAGCGCCGTCAAAACCTGCTCCGGGACCTGCAGACGACGCAGGGCGGTTTTGCGCACTGGCGTGAACACGCTGACTTCCGTGAGCTGATGTTGCTTGATCCGGATCAGACGCGCAACACGTTGACGGGCGTGCGGGAGGCTTGCAATCTCAACAAACGCCAGTTGGAGAGCTGCGCAACAGCTCTGCACAACCTTGCCTTGCAGAGACAACAGATGCAGGAGGCCTTGCTGCGTGTGGAGCAAGCCCAGGCGAAACTGAGCACGGCTCGTGCTGGTATCACGTTCAGCGGCACCATGCAGGACATTCTCTCGCAGCTGGAGGCAGAGCAGGCGCACGCCAACAAGCGAAGCGAGCTCACGGCGGTTCAGCAGGAGGTGCAGCGTGACATCACCGAACTGCAGCGCCGCCAAGGAGACCTGGAAGATCTGCAGCGGCAGTCCACGCATAAGCTGCTCGCAGCAGAGCAAATGGACAAACTCAGCCAAGCCTTTGGGCGTGAGGGTATCTCAAAGCTGTACTTGGATGGTATCTACGCCCGACTGATGCTGGTCCTGGGGCCGCATCTGACTCGCATGGATGCGAACTTCACAGTCCGGAAAGGTGGTGGGGTGCTGGACTTCGAGTTCCAGCGCACCGACGAACCATCCGAATGGATGCCACAAACACAGTTGTCCGGCGGGCAGCGGGTCAAGATGGCCGTGGCATTCCTGCTGGCCCTGCAGGAGATTGTGATCCCGGATGTGGGCTTGCTGGTTCTCGACGAACCGACAACCCATTTGGACCCCGCCTCCCGCGAGGGGTTCCGGGACATGCTAGAGGACCTGCAGGCTGTGCTGCAGCGCAAGGAGTGTCAGGTGATCGTCTGCGATCATTGTGTTGAAATCCTGCCGGCCTTGCAGAAGAAGGTGATGCTTACCGTATGAAAATACTTCCAAGATTCGTACCTGTGATCCACGTCCGTGACGATGATCAGGCTGTTGAACAATCAGAAGTGGCCTTTGCGAACGGCGCAGATGGGGTGTTCCTCATCGATCACCGCCGTACTGCGAAGAAGTTGGTGGAGAGTTACTGGCGTGTAAGACAGGCACACCCAGCAGGGTGGGTTGGTCTGAACTTCCTGGACATATCTCCACAAAAGGCAGTTATGCTCGTACCTTCATGCTGCGATGCGTTGTGGTTCGACGACCCTATGGATTTGAGGGTGGACGACCTGCCGTGTCGCGAGAACCGCGCTTGGCGTACATTCGTTGGGGTTGCCTTCAAGTATCAGGTACAACCAGAGGATCCAGCTGCAGCGGCCGTCAAGGCTGCGGCTATTTTCGATGTCGTGACCACGAGCGGTCCGGCGACGGGGATGCCTGCGGATCCGGCACGTGTGCGTAGCATGAAGACAGCCCTTGGGAGTAGTCCCTTGGCGTTGGCCAGTGGCGTGTCTGTCGGCAATGTTGTGAGGTTCTCCGGCTTCGTGGACTGTTTCATGGTGGCTTCGTCCATCTGTCGCTCCTTCCATGAACTGGACCCTGCAAAGGTACACGACATGGCGACGTTGCTCGCTTTGTGAATTCCGACTGGACGCATGCGCAGTACCCGCTAGGATCCGCGCATGCGTCTCATGTTTTCCGTGCGGTTGACCACTCCCATGTTGGGAGACCGCGATATCAACAAGGTCCTGATGTTCCGCCGGGAACACAGGTCGGATATGCTGCTTCTTGATCAACCGCAGTGGGCCTGGGCCTGGGGGACGGCCCTCGGAGAGGTGGCAGGTCCTGATGTCTACCAGAGCGCGGTTCGGATGGACCGCTACCTCACCAACATTCAGACAAGGCTGCACGCCCGCCTGTATCGCACAGGCCAGACCCAGCGCACCTGCGACCATGAAAGCATTCGCGCAGGAGCGATCGTCTCGTTTGGTGGTAGTCTGGTCCGCCCTGATCCCGGCGAACCACAGGCAGTGCAGCGCAAAAGGCTGCCAGAACCACAGGAAGTCTATGCAGCCCTTGAACGTATTGGCGACACACTCGGAATTTCACCATTCGGGTCCAAATTCGGCTATGGCCGATTCAACATTGAAACATTGGAAATTAACGGGAGGGCCTGTGCACCTCCTGTGGGACGAGAGCACCCTCACGGTGACACCGGGCTTCAAGGAGATCCGGCAGGTGCTCAAGATGGAGGTGTCGGAAATGGTCCAGAATCCATCAACGTTCCGGTGGCAGAAGAAGACTCACACTGAGGACCTGTACGAGCTGGGGCCTGTACCAACTGTGCCAGGGATGTGCTTCCTGCGCACCTATCAGGGATTTCTGCCAGATGTGCTGGAGGTCCTGAAGGACCACGGGGTTGCCTACACACTCCACGATGTGCGTCTCAAGGACTTCCCGAAGCCGAGGTTTGATCTCATGCATGGGTTCCGGTTCTCGCAGCGTGAGCTGCTGGAGACGGCGCTGCTTGAAGACAAATCAGGGTTGATTGCAGCCCCGACACGGTTCGGCAAAACGACCGAGATCATCAACACCTGCCGCGCCTACCCGACCCTCTGTACATTGGTGGTGGTTCCGGGCGTGGATTTGGTGGACCAGCTCCACGCGGAGCTTGAGGGGGCGCTTCCGCTGCGGCTGGTGAAGAAGATGCATAGCAAGGTCTCGACCAAGAAGATCAGCCAGGACGTGACGGTGATCTCCATGGACTCGATGAGCAAGGTCGAGGACACGTCGGAAGTACGCCTGATTCTCGTGGATGAACCGCATGCTCTCCCGACATCTGGGCGTATGCCGGATTTCATGCGTTTCGAGAAGGCTCGGAAGCTTGGTTACGGGGCCACCCTGGATGGAAGGTTTGACGGCAAGGATCCACTGATCCGCGGGCTTATCGGGCCTGTGCTGTCGGAGCGTACTTACCTGGAGGCTGTCCGCGAAGGTGCAATTGCCCCGATCGTTGTCTACATGCTTGCTATCCCGACCAAGGGGTTTCCATGCCGGGATCGCCGCAAGGCCTACCAGCAGATCTTCTGGGAGAATCCAGGGATTGCCAACTGTCTGCGCTGGTTGTGCAGTCCCGAGAGTGACGTGTTCGATCCCACATGGCAGATCTTGGGCTTCATCGACAACGAGCGCCAGGCTGAATACCTGAAGGAGTTTGTCGCCATCCCCGGGATGGAGATCGCGATGGCCAAGCAGATGTCCACCAAGCAGCGCAAGGAGAAGACGGATAATCTCAAATCAGGGGAAACACGTCTGTGCTTCGCGACCAACATCTATGCGCAGGGCGTCACCTTCAGTGACCTTCGGGTTGTCATAAACCTGTCTGGTGGTGGCGCCTCCACGAAGACCATCCAGAAGCCAGGTCGTGTGGCGGAACTGCGTCCCGGCAAACGCTGCGGAGTCGTGGTCGACTTCCTCTTCACGGCTTCCCAGGATGCCATGGATCGGTTGAAGGGCTCGGACTGTTGGTGTCCTGTGCGCGAGAGCCAGACGCGCCTCAGATACTATCAGGAGCGCGGCTTCGAAGTGTATGTCGTACACGGACAGAATGAACTGAAGCGCAAACTTCGAGAAAGGTGCAGATGAGCCGAGTACCACACCAGCAATCCCGAGAGTCCTTTTTCTCAGCCTGTCACGCTGAGGGTAATGTGGGTATGTGGGCACAGAGTTTATTGCAGGCGTGTGAACGTGCCCTCCCTAATTGCACGGCCAACAGCAGTATTCAGAAGATCAAGGATATCCCGGCCGTCCTGGCTGCTGCGAGGTTCTGGCACGATAAACCACTGACTGCGGATCAGGTTGTACGGGAGCACCTATATGACATACACAAACATCCAACTAGCGCTGGGGCGCTCTTGACTGGTGTCAGCAAGATTACCAGCTGTGAGGAAATATGGAAACGCGTGCAAGGCAGCATCAAAGCTGTACAGACCATGGGCGCCGACATCATCAATGCTGAGGATTATGCGCATGCTGGCTCCTCTGATGCCTTGATGGAATACGAAGGAGCTCTCGCGTATGCACACCAAGCATTGCGTGGGTGTGCCGGGAGTCTGACGATCGGCGAACCACAGCTTGAAGTACTGCGTAGTTACCTGCGGGACATCAAACCCTGGCTGCGCTGCCTTCTGAGTAACTTCGATCCGGTTGTGATGGAACGCTGGGGCAAGGCGGCACGGGACGAGTTGGCAGTTCGATCTGACCTTGGAAGCGTACTGAGACATCAAGGCTATGACATCCTACCCATCTTGAAACACACATGACCAGCGAGCAACTCTATGACATGATCGACAAGGATCCGGTGTACTTCGAACGCACCATGTTGACTCGTATAATGCTGGACGCACAGTTCGCGACCCTGGTTGGAACGGTGCTGTTTTGCGATCACGAGGGGCAGGAAGCCAGGTCGTTCCAGATGCCCAGGCACGCTGGGCTGGCACAGGCTGCGCTGTTGTATCATCTGCACGGAGGTCCTGTGACACCACAGCCTTCCTGGGAATTCCTGCACACCTGTATGAGCCAGGTGGCCGGACAAGGCAAACTACCCGCGCAGGAATTGACGGATGTCTGGCAGTACTTCTATGAGATGCTCTGCAGCGGTTCAACCAACATGCCGCTTATCCAGCAGCAGACCAACACAGGTTGCACGTACTGGCTCAAGCAGGTGAGGACTCAAATGATCTCCCAGCGTGCCAGGACAGAGCGCTGGCGTGCCGACAAGCTGCAAGGACACCTCCGCCAGGAGAACGTCTTTATCGACAAGCTGGCCAACACCGAGCAGATGATCTTTGATATCTGGGAGGAGCTGCAAAATCCCAAACCGGATGTCGTGCGTTTGAGGACCTCCATCGCACAGTTGAATGTGCGGTTGGGTGGTGGGTTCGGTCGTGGTGAGGGGTACCTGTTCATCGCCGCTTCCGGCGCCGGCAAGACCGTCACGAGCACACAGTTTGCCGGGGAATGGGCACTGGCTGGCAACAAGGTGGCACTGGTCACCACAGAGCGAAGCCAGGCTACCAATGACCTCACGATGCGACTGCTGAGCCAGCAATGCGGGATCCCGTACAAGCAAATCGTGAATGGTCTCAACCAAGGCACACTGCAGCCCACACAACGTGCGGCCGTTGAGGAGTTCAGCCGTCACGTGAACAAGGGAAACTTTCGGATCGTGGAGTGGTTCAAGCGACCAAACCGGGACATCCGGCTGGGATTGCGGGACACGCTAGATCAGCTGGCCAACGAAATGGGCGGGCTGGATGCCTTCCTGTTGGACTGGATTGGTGGTTCCCTCGATGACGATGCCAAGAACGATCCGACCAAGATCCGGCTGGCCTACAATGGCGGTTGTGAGGCTGTGGCGGATCTGGCGGGTGACATGAACGCCGTGGGCTGCACATTCGCCCAGGCCCACAATGTCACTGGCAAGAACAACGCGCGCGTGGGCGCCGCGAATCTGCAGGAGTCCAAGTCGATGGACAAGCCCATGACGGGTGTCATCGGCATCTCGGCAATCCAGAGCAAAGATCAGGACGAAGCCGGACATGGTGAGAACTATGAACCGGATCAGTACTTCTTCATCGGCAAAGCCCGCAAGGGTGTCGGTGGCTTGGTGCCTGTGCGTCGTAACTTCGGCTATCAGAAATTCGTGGACCGCATGTTCAGACAAGCATGAGTGAAAAGATCAAACTACGGCTTACGTCCGACATCGAGTACGAGATATTCGATGGGTGTGCAGACCATGAGCAACTGCGCAAGGATCTTGCGGCTGCGGCCAAGCGGGTAATTGAGCACGGGATGGGCAATGGGTTCTTCTCAGGCGAAGAAGAGGCATGTGCGGACACCCACAGTGTAAACACAGAGTGGATCACAACCGGTCAACCCACGATGGAGGAAGAGCTGGCGTATGCGCGGCAACGCATCGAAAAGTTGGAGCGAGGCTGCATCGAACTCAGTTACGCGCTGGGCCGCATTGACTACATCTGCAGTGCGCCCAATGAGTACGAAGTATCTGATTACGATGTACACCAGAACGAGGATCTGGTCATCACGGCTGTGGAGCGCAAGCTGGCAGAGCTGGTACAGGCCAAAGCCACTATCGATGAACTGATGGCTGAGTATCCCTTGGCGCTACGGGAACTGGCGCTGCGCACCAACACAGTTCCCGGAGACTGGGTTACAGAGGATGGGCCGGATTCCGGCGTCGGGGAAGACTACTACTATCGCCACTGCGACCGCAATGAAGTCTGGTGGGTCTGTGTAGACCAAGGCGAAGTGACGCATTGTGTGTTGGAACAAAACTGAGATGGAGATGCTCATCCACGCGACCGTCAACGGACACCCCTGTCTCATTACCGAGTACGAGCATGGACAGGACTTCAAGACCATGCTCGGCTATGAACAGATTGGGGATCCGTTTCCCTGTCCAGGTTGCGGGGTCCAACATTCCCTGGAGGCAGGGGAGTGGACCAACTGCAGTACACGCCCAGCCTACTACGAGGACGGGGAAGCCTACGAGGAAGTCATTTGTAGTTACTGCGCCCGAGCATTCAATGCTCCCTTGCAGGCCAAGACACACTACATTTCAGGTATGCAACACCGCTCCCTTGTGTTGAAGTGTGTGGAACTTGAATGGTTCGAACCGCTAGGTGCGAAATGCCAGGTTGAATGCAGCAAACTCTCCGACCTTACAGGTCAGTACATCATGACAGTATTTGGAAACCACACTGCTACCCTGATGGGATGTCCATGAGCCCGTTCCGTGAGCTTGAACAAAAGATGGAATACTACGTACCAAATCTTCCGGATGATGTGTGTCGCTGCCATGACCAGACCGGGTTGTGTGGGCGAAACAATGAATGCCGCCGCTGGCTGCAGCGTGGTTCTGGGGGTGTACGGGTACGCCAAGCAGCGAGCCTTCTGCACCTGGACTCACTCGGAGAATGCATTAACTTCATGGACACGAAGCTAGTGCCTGTAGTTATTGATGGGAAGCGCTACGAACCATGCATCACGACGAACCCGGCAATACCAGACAAATGAGGTACTTCCAAATCCTGTACCGGAACGCTGATGGCAAAAATGCCCTGACGAGCAGCATCAACTTGCAACCACCCTGTAAAGCCGAGGACTGCTTGAAGTACACGACACAGTTCGTACGGGACAATCTGATTCAAATCCTGGAGGTGGCATCTTGACAAAGAGCACCACCACCTGAACTCCTATACCACTATGACTCCAAACCTCGCAAAACTGCTAAGCCGCAGACATGAAGCAAAGTACAAGGGTTACACCTTCAAGGTGTTCCCTGGCATAGACACCATGGCACAGGCACCATGGCAGGTCGAAGAGGCCGAGGAAGACTTTGTCGTCGAAGACGATTCGGACGTGCCCGATGAGAATCTGTGGTATCTGACCAAGGTGCCAGATGAGTACAGCCCTTCTCCATTGGGTGACTCGTGCTGTACCTGCCTGATGTTCGACAGTGCTGCTGTGCGGGAATACTTTGAGGAGGAAGGACCGTTCCAACCTGACGAGGAACTTCGGGATGGTCTGCTGGCCGAGCTAGGTCGCGAGCCCACTGAGGATGATTACCTGGACGAGCATGTCTGGAAACTGTACGTGTACTACCGGGAGTATGTGCAGGGTCAGTCCCCTTGGCTCATGATTGAGGTGCAGGTTTGTAATCCTGATGGTGAAATAAATCTGACGGCTACAGTAACGTACCGGCAGATTGCTGCCGATCGTTTTGACGAGATCTGGAAAGCTGCGGTGGTCGGGGCACGACAGGAGATCGACAGCCTGATTTCTGAAAACTAGGAAGTGAAACACGATAACAAACCAGCGCCCGCGGTGGGATCTACAATTAGCACCTGGTTCGCGGACAACCCTGCAGGTATGTCTACGGTGCTCAAGGTCGCGCGGTACACTGGAGCATATCCTCAGTGGTTCTCTTGGGTCGTTCGTGTTACAGCACCACGAACAAATCGAGGCTGGATGGAAATAGTCCAGTAATTATAGAACTTTGTGCTTGAATGTTCTCTCCTGATCGGGCACCATCACGGTGTAATCTCTCGATTTGAAGAGCGTCTCTGAGTTGAAAAAACAGCGACAATTGGATCTGACAGGAGGTCATCCCTAAATGCCCGAAGGGCCTGCGAGGATGTTGAGAGTTGGTGTTTTTTCACAAAAGCGAGCGGCCCCGCAACACTTTTGCCTGTAACAGGGCTCACCAGTTCAAGACAGAATCCAGGCCCTGAGGGCTCCAGGATCACCTCACATGTCTCAGACCACCCTCCCCGTGCCGGCTGCCAAGCAGCCCAAGGCTCCCAAGAAGCCCAGCAAGCCCAAGACACCCCCGTCTTCCCCGCACCTCCTGCCGCGCTGTATTGCCGGTTTGCGGGCTCCTACGATCCCCGAGCTGTCCCAGCACCCCGACTTCACCAAGAAGAACGTCAGCGACGCCAAGGTCATCCTGATGGCCATTCTGCGCCATGCCAGCTACTGGCAGGTCACCAAGAAGCTGGTCCGGGCTGACACAGGCTTTTCCGACAAGCGCACCACCAAGGCCCTGAACTACCTCAGGATTCAGCAGATGCTGGCCAACGTGGTTATCCGGAAGGACAGCAAGTTTCACGGCTGGTGCTTCAGGGTCGATCTGGACGGGAAGGTCCAGAAGGGCGGCTGGGTGCTCCACTACAGCCAGGAGACGGATGTGAAGCGCGACTTCAATGCCCGGAAACAGATGCGCCGGGAAAAGGGTGGGATCGACAAACCCAAGCCCAAGAAACGCCGCACACGCAAGACCAAGGCTCAAAAAAATGATCACAGTCAGTACCCCCCAAAACAGGGGGGTACTGACGCCGCTCCTCTGCACTCCTATAATGTAATACCTGTAGAAGCCTCTGAAAAAGAGACCCTTTTATTCCCTCTGCCGAGGGAAAATTTCCAATCTCTTCCCGGAGACCCTCAGGACAGTCGCGACCGTCAGGAACTCCAGGGAGGATCGGAATCTCCGACCACCCCGGAAGTGGTCACGCCTGTCAGTCAGGAACGTCAGGAAGAAATCAAAACAGCCTACCCGGTCTCGGAGGACGTCCTGGAACACATTGAAGATCTTGGGCTTCCTCAACCTGACCCGGCGATTGCCCCGACCTTCTACCTTCAGGCTCAGACATCGCTGGAAGCGGATCGATCATCATCAGATCCGGCACATCACCATCGCGGCAGGCTCGCGATTGAGAAACTCCAACAGGGGGTGCGACCCCGCAAGGAGGCCGCGTTGGCTTGGTTCAAGGCCAACCTACCCGGCTGGCTGTTGGAGGATTGCCTCCGCCCTGGGGAGGCCATTACCGTCATGGTGGCTCACAAGTTGGTGCGCAAGCTACACGGTGGCTCCCTGACTCTTGACCACTTTGCCCGGTATTGGGCCGCGGTGCAGACAGAGCGCTGTAAACGCCTGCCGCTTGTGCATGTCGTGAATCTGCTTTCCAGCGCCTTTGCGATCAAAAACGAACAGGATGCCGAGCATGCCACCAGCGCGGCAGCGCGGACTCACGATAAGTTCGGGCGGGTGCTTTACCGCGCTGAAGACGTCTCAGCCAACCTCGTACGGGCTATCCCGGATATGCGCGTGCCGCATAAAGCCGACACATCTGCGTGGGCACCCGATGCCCTCTACGAGGACCTGCAGGGTTGGAGAAGTGACCAGCTGACCGAGGGCTACGCTGACCGGTTCCTGTGGGCCGCACGCATCTACGCTCTGGCGGGCTACATGGGCGACCATCATGCTTGCGTGGTACCCCTGCTGCGTGACGTAAGTGCGGCGAACATCACCAAGCAGGATGTCTGCCGTTGGTTCGTGGAATCCCCTCGGGGGCGTCCGACCTTCGTGCGTGTCGCACGCGAGTTTGGTGCGTGTGGGTTGGATACCTTCGATGTTTTTGGTATTGACTGGCAGGAGTGCTATGCAAAGGCCTGGCGTCTGTGGGTCTGCCTTGCAACTGTCCGGGAATCCCAACTGCGGATCCCGTACGCGAACATGAGCCTTGGCGACTTCTGCCGCCACTAATCCGATATATGCCCAAGCCACCCATAGAACTCGCAATCGTGCCCGCGCATTTCCAAAAGGGATGCCGCGTGTACAGCCCCCTCTTCGAGCAGGAGGGAGTGGTAAGCCGTGCTCCGCGTCATGACGACCAAGGGCGTGTGCTGTTGGACATTCTGTTCGACGGGGATACGATCCCTGTCGTGCAGCGTCCGCTTGAACTTCGTGTAGTCAATTTGGTATGACCCCAGAAACTTCCACTATTCACGCATCCCATTCCTTCGTGCTGGAGCAGGCGAAGGCCAATATCGCGTTCGTGCGGGCCAACGCCGAGCACGTCGAGCAGGCAAAACAGATCAACGCGTCCCTGGCCAACATCGTGGCAATGGAACGCAACCTGGTCATGCACAACGCACTGGAACGCGCCAAGCTGAAGGAACTCAATGAAGACATGCAAAAACTGCTCAAGCACTGACTTGGTGGCACGCGGCGCAAGCGGGTTCCGAAACGTGTGTCGTGTCTGCTGGGCGGAGGCTCAACGTGAAGCGTGGGCGAAGAACCGCACAAAAGGCCGCGCGGCGCTCAAGCGTGCCTATGCCAAGCATGCATCAAAGCGTCGAAGCGAGTCAGCCAAGTACAAGCAACAGCATCGTGAGTACTACGCATTGGCTGAATGGTTCCGTAAAAAAGGCATTCGTGTCAGCCACATTGCACCATCGGACATCACAGCTTTGGTTGAAATGAAGCAGGCCCTGAAACAGGCCAAGGCACAGACGCAGTTACCAACACAATCTCCCAAACTGACTGCGCCAGCGCAACGCGTCTTGACTGCAAGAGCTGGACACGCTGTGGTTGCATCCTTCGTGGAAACGCAAAGCGTGACTGCTCCACCAACGCACGAGCTTATTGAAAACATGATCGAACTCCAAGACACTGACCCGATGCCATTTGGTAAACACAAGGGAGATCTCATGCAGGATGTCCCGGCTAGATACCTGCACTGGCTGTACAGCAACGGCAAAAAGGATGACCGACGCTGCCCCGTCGCGGACTACATTCGCCGCAACCTTAACGCACTCAAACAGGAGTATTCCGATGGAATCTGGTGATCCTGTGGTGTTGTGGGTGGAGCAGGCCCGACGTGCCTACGAGGCTGGGGAACAGCATCCGATCCTGACCTTTCTGGAATCAGAGCTCGAGATCGAGATAGCAGAGCGTGGTTGTGATCGTGACATGACCGAGTCGGATCTGGATGCGTACCGCGAGAAGCGCATGCCCGAGATGCTTGAGGACGTGGTTACGATTCGGGAATACCTGGCATATTGCAGAATCCTGTCCGCAGGTAGAACCACCCCATTGGTTGATCTGCGCGCGATCATCACAGAAAACCTTCTCAAGGATCTGCCTGATGAATGTCCACAGCTTCTTGGTAGATATTTTGAACTCAAACCGAACAATGGACCCTGACCAAGTACGATTTCGCAGCGGGGCCAGCACTGGTGTCCCCGAGGATGTCATGAACTTCGCGCAGGCCTTGGCGGTCAAGCATGGTGCGGTGCTGATCAGCCGGGAAAAGAACGGGCTGCATTTGAACCTTGCCTGTCCAGCCTGTTTGGAAGTTGAGGGGGATCAGGAGTTGCGCAAACGGCACCTGGCCGTCAATGCAGACAAGTTCTGCGCAACAGGACGTTGGGAAGGTGCCACAGATCACCTGCGGGACTCCGTAGGGTTGTGCATGAAGTGTGGCACCAAGTACAAGGCCACACAGCTCATGACCTTTGCGCCACTGGCCGCGCGCGGGATCAAGGAATCCAAGATCGGTTCCGTGTCTTTTGCGGACAACACACAGTGGCTGGTACGCGACGCCCTGGACAACATTGTTCCCGGTGGTCCGGGCAATGGTCCTCCCGGATCTCGAGGTAATCACGGGGATCCGCGGGATGTCATTCCGATCAACCAGCTGTCTGCTGATCATCCCGCCGTCCAGTATTTGCTGGAGCGTGACTATGATTTGCAGAGTTTGTGGGAACAGTTCCGTTGCAGCTACTGTGTGCGAGAATGGGCGCAGGATCCCGCGACCAAGCGTTACTACCGCAAACTCTGCGAGGGTTTCCGAGATTCGCCGCAGGGTCGTATTATCTTCTTCGCCGACATTGAGGGGGTGCAAAAAACCTGGCAGGCGCGCATCATTGAACGGGTCGCGGAGCATGGTGGTACACGTTTCAAGTATTTCTGGAATGGGGACACAAACACTTGGTTCTGCATGGAGTCCTACGACGTCGCCAAGAAGAAGTTTATCCCGCCTCCTCAGTACGCGGAACGCTGGTCGCCCAGCAAGTACCGCACAGCTAACGGCACGGCACGGAATGAGATCCTGATGGGGCTCGATGCGGCTATCGCCTGGAATGCCTGCCATCGTCCTGGTCAGCTGCCAATCGCCTTCACGTCAGAGGGACCGTTGGACGCTGGAAGGTTGAGGGCGCCGGCCGTGGCGCAGATCGGCAAGTTCCTGTCGGATGATCAGATCGCGCTTCTTGCTCGTCACTTCGCGGTGGTCATTCAGGTGCCCGACAATGACGCGGCCGGGCAGAAGGACCTGGAACTTAGCTCACGACGGCTGGCCTCCAAGGTGTTGACCGATGTCTGGCATTTGCCGCAGCAGCTTCCAGACGGCAAAGCTGCAAAAGACATTGGGGACTTCCCGCAGGCCTGGGTGGACGAACAAAGGCAAACGTGGTTGAACAGCTACTGACCCATGGATATCACGCACATCACACAAATGTCCCCTTCGACAGAACGGGCCTGGAATGAGGTTAAGACACACACGACGCGCACGCCTGCCGTGACGGGTCGTTTTGACGCGCTGCTAGGCAATGTTTTCAAACTGCGGGATGCGGGTGACGACGGTATTTTCACGAGCAGCTTGCTTATGAAACAGGCAGGCTGGCGGCATGACAACTTGCTGCGGCCGATCCGGCGATATGTTGCCGCGCACCCTCAGGAAAAGGGTGTGCATTTGTTTCGCTCAGGTCAGCATGTGAACTCGGCGGTGTTTTGGTTGCCGGCGTTGCAGCGCTTCATCGTATGGCTGCTCAACAGCCTGAAAGGGCATGAGGCAGACCAGCAGCGCAGATGTGCGGGATTCATCGACGTCTACAGCTACATGTCAGGGCTGCGTAAGACGCGGGAGATCGAGTTCTGCGGACCTCTTATTCGTACAGCCTGGCCGGAATGTGCCAGCCTAGACGCGCTGGCCTGGGAGTACCAACCCATGTCACAGCTGGTGTTGGACTTCTACCACGACGACTTGAGCCAAACACGCATCGACGTGAGCAAGCTCGCCGCGCGCTGCGGGTATTCCGAGAAGCACGTGAGGCGCAAACTGCAGACGTCGCGGGTCGAATATGGGGAGACAGATGACACTGATTTCCTGACTGTGGCGGCAGACGGCACACTCTCACGCAAGACGGCGGTGTTTCTACTGCTTAGCTTGCCCAAGCTGCTACGTGCCCGGTTGCTGGCGTTCAACGAGCTTTACCGGCGGATTGCACCGGTGCCGGTGCCGTGCCCCGCAGGTCTGCCTGAGTATATTTCCAAGGTGGACTTTAATGATCCTAAACAGGCGGTGCAGGCTTGTCTGCAGCTGGTCGAACGCACGAGGCAGCAACAGCAACACCATGTTCAATACAAGGCCGAGACGTTGCAGCGCATTCAGGACATGCAAGGGGCCGCGGATGTTCTGGCGGCGGAGCTGGCCGGCAAGAACGAGGAGCTGGCGCGGTTGAAGACCAGTCTGGCGCAAGCGACAGCAGCGGGCTCCATCGTGCGAAGTCCTGAAACTGACAGAATGGTTTACCATTCCAGCAAACTTCGGCAGGACCACGGCTGGTGCACGATCAATGACGTGTTGGCTGCGCTGTTGGACAAATACGATTATGACACCCTGCTCGCCATGGTGCACACAGCAATGCCCGCCAGCTCGCGTGACGTGAACAAAGTTCTGCGCAATGTGGTGCGGTTCAAGATAGGGCAGAAGAAATTGCGGGCGGACGGCGAGCCTGTGTTGCGTCCGCAGATCATGATTGAACAGAAAGCATTTGTACGGCGGGTGCACACGTCAAACAGCAGCACCGCAGGTTACCGTGCCAAGCATGGAACAGACCGCGATTGGCGCTGGCAGGTGTTCTTCACCCCTGTGGGAGCACGCTGGCTGGTCGATGATTTTCCGGCCCATGTGGAAGAATTCCTGGCAGCACGTTGCCCCGAGCACATGGCTGAGTGTGAACTGCCGGGGGAACTGGTCACGACATGAACAGGAACGTACAGTGGGTTGGAACATGCGTTCATCTACCTGCACACAGGTTGGAAGCGTTCGATAATTCCTCTCGCGAGGTTACGTACCGGACGTTCTTGAAGCATGTGGGGTTGTACATTGTGCGTGAGCTCAATGAGCAATTCGGTTTTCATCCGACAATCAAGAATGACTGCCACATTCAGTACTACCGCGGCAAATGGTGCGGGCGTCCTGCTATGTGCATGATGCATTCCAGTATTCACCACATCTGGCTGCTATGAAGAAAAAGACACCTAGACAAAAGAAGAAGCGCAAGGTGGAGTTCTGTCCCCGCCTCAAACCCTTTCGGTTACCGGAAGGGGAGCGGGGTCCTGTGGATCCGGTGACGGGCGATTTTGACATGGGATCCTCGTGTCATGGAAACTCAGCTTGCAGCAAGCGCGGTGTGAGTCACAGGATGCACAAGGTGACACCCCAAATGTGGGTCTGCCTCAATCCCGGCTGCTACGCCAACTGTTGATTAACTATGAACGGCATGCTTGAGAAACTCACAGATATGGAGCAAACCGAACAACCTTACCCGTCGTTTCCAGCGCCGACTCCCGAGCCGGAGGCAGCCACGCCGAAGGTGTGCGCTGAACCTTTTGAAGTGCCGGAGAATTGGAACGTTAGCAGACGTCATCAGGATCGAGTTGTGGTGGCCGGCCGAGGGTCCAAACAATCCTCCATCATGTTCCTCTCCAGCAGTGTTCTGGAAGAGGAGGTGCTGGAGGAGGAGCAGGGTACCTACGGGGCTGTGTTCAAACGCAAACCTGCGTACTTGAAAGGCCCGCACGGCGCGGCTCTAAAGGACATGTGTATGTCCGTGGGTGTAGCGGTTGACAGTGACGTGTACTACACGGCGGTGTGCAAATGGTTGCTGCCCAAGGAGACACGGCTCAACCCCAAGGCAGGGGACATATCCCCCGGTCTGGCGTGTCTGCGGCGTGAGCTGACGGAGGTAAAGCCCAAGATTGTGGTGGCTTTCGGCAAGGCCGCCTTCGAGTTCTTGGTGCCGATACGGTTCAAATTTGGCGATGCCATCGGGGCCTGGTTCTGGAGCGATGAGTTCCAGTGTCGCGTCATGCCCATGAACCACCAGTACTACGTGGCGGCCAAGCCTGAATGGATGGAGCGGTTTCGGATGGACATGGCCCAGGTGAAACAGGCCCTCGACGAATCTCGGGGTATCCTGGTCAACAGGATACCGTTGCATTACCGAACTGTCACGAACGCCGCGGAACTGCGGCAGCTTGTAAAGGACCTGCAACCATACAAGCTGCTATGTCCTGACTGTGAGTGGCACGGCAGGAGCCACGCATCAGGCCAGTTGCGTTCGCTCCAGATTGGCTGGCTGCCGGGGCATGCGGCGTACATCAGGTTCATGGACGACAAGCTCAACTACGTCTTTGACGTGGACTACCGGGCGGCCGGGGCGATTCTGGCGGAAGTGTGGGATCAGCCGGACGTGGAGCTGGTCGGACATCACATATCTGCGGATTTACCCTGGCTTGCGGAGTGGTTAGGATTGACCTGGTGGGGCAAGACAAGACTTGATACTGAGTTCGCGTACCAGTGCTGCAACGAACATGGTGACCGCGGGTTGGAGCGTATGTCCCTCCGGTACACAGATCTTGGCAGGTATGAGATGGAGCTGGAGTTCTGGAAGAAGGACCACAGGGCGGACGTGGAGGGTGGCTACGGTCTGATCCCGGATGAGATACTGATCCCCTACGCTCTCCGGGACGTTGACGTCCCGTTGCGTGCTCTGCCTTACATCGAGAAGGACTTAGAGCAGCAGGGCATGCTTGAGTACTACCGGACGATCATGAACCCGTTTGTGACGGATGTGTTCACGCAGTTCGCCATCACGGGGCTGCCGATGAACATGGAGCTCATGGATGAGATGCGCATGTTGTACGGGTTCGTCTACCAGGAGATGGAGCGGATCTTCCGCGACAACATCTACGCAGAGGCCTGGTTGCTACTGGCGCGCAATGCGGTGGAGATGCTGCCGAACCTCAAGGGGCTGGAAGACGCGGAGCTGCGGCGCACGCTTGCAATATCTGTATCGAGTTCCTGGGGGCCCAGGCTCCGGCAGGTCTACGAGGACGCCATGGCCGACGCAAAGGACGCGGCGGCGGCACTGCGTGTTTTCTTGCAAGAGTCCATGGGACTGCCGTTGGAATCTCTCTCAAAGGAGGAGGAGCGCTGCATTGTGCAGTCCATTGAGCACGCCCACGGGGCTGCCGGTTTCAATTTACGCTCCGTGACGGACATGCGGCGTTGGTTGTTTGATGTGAAAGGTTACACACCAGTCAAGAGTACTGCCAACAAAGCCAAGGGGGTACCGGCCACAGACTGGGCAAAGGTGATGTCCTGGAAGCCGGCAAAACGTGAAGGTCTCGTGCCGGCCGTGGACAAACAAACTTTGCAGATCCTCTCGGCCGCCAACCAGGATCCGGTATTGATGGAGTTGCTGGAGCTCAATGCGGTGGGCAATATCCGGAAGGCTTTCCTGAAGGAACCGGAGCGCAACGAGGCGGGGGAGATTACGGAGGAGGCCGGACTACACGCGTGGGTGGCACCAGACAAGCGGGTGCATGGGCAAATGTCCATGACGGAGACATCCCGTCCGCGTGCCTGGAATCCGAACAGCCTCAACTGGCCCTCATATGTCCAGGATCGGATCCTGTCTGGGATGGCGCGCATCCTGGAATATGTTCACGCAGAAGGCAGACTTCCCGCCATTTTTCAGAAGTACCTGAAACAGAAATTGCCAGCTCTGCGGCACTGCGTGCAAGCTCCGCCTGGTCTGTGTTTTGTGGAGTCCGACTTCCAGACAGCCGAGGTGCTGGGCCTGGCGTACATTTCGGGTGATGAAAATTTGATCCGGATCATGACGGAACCGGATCAGCAGTTCGCGATCACAACCAAGGGGGAGAAGGTGCGGGTGGGTTATGCCAGCGACTGTGGTATTGCACCGCGAGCGCAGGAGCAGCGTTTCATCATGAGTGTGTGGGAAGAGGGCAAGTTTATACGCAACGTTCAGGAATCTGAGCTGAAGCGAAATCCGGACGGTTCTCTGCGCCATCCCAAAGCGGATCTACACTGGTCCCTGGCGGAGATGTTCCAGGAACGCCCGCGCGAACTGATGACCAACAAGAAGGACCGAGGAGCCGGAAAAGCTGGCAACTTCAAGACAGCATACGGCTCGACGCCCGGCACACTGGAACGCAGTATTGAGGCGGACACAGGCTTCAAGCCGGAGCCCGGTACTGGGGAGAAAATCCTGACAGCTTTGGAGAAGCGCCAACCAAAAGCTGTGGCGTTCCTGAACGCGCAGGAAGACAAGGTTCTGGATCCTGGTTACTTGCGTGCAGCATCAGGTAAACTGCGGCACTTTGTGGCACCCCCGAACGTGTACGGGCTATCTAGCAGTTTGACCCGGTCGATCATCTCAGCACAGGCTCGTGAGGCGAGAAACTACTTCATGCAGGAGTCGGTGGCGGCTACAGCTCTTCGGGCTGCGTACTGGCTGATGCAGTTCAAGCGGCGGTACAACCTCGAGGGTGTGCCTATTACGGTCCTGTACGACAGCGTGGTCACCATGTGCCCCTACCACGAGCGAAAGCTGTGGGCCAAGGCGCATGAACTGTGCATGTACAGAGCCAACGGGTGGGAGTACCATGGACGCGTTCTGAACTACTCGATCGACACGGAAGTCAATGCCGGGTGGTCGCTGCCCTACAAGTACGTACCAGGGCAGCGTCATATGGACGCGCTGTTGTCGCGTGACGAGTACGCGCCCACCCCTTCCCATTTACGGGCAGCAGAAGCATGGTTGGATTCGTCGAATGAGTTCTTCAAGCAGAACCCTCGCGCGAGTCTGAACACGTGCTTGTTCAGCTAGACCAACAGCAGTCTCTGAGGCTGCTGTAACTGCAGTAAAACTTTCGCACAAATGCGACAAGAAAAATGAGTGTTCAACGCTGCAATGGCTTGCACCTCACGTGATGCGTTTTAGATGATCGTTCCCTTATGGCAACTCATATCCCAACTAAACAAACCAGCCGCCGACTCACCGGTGGCAGTGCAGCAGAAGAACAGATGGACGCAGGCTTCAGCTCTGTGATCAGCCTATTCCAACCAGGGGTTGAATGGATTCAACCTGGCGACAAACGTGTGAACTTGCAGGTGCGCTTCAAACCGGCCCACGACCCACAGTTGGATCCGCAGGACCCAGCGTTCAAGCTCTCGGTAGTTCCCTACCGCACCAACTCAATCGACGCGGAATCCGGTCACCCGTTCTTCAGCGCCTGGTATGTGCCGTATCGTTCGTATCGTTATCTGGGCAACCAGAAACTCTCGTTCGTGTCTCCTATCACACGTGGGGACAGTTATCCCGAAGCGGATCGCACTTGCCCTGTGGTGATGCTGCTGCGGTATTGCAAGAAACACGCGGAATACGCGCACCTGCTTGAAGAGCGCCCGCGCACTCCTGACAACAAGTACGGTAAGCCAATCCTCCAATGGCCCGGCACGAGCATGGCTTACAATGTTGTGGCCGCGCATCGTGATCAGCAAACCCCGAAGGACATGCTGCTCACGATTGATCGCGGCGGGCACTTGAACATGGTGGATCAGCTGGATCGTGCGACTCCGCGTGCTGCTCCTCCGGACATGCTTTCCCCTACCGGGGCGCCTCTGAATCCCGCGGACCCGCGCTGGAAGCAGTTTATGCCGCCTCATCTGGTGGACCCCAAGTGGGAACAGTACATGCTCGGCGATATCACAGATCCCGCTCGTGGATTGTTGGCGACAGTGAAGCAAGTTCAGTCTGGTAACTCTTCCGCAACGCCATGGTGCCCAGTCTTCTCCACGGAGCCCGGTTGGCCCGCTGGTATCGTGCAGTACCCGCTGACACAGCAACAGCTTGAGAATCGTTACGATCTTCAGTCTGAAGATGTGATTCGCATCGAGCCCTTTCAGCGTCTTGTTGAGATCTTGATCGCCGACGGTTTCTTGCCGCGTGATCTGATTGCTGTTGTCTGTGGTGGTATGTGTGACATCCCTGGAGGTGGTGCGCCCTCTCCGACTTACAAGTCGGCTGTCACGGGTTTTGCACAACCGTCCGACGACGACATTCCGATGCAGCACCCCGCGCCAGCCCAGCAGGCTCCGGCCTTCGGAGGTCAACAGGCTCCAGCGCCTGCTTACCAAGCCCCAGCTTTCGGGGACCAGCAGGCTCCGGCCTTCGGAGGTCAACAGGCTCCAGCGCCTGCTTACCAAGCCCCAGCTTTCGGGGGCCAGCAGGCTCCAGTGCCCGCTTATCAGGCTCCGGCCTTTGGCGGTCAGCAGGCTCCAGTGCCCGCTTATCAGGCTCCAGCCTTTGGAGGTCAGCAGGCTCCAGCCTTTGGAGGTCAGCAGGCTCCCGCCTTCGGAGGTCAGCAGGCTCCCGCCTTCGGAGGTCAACAGGCTCCAGCGCCTGCTTATCAGGCTCCGGCCTTCGGAGGTCAACAGGCTCCAGCGCCTGCTTATCAGGCTCCGGCCTTCGGAGGTCAACAGGCTCCGGCCTTCGGTCAACCGGCAACCAGCCCGTTGGGCCATGAAGCGGACACTCCGTTTACGGCACCGCCTCCACCACCTCCACCTCCGCCTCCGCCTCCACCTCCGCCGCCTCCACCTCCACCTCCCGCGCCCGCCCAGTTTTTCTGGGTTGCTGAAAATGGTGTAAGTCGTGCGGAGCCGGTGGCACTGCATGACCTGGGCAAATGCCCACCTGAGGTCCGCGTGTGTAGCGTCGTGGATCCAAGTAAGGGGTGGCAGTCAATTGCAGACGTGCTCGGCACGGGCGTCTCCGTTGAAACCAACGACAGCAGCGCACTGACCGGACCGGAAATGCAGGAGTGGGCGGAACTCGACGCACAGTCGCGAAACCGCACCATGGACATGCCTGGTGAGCGGCTCATGCGCTTGGGTGCGCTGCAGCAACGGGCAAGGGCAGCAGGGCAATCCCTGTAAGTAGGTAATCCAAACGTGACGGGGTCCGATCCCCCGTCACGTTTTGTTCGTACTAGGAAGACAATCAGCCAGAGAGCAAAAACATGGCCAAACGCAAAACAACAAAGCCAGCAAAAGCGACGAAAGTGTGCAACAACACATCCCCGGACACAGCTGTTCCGGAGGTTGCGGAGGACATGACAGTCCCGCGTATCCATAATGCATCACGCAGCAACGCAGGCGAATTCGACAGTGTGGCACAGGCGGAAGCAGGGCGGGCCAGGTCCGTGCAGGAGCAATTGTTGGAGATGGCCTCGCGGCGTACTTCCAACCCACGCCCAGCGACCTACGCGCAAGCGTCCACAGTAAAGCAAACACAGCTACCACATGTGCATTTTCTGATGCAGTGGCTGACCGACAATTATGGGTACCCGGGCAGCGGTCTGGTTAATTTCGTGGGAGACACGAGTTGCGGCAAGACCACCAAAATGTTGACCGACGCCGCACACATCATGAAGGAACGCAATGCGCCCCTGCTGTACATGTCTTGTGAAGGCAAGGACAAGACTATGAGCCGCGATCGCATGCTTCGTTGCATGCACTCTGACCCGGTCATAGCACTCCAGCTGCTCAGTAATGTGTCTATCGAGTACACCCAGTCTGTGTTGCAGCTAATGCCTCAGATGGTCAATTGGGCCAAGGTTCAACGTGAAGGTTGCGGTAAGGGTAAAAACGCCGCGGCAGGTCTGCCTATGTCGATCCCTTTGTTGATTATCGTGGATCCATTCAGCCGCCTCCTGAACGCCGTGGAGTCTGAGGGTAATGTGTCGTGGGACAAAGTCGGCAAGGAGCAGCGTACTGAAGTGGGCACTCAGAAGGTGAACTTAGGACACTCCAAGTACGCCCAACACTTTTGCCGTTGGTTGCAATGTTTTGTGGATGAGTACAACGTGCTGGTGTTCGTTGCCCACAGCCGTAATGCTGATGTCGATTTCGACGGTTCCGCGGCACGGGCTGTGCAGGGTATGTCCGAGTGGAAGTCCCACCTGATGCGCTACAAGTTCCTGGGCATGAGCGCTTTCGAGAGTCTGGCAGCCTTGACCTTCATCATGACATCCTTAGAGCTTATCAAGGATCCATTCGAGAAAAAATTGATCGTGTCCAAAAGGGTGCGCTGTCGTTTGCGCAAACAGTCACACGGAATAGGTGAACGGTTGTGTTCTTGGGAACTGCGCATGGAGCACAAGAAGTTCGACCTCGATCAGGGAAAGACATATCTGGATCCTCCGATTCACTACAGCGAAGGTTTCTGCGACATGCTGCAGGAGCAAAAACTGCTCGGTGTGCGCATCAACGAGGAAGGCCTGGTGTCCGTCGGCGATCTGGGTTTGAAAGGCTTGACCCCGCTGCAAGTGGATCTGCACCTGCATCGCGACAAGGCGCTGATCAACAACCTGGGCATTCAGCTGGGTATCAACGGGTACGTGAACCTGGTGGAAGACATTGTGACCTCCGTGAAGGAAACCAGCGATGCCAAAGTGAAGAAAACCAGCGATGCCAAAGTGAAGAAAACCAGCGATGCCAAAGTCTAACAACGAAGCGATCAAAGTCTCCGAGCAACAAACGCTCGGGTGGTTGTGGCGTGCCTTGAAGCTCTCGGGAAGAGCGCCGAGAGCACTGGATGAATTGACAGAGGCGCATTTTTTGCAGCTTGATGAAGCATACCCGCTCCCGGTCGGATGGGATCGTGTGTTCATAACCTGTGTGGCGTTTCCGGTGTGCCGTGACATCTGGCAGGACAACGCTGACTCCATTGTTCATGACCTGCTCAGTCAGGCCCGCGCAGGTGTGTTATTGGTCTCCGATTCGACGGTGGTGCGGAGCGCGGAGAACCTGCACCTGATCTACGGCGACACGCCCCACGTGGATCCTTTGAGCTTCGACCTGGACACGCCCCCACAATTGGTACATCCCGGCTGGCAGATAGCTTGTGAAAAATTGAAGAGGCATTTTGCATGATGCGCAGCAGACGAAACATCAAGAAATGGTACGAGATACTTTTAGCCGTCGAGGATAACTGGCGGCCGGCGGCTGATGATATTGTGGAGCGAAACTACAGTGCGGCGGAGTTGTGCGTACCGGCCGCGGAGTTCGGTTCCGGGTCGACCATCTTGGATGTGGCTTTCTACTTCCAGAGCCCAAACTTGGAAGGCATGCGCAGGCAGCTGCGCATGTTCGATATTTTGCACATGTGTGTTAACACCCAACAAGCCTCGGGCGGTGCCAACTTCAGTGCCATCGACTTCTTGTTGGTTCCGCGCGAAAGACTGCGTGAGTTTGTGTGCCTGACCGCAGCTGGGCGCTTGCCTTTTGCGGACCCAAACATCCCAGAACTGTGCATGGTTCAACTGGGACGTTCGTTCCAGAAGTCATTCAGGAAGGAACTGCGCACGGCATGACACCGTCATTCAGCCAGCCCGCCCTTGTATATTTTTACTCACCCCTTCCAGGTGGGTTGGTTGATTTGACCCAGGGTTGTATCAACACACCCGTGTTGCCAGGTACTCCTGACGTGGACGTCGTGTGTCAGATCGTTACAGAAGCAGGCATCCACGCACCCTTTGCTGTAGTCGATTCGGGCAGGCTGGTACCATCCAGTGCAGGGTTGTCACAGCTGATCGGGATAATAGAAACTGCGTCAACCTCACAGCAATGGTACAGTCCACATGCTCGGAGTGTGCTAGCGCGGTACGCGCAGTGGGCGCTGTGGCAGGATCAGCTCTTCCGGGAACAGAAGGGGTTACAACCACCCGCGTACTGGCAACCGACATTGAGTTTCCTGGATCCTGTTCAGGAACTCAACAGCCCCGCCTACATGGCTTTGCAGGACAGGCAGTCCTGGACTGCTGTGAAGGTGTTGCAGCTTTTCCCGTCTTTACTGCCGGAAGGCGCTGACAGGTCAAAATGGCCGCTGGTCGAACCGTGGGTTGCCGCTATGATCTGGTTCAATCTTGCTAAATTCTTACACACGCACTCGAAATGTCCCAACCTCGTTACATAGTACGTAAGCCAGTAATTGATATGGAGCAGTACGCACGCGGAATGCTCAAGCTCCCGGCAGTACTGAAGCGCATGGGTTTTCAACGTATGCGCGAAGGGCAGGATGCCGTTGCGGCCAGCCTGATGGCAGGGCGGGACACGATTGGCATCCTCCCGACCGGCACCGGCAAGAGCGCCTGTTTTATTATCCCGACATTGTGTTTGGGTCTCAAGACGTTGGTGTTCCTGCCCTTGATCAGCTTGATGGCGGACCAGGTGCAGTCCGCGGTAGCCAAGGGCGCCAGGGTAGGCAGCATTTCGAGCCACAACCCGGCGCTGCATGCCGAGACAGTCCGCGCGTGGTTGCGAGGAGACCTGGATCTGCTGTTCGTGGCGCCGGAGCGTCTTCGTCGTGATGATTTCATGGCCGCCATGCGGAAGGTGCCTCCGGATATGATCGTCCTCGATGAGGCCCACTGTATCTCCACCTGGTCGGTCACGTTCCGTCCGGCCTATAAGATCATCGGTGATTTCATCACAGCTTTGCAGCCCAAGATCGTGGCGGCTTTCACGGCCACGTGTCCTGCCCAGGTTGAGCACGACATCCGTCACGTGATGTGTATTGAGGACGCGCATCTGTCCATGCATTACCCGCGGCGCAGAAACCTGGAACTCAAGTCGGAAGACTGGCAAGGTGCTGCGCCTTTGGCCTCGCTGTTGACGCAGCAGACCGAGGGTGCTGCGATTGTGTACTGCGCAACCAAACGCCGGACCGAGGAGCTGGCTTTGGAGCTGCAGAAAATCACGGGGGAGCAGGTGGGGTTCTACCATGGTGGGCTGGCACCCGCGGCGCGCAACTACATCCAGTCGCAGTTCATGACAGGAGAGATACCTTGGTTGTGTGCGACCAACGCATTCGGGATGGGTATCGACAAGAGCAACATCCGGCTGGTTGTTCATAGAGATATTCCAGGTTCCATTGAGGCGCAGATGCAGGAGGATGGGCGTGCCGGGCGTGATGGTTTACGCTCCACCTGCCTGACCTACTTCAGTCCGGACTCGGTGCGCACGCAGGAATACCTGATCAACCTCAGCAGTCCATCCTTCGGCGAAGTGCGACAGGTGCACAAGGCGCTGGTCAAGCATGCGGCAAATCATGATGGTTTGATCTCTCTGTCCTATGAGGACCTCAGCAAGGCCGCGGGGCTACACGCACCCCGGCTGGCGGCCATCATGAACATTCTTTCCGGTGCACGCGTCACAGACCGTGCAGCCGCGACAGAAAAGATATGCAGCGTGCGCTTGCGTAACAAAGTGGACAGTCCGGTTGTAACGTCGCTGTTGGAGTTGTTGCAACAGTGTGGCGTGCCTGCGGCCAATGGTTACATCGATGTGCCAATGTGCACGCTCGTGGAGGAGCTGAATGTACAGGAAAGCACAGTGAAGCGCCGGCTTGGGGATCTGGCCAAGCAGCAAATCATCGACTACATACCACCGGACTCGCAGCGTCCGATCAAGCTGATTGGTGACCTCAGTCAAGTTGACGCAGAGCTGGTGGACGAACTGCGTGAAAAGGCCTTCTGGCGACTTAGCCAAACTGTCGAGTACGCGACGAAGATTCCAGACAGGGACAAGCACAAGTTTGTGGAAGACCAACTAGGCATCATCAGCATCTAAACCCCATGGACAACCGCCTGCTGCAAGAGTACATCGATATTACCAAGAAGCTACCTCCCCCGGTACCCCCGCGCATCGTCACTCTTCTGGACGACGTCAATTTCATGCTTTGCATGTGTGGTAAGCGAAAGCGCAAGGTGGATATGCCACCGCGCCACAGCGGCGTAGTACGCTTTCATGACAACATCTGCCGGGGTTGCGTGGCCCAGGCCAAAGACTGGGCTGCCGTGGTGTGTACACGCTGCAAAGAAGTAGTGGCACGCATGGAGCCGGGCGGTAAGGAGAAAGACGGCTGGACATTCAAAAGGAACGGCATATACCATGTCGTCAACTGTGCCTCTTGCTGTCCCGGATTGGAGTCCGTCGAAATCGTCGAACGCATTCTTTGGCGGCAGAGGAACAATCTACCCATACCCAAATCATCATGAGTCTGACAAGAAACAATCCAAAGATCTCCCGGCGTGTGCTCATCTACGCCATGGACAAAGCCCTCATTCCCATGAAGGAAGGCACAGACAAAGTCATCGAGGAGCAGTGCCGCATTATCGGTACGGACCCAACAGGTGTGAATCTCAAATTCCCATGCACGCGGGCCGCCATCGCTCAGGCTGTTGGACGTAACGACGCCGGTAAACCGACACGCGCGCCGTTCCATTTGCTGCCGGAACACACACGTTTCCTCGTGTGTCTGGATGACGCTGGCCGTGTCGTGCGCACGGACACCATCAGCGACATCGAGCCCAGCCGTTTGGAGCGTTCCAAGGACGGTACAACCGTCGATGTGCGGGTGGAATCTGACGCACTAGGAACGCTGCGGGTGGAGAATTATCCGCAGCGCTTTGGTTTCGAAGCCGTGCGTCGGATCGTATCCAGCATGTCTGATGTGGAAGCTTTCAAGGTGGGTGATGCCTTCGGGGCTGCCACGATCTCGGCCATTGAAGGCAACTTGGTGCGTCTGACGCCCGAGGTGACGGCGGACGAGAGCTGAGTTCGCAATACAGCGACCTTCCACGTTATAGATATTTGGTGAAGAGATTCATCAACACGGTTGAGACCTGGGTCCGCAAGGGCAGCCAGGTCGCCCTGATCCAACTTGGTTGGATCGGGAAACCCCTCGCACTATTGTGCGGGGTGGTTGTTGTAGGCGCACTTATCCTTGGCGGGTGTTCCGCCTTGGTTTGGGTGTTCGCCGACGGGCTGCGTATCCTGCTCGTCACCTTCGTGGTGGCGTGCATGGTGCCCTGGAATGCCGTCCTGCCTTTGTGCAGCGGTGTCGCAGCCCTTGTAGCGGTGGGAGAGTTGCTACCGACTCTCCTCAGCATACTGCCCACTTTGGGTAGTGTGTGGGTACTCCTAACGGTGCTGCGGGTCTTTCAGGGCCCGGAAAGGAGGTCAGCATGACAAAGCTGGCGTCCCTACTAGGAGAGTTTGACGTCGATACATTGTTGGGCGACCCGCCCAGCGATGTACCTGCCGACCAGCCACCACACAATGGTGGGCTAGATCTGAACAGGATCACAGGCGGAGGTGGGGATGGGGACGATGTATACCGGGGCCATCATCGGCCCTGCTATCAGTTCATCTACATCATACCTGGGGCAGGAGTGGTACCTCTATGGCGCCGCAAGTGCCTGAAGGAACTTCTGAGCTGTTGCCTGTTTCAGTTCCAGCAGCAATGGGAGCCCTGTCAGGAGTACCTGGAGATGTGGATGCTAGGGGTGACAAGTACCGCCAACTCTGAAATGGCATTCATGGTACCGGGCGGGGTGTCCGGGTGGGAGCACAAATCCATCTCAGAGCTCCGACAGCGTCATAGTCCGGAGCTTTCTGTGGTGACGTTGAAAATGAAGCTCCCACCATCTCCGTGGGAGCTTTGTCCTAACATCCACGTACCCGGCAGGGCCAGGAATGACAGCTGGGGAGTGCGCACCGTGCCTCTCAGCCAACTTCCCTTGGACGATCATTGGCCGCCCAAGATGGGGACAAGAATCCCATTTACCCCGAGCAGTACCGGCAGAGGAAAACTGCCAGGTCTGAACCTTACGGACAAGGAATGGGAGTGGGAAGGTGACTGGCGTCCAGGTGCCGGTGCAGTTGTCAATGCCGCGACGATCGGTATGCAGGCGGGTGCCTTCTACACGGGTGTGTATGAGGATATGGGCGTAATCCCACGCTGACCTCTGAGGTCTCCAGCGGTAGGGGTGCACCCTGCCGCTGGACATCCCCCATTCTATTAGCTATTGGTAAGCATGCGTGAATTCAAACCAAAAGGTGTGGAGCTGTTTGACCCGGATGATTTCGGGACACAGCGTACTCATATTTTCGACAAGGTACACGACGCGGTGAAAACTTCGTTTCCGCGCAGTTTTGGCGGCGTGCGCATGGAGCTCAAGGACTCGACCTACGAGGGCCCGGAGGACTTTTCTCCGGAGGAGCAAAAGCAGGCACTGCTGAACAACAAGTTTTTGGGGCGCCGGCTGCGCGGGACCCTGCAGCTGTTCGACGACAAGACCAACGACGTGCTGGACGAACAGCGTGTGACGCTCATGAATGTTCCCTGGTTGTCGCCTCGCGGTACGTTTCTGCACGGCGGTTCAAACTACACAGCCGTGCGTCAGCTGCGGTTGGTCCCAGGTCCCTATGGGCGTGTCATGAACAACGGCAACACCGAGGTTCATTTCAACGTGCGGCCCGGATCCGGGTCCGGCTACCGGGTCATGCTGGAGCCCGAAACGGCGCAGTTTAAGCTCAAGGTTGGGAAACAGTCAGAGGTGCATTTATATTCGGTCCTGAAGGACATGGGCGTCCAGGACGATCACATCAAGGGTATGTGGGGGGATGGTACATGGGAACGCAACGCCAAAAAGTACAACCCCAAGGCGTTCCAACAGGCTTACGTCAAGCTGGTGCCCACCCGCGAACAGCTCCCTGATGCCCCCAGAGTGGATCAAGTCAAACAGCTACGTGCGGCATTTGACCGCTCCCAGATACTGGCAAGCGTGCGGGACCAACACCTGCCAACCATGGCAGACACCGTCAAGCGCGCGGCCTTGGGTCGTGAGTTGGCGACAACTGACAAGGACTACGAGGATCTCGAAAAGGCTTTCAAGCCAGACTTCACACCCGAGGATCTGACGGACGTCAAGAACGCCATTTACGGCAAGTCGGGACCGCAGCTGGCGTCCATGAAGCAGTGGCCGGATGCGTGGATTAACAAGGACGTAGATCCTATGGGCTGGTTGGAATGGTATGACAATTACGCGGGCGGGCGGCGCTCCGAGGACGACGCCAGGCAGATCCAGCGCTGGTTGCGTTTCAAGCGCCGAGCCGGTGCACAGTATGTACAGAACCCAACGGCACGCCGGGGACACGCTTTGCGGAACTGGGGGATTGATGCGCCGACCCTCCTACCACAGGAGCGACAGGAGGCTGCCCGCAAGGACATGGACGCGCACAAGGCACAAGCCTGGGGTGACTGGGCCGCGAAAAGGGCCAGCTTGACCCGGCAAGACTTGATCGCGCTGGCCAGGTATATCAACCAGCAGAGCCAGGCGGCGTTACCTCTTGAGGGCACAGTTGAGGAACTCGAGCAGGCGATCAGCATCTTTCTGACACGCCCCGATAATCCGGACGCAGGCAATGACGCAATGCTGGCAGCTTCCAGCCTCTTCAAAACGGCGACAATTGCGCACATGATGGCGCGTCACCCGGAAGACTTCCAGATGGTCTTCGAGGCGGGGGACAACTTGAAGATCAAGTACGCCAACAGCGCCCAGGCCTGCACCGTGGTTGCCACACCCTTCATGGAGGTACTTGGATGTCTTATTTGATTCTGCATCTTCCCCTGCCAGACCGTTATCGCGGAGCCTGGGCTGCCGCGCAGTTAAAGCTTGGGTGCAAGCCGCATGATGCCGACTTGGATCCCGGCATCCTGCTCGCATTGCTTCCGGCAGGTGTGGATGTGGATGCCCTCCGCGCGGGCTTGCCTGAACGTATCAGCTGTACGCTCGGGGATGTGGAGCAACAGGCTTCAGCTTCAGGAGCCGCTGTGGTCATCAACGTGACAGGGGAGGTGTTGGAGGTCTGGGAAGATTTGATGACCAGCGGGGCTGAACATCTCGACAACACTCCCACCCTCACGCTGGCCACCGGCATGTACGACGCGCTGGAAGCTGTGCAGGACATGCTGAGCGGTCAACGTGTGTTCTTTGACACACTGGACGTGTTGGATCTTGAAACCGGAGAATGCGTGGCAAGTTTTGATTTGAACGGAACGGAGGACACTGACGATGACGACTGATCTCGACGTACTTGATAATGCTGATATTCCTTCGGCTTCCGACGACCACTATGTACCAGTTGGTGTCGACGGTGTACTGGCTGCAACGCAAAAAGCGCTGGCGATCAATCGCGGCTTGGCCGAGCAGGACCACCGTGATGGTATTCAGTTCAAGCGCATCATGAACACACCCGACTTGTTGTCTGAGCGTGTACGGTTGGACGCAACCGGCTCCTTGCGCAAAACACTGGGCTACGCGGCCCGGCACCGATCCTTAAAAGGGTTTATGCCTGGAGCATTGAGCGATCTCGTGACGAAGCACATCACAGCCAGTCAGCTCGCTTCTCCTTTGGAGGAAATCAACCCGCTCGACGTCGCAAACCAGGCAAGGCGTGTCACGTTATTGGGTCCAGGCGGGGTCAGCAGCGCTGACATGATCACAGATTCGATGCAGGCAATTCACCCCTCGATCTTTGGTTTCTTGTCCCCTATTGAAGGTCCTGAATCAGGGTCGGCCGGTGTCGACACCAGGTTGGCCAACGGCGTCAAGATCGGGAGCAATGGGCGGCTGTACCAAAAGTTCAGAAATCCCCGCACGGGTGACATTCACTGGTTGTCCCCGGAAGATCTGCGCGGTAAGGTGATTGGCCTGCCCCGGTGAATTTCTTTTTGACAGGCTTCAACTCTCAACGTTCCTTTAAGTACTATGTCACTCATCCTCCGCCCCCTTCGCACTGGTATCTTCGGTTTTGGTCAGAAATATGTCCGGAACCTTGCGAACCGGGAAGACTTCACGATTCCAGCAGAGTTCGCGCTCGACAAAGAGGTCCTGGCGGCTGTCCGCAGCCATGTCGCCGCTGGCTACATGCAGGTCGTCAAATCGGACGCCATCCACGGCATCTCTTCGGTGCGTCCAAGCACAGCACGCAAAACACTTCTGGTACAGATCGGTGCCGGCGGGGTCATTCCAAATGGCGCCACGCTCAACAAGGTCACGCTTGGTGGGGTTCCCTTCACGTTCGGCAACTCCAACATTGACGGCGCAACCACCGCCGCCCTGCTCGCCGCCTTCTTGGTGGAACTTGCAGCCAGCACCGACTTCGCCGCCACGGGCGCAACAGTACGCAGCTCCACTGAGCTGGCCACCCCCGCGGCTATTGCGGCCTCCGGTACGCTGACCGCCGCCGCTGCGCCTGCCAACAACGACACGGTCACGATCGGTGGCACTGTTTACACTTTCAAGACGGCGATCCAAGGCGTCACGGCCAATGAGATTCTGGTGGAGGTGGCAGCCAGCGACGCGTTGGACAACCTGATCGCCGCTATCACTGGTGGAGCTGGCAGCGGTACAAAGTACGGCTCGGCAACCGTCGCGCACACAACCGTTACGGCAGCTGCCGGCGCGGGTGATACAATCACGGTCACGGCCTCCACCGCCGGTTCGGCGGGCAACGCCATCGCCACCACGGAAACCGGCGCGAATCTTTCCTTCGGCGCAGCGACACTCACTGGCGGCGCGGACACGCATGCGGTTGTGATCATCGACGGGGATGACGTCGCCGATTGGACTGCCTTTGGAGATGCCAGCAGCGTGACAGGTTCTAATGACCTGCCGCTGGCTACGCCGCTGGTGTCCTTGGAATTCAAAGCCGGCGCATATGCGACCGGCACGCTCACGAGCAACAACACCAATGTCACAGAAGGCGACACGGTCACGATTGTCGACAAGGTTTACACTTTCATGGCAACCCCAGCCGAAGAAGGTGATGTGGACATCGGCGCAGACGCCGATGGAAGCCTCCTGAATCTGATCCGTGCCATCAACCACTCCGGCACCCCGGACACGAATTACGTCTGTGCACTGCCACATCCGCACGTGACAGCCGCCACGTCAGTCACTTCCCACGCCTTTGCGGTCACGGCACGCGTTCCCGGCACCGATGGCAACAGCATTCCAACCACTGAGGTGGCGGCGACACTCTCCTGGGGAGCTGCGACTCTCGCAGGTGGCACTGACGTGCTGGATACCATCGCGACAGACGTTCCCGTCTATGTGTCTCGCACGGTCACCGCGGCTGATGTCAGCCGTGGTTACATTGAACTCGACACAGGCCTCACAAATCTGTCCACCAAGTTCGCGGTCCGCATCACCCGTTCCGGCACCGCTGTGCTGCATGACGGCACCGTGAATGTCAAGGGCTCGGCCATCATCCTGATCCAGAACAACGGCAGTGTGGACTTTGTCGCTGGTGACATCGTCCAGGCCTTCGCCGCCGGTGCTGATTGATTTCCCTGCATTCCACAACAACCCCACCCACCCATACCCCGTATATGATTCCCTCCTCCGCCTACGTTAAACGCGCCTCGCAGATGTTCTTGCTTGGCGTCTCCGCTGAAGCACGCTCCCGTCACCAGGATTCCAGCAAGCTCCTGGAGAAGGTCGCCAGTGCCGCCCCCCGTCTGCAGGAACAGGCCGAAAAGGCTGTCCTGGGCACCTGTCTCTTCATCGACGCGCTGACGTCTCGCCTCAATGGGCAAGCCGCCTGATGCCAGGTTATCCCGCGCGACCCATGAGCGGTTCGTGTGGTTTGTTCAGCAGCAACTTCAGTTACAGAAACGGAACGTGGTATCTCTCGGGGTACCACGTTCTGTGTTTTACAACTGGTGCAAAATGAGGCACCGACCAGGAAGGCGGCGTGCGGTACAAGTGTTACGCCTTCTAGGATTCAGCTGGGGTGAGTTTAGGGCGGCGGGCATGGTGACCCCGGAGGAAGGTTTGCCGGAGCTGCCGGTCAACGCAGGGATCGTCTGGGATCTCGCCAATATGTTCTCCCTCATCCTGGAAGAACCGGCGACGATCACAACAGACACACAACCCAACGCCGTGTGGTTTGCCAGGGTGCGGACTTTACACCTGGTTGTACACATGTCCCGCTGGTGTGAAGTATTTGACGGTCCTGCTTTGGTGTTGGCTGGTCAGTACTCGACAGGCTTCAGGAATGAGTGCGCCCGTATTGCGCGTTTAATCAGCGCACCTGTGCGGCGGCACAAGAAGAAATCGCAGATGAGCATTTCACGCTTGCAAAGCAAGATGCGTGCGCTTCATCTTAGCGGTGATGGTTCCTCCCAATGCTGATGTCGCTTCGAATGACCTGGCCGAACAAGCTCTCTTGGAGCAGGCGGACAAATACCCCGCGCCCGCAGAACTGAGCAGACGCGCGCGTGCGGCGGAGAACTTTTTTACTGGCAAATCCAGCAGCTCTGTACAGGACCCTGACGACGCCGTCACACCAGTTTCCATCGCGCCGGTCAAACGTAAACGTGGAAGGCAACCGACAGACAACACGCCAGTGGAAGCCAACACCACGGCTGCGGGTGAACTTGCACAGCTCCTTCTCTCCTCACAGGAGCGGATCACGCTCACCTTCGATTCCCTGACCCTGCAATTCAGCGTGTTCGTGTATGTGAGTGAGGACGCCGCAACGTTAACTCTACTGGGCTGGGGCGCCAACCAAGTGCAGTTGAAGCTGCACGATATGGCCAGTCAGGTTATTAAAGTGACGCGACAGTCCGGTCAGGTTTACGACGCCATGTACCTCGGTGCCAGTGTCACGCTGGGGTTGCACGGTACGCTGATCAGTTTTATGCTGGTGGAGCATGATGATCAAAACTGGCATACCACCCGTCCAGAATAAAACAGCGGCACATCAACCCCAACCTCACGTGGTTGATGTTGATGTGCTGGTTGAACTGATGCCTAAGCAGGCGGCAATCAAACCCTCCAAAACAACTTCCCACTCCCGTGTTCGAGTCGCATCAAAACTCACTGTCTAACACGGGAACCAGCGGGTTCTTGTCGTCGAGCATCTCCAAGTTTGGAGATCCTTTCATGCTGCCAAGCTGGTCCTTCGTCCCGGAGAACCTGACAGCACTTTTTGAAATTTGTCGTTTCCTGTACATCCGCACGCCTGAGTATGCGCGGGCCAGTCAGCGTGTTGTCTCGTATTTCCTCACGGATCTGGATTTCATCGGCGCCAAATCCAAGGCCGGGGACAAGGCGGAACAGGATGAATTACGGGAGTGGATGCGCGACGGTATCGCCTTCTGGTTACATCTGGCTGAACTGGGGATGGACTGGTCGGCTTTCGGCAACGCGTTTGGACGGATGCACAGGCCGTTCAACAGGTTCCTGCTGATTCCCACGGACAATGGACACTCCGAAATGTCTGTGTCGGAGTTCCCGGATGCCAAGTACAAGTTTGAGACGCTCAAGTACGAGATTGCTGACCCTACACGTCAGCACCGCAGCCAGCGGCAGCGCCGCACTATTCAGGTCAATTTCATTGACCGTGTTGCACGTGACCTGAACCGGCTGGCGTTGCGCCGGATCGATCCGGCTTACGCGTACCTCCAGCACGCGGACAGATCCGGGCGCTACCAGGTGGCTGAGCGTTTCCAGCCGTTCTTCAAAGCCGCTATCCGCCGCGGGGACCTGTGGCAGGTCAATGAGACTCCGATTGCGCAGCTGCGGGCGCTCGCCGCGGACAGTGATTTTCTCTACAACGAGGGGGAGGTGTTTCACCTGCGTGCTCCGTGCATCTCCGGCATCAGCGACTCCGGCTGGGGTATGCCTGAGATTCTGGCCAACTTCCCGAACATCCATCAGATGGCTGTCTACCGTCGAATCGACGAAGCCATTGGGTTGGACTATATGTTACCGTTCCGTGTGTTCTTCCCACAGGCCGGCGCCAGCGGGTCACTCGACGCGTACGCGAACCAGGGCTCCATGCAGGTCTGGCAGCAGATGCTGCAGCAGATGATTGGAGACCGGCGCAAGGATCCGTTTTCGATTCACGCCATGCCCTTCCAGATGGGCTTTGCGGAAGTCGGGGCCTCAGGCAAGCAGCTGACACCCAAGGAGAACATGGAGTGGCAGACCAACGCGATGCTAAACGCCCAGGGTTTTCCGGCCGAACTCTACAACGGTTCCATGGCTTGGCAGCAGGTGCCGACAGCCTTGCGGTTGTTTGAGAATACCTGGCAGCATTTGCCTTGGAGCTTCAACAAGCACCTCAAGTGGGTCGTGCGCACTGCCCTGGATTTCATGGGGCGGGAACAGATGCAGGTCAAGGCCGCCAGTCCGCGTATCCTCGACGACATCGAATCCCGGCAGGTGTACCTGCAATTGGCGGCCGGTGGAGAGTTTCCACGCCGCATCGCGTTCCGTCCTTACGGTGTGGACGATCCGGTCGAAGCAGCGGCGGAGCGAGCTCGCGAGAACGTCGAAATCAAACGGCAGGTGGACAAGATTCAGGCGGACGCTGCCTTGGAGGAAGGCGCAGGGTCAATCGGAGGAGGCGGCGGCGGCGCAGGTGGCGCACCGGGAGGGGTGGCCTACACACCTTCCCAGAAAGCCGAGCAGGCCCTCGCGGAGTCCCAGCGCTTGTTGCAGATCCAAGATGACGGGGATCGGGCTAAACAGCTCGCTGCCATCCGGTCCACGGATCCCGACATGCACGCTCTGGTGCGTCAGAAAATGACGGAGCTACGTGCGGCTGCACGTAGTCAAGGCGGAGCGCAAGTGGCGCAGCTTGCATCAGCAGGGGCTTGATCTACATTTTGCGGTATTATGCAACTTATCCCGCACGCGGAACATGTTTCCAAACCACGCTCCCGGCTGCGCTATCAACGTATTGATGGGATGCCACCGCGTGGTTTCAATGAGCCCAAGGAGGACGAGGACCCTTCAGGCCTTTCCAAATTGAACTTGGTCGGCAAAGATTACTACAGTGGCTCCGGTACAGGCCCTGAAATTGAGAAAGTCTCAGCCCAGATCTGGGGTGCTCCTTTAGTCAATCTAGCTGTCAAACTCGCAACACGTCAGCCGCTGCCGTCGGGATTGGCGGCCGTGCATGACAACGCGACGTACATGAACACCGGCAAGCTGGTTCAAACGGACCCGTTCCGCCGTCCGGTTGGTGCGCCTGCTTGGCAATCCCAAACTCCCGACTTTCCTTTTCTGGGTACCTCGTTGTTTCAGCTGGCTCGTAATTTACGCAACAAGCTGCAAACCGCGCAGATGCCCAACATCCTGCAGCAGTCCGCCCCGCTGCGGGGCACTGTGGGGGCGTTGGGAGGTGCGGCGGCTGCTGCCGGCGCTGGCTGGTTGTCGAACATCCTGAATCAGAAGAACACCCCGCTGAGCCACTACGCCCTTGGCGGAGCAGGGCTCGCTGGTTTGCTCGCGTATGGAAGGGGCACCCACAAGTGAACGTGGGAGCCCTGCTTCGTATGCTTATCCAAGGTGCCATGGATATTCCGCCCAGCGCCAAGCAGGGGATCATGGGTATCATTGACCTTCTGCCGGAGGAACACAAACAGCGGTTGTTTCAACTTCTCAGGGCAGGCACGGCTGCAGGTATCGGCGCAGTTGTGTCCTCCTTCCTTTCGGGGTATGGTGGTCCGGGCGCACTCGCAGGCCTGGCCGTTCAATCCAGCATACGCTACGCCACACCAGATCAACTCACTTACCGTCCGTATTTATGAATCACAGGAACGCTGCTCAAACTCACGTCATGCATGAAACCGCGAGACAGCTGGGCTGTTCTCCACTCGATTTGCAAGTGGCGAAAGCAGCGGCTGAGCACCTGGACAACCGGGCGTTTGGACGCATCCTTGCTTTGATCGGCGACACCTGTCTCATCAAGGCAGGCCATGAAGGCAAATTCGCGCAGCAGTTGTACTGCAGGCTGTGGCGCAGCCCTGAGTGGAACCCGTCGTTTGATACCCTGGTGGAACCCGTCCAAGACGCCTTGGGTCGTGTGAACATCAAACAGGCCAGCTTTGGCACTGCGACGATTGCCTCCATGTTCCCTCGTGCAGGTACAAGCATTTCGGACAACATGTTTGGCATTCTCAGCGCGTTGGCGTTGGGTGGAGGTGTCGTTGGCAGTGGTGTGGGCGCTCTGAACTGGCACCTGAAGCGCATGACACAGGCCGACGACGCCAAGGCTGAGGAGTTGGATACCAAGGCCGATTTCTACAAGCAGCTGGCGGATGAGATCGGCACAGATGCGCGGTTGCGCAAATGGCAGCAGGGTGCATGAATGCGCCATGTCTCCATCTGACCTATCTCCCGGTATAGCCCTCCCTGCCGCAGTGCCTGTCCTGGGCCAGGCAGCGGTGGAAGTTGTCGACACAGTACGTCGACCAGAGAAGTGGGTTAAGGGCAAGCCACAGCTCAAGGATCATTTTGTAAAAAACCAGCAGCACGTCAAGTACGGGCCCATAACACACAAGATCCTGAATCTGTTGGATGCTGATGACCTGGGGGCGCTGAACGAGTTGTACGAGCAGTCGCATAATCCCACCGGGGACGGTGCTTGTATTGAAATCATGCGACACAGCGAGCCTGTCGTTGTCGGTGACAAATGGATATGCCACATTATGTTGCGCGATATCTTTTACAGAAAGCTCGATCCTCATGACTCAGACGACACCAATTCCAAACCCTAACGTCAAGCAGGCGGACGCTGCTATGTTCCCCACCGCAGGGATGCCAGCCCCAGCAGGGATGCCAGCCCCAGCAGCGATGCCAGCCCCAGCAGCGGCTCCCGCCCCTCCCGCCCCTGCCGCCCCTGTGGGAACCCACGACACTCATGTCAACCCAGGGTTCCTTGCCCGCATGCTGCTTGGAGGTCTGGTCGCCGGCGGCGGGGTAGGACTTCTGACCGCGTTGCTTCGGCAGCGGAACGCCATCGTGGAGGACAAAAACGAGGCAGCCGATTCTGACTTGGAGCTGCAACTACCGGCGAGACTTCGCAAGCAGGCCTCAGGTTTTTCTCAACTCATGAACCTGGCGGCCCCCGCCGGGGAGTGGTTCAATGAGAAAATGGCACCGGCTGAGCAGTACGTGCAGTCACCAATGCCCGCGGCAGGAAAACAACCACTGAGCGTGTGGGACTACATGTTGGGTGGTGCAGCGTTCCCCCTGGCTGCGCTGGGCGGGTTGCAGCTGACACGCAAGGCCTACCAAGGCTGGCGCGAGCGGGACGTGAAAGACAGGCTTGCGGAACAGCAGTCGCGCTACATGGCGGCGCTGCAGGCCGAAGCTGAAGGTACAAAGGAGGCGGCAGACGGGCGAGGCTTGAGTATGCCGCAGATCGCCGCTCTTGCGATTGGCGGCATACCGTTACTGACAGCCCTGACGTCGGGCTTGCTGACGGATCGTTTTCTGGACCAGCAATTCCCGCTCAAACCCAAGATGCAGGCCCCGGTGAACCGAGTGCGTGTCGGGTTTGGGGAAGACCCGGCAGCAGAGGAGGAGGAAGACACGGAGGCTTTCAAGAAAGCATCCGACGCCCTGGTACATGTGGCTCTCCAGTTTGAAAAGCTTGCAGCCGATGCCGGTGTCAAAGCCGTCATCGCTGCAGTGGGACACGGGATGCTCGATGACCTGGAACGTCATCAGTTCAAATATGGTTCGGACGCCATGCTGGATCTGGCCCAAGGAGCCAACCTTGAGTTGCCGTCGGATCCTTTGGTCAAGTGCGCAGCTGTGCGGGTCGCGGTGCAGTCTGGTATTGGGCCTGCTCTGATGCTCATGTCTGCCGGTGTTTTCGCTAATGCTGCACCGCACTGGCGCAAGCAAGGCGCACAGCTGGCGGAGTTCAACAAGACGGCGTCGCAGCTGATTAGTTGTACGGCTTCCGCCCTGGATCTGCATATCGCGGCACTGGCCGGCGAAGAAGTCATCAAGGCGGCGGCAGCGCAGGCTGCCCCACAAACACCGATGGAACAACTGCGTGCTATGCTTGCCCAACAGGGTGGCGCAGCAACTATCGGTAAAGATGACGCGTCGCAAATGCACACGGGTACGCTACAGACGGCAGCCACGGGCTCCCAGTTCAGTGATTCCACACAGCAGGTCAACAGACCGCAGAACATCAAAGACGATATTGTAGACAACGTCCTGGTTAAATGACACCCAGCATTGCTGATATTATCTCACGCGCCCAAGAAAGTCTTGGGCAGGTATGGTTGACCAACTATCGGAGTAGCGACGGCAAAGTTGCGAATTATCGGCTGCAGGTGCATCCCGCGCATTTCTATCCGTCTCTGATCAACCAGACTATCGCCATGTTACAGCGAGTCGCGGAGGAAACAGAGCAGAAGGCTGAGTGTCCAGCCCCGGCGGTCATGCAGGCTGCCGCGACGCGATTGCTGGGCACGTTACAGCAGCGGCAGGCCGCCTTTGAGGAGCAGCAGAAATCTGCTGCGGGTATGCCACCCGAGAACCCCAATCTGCAGTTGCAGCCAGACGCGACGCTCATGCTGCGCAACGTGGAGGTACTCGAGACTGTCGTGGTTGAAGAACCAGCAATGAAGGCAGGCAAACGCGCCACCGCCGCAAAGGTGTACACACCGGATGAACAAGCGGAGCGTTGGCTACGGGCCAACTGGCCGTTAAAGCGTTACGGGGCGTCTTTCAAACTTGTCCCTGGAAAGTTTAGTTCAATCGTACCAACCGCTTAAAACACACATGGAATTCTACTCAAAACACAACAGGCTTACGCCAGAACTCTGGCATGATTACAGCGTCAACGCCTACAGGACGACGCCGGATGTCGGAAAACTGCTAACGCAATGGGGAGTTATTCAACCTGGTCAAGACCCTGCAATGGTGGTGTGGGATCTGGCAAATGTCAGGCGTGTCGAGGATCTCAAGCACGGCGCCCACGGACTGGCCACGGAGTTGTATGAATACGCCTGCGCTCCGGATGAGGAAAACCGCAACGAGGAACTTGGGGATATCTGCTGGTACTTGGCTGTGATCGTACGTGGCCTTGACTTGTGCCTCGATGATATCTGCCCACCAACCGATGACGGCACCATGTTTGCAATGACATTCCCGGCGTGTGCACATGAGGTTGTGGGAGACCTCAAACGCCTGGCCTACTATGATCGCCAAGAAATACGGGACAGGTTAATCACCAACATCAGATCCACATTGATCTGTATTCAGGGACTTGCATCCTGCAGCATGGCCGAGTTGCTAGATCAGAACAGTCATAAACTTCTCAAGAAACGTTACCCTGATGGATTCAGCAACGAAGCAGCTACGGCTCGCCGCGATAAACCGGGCGAGAGCGATTGATGCAGAATGGCATCGAGCGGGGGAGTTGATGCGGACCACCCAGGACTTTCGTTCGGACGTGGCCTGGTATTGGGCAGGACCAGAGGACGACTTCACACGTGCTGCTTTTTGGCAGATCGTGGTGCAGGCACGCTGCATTGTGTTGGAGTTCCTCAATGACGCGATCATTGGATTGGTCTGGGATCGAGGCCAACCCGCAGTAGCCTACGACGCCTCGCTGGCGCTGGCGATCTTGCGGCGTAAATGGCTGTTGGGGGACACGTCAACAAAGTTGCAGCGCGAGATAGAGGCCAGGGAACTTGAGAAGTTCGAGGCAATGCTGCACACAGACTTTGGAAAGACAACGCCTTGGTTTTTGATGTAGATGGTTATAAGAGTATCCAGTATAATACACTGAAGAATGTGCGAAATGGGCAATTTCCTGAACGTGTTTTGGAATAAGTTGAACAAACTGTTCAGCGTGATACATGTATGCTAAGTATTGATTATCAATTATTTAGCTGCGTTTTAGGTTTCACCAGAAATGGTGCGCTTAAAATGTTGTTCAGCGTTTTAAGTTATTGCTACACAGTGCTTTACAACACTCAATTTGCTGATGGCTACAATGTACAGTTTCGCGTGTATTGACACGAATGGTGGTCATCGCAATTACTACCGGACCGCGAGCAAGGAGTCTATGTGCGTGCTGGGCGCTGACGGCAAAACCGTGCTGCAGTGTCCCGAAGACATTGATCACACGGACACGATTGTGTTGCCTGGCGGTGTGCACCTCAGCATCCGAGAGATCGCACTTTCGGGTCTAGCAGGTTGGGTGACAGCACCCCCCACGTCCTATCGTTGGTGGTTGGAGTTCACGGACGGTACACGCGCCTCTTACTTGTTGCGTGAGCCTGACAGCACAGTTTATCAGTTTTTTCCTGAGCAGGAAAACGGAGCATGGGTGCCTGCGCGCACCGTGCAGGAGCAGGCAATCTTGTGGCACCCACGTGCGAACAAGTACGGGTTAGTTGTTAAAGTACATCCTGTTTAGATTGTACTTGCCGTCGTTGATTATCTTGCCAGTTCTACATCATGGTTAAAAAAGCATCATCTAAAGGGGGCACCGCATCTGCGAGTGCCGGTATCGAAGTCGTCTATCGCGTCGGTGGGCAGGAGTTCACTGACAAGGCCGCTGCGGAAACGCATGCTGCGAAGCATTCCGTGGAAGCAAAAGTAGCGTCCGCTGTGTCGGCTGTCATGCAACGCACCGCAGCGCGCAAGCGTCAGGACGTGCATGAGGGTGTCAAACATGTGTGCACACTGCTGCTCACCAATCCGGAGCTCGCGGCAAGGCTGCAGGAACTCATCAGCGGCGGAGGCGTGGACGCGAAAGCAGCAACGCGTGCCGTCGCAAAGACCCCCAAGACAAAGAAACCCACGGCGGAAGCCAAGGCACCAAGGGCCAAGAAACCCGCAGCGCCCGAGAGCAAGCCCGAGAAACCTGCGGAGTCGGAAAACAAGCCCGAGAAGCAGACCAGGACCAAGAAAGCTGCCGCGGTCAAACCTGCAGCAACCCCACCGGCTGCGGCGGAGGCTCCACCCAAGATCGACTTCTCCAAGTTTCCACCGCCACCCCCGCCACCACCACCTGGTAAGTAAGCACAGGAACTGATCTCCTCTAACGACGTACTTGCCATGGACCCTCACATCATCATTTCCGGTTCGAATCCCCAGCCTACTGAACCCCCATCTCCGACTGGAGGTGTGGCGTTCCGGCAGGCGGATTTTGACCAGCAGGTGCGAGGGCTCCATGCAAGTGCACGTGTGCGTCCAGAGGACGTACTTGTCGGTAATCCGGAGCATCGGCCCTTTGTGACGGTGATCCCGATTCTACCCCATCCCTTCAGTGTTGATCTGCAGCATGTGATCATTTTCACACGCGCGCCGAATCTGACAGAGGCGCTGGGCCGCACACCCATCATCTGGGAGAAGTTCATCAAACCGATACACTTCCCACCACAGTCGGACTTCACAGGTGTTCCAATGGCGAAAGCCTTGGACGAAGAGGATTGGGTCGAGTACCTGAAATCCTGCCTGCGGGCGCAAAGAGACCAACCGCACAAGTACAAACTTGTGGCGCTGGGCCGCGGTTCATTCCCGCACACATTTTGTCCCTTGTGGTTGCTGGAGGACTTCAAGGATATGTGCAGCTTCGAAGTGGACAACCGCAAGGATGTGGTCGCGTGACCAAACACGCACCAGTCGAAATGGAATTGCGCCGGTTGACGGCGGCTCATCGTTACGGTGAGTTGAAAAATGTACGACGCCTTTCACCAGGGTTAGCGGCAGGAGTGGTCCAAACCGGCTGTAGGACACTCATTTGTCGGCGCCTGAGAACAGGGGAATGCGTTTTGTTGTGGTCCGCATCATGGCTGCCTTTGCGGCAGCTTCTGAGGCTCCAACATGCCGGCTATCAAACATAACAGAGTTACAGGCAGTGCGCGCAAGAGCACTGCGGGACGTTGGAAACAGAAACAGCTGCAGAAGCAGCCCACAGGTGCGCTGCTAAAGTTCAGTCGTGACAATGCCAAGCTGGGAAGTCACATCCTGACGTTTTCCCTGCCATCCGGCCACACATGCCCCGGAGCTTGCACCTGTTTGGCCAAGGTGGATTTCAACACTAACCGGCTTGTGGACGGACCGCAGCAGGACACACGATGCTTTTCTGCCTCGCAGGAAGTGGCGTTCAAGAACTTGCGTGAAGCCAGGCGCTTCAACTTCGCATTGCTCCGTCGGCTCAAGAAAGCCACAGACATGCGGGATCTGATTTTGCGATCTCTGCCTGATGTGGGTGGTATCATTCGGATACACATCGGAGGTGACTTCTTTTCGCAGACATACTTTGACGCCTGGCAAATGGTGGCGCAGGCGCGTCCATATCAAAAGTTTTACGCGTACACGAAGTCCATACCGTTCTGGCGCAACTGGCTCAACAGGCACAAGGCGCTGGCCAAGAACTGTTTTCTGACGGCCAGCCTTGGTGGTAAGTTCGACGACCTAATTCTCCCGGGCTGGGTCACAGCCCAGATTGTAAAACATCCCGACGTGGCCGAGGCGTTGGAACTGGAGATCGACCATGATGACTCCCATGCCTACAACCCGCGTGGGTCCTTTGCACTGCTGATCCATGGTCCACAACGCCCAGGTACAGAGGCTGCTGCCTCGCTCAAAACGCTGCGTGAAGAAGGTGTGCAGTACAGCTATTCACGAAAAAAATGAACGAGCAACGAATTCTGAAGCGTCTGGCTCAAGCCCGTCGAGGGCTGTGCATTGCTTTGTGGTGTGCTGTACTTCTGCCATTACCAGCTGCCTTGATTTCTCCCTCCGTGGCTTTTATGACGTCTGGAATTGTGCTTGCAGTTGCAGCGCTTTTATGGTGGTATCGGGCGCATTTGTTTAGCAGCCTCATAGATCATGACTGAAACACCCAGCAAACCCACGCCCTATGATGGGCTTCCGCTAGAAGCCAAAGAACTGGCAGCCTTTGCGCTCTTCAAGGCGCTGCTGCAGCCGGTGGACGCAAAAGACTCACGGCCGCTGGGGGCTGTGATAAGCCTGAAGTCTTGGGAGACGTGCGCCGAGGCGGACCAAGCTGAGCTGCACTGGCGCGACGACAAGAACCTGCGCTTCATTTTCCGCAGCTTCGGCCGGGTTGTGGTTGAGGAGTTGCTGCAACAGGGCTTCACGATCAGACCGCCACGTGAAAAACAAATGCTCGACCAGCTCGATGCGGTCGTGACAGTACCGTCACACCCTGCCTACCAACTGACGGACGACATCTGATACTTATGCATGTCGCGCGACTACTCCAGATGGCTGATTACCTTGATCGTCTGGATCCGTCGCGTTTCACCATGCAGGCCTGGGTGCGCGTACCGCAGGCTCCGCGTTCGCACTTGATCAACCAACTCCCACCGGACAGCCGAGCTTGCCCGGTGGGATGGCTTCCTGACTTGGATCCTGAAAACTGGTGTTGGGTGGCCGTGCCTGAATCCTCTGAAGGGAAAGTGGAGTTGACCATCTACCCCGTGTGCAAGGTAGCCGCGGTATGGTGTGGGGAGGGACTGCAACCACATAACCTTGACCTCAATCCGGTGGTGTGTCGGGTGTGGCAGCAGGTGCGAGAATGGTTCGAGCTGGATTCGTTACAGCTGACGGGGCGGCTATTTGAGAGCAGTGGGTATGGTAATGGCGAGCCGGAACCGGGTCAAGTGGCGCGACGCATACGCGAGACAGTTTGTGTGCAATAACACACACCAACGCGTTATAGAAATTTGAGGACGGCTACGCTTGGTGGCGCCTCACCCATCTCCCGAAAGGGCACGAACTGGGGACCTTCGGGTCCCCGCCTGCGTACTGGCTCGCTACCAGCACGCAGGTTTGTTCGGCTTCGGGCTTTGCAGTGACTTCATCGGGTCATGCATTTGGGGAAATCAAACAGGTCATGGGTGACCTGTACGATGGTTCGTGTTCACGAGACCCCACAGGGGCGGGAATCAATATGGGGCGGCATACGCCCCCACAGGGCCCAACTGGCCCGACCGCTGACCTGGCAGTTACTACCAGGATCGTTCCGGCGAAATCCGGTTCCACACCATGCAGAACAAAAGCAAACAGATGAGTCTCTCCAACATGTTCGCCCAAGGACTCACATCTATGGGCGCTCTCCTGGAGAGCAATGAGCAGTTCGCGAACCTCGCGGCGGCAAGACCGCCGCGCTGCCGCTTGACCAGCAGCTACGCAGGCCCCAACGATTTCACGTTGGAGGTCATCGGGGAACAGATGCCGGCACCGGCGAAGGTGGATGAGGCGACGGTGCGCCTCATGAAGGGATGGCTGGCCAGTCGCCAGGTCATCACGGGAATCCTTCAGGGGGATAACCTCCTGGAGGACATGTCAGTCGAGGAGGCGATCGATCTCCTCGACCAGCACCGTATCATTAAGCCCCGTGACAAGAAGTCGCTGGGCATGACCGTGTGGGAACATGCAGTTCCGCACTGCTTGTTCCGTCAGTCCCTGGAGTTCCTCCAGAAAGCAGGACCTGGCCTCCCGGCAGCCTGGGACGTGGTGGAACTCCTCGAGGATGACGACGGCACCCAAGTGGGTGTCAGCCGCGCGGATCTCGAGGACTTGATCAAGAAGATCAAGGCCGTCGAGGCCATCGTGACGAACCTGCCCAAGATCGCAGGTCCGTTCATCCCGCTTGGGGCCGCGACACCGCGCCCCTCGCTGGACACCTCGGATATCCAGCGCAACACCCGCTGGGTGCCGCTGAGCCGCTGGGGTGGTACGACGGCGTTCAAGTTGCGGATTGAGGTCCGCAACGGTCGTATGACGGCCATGTCGGCCGTTCCTGAACTGGAGGGCGGTACTCGGGAGAAACCCGAGGTCGTCCAACAGGCGCGCAACCCCGACCGCCACGGGCGTCCACAGCTGACGCCCCTGCCGTCTCTTCCGCCCCTGGCGGAAGACTGCCGGTTCCTCACGGACACTTTCGCACGCCGGGAGGAGATCCTCCAGGCAGCGCCAGAGTTCGCGAAATGGGCAGGAGCGGCAGGGCTACCGCTCTTCCTGCTTCAGCAGATCAACCTGACAAAGTCGGGGAAGGTCTGGCTGCAGGACGTGATGGATCAGCAGCAGCAGGCCAAGGAGGACTTGGCCGCTGCAAAGGCTGAGGCGGCCGCCGCTGTGGCCGTTGCAATGGGTGTTCAGAACGGAGAGGTCGGCGACGATTTCTCGATTCTGGAGAATGCGATTTCGTCCGCACCGATTGCGGATGAAATCGAGATCGAGCCTGAGGTGATTTCGTCCGCACCGATTGCGGATGAGATCGAGATCGAGCCTGAGGTCGAGGCAACACCAGCTGAGGCCGAAACGACACCCGCCGAGATGGCAGTTGTTTAAGTGACCACGGCGTGGGCCGGCTCAGGGGGTAACACCCCTGGGCCGGTTCCCGCCATCATTTTAGCTATTGCGTCTTGCTGTGTACTGCTTAGATGTAAGCATCATATAGTACACATGCACTTCGATCCTCCGGAACTCGCCGTCATTGCCGACCTAATCTTGTGGTTACTCCAGGACGGTAACATCGCCGACCAAGTGACGCAGCATGGCATCAGCCTCCCGGATTTGAAGCTCAAGCTCCTGCAGGTACAAGAGACCAGTCATGACAGTGAACCCCTGTTGTTGGATGAACCAAGCAGTGATTACGAGGAGCGCAGACGCCGCAAGCCAGCCACCGTGAAGGAGAAATCACGGAACATAGCCACGCTGGTAAATTGCTACAGCAAGAAGTCGCTGACAGGTATGCAGCTACAGGAGGCTTTCTTGGAGTCCCCGAAGCAGGACCTCGTTGATTTTATCATGCTTTCACTTTTAGGATGGGCACCCCCACAGCAGCGGAAGAAATTCCCAGCGGTCAATTAGTACCGGAAGCCACGACAGTGTCAGGGCAGGAAGTAGCCAGGTTGGTATTTGACCACGCAGAGGCAAAAGGCACAGTGGAGTTGCGACGGGAAGGCTACGGCGCGTCACTGTGGGTAGACGGTGTTGAGCTCGCCTATGTGGATCTGTTTTACCGTTCTCCAGAAGGTCAACGCGCAATCGCCGACAGTTTGGTGCAGCGCAACACCGCTCTACTGAGCGCGCCTGACAGTCTGGTGCGGCGTAACGCCGTTTTACTGGGATCACATGCCGATGAATTTGGAGAGCAGGGGCTCCTGCAGTACATTCGAGCCGAGGATGGTAGGATCGTCAGTCGCACGTATGACGAAATAGGGCTGCCCATTGTGCGCAGTCGCTGGCGTCCTATCCAAGACACGGATCCCACTCACGTGCTGTGTGACAAGGTTCCAGCCACCTGGGAGGCAAGCAGCATATGACACCCCGGCAGCAAATCCGACTTAATCAAACCTTTGCGCGTGTGAAGGGTGAGTCCATTGAGGTGCTGGAGCGCGCCGAGGAAGTCTTGAAGGAAGCACTAAAACTGCTGCGGACAGATGATGTCGAACTGCCACGGTATCTGCATTCTCAAATGCAGCTAGTCACATCTGCGCTTAACAAGGTGCTTTCCGGACAGCAGCGAGTACGCGGTATCCGGGAAGCTTGCCGGATCATGGAGGGTAAGCCGTGAAGCAACCTGATGTAATCATCTTTGTCGAAGGGGGTCTGGTGCAGGCAGTTCGTTCGACGGTACCGCTTACGGTGCAGGTGTTCGACAAGGACAACTACGACGCAGGGGGCAGGGCTGAGCGGGAGGACATGAGGCGTCGCTTTATCATTCTGGGTGACATGGACATTGATGACTGGTGGTCTGACGTCGTCAGAGAAACACATCCGCATGGAGCCTTCTGAAAATCAATCTTTGAAGCTGCCCAGGTTGATGGTGCAGCCGGATGGAACTGCCAAGTTGTACTTGCTGGCAGCGGATACGCATAAAGGAGGTACGACTGTGGAATGCTTCACGGAGGAGTTGAGTATTCCACGTGCAATAGCACGCTTGCTGGACGAGTCGGAAGAGGCGGCCGTTGCTGCGTACAATGATGAGGATGAAAGTGGAGACTTCTGGGACTGGATTGAAGATGTGAGGGGTAACACCCTGGATACCTTCCAGACAGATGAGGCCACGTACTTGGTCGATCCAACGCCACGCGTGCAGCGTCTGGAGGATCTGCTCCTCAAGGCTTTTGACCATCTGTGTTACATGGCCAATATCTTACCAGCAGGTATCATGATCGACATGGCGCGGAGTGGCCAAGATGAGGCGGCACAGCAGATCGTGAAAGAAGTAGATCGCATCCGAGCGTACCGGAAACAACATGGAAGCAATCCCAATCCCGTTTGAACAAGAGGACCCCGTGTTGGGGAACCTGGTGGCCCGCTGGATTCTTCGTCGTCATGGTGCGTCGCCGTTTGCTGCACGGATGCTGGACATGAAGTCAGACCGCATGTTTGAAGAGATACGACGTGAAACACGCGCCCAACCCCGGAACGCTCCTTGTGGTTGCGGTTCTGGACAGAAGGCCAAGAAGTGCTGTAGTGCCCTGGTATGACAAACCCCCTATCTCTTTCCGATTTTTTTGAGGCACTCGGCGGTATCGCTGCCTCTGTTTTAACCTGGCTCGATACTCCTGCTGCCTCCCCGTTCGAATCTCACAGTTTCGACATAGAGGATGACACCTTCAAAGGCTGGTTTACACCCGCGGTTTGCCAAGGCGCATCACTACGCGTGCGGCCGTTGGAAGGCCCGACGGGGCATGGGGTGGAGCTGTTGTTTTCCGTGAACGCTCCTGCAAATCCATTTCTGCATGGCAGCAAGCGTATGCAGACTCAATGGGTCGCTCCAACTTTCAAGGCGTTGGGGTTGGATATTGATATCCTCGTTCCTCAGTCGAGTCACACGGTGTACATTACGCTCGTCCACACAGACTCACGCAGGAGTTGCGTACTGAGCGTCGTGTACTACCCACGCAAATAGCGGTTGACAGTACCGTATGCGCGGGAACCATCTAGCATGGACGAGACCATGCACAGCTACGATGTACTGCACCTTGCCGACTTGCTGGAGCGAGTCTGGCAGGAGCGTAGCATCGCGGCCTCGTTGGTTGAGCGCCAATCCTGGGATGTTGTTGAAGGGATGGTGCTGCACGCAACCTCGATAACGGCACTGGAGAGCAAGCTGCGCACCTGTATTAAGTTCGCGGCAAAAGGAGGTTACCGGAGAGTACTGAGGCTCGCTTTGACGCACATGGAAGAAACCATCCTGAACATCTCGGCCTGTGTGGGAGTTTGAGTGTACGCTAGCGCGTGTGCTCACCCGCACAGGCCGCTTCACTGTAATGGCGGAGCGGAAAGAAGACGCGGAGGAGCAAGCGCTCAAGATATTGGCGGACCCGAAAAATCCGGCTGTCCAGTGGGATGCAGAAGCTGCCTGTCAGTCATCCATGGTCGTATCCATTGAAAAAGTGGAGAAGGCCTGATTGGGATCTGTTCTAAATGTCCAACACACTCACTTCAAATCTGCGCAGCCGGCGCAATCAACTCATTGAATCCTTCGAGCAGGGATTCAGTTCTTCCGATATCCAGAGCGTCAACATCCTCGCGCATGCCCGGAGGCATTGGCCCGTACAGTTCACCTGGACCTACCTGCTGGAGCGCCTGACGGTTATTCAGGGAGACACCATCACGGTGCCTGAGTTGTGGGAACTGCGCATGATTACCGATGCCGGACAGCACCCGGATTTCAATCCGCTTGCCTGCCATCCCTGGTCTGGGTACAATCAACCCCACCCAGCTGATCGCACTTTGCAGCGCTTGAGCCGGGTTTTCGCAGGCTGCTGTGCGCGTCTGATGATAGACCGCGGGAGCGCGGTCACCCGTCAGTACTACATCCGGAGACTCCGGGCTGTGCTCGTGCGTGTCACAAATCTGTGTAACGCAGCCCAGCAGGAATACGACGACAACTGTCTCTAATGTCTTTAACGGCCCAGCAACGCCATAACCGTACGGTGTGTAAATGCTGCCCTCAGTGTAATCTTCCCTCGGATCGTTTGCTCCCAAGCGGACGCGCGGGGCTCTGCAGTGTGTGTCGCGTCCACCTGCGCGGTGTGCGGGATGTTTGGCGCGCTGACCGTCACGACCGGGGGCTGTGTCTGGACTGCGGTGGTCCTAAGGGGGTTAACAGGCAGGCACGTACTACCTGCCAGGGGTGTGCGGACTGCAAAGCGGCAAAGCGGCGAAATAGTTTGCAGGGCAACAGTCTCGTATGGACTATACCCCAATGACACCCACCATCATCGCTTACAGCACCGCAGACTTGTTGTTTGGCAAGATCGATCGCGAGGCCATGCAACGCTCCGTCGAGCAGGCAGTCACCGAATGGAATCGTGTACTTGCAGGGCTTGTGGTGTTTCAGCCCTGGGTGAAAGGCTGCACGGACCCTTTGGTGTTGATCACGTTTGGACACCAGTTCAAACCACGGCCAACGACAACAGAGACCTGGGCAACCTGTACACAGTTCCCAGGCAAGCTGGCACCGCGTTGGGTTATTGAGCTCAAGGACAACCCCAGGTTGAACTGGAAACCCCTGCCGGTAACCCGGTTCGGTATCTGGTGGCGCAGGGTAAACGGGCTTGCCGTTGGTAGTATCTCGATTGTGGCGGTGCTGCTCCATGAATTGGGGCATGTGCTGCAGCTACCCCATGAGGAAGTTGAAGACTTGATCATGAGCGAGTCTTGCGCGCAGCGGGAAACCATCCGACCGATGGAAGCCAAACGGTACCGGACATGGTTTGAGAAATACATCGCGGCGCAGCAGCATGACTGAGCGTCCCAAGTTCGCAGATGGTTCGGGCAATACCTGAGGTACGCGCTCCGGTTGTGGGAAGGTGAATGGCGCAAAGCGTAAATCTTACCCGTGACAATGGAGGGACCGGTGGTTAAACTTCTCCTATGGCAACCCGTGCGGAATTCGACCAGCTCCTAAACAGTATCTACCAGGACAACCCCACCTGGTGGCCTCACGGCCTCAAACGCGCCCAGCTCGACGAGGCGTTCGCGATCCGAGACCCTGCGACGCGCAAGCTGGCTGGTTTCACAGGCTGGCAGTTCCGCAACGATCAGACAGGCAAGAAGGCTGGCTACTACGCTGTGGGACTCCTGCCGGAGTTCCGGCGCCAGGGGCTTGCGAAGCGTGCCCTGCAGGAAATGTTCCAGGAGCACAAGCCGGCGGATGTCCAGGATGTCCGGGCCTACATTGTGCCCGGTAATGAGCCGAGCCTGAAGCTCGCCGACAAGCTCGGGGTGCCTGTGCAGCATAAGATGGCACGCTTGCGCTCCCAACCGCTTCCCTCTATGTTGACCAAAATGGCACGCCGACCTTCCTACGTTCCAGGCTCCTACGGGGGTGTTTCTCTCCAGCAGTACATGCCGCTGGCACCCCGCCGTGCTGTGCTGAACCCAGAGGAACAGGCCAACGTCGAGGAAGGACAGAGTCAATGGTTCCCAAAACTTTTCAGGTCTATGGCTGACAGTCCTGCTGTGGACATGTCCTCCCCTGCCAAGGCATCCTTGATGACAGCCTTGGTTGGTGGTGGAGCAGTCGGCGCAGGTGCCCACTTCCTAGGAGCCAAGCCAGAACACACGGCAATGGCCGGCGGCGGTGCGGCGTTGCTGTCTGGGTTGCTCGGTTACCACAGCCGCAAGGCCAACAACGAGGGGATCATTGAGATGATGCGCCGCCTACCCCCAGGTGGGACCCGTCGCGACATGCTGGCTGACCCGGTGCTGCAGCAGGAACTCAACCGCGAGAGTCAGACCGGTGCCTCCGAGGAAGCCCTCCGGACGGCCCAACTTCTGGCCGTCTTGAAAGCCACGTCCAAGACGGCGGCGGTGAAGCAAGCCGGTTGGCCCGAGGTTGCCAAGGCGTTGTGGACAGGCACCAAATACATGGCGGCACCAACAGCAGGTGCGGTCGGCATGGACGCGTTATACAACGCCCCCAGTGGACGGTTTCTCACGACTGAACATTGGAAGGAACGCCTGGCGGACGGTTTGCTGAACACTACCATGTTCGGGATTGGCAAAGGTACGGGACGGTTGCCTGGTGTTTCCGCACTCGCGAAGGCCGAAGCGGCAAAGCGGCCCGTACAATTGACCATCGACGCCGCCAAGAGGTTAAAGATGATGGGCGGAGCAACAGGTATGGCGGTAGCTATTCCCGGTGTGTTCGCGAAGGATTTAATGCGGCGTAACATGAACACGGGTTCTGATTTGGTGGCCGCCTTGTCCAAGGAGCGTGGGACCAACGTCAACGTCACGGCTCCCGCCAATACCTCTGTCAACGTCACGTCCCCGAGCATCTTTGATCAGGCTTCTCAGTACATAGACAAGAATCCGGGAACAGCCATCGCGGGTGGGCTTCTGGGCGCCGGGCTGCTGGGTGGTGTCGGTTATCTGGGCCTCAAGGGCATCAATGCCCTGCAGGGTGTCGCGGACCGTGCGGAGCGCCCTGAGTCTGGACGTATCCGGGTGACACTACCAACCAAGAACAAGGGTGACGCGGAAACGCAGCTTGATCTGCCTGTGCAGGAGATGGCACTCTCGGATGCTCTGGTGGGCAAGATTCGCCGCGATGTTCGTGGTCGCCTCCGGCACGAAACTAACGAGCGTACCAAACGCGTGATCCTCTCCCCGGAAGAGCGCCAGCGTCGAGCTGAGTTGTTGGCAAGCTACCGTAATAACGCTGTGAACGTATGACCACTCTTTCGCCCTTCATCAAGCTCGCACTCCTGCAGGACGGCGTCTCACCCAAGAGCGCCCCGGGTCCTGTGCGGCCTGCGGATCAAACCAACGGCATCAAGCCAATCGTGATCCCGAACCATGCGGCTGAGGATCCGAACGCAGTCTCCCCTGAACAGACCAAGGCCGAGCAGGGACAGGTCAAGGCTGAGCAAACAGCCCAGCAGGCGCAGATGAAGGCCTTGGAAGCAGGCCATCAGCAGAAGCTGCAGCAGCAACAGATCCTGCACACCAAGGCCATGTCCAACGCGGCAAACAACATGGGCGCTGGTTATTTCGGTAAGCGCTTCTCGACGACCATGGGGAACATCAGCAAGCTCACCCAGCAGGCAAGCATGTCCCGGTTGAACCATGGGCTCTATGGTCTCAAAACAGCGGCAGATGCTCCGAGTGCGCCCACCCTGACCCGCTCTGGCAAACCCTGGCCAACCGGGCGGGCCGCACCAACAGGCGTGCTGAAGGGACCGCATATTGCGGATCTGTACCGCGACAACGGAATCAATTACAAAGCCCTGCAGGCTGGGCACTACGGTGATCCTGCGGCGCCTGTGCCAGGTGTCATGGACACGCTCTGGAATGGGATTAAGGAGCCCAGCAAGGCCCTGCCGATTGCACGTGCCGGTATCAGTACAGTTCCGGGTCTTAACTGGTTTGCAGGTGACAAACCGGTCACGCCTTTCGGAGAGACACCGTGGCAACCCTTTTCGAACTCGGCCAAACCAGGTACGGTGGGAGCGTTGATGCCTACCAGCTTACTCAACGGCGTAGCTAACGCGACGCAGTGGATGGGCAATAAAGCGCTCAACTTACCACGTGTACTGGGCAACGCCGGCTTGGCTGTAGGTGCAACAGGACTAGGGGCAGCCTCCCACACTGGCCAGGCTTACGCAGCAGCGCCCGATGCCTACAAGGAACTCTCGGCAGCTCATGCAACCCCGGAGGGAATCTGGAATACCCCGACCGACAAGCTGACTAAAACCAAGGCGATGCTTGGTCAACTTGGTTCGGGTGCACTGGATACTGCTAACACGGCTTTCACGGTTACTCCCTGGAAAGGGGTCGGACTGGCGGCGAAACCAATTGCGAAACTGCTGGGCCTCTCGTTTCCGCTCATGGAGGGGCCGATGGCCAACATGGGGCATGACGCGACTGTCGCACAGGCGACTGCCCAACAGCAGGCGCTGCGCGAGGCGGCGGCCAAGGCAGGACAACCATTGACCACCCCCAGCGGCTCAGGTGAATGGTTGCAAGGGCTGCTTGGACAGCTCGGCACCTACCTGAAGAATCGCACAGGCTCCATGGTAGCAGGTGGACAACCACAGACGCTGCCCTCCACAGTAGGGGCGCAAGGGCTGCCTGTGCGCTCCATGACGGGATTCTTGCGGGAAGCACTCGGAACCTAAAGTCCACGCCTCATGTTCAAAGCACCTCTCATCAACGCCGCCGCCAACACAAGCCCGAGCGCGCACATCAGACTCAACTACGGCACCCCAAGTGGGGAGGCCCTGCCGAGTCTGACATCCAGCCCAATGGCGGATGCGCTGCTGCGCTTTGGTCGGGCGGCTCTAATGCCCGCAGGGCGTGCTGAGACGTTTGAACCTTCAACATACCGCCTGCCGAATCTCATAGGGCGCATGAACGGCAGTTACGGGGTGGGTGGTGAGTTCTACGCAAAGGCGCTCGGCAACGTGGAGGCAGCGCAACAGCTTGCAGCGCAGTCTCAGGCTGGTCTCATGGCCGCCGTGCAGGGCACCGGTGCCGCCCCCTACGCGCTACCGCTGTATGAAACCTTGCAGGACCCACGTTGGGGACCTGAGGCCAGCAATCTCCGCAACGCGCTTTTCCATGCATCGTGAAGTCGTTAACGCCCAGTATGAATTGGATCGGCGCCCTGAAGAGGACGTCGATTTCGAGTTCATGTCTCCCAATCAATTCGTCGGTCCCAATGTCGGGCTGATCCCGCTGCAGAATGCCGTCCAACCTACCCGGTTGTTCTACGGTGCCCGTTTCGCCAACCAGGCACAACCACTGGTAAAACCAGAGGCACCATGGATCCAGACCAGCATGGATGACACGCCGGACACGTCATTTGACGACATGCTTGGCGGTACGGCCGGCGCTATCCGCTCTGACGGGGACGCCACGGTTGAGGATGTGGCGGACACACAAATCAAACTGCGACTGGCAGATGGAACTCCCAAGGTGATCGGGCTGTATCGCAACATGCCCTTCAACCGGTACAGCGGAATCACACAGACCCCGACGGTCACGAAGGGACAGACTGTCAAAGCCAAGGACCTGCTGGCCCGTTCCAACTTCACAGACGAGAAGGGTTCCCTGGCGTTAGGCCTCAACGCCCGTGTGGGGGTTGTTCCCTTCAAGGGGTTCTCGATGGATGATGCCATGGTGGTCTCGGACAAGTTCGCAAAGCGGGCCACCAGCCTCCATCTGGATTCCATCGACAAGGACTTTTCAGGGGGCAACCTGAAGAGCGGCCAAGACCACTTCAAGTCACTGTTCCCTGACATGTACACCAAAGATCAGCTCACGCTGCTGGACGAGCACGGCATCGTGCGTCCAGGTCAGGTTGTACAACCGGGCGACCCTCTGATCCTGGCCACCCGTCCGCGCAACTTCAATTCAGCCCAGTCACAAAGCCTGGGGCGCTTGGGCAAGGTAGCGAGACAGCTCCGCGCGGATGCCTCTGTGCAGTGGGACAGCGCAGTGCCAGGTACCGTCACGGACGTGGTGCGCAAGAATGACGGATCTGTGAAGGTGCTGGTCGAGAGTCATCGCCCCATGCAGAAGGGCGACAAGCTTGTCCTGCGCTCGGGCCAGAAGGGGATCGTCTCAGCGGTCATCCCCGAGCATGAGATGCTCCGCACAGCGTCGGGTGAACCGCTGGAGATGCTGCTCAACCAACAGGGTCTCCCATCGCGTGCCAACCCCTCGCTGTTACTTGAGATCCTTCTTGGAAAAGTTGCAGCCAAGTCAGGCACCCCAATGAAGCTCCCGGCGTTCAATCCGAACGAGGACAGTTGGATAGACTTTGTGGCGGCCAAGCTCAAGGAAGCAGGCATGACCGACAAGGAGACTGTGTTCGATCCCAAGGACAACCGCAAGCTGGACAGGCCGATCACAACCGGCAATGCCTACGTGTTGAAGCTGCACCACATCGCAGAGCACAAATACGACGCACGTGGGCAAGGGGGGTATGACCAGGACGGACAACCTTCGAAGGGGTCTGGCCTTGGTGGCGGCGCCAAACGTCGCTCAGGTCTCGAGACTACCGTGATGCTCAGCAGCGGCGCGTACAACAACCTCCGGGAGTCCAGCACATTGACGGGGCAGCAGAACGATGATTTCTGGCGCACCTTCAGGTCAGGGCAAACCCCCAAAGCTCCAGGCTCTCCTTTTGTGTTCCAAAAGTTCAGGGCACTTCTGAACGGTGCTGGCATGCACGCGCGCGAAATGGGCGGCGGCAAACTTCGGTTGGGTCTCCTGACTGACAAACAGCTCGAGCAATTCAAACCCCTGAAAGTACATTCCGGTGAGACCATTGACTTCCGCACCTTGGCTCCCAAGGCAGGCGGTCTCTTCGACCCGGCATTGGTGGCCAACAAGAACTGGGGTTACATTGACCTCCCGGAGCCTATGCCGAACCCAGCCGCAGAGGACACCATTCGCCAGCTGCTTGGGATCACTCGCAAGGACTTCGAGGAAGTTCTTGCCGGTACTCGGCCGCTGTGAAACATTTACTCATTCCTATGAACCTGCCATTCCGTATCAATCTCACGACTTTCATCATCAAGCGCGCTGCGGGTGAACCAGCCCAAGCGCCAATTAACCCCCGCATCCTGGCCGCCATCCTTGGTGGTGGAGCCGGGGCGCTCGGGGGTGGCGCCATTCAGGGTGTCCGTAAGCTCATGCAGAGCAAACGGGATGAGGAGGAGAACGGTTCTCCCTCGATCCTGAAAGGTATGCTGCTCGGGGGTCTTGGTGGTGCTGGGGTTGGTGCGGGCTTGGAACACTGGCGTGGGCAGGGTGGTTCCGATGAATCATCGATACCAGCGTTTGCAGATCACTCCAGTCAGCTTGCAGGAGCAGCAGGGCTAACCCCAACTAAACCCATCACCGGTTCCGTCAGGGAAATGGAGGAGGGCGCGGGTTACCCGACACGCCCAACTAACTGGGGAGCACAGAGCAAGGCAGATCCATTACAGACGAATCTGCTCCGTACACCCGCTAGGTTTGGCGGAGTACCGAATGAGAACGAGCAAGCAATGTTATCGTCAGCTATGTTCAAAAAAATTCTGATGGGGGCTCCGTCTCCAAGTTCGCTACTTTCAGGAACAATACCAGCTCCGTCTCTCCCGCCGTACGCAGGAGGCGCATAGCGCAGTAAAATCAGCACTTAGTGTCCACCAAGGCCTATCACGAGTACAGGGGGCAACAGCAGTTTGTCCGGTTTGATTTCGGCGTCACAGAAGCGTTCCCGCAAGGTACAAACTACATTGAAGTGCAGGTGGTAGGCTCCCATACGGAGCGCACCCCGGTGACAATCTCGTCGGATCTTACAATTGAGAAGGAGGACGATGACTGGTACTGGGATCGGCGCGATGAGTGGAACATCGCAGTAGATCAGCTCCTCAGTACACTGTTGACCGTGCTCACGCACAACCCGCAGCTGTTGGATCTGGAGCGTCCCGACTCCTCGACCGCAGACATGTTCACGGATTTATTCGACACGCTTGGAAACCAGTTTTGAACAAACTACGAAATCTTATCCTCAAGTGCCACACTGCGTGGTACTGGCTCTCAGAAGGTACCTACGATGTGTACGTGGCCTTGACAGACTGGCGACCGGTCCTGACTGATCTGACCAGCATTTGGGTCGGTGTCATGCTGTGTGGTTGTCTCAATGCCTTGGTGACGATTCCGGACCATCCGTTGTTGGGTTGTGTGTTTCTGCTGTGCTGTGCGAGCAGCATAAAGATCTCGCTGGCGACCAGTGACAACACGTACGCGCGTGCCTACGGGACGTTGGAGGCGCGGCAAAACATGCTGAAGAGCATGGAGGTTGCGGTGATAAATTTGCAGCAACAGGCACGGGATCCGAAGCAACTCGAATGGCGTGTCTTACAGCAAGCCGTGCAGGACTTGTACCTCAGCAACCTGACGGCGATGAAACGTCATGAGCAGTACAGGCAGGGTATGCGGTTTCGTGCGCAGCAGTGGTGTTATGAGAAGTACCAATTCCTGACAGGATGTCACAGAAGATCTCATTGAACGCCCAAGCGGATCACGTGATTCTGATATCACGCGAGGGTGAACCGAGCACGAAGCTGGAGTTTAGGTGCAGTACAATAACCGCCATGACCATGGAGGAAGTGCTGAGCAGAGTGCAGTCTGCCGTGACGGATTGGATTATTGAGACGGACGAGGGCAAGCGTGCCTGGCAGGATTCTGTGGAGGACTTTAATGTCGGAGACCTGAGTCTGGAATTATGCGCCCAGCTCCATGAGCATCTCCGTAGCTGGGGTATCTTGAATGTCTCAGTCTCGTCACCGGACCACGACGTCTGTCCGGCGTGGAACTATGACACCGTGTTGGCTGAACGGTCGCGGTTGGAGGGCCTCGCCTCGTGAGCGGTACTGTCGAGTACCCCTTCCTGTACGAGGCCACAGATGCTCAGCTGCAACGATTCTTCATGTTGACGGCCTTTGTGGCGGGTAAACATGCTGGCGTTCAGCAACGCAAGTTGGACGCCCTGCTGGGTGACTGGCGGGAGCTGTACGGACTGCGCTGTCCCTTCGACTGTTTGTCCATGTTATGGGCCGACGCGCGAAAGTGTGTTCCGGACAGCGGAGCGGAAGCGCAGCGTGTGGTGAAAGAGGAGCCGGCATTGGTGATCTGGCTACAGCAACACAAGGTTGGTCAGTACGTGCGCTTGTCGCGGTTGCTGTTCCATGTGGCAGCCAGGCACTATGAGGGGTTGCTGAATCTCCGCACCTGCACACGCGAGGACCTCGTAACGCTTCCCGGTTACGGCCTCAAGAGCGCCTCTATGCTCATGCTATTCACACGCCCCGGATTGCAGTTGGCCTGCCTGGATACCCACATCTTACAGTACATGCAGCGCAAACGCCTGTGTGCTGGGATTCCCAAAACAACTCCTTCCGGTAATGAGTATTTGCGGTTGGAGAAGGCGTTCTTGCATCATTGTGATGAGCTGGGCCGCGTACCGGCAGAACTGGACTTCGAGATCTGGAAAGAAAACTCAGTGACGATGCGTGGACAAAAGTTCCTGACAGAGCTATGAGCAGGCGTAGCACCAAAGCAACGCGGGACAAGTTCGTACAAGATTTCGTAAAATCCTGGGCAAGGGGGAGGGCACGCTTCGAAGCCATGCGCCGTCGTTTTGCGGCGGAGGCTGGGTGCGAAGTGACGATTCATCCTAGACCTGAAAAGTACTATTGGAACTTTGTGATAATCCAGCAAGGGCTTGCTCCAGCCCTGCGTAAACTTCTTGGTCCCGAGGCGGCCGTGCTAGGTCCAATGGGGTTGTACTGTGATCTTACAGTCGTGGCGAATCTAATGCGTACGCGCAGTCCGTCCTTGGAGTTGAGATTCACGAACTACAACAAAGCGTCACTGCACTTTGTGTTACCGTCCGTAGCGAGACAAGCCAAATTCGCCCCCGGTTCCCTCGGCGCCATCAATGGGGGTAATCGTAAAAGCATCCCGATCCCAGATGACTTTACCGTCGGGCAGCTCGTCGACCTCCTGTTAGCCGGGCGGCGCGCCCAGCGGAAGTTTTTCAAGACACTGTTGTCATGACCTCCCCACCTATTCCCGCAGGGCTTCCTCCCGAGGAAGCCATTAAACGAGTGCTGACGGATCAACTCGATCAGCCGGAGTGCTGGGCCAAAGCCCTCGTGAATCTTTCGGAGTTAGACAGAGAGTGCCAAGTGGACGCCCTGGTTATGCTGCAGCTGGCGCAGCCCATAAGACAGTTTCTGCATCAGGTCGCGGGGGGCAATTCGGAAATCAATCAGACGATGCGGCGAGCTCGTATGTTCTTGTACGCGCTGAGCCTCAAACCTGGTACGGTTACTCTGGGTATGCATCCGGACAAACAAGGGCATGTGTTGACCCTCAAACTGGACTTGGGTGCGGTTCCTCTGCTGGAGGAGTTCTATGAGGAGGAAGACAAGGCGCAGGCGCTTGACGAATACGCGCTACTGACGGAACTGAGAATGCCGGCCAATGCCTTGCACACCACGCACGACAAGGACGCATGAGCACACCCACTACACCCGCACAAGTACGAGACCGCATTGAGGTTCTCAGGAAGCAGATTGAAGATGCCGCTAACTGGTACTACCAGGTGGGGCGGCCCGTGATATCAGACCAGGAATACGACAAGCTGTTCCGAGAACTGCAGATCTACGAAGCGAGCTATCCGGAACTCCTGACGCCGGCGTCCCCAACGCAGCGCATCCTGCAGCAACCCCTGAAGGGCTTTGCTTCCTGCATGCGCCAGATCCCAATGCTCAGCCTCGCGAATGCCTACGAGGACAAGGATATCAAGACATTCTTGGAGCGTTGCGTGAAAACAATCGGGACGCAGGACACGCCAGCCTACTTGGTGGAGCCGAAGGTGGATGGTCTCTCCGTGGAGCTGTACTACAACCATGGTATTTTGACGCGCGCCCTGACCCGTGGTGACGGTATCACGGGTGATGATGTGACGGCCCAGGTCAGGACGATTCGTAGCGTCCCGCTGCAACTCAAGAGCACTACCGGCTTCCTGCACCCGGATGAGATGGTGTTTCGTGGGGAAGTGTACATGTCGCGGGATACATTCCAGCTGCTCAATGCACAGCGTGTCGCCGCCGGGGAAGAGGAATGGGCAAACCCCCGCAATGCTGCCGTGGGAGCCCTCAAGCAGCTGGACCCGCGTGAGACCTCCAAGCGGCGTCTGGACTGTGTCATCTACGAGTTGCTGGAATGTGACAGCTGGGTCTGTCAGACAACCCTCCATGATCAGTTCCGCTGCATGGGCCTGCCGACCTTTCCTCCGCATGTCCTGTACCGCACACGCCAACCCACCGTCGAGCAGACCTTGGTGTCTCTGAAGGATGCGCTGGCGCAGCTGCAGAGTGAGCGTGGTACGTTGCCCTTCGACATCGATGGCGCGGTGATCAAGCTTGATCAGCGGAATCTCCGCCGACTGCTTGGCACCAACAAGACAGCCCCGCTCTGGGCCGCGGCCTTCAAGTACCCACCCGAGGAAGCCAAGACCGTCCTGAATTCCGTGACGGTCCAGATGGGCAAGAACGGTGTCCTGACGCCCGTGGCGGAACTCCGTGCCGTGAAGCTTGCTGGTTCCACGATTCGGCGCGCGACCCTCCACAACTATGTGGATGTCGCCGCGAAGGACATCCGGGTCGGGGACCATGTGATCATTGCAAAAGCAGCAGAAATCATACCGCAGGTCTTACGGCCGATTCTGGACAAGCGCACAGGCGACTGTTCCAAGATCTTCGCCCCAACGGAGTGTCCGTTCTGCGGCTCCCCCACAGGCAAGTCTGAGGAAGAGGCGGTGGCAATCCGTTGCACCAACTATGATTGCCCGGAGTGGTTCAAGCAACGTCTCTGCTACTTTGTATCCAAGGCCGCTTTGGATGTTGAGGGAATGGGACCGTCCACTATTGAGGCGATTTTGACGCATCTGCCGCGCGTGAAACGGTACGCAGATCTGTTCCTGCTTGGCATCCCCGAGTTGGATCGGTGCGGGCTAGGGGAGAAGCAGGCCAGCAATACCGTCAAGGCACTCGCGACGGCACGTCAACGCGCAGCCCAGGAGCAAGACCGGGTTATCCGGGGACTCTGTATCCCGCAGGTTGGCAACACGGCATCGAGGGCGCTCGTGACACACTTTGGCAGTATCCCAGCAATCCTGGCCGCCGCCGACCAGGATATCCTGTCCTGTCCGGATATGCTCCCTGTGGCTGCCGCAGCCTTCCTGGCCTGGCGGCAAGACACCGAGAAGGTGCGGGACATTGATCTGCTGGGTTTGGTCGGCTTCGAGTTCCCGGAAGCCACGCGGGAGATCAAAGGTAACACCTTGGAGGGTGAAATCTGGGTCATCACCGGCACCCTGACGGTCCCACGTGAGATCGCAGCGGCGATGATCAGGGCCCACGGAGGCAAGGTGGCATCGGGGGTGACCAAGAACACGACCCGGTTGCTCGCCGGTGACAAGGCAGGCTCGAAACTCGACAAGGCCGCGAAGCTGGGTGTCATGGTGGTAACCGAAGAAGAGTTCCGGACGCGCATTGGAGCTTGATTGGATACGCACGTCGTGTCATTCTCATTTTATCTGCGGCTAGTGCTCCCCTAGCTGCAGATGCACCACCAGCAGGTGTGCAGTGTCGGAAGCGTTTTCCTGCAACCTTTCCCTGAGTGGTTACAGGGTTTCACGTATTGTCCCTGCACGCGCAATAAACCGCGGCAGGGTTTCCGATCAGAACAGCTGGCGTTTATTAAACAGGACTGGCAGGTGCTCCCTCACACCTGCCAGTCCATTTTTCATATTTACATGGGCAGAACTAGAATGAGCAGAGACGTCCGGTACTTTGTGCTGGGTTGGGTGTGCGTGTTGGTTGGTATGGTTCCTTGGGCGGTGCTGCTGGCCGACTCTTCCGGCGCCGTGTTTGGCATGTTGTGCGTCGTGGGGCAGATCGCAGGGGCCTGTGTGGGTTTTTGGCTCATCTACAAAGCGCACACGTGGCGTGAACCAGAACCGAAGAAAGAACGTCCAAACAACGAAAAATGGTCATGACTTATCGCATTGAACAGATCACTAAATTTGTGGACCGCATGCATGCGATCCTGGCAGACGATTCAGTTGAACGCATTGAGCTCACCAAAGAGGAGTACACGGCGCAGGAACTCTCCGTTATCCTTAACACCTACCTGGCTGAGGCGCAGACATCCCAGCAGCGGGCTGCGATGCTTGAGGAGCTGGCGGAGCTGGCCACGCAAGCAGCGGCATCAATCACGCTGACGGCAAAAACTGCGGCGCTGTTGTTTGCGATCAACCACACCGTCACGACTTGTTCAACCATGGTAGATGCCATAGATCAAGCATTGAAGCTCGGTGTGCATGCCCGCCGCGCCGCCCTGGAGCTGACAGCACAGGGGATCGCAACAGAGCTGCGGAATATTCACGCGGACCTCTCGGTAATCGCGAAGGATGGTGAACTGTCGGCTGCGCGTCAACCTGAGGAAGTCACGTGGGTGCCGCTAGCACGCGTGCTGGCAGTCCTGAACCACCCGAACTTCTACTGGGGCAACACCAACATGGCGGCGACAGCCAAGTACCTGGAACTCCGGATCGACACCCGGGACAACCACTGCGTGGTCATGGACGCAAAGCATAAGCTCCTGGACATCAAGCACCTCGAGGAGGCCTGCCTGAAGTTCTATGTGCCGAACATGAACGAGAATGTGTGTCCCCGTGAAAAGGGACCCAAGGCGTTGATCTCAGACACGCAAACCGAACCAGCATCGGACCATGGACCTGATCCAGTCACGTAAGCAATTCCGTCAGGATATCACGCAGATATTTGAATCTCTGCGACATCAGCGAGGTGAGGCTATTGATGTAGCCTGGGACGATCTCATTCAGTACTACGTCATGGGGTTCAATGGTTTCAATCCCATGACGACCACGGCCAGGCTCCTGGAGGTAGCCAAGCATATCCCCTATCTGGAGCTACCCGACATACACGGGGTGCACTTTCAATTCAACGTGCTGTACAGTGACCCTGCATATCCGCAAGAGTCATCGACGCGGGTGGTTGTGCAGATGGTACGCAAAGTGCGTGTGGTTTATCGAATGGAGTGTGAAGCCAAGGTTCCTCTGGGGCATCCTCACATCAAATACAATCCCGACTTCCCGGTGCCTGCGCCTGAGTTTGGAGAGTTCCTGGATTACGAGATCATTGACGAATCATGAGTACAACTCTAACTGCTGTTGACTGGATTGTGACGCCCTGGCAACCGACCGGGCTGGCCGTGGGGGATTTCGTGGAAGCTGCAGCGCGTGCCGACGACGCCTGGTTCGGCGTGATTCGCGGTGAGATCTCGTACATCTTGCGTGGTCCGGAATGCTACGCTGCCGTCGAAGTAGACGACGGTGTAGTCTGGGACGTGGATATCAGTCAGATCAAGGTTCTCAGTGGGAAGCGCAAAGTGTCCATATACCTGAGCGAGAACACCAAGCTTGACCCTCTGCACAGCTCACACAAGAGCGCCGCGTATAACACCATGCCGGTGAGCTTGTTCGGGTTGCGGTTGGGTCTCCTGACCGTGCAGGTCTATCGTTGTGACCAGGACAGGCCGGCAATAGCAGACACCCAGCTGCACCTGCACACCGCTGTATTGGAGTTCAATGAGGAAGAAGACGAAATCACCTGGGAGGCAGTCTTGCCGTTGTTCCAGGAGCTCCCGATTTCAACCATAGGCAGGAAAGAGAAACCCACGGAGGCTCTCGTGTCCTTGACGCATTCCGGCAAAGAGGATTGGGGTTGGGAACAATCCTTCCCGCTCCAGTTCTGTCATGCCAACCGCAAGGTGTACGTCTGCGTTGGGGACCTTGATTCCATCCCGGATGTAGAGGACATGACAAACCTCGAAGACGACATATGCCAATGGGATTAGGAGACCTCGGTTTCGTCCCAGTAATCCTGACAGAGGATGATTATAAGGCTGCTGCCAAGCTGGTAGAACATGCTGAAACGTACGTGCTGTCCCATCAGGACATGAAGCGTATTCAAACAGGCTTCGATCCTCCCGCTGGTGCGGACCCGGCTAGGCAGATTATCATGGGAGGCGTGATACGCTGTGTGTTCACCCACGAGTACCAACCCTGCGGATTATGTCGACACCTTTCACTGAGTGTCATCGAAGAGGTCGGTACCAAAATAGTACCTAGCCGGCTGGTAGCTTACATTGCGGCGAAGTTCTTCGGGTTCGACATTAAGGACAAGGGCGCCGTTGATGTACTGACGGTCTACCTGGAAGCAAATGAGGAACCTGCGGCGCCTCCGGTCTTTAATCTAATCCAGAGAATTCATGAACCAGAATGAAATCAAGGCGCTCGGACGCCGACGCGAACTGGAGAGGCTGTTCGCAGGTAAGAAGGTGTGGCTCAGGAATCCTCAAGGGATGTACATGTGCCATCCAGATGGTAAGCAGGGTGTAGGAGCGAGCTGGCACCCAGAGAACACACATGCGCGGATCTTTGACTTTGATCAGGCCCGCGTCGCTGATCAGTTGTTCGATATCCAGATGGAGCAAGGTGATGAATGGGAAGTCGAGGAGGCGAGTCGTCCCTACTCGGTGCTGTTGCTGTATCCCGACTACCTGGCGGACACGTATGGGCAGGACACGTTCTTGACCACCGTGCAGGCCATCAATCCCATCCAGGCTGTGGCGTTGGCACGTAGTCAAATGGCGGTGGCCCAACACTTAGTACCTGAAGCAACGGAGGACCCATATTTGCTTCTGGTCTGTGAAGGTGCGATCCGCAACCTGGTCTACAAGGGAGAACTGCTATGCTGATAGGCCACACCGCTACAGGCAGCATTGCTGTCATGGTGGATGAGGGGCGCAAGTACACCCTGTATCAGCAGAGCGGCGGATGGCATCTGCGCGCGTATGCTGACTTTTCAAACAGAATCGTGGAGGAGCGCGTTCCTGTCACGGAGGTGGAATGGCTGGCATGGCACAAAGTCAATGAGGCCGAGCAGGAGTTGCGGAACATCTGTATCAGGTTCAAGGAGGACCAAGCTTTCGCAGTAGAGCTGCTGCGCATGCGTGATCGTACCATGCAGACCGTAGAGGTCCTGGATGCAGTTGTCCGCAAGCGGATCAAAGACGCCACGATGGGTGACGTGCGCAAGAGCATGACGGCGCGGCAGTGGGACGTCATTGTACGTCATGGCAAATACCCTACAGGGTTTGATCGGGTCGTGTACGCGACTCTGACCAAGCGCCTTCAAGCACTGAGGTATGCCGCGCAGAAGCGCCGCCCAGGTCGCGGCTGGGTCGCCCCCACCCCACGTCCAAGCTCACTCTACCTGGCGACACTAAGATCGCAGTTGAACCAGAAACGTGAGATCGCGCGCGCCAAGCGAGATGCAGCGGCCAGGAAACGGCTCGAGCCCCTCAATAAGTTCCTGCTCCATGTAGCGCACCGATTCGACAAGTCCGTTTATGCCCTGCATAACCAGAGTCAGATCCGCGTGGGCATGGGTGTTACTGGTCACTCCCAATTCAACCGAGGGCGTTGGCGCTCCACTCCCGGCGCTGCTGGGGTGCAGCTTATCCGGGGACGCGTGGTCCTCACAACCGTACAGCGTGGTGGTAAGTGCTTCGCATTCAAGATGCCTGCCAACTGGCGCAAGGCAGCTGTGGGGGTGGCACACCCACGTGGTCTGTTCTGCGTAGCCTCCAAGGAGTATCCAGGCTTCTATGAGAACTGGGGGTTCGATGTACCAGACAAGATCACAGCCGTGCCGATCTCTAAGCGCCCCCTCAAGGACATGCCGCATCATGCACGAATGCTGCCCTCCTGTTGGCGTATCCTCGGGTACAGCTATAAGGGTGTGCGCGTGCCTGAAAACGTGATGCGGCGCGAGTACGCACCCGAGGATATCCTGGAAGAGGATAACCAGGAAGTTCGGCGCATCATGATCGAGCTGCTGGCGCCGGAGATTCTGGAGGCCAGTGGAATCCTGAAGGTGCTCCATCGTGACGACTTCGGAACATTGTTTGTGGCCGGGCTGCCAGCCGATGCGTATGACCTGAGCCAGCCGCGGCTTGGTGAAATTGAATACCGGCGTACTTGCGACACCGTGCGGCGCTTCGGCGCCACCAAGCACAGTCTGACGTTGTTCGTCAAAGTCGTGAACTCTACGGCTGAACCGGACGGTACCTTCAAGGACTACTACCTGCAGGTGCCGCCGCATATAAGCTCTTCGAAAGAAGCCGTGGCCTGGACGTTTGGTCTGCGAGCAGATCACTACAACCCCACCTTTGAATCATGAACACCACCGCAATCCCAGCAATTGTCAGGCAGGGCGATGTCCTGCTTGTGCCAGTCGAGATGCCCGAAGCGGCAGCTCAGAAGAAGATGAAACGAAGCAGAAGCGAAGCCGGTCGGTTTGTGCTCGCGCACGGGGAAGCCACTGGACACGCCCATACCGTATCTGTGAATGATTGCCTGATGTTGCAGAACACCATCAACCGTCTGTTGATCGTCAATAAGCCGACGCAGTTGACACACCAGGAGCACGCGCCGCTTTGGCTCCAAGAGAACACCTGTTACAGGGTCATTCGTCAGCGCGAGTTTGTGAGATCAGAACCAGGCATGCCCTTGGAGGACCGGTATGTCCGAGACTGATCCGTATCGTGAGAATATCTTGTACGGGTTGGCCTGCGGGTTCTGCACTGCTCTGAGGTTGGGGTTAAATGATGCGCAGCTGTGCGCTTTGATCAGCGGCAAAGACGGGCTCGGTGCGAATGATTATTGTGATGCAAATGTGCTGATGGCTGCCGCATGGGATGCTGTGATGTTGCAGAAGATATTTGATCCGGACAACGCACAGGATGCGGCATTATGGAACGACGCCTGGAACCTGGCTGTGCGGCAGCGGTACGACATGAGCAAATACAGGCTGGAGCAGGCGCTCAAAACTCCAGAACAACCGGCTGAGGCGCCAGATGCTGCAGCGGAATTTGCAATTGCCAAAGGTCTGTACGACTACTTTGCAAACAAGCAGAGCTACGACATCTCCGAGATCTACAACGGCGCGGATGAATTCATGCGAAGGTGCGCACACCTCGGCCGGCTGTTCGAGGCATGGAGTTGTGACCATGTGGACTTCAACGCCATGCAGGATGTTTGGCCGTACTATTTGGAAGACCACGTAGGACCTGCGGTAGAATCCATGTTCTGGGAGCAGAACTGTGAGATCCCGGTGCGTTGGGGTGAAGATGAACTCCTGTCTCTGGCGACCAAACTGCGGTTGCCAGTGCGTATCCAAAACACACCCAACTGCAGCATGAACGTGGAGTGGGCTGCCGCGCCCGCGCAGCAGGGACGTTATCAGCGTTACCAGGTGCGCACAGTGCGGCACAGTGAGGACGGCTGGGCGATGGAACACTACACCGTCGAGGATGCGCAGGAGCGCCACGCGGCTGACAACGATCACCCCGTCCTGTTTGCCCTGTATGGCTCGCTGGAGAGCTCAGGTGAATGGGAGTTCATCTGCGAAGCTCCCAGCTATGATGTCTTGCGCACGTCTATGCTGCGCATGCTTGGTCCGGAGAATATCGAGGGACTGCTAGAGTGTCCGGTCATGCAGTACCCGAACAAGGTATGAGCGCCAGACACGGAAGCAGAGTCCCGCTGCCCAAAGTGCCCAAAGTGCTGCAGCGTGTCGGCGATGGTAAGTTTTTGGAGTTGTGGGGGTGGGGAATAGAGTGGGCTGAAAAGCAGTCTGCCGCGTGTCCAAAGTTCACGACCAGCAACATGGGCAAGCAGCGTCAAGATGACTTTCACAAAAACCTGTACCAGCGTTTCTCCAGCCGCAAAGCCAAGCAGGCTGGGGTGTTTTGCAAGCTCGTTCCCTATGACGAATCCAACGGTTAAATTCAAGTTTAAGCACTTCGACACGACGTTGTCAGGGCGGTTGTCTGTGACCACTTACGCTCTGGGTGGGCTGGCTGTGTCCCTCACCACCGAAATGGAGGAAGCACCTGGGCAGTACGAGCCGTATTGTCATGTCAGTGTACGCCTGCCTGAGACAGATCACCTGCCTTCCGATGTCTTCTATGCCAAGCACTGGAGCGAGAACGAGGGAATAGTGGAGACGCTGGTTGAGCTGCGTATCATTGAGCTAGCCCCGGACTTTCCTCCGGTAGCCAGTGGTTTTGTGCGGAACATCCGGGCGTACCGGTTGGTGTCCTGTGTTCAGTGTCCGGACGAGCCGCGGTTTGAGGGTGACCTTGTTGGTTGCGGCTTCGTCTGCGCAGAGCCTCCCGATTCCGAGGGGTTGTATGACTGTCTGAATTGTGGTCTGTTCTTCTCCAAGGAAGATGACCAGCGCGGTATTCCCCATATCGTACATGACAATATCCAATGAGAACTCATCAAGAACCTCCGGTATGAGCTTCGGAATACAGGGATCAAATGACCTATGACAGCTAAAAAAAAGAAAACCGAAATACCCCAACAACCAGCTGGGGTGGTGGACGAAGTACAAAAGGTTAAACGGCGCGGGCTCGTACCGTCCAACGGTGAGAACCGGGTCATGACACCCGCGCCATTGGCCCAGCAGCTCGTGGATCATTTTGCTGCGCAGATGACCGGCGGATACATTCTTGACCCGGCTCGCGGACAGGGCGCATTCCTGGAGGCATTGAAGACGCGATGTGCTGTAACCAGTTTGAAGTGGGCTGAAGTGGACGCCGGGATCGATTTCTTCGACACCAAGAACTGGTGGGGTTGTGTGATGAAACGCGACACCCTCAAGGACACCAAGCTGGACCATGTAGACAAGTTCAGTTTCATCATCACCAACCCGCCTTGGGAGAAACTCCTGAACTGGTGGATTCGTGGGATGGAGCTGGCCGACAATGTTGTGTACTTGTGTCTGGTCCCCAACGTGTTCCAGAAGGCCAAACGCAACGCCATCCGGAATGCTGGCTTCGGTATCAAGGAGATCGCGTACGTGAAGACCCCACCGCCCAAGACTCCCTGGCCCCAGGCTGGGTTCTGTCTTGGGGCTGTGCATGTACAGCGCGGCTACAAAGGTGGCATCAAGGAAACGTTCCTGCCCGACTACGACGCATGAAAGCCGTCACGCTGATCCAAGTATGTTCTGCAGAAGATGAGCACGACAGTGCTTCTCTAATGCGCCGCGTGCAGGAGATGAACTGCATCCTACAGGGTGTACAGGCCCACTATGCTGAGTCTGACGTGTACGTGGTGACAGACCAGCTGTACGCAGGTCTGAATGGTAACACGCGGGAGTTCCGGTCACATTTTAATCGCGTCTGGGACTCAAATGCACATCCGTGCACTGAGAAAGTGTTTAGAACGTGGTGGCTCAGCTGGGTCGAGATGCTGCAGTTCGAGCTCAACTACATTGTTGGGTTGGAACAGTCATGCGACAAGGCGGATCGTGAATCCTCTGAAAATGCTCACAGAACCTGGGACTCGTACCTGAAGGGGCTGAGGGTGCAGGTCGACAATACTGTGCGGATCATGCAGGAAGTCAGGCATGAGGTGCTCAAGATCATTCCAACATTGGACCTGCCGGGATTCCCGGACGTTCCCAAGGCAGCCGAGTTGACCCCGGACGACAAGCGTTGGATCAAAACCGCTGCAGAGGTTGTCGCCGATGTTGAGATGGAGCGGGGGCGGCATGAGGCTATCAGGGAGCTGGCCAGGCAATACCATCAGAAAGATGGTGAGCTCGAGTTCGACCCGGACGCGAAGGTGTCTGAGGGTGAAGAAAACGGCGCCTATGTGCAGGGTTGGAAGTGGGTCAGCTTTCGCGATACCGCCCTGGATAAAGTGTCATGAAATCCGATCTATCCGAGGACATCATTGCCTGCATGGTGGCGGGTGGTTTGATCATCGCGGCTTTGCTGTGGGTTAAGTCCGCAGACAGTCCTGAGCCTAAGAAACCAGCAATGCCAGTTCAAGACGCTCCATTTACAGCAACCCTAGATACCCTCAAGGAGTTGTCACTCCCAGGAACAGCGCCGTTGTTGATTGTCACAGATAACACCTGGATGACGCTCACGTTTGGTCCTGAGGGTCCCAGCACCGCGAAGGGGGCTGTCATGACCTTGAAGGCGGAGCCCATTGTGGAGCGGCTAGGGACGACGTGGAGAGTCACTTTCAAGGTGCCATGACAAGTCAAACAACCGACCGACGGGACAGGCTACACCAGGAGTACTGGGAGGTGTTTACCCGATGGGCCTGGCGGGTGCTGGGTCCACAGCAGCTCAACTGGTATTGGACTATGAACAATACCCCGGCAGGTCAGCGCTTCAGCGCCGCCCTCTGCCGGTTCGGGTTGCAGGAATCATTCATGTACCGGCGCCAGAATTACGAACGCGGGCTGCGGGGTTCCATCATGGAACCTCCGCCCCGTCTCATGATCCGTACCATTGATGCATCAGCATAAGCATTTCGTCCGCACCCCTGTCATCCATGATGTGCTGCACCTGCAGTGCTATCAGCGGGGACAGTGGGTGCAGCTCGCTTGGTGTGATCGACCAAGCAGGTATTGGGGCACAAAGCCAGGAGCAGGCAGGGTCGTGATAGCCTTTCACTACCCCCATGCGCACCGCAGTTTCGTTCAGTACAACCAGATGTTAAAACAAAGAGCAGCATGCCCGTCTACGACGTAACGATTCAGGCCACGGTCCGCAAGGCAGTCCGTGTGGAAGCAGACAACCAGCAGGCTGCGGAGGAGCAGGCCCACCAGGGCTTCACGATTCAGTGCGACAGTGATGAGTTCTACAGGCAGGATACGGTGGACACCATTGAAGTACAGCCTGACACTTCCGCATCCGTCCCTCAGGATATGGTTCAGCGCGTCAAAGCCCTGGCAGCGGCGGCGGAGCGGCGAGCGGCAATCCTCGAGACCAATACCAAGCGCAACGAGATGCTGTATGCCCAGGCCAAGGCAGCTGCGGACCAGTTCTGTGATGCTGTGGTGCGCAAGTTGCTGGAGCTGCGTTCACATGGGCTTGCCGTCAAGGAACAGTTTACCCATGTAAACCACGAAGCTTCCGGCTCTGTCATGTGTTTCTTGTCATATCACGTTGAAGGTCATTTCGAATGCGGGCGGCATGTCCTTGCAAGCTACCCAGCCTACGACACTGTGGAGGTGAAGAATTACGCAAATGAAAAAGCGTCATTCAAATTCAGGGTTACCCAGAGCGCCGAGGTGGCCGCGCGGGACTACGTGGAGCGGATTCTGGCCAGCGTGGAGAGGTGACCAATGAGCCCTATGCGGAATGATCAACTGCTCCACCAGGTCAAAACCTGGTGGGCACACCGCGACGGCAAGCCTGAGTGGGCACAGCTGACCAGTGACGACAAAAAGCACCTGGTAGCGCAATGGAAGCGCGAGCAGGACAAACACAAGGCCCGGAAAAAATGAGTGAAGCTCGCACAAAATTAACAGCAGCCTTTGCAGGCTATCTGGGGGCTCTGTCCATCAGTGACGATGATCTGTGCCGCGCCTGTCAGCACCTTGACTATGCTCCAGGTATGCTGTCCCGCTGTTCAATCGGCTGGCCTGGTTTGTTTGACCTGGACAATTATTGCAAGGAGTGCCCCAAGTTCATGAAGACCGATGAAGAGTGTGACCAGACCGAGCAAGGTCCGCTGATCAGTGCGCTGGTCGTGGCTTGCGAGAAACTTGTGTCGACCATTAGTGCGACTGGTGGGTTGATCAGACTTGAATCCGGCTGTGTGCGCCCCGTCGGTGATCCTGAGTGGGAGGACCTGGCAGACGCAGCCGAGTGTGCGGATGCGGCGCTAGAGCGCTACTATGCGGCAGGAAATCCACCAGTCCTGGGTGAACATGAGCAGCCCCGGCTACAAATCATGGAACGCAATGAGTGACATACCTCAACCTCAGTGGGTACCACCATCCTGGATGTGTACAAGGGATCAGGACGATCTCAGGCGGGACACAATCGTGGGTGCCTGTAACTGCGGCACAAAAACACCGGAGGTTGTCTACCATGCACCAGGGTGCAAGTACCGGTTGATCTGTGAGCGTGACGATGCCCGTGAGTTAGCCGAAGCCATCAAGGTGGAATTAAACGCACGCCTGATGGAGCGCACCCAAGGGCTGTTGACCAAGTTGATTGAGGTTGAAGGACAGTTGAGGAAACTACAAAGCAGACTCCGCGCCACGCGGTCCTGAGTGTGGGCCGTTTCGCGGCCGGACCAGCACTGGGAAGGATGAGGTGTGGTGGGATACTTTGTTCTATGTTTTCAAAATACACCACACACGCTTCGTGAAGTGGGCCCAGGACTGCATATGCAAATAACACGCATTGATCAGCAAACACACGACGAGCTCAAGCGGCTCTTCGAGGATAATCCGGAGTTACGACTACAGAACAGGGGTTACGAGTACATCGGATGCGCTGTACGCGAAGCCAAGGCACCACAGCTTGCCCGGATCGCCGAGATCCTAAAGCAGCACATCACGGGGTTCCATGAGTTTCACAACTTCAGGACCGGCAAAGAAGGGGAGATCGTACTGCGCTTCGACTATGATTGGGGTGCCGAGGACAAAACCTTGCGCTTCTGCGGTGTCGGGTACCTGCCCCTGGATCACCTGCGGGATGGTTTCTTGAATGGTGACCGCACGAGCAGCTCATGAACTATTTCCTGGTACGTGATCGCAAAGGGCAGGCTGTAGCCTTGTGCTTCATGGCGGGCGCACGCCCGCTTGTTGCACTGCAGGAGCCGCGAACCATGAGTTACTGGGATGACAAAATTGTCCAACCTGTGACCCGTGCGGATTTTTTCAAACTGCACCCAGAGCAACCAAATGACGCATGAAGTCATAGTCAGTAACATCGGTCGCGCCTATACGGGCGACTCGGCAGACCAGGCACTTATCACATTCAAGGAATACGAAGCGCAGTCCAAGGAGGGCGGCGGACGTGCGGCCGGCGAGCAAGTCACCTGGTTGGCGGACGGTGAAATCCTCAAAGAGTACCGACCACCGGACTCCGACGGACCAACTCCCGGCACGTACTTCAAGGTTTGGGTTGAGCTGGAAATGGTCAATGACGACTTGGACCAATATGAGAATATGGATCTTGGTTTCTCAGCCACCGCTGCGTTCAAATATGAGGCGGATGCGCTAAAATTTGCCCACGCCCTGCACGCATGTGGGGAAGAGGGGTTGAAGCGTCTGATGCCCGCGGAGGTGTTCTATGATCAGTGAGCCTCAGACAGCCACGTTGGTATTCGAGTTTGCCCCGCACGCGGCCCTGCTGACCCGATACGATCTGCATGATCGGGAGCACCATGAGGTTGGACACCACATGGGCGAGTACGCCAGGGAGACCAGTGACGGCGCTGAGTACCGGTGTCTCGGGGTGGAGAAGTACGATGCGAAGAAACAGGAGCACATCATTACCCACGGGAGTGACCTTGGCTGTGGTGCCTTCTATCCATCGACGCTGTTCCTGACCGGGGAGGACCACGAGGGAGAATCACTCCCCCATGCACTCTTGGATGTGATTGCCCGGCGATTCTGGAACATGGAACCAAGCAGGATCGAGCCTGTCATCCTGCCGCGTGGGTGGGACAAGAACCACTGGACCTGGTGGAAGGGGATTCAGTTTGTGCGAGCTGGAGAGTGGCGGCACATGCGCAAGACCTTCCTGACCACGCTCTTCCAGGCACCCCTGTGTGAGATTCTCTCGAATCGTGAATCCCCCACAGGTACCAATGCCTACACGGAGATCTTCATTGAGGACATACGAGAGTTCATGGGACAAGGACATATCACACAGGGAAACCCAACACCCAACCTCAACTGGATCGGGTACGCACCCAAACACGGTGAGGTGATTCGCAACAAGGAGACCGGCAAGACGTTGGGGGTCGTGTCCCATCTGGATGGTAATCTGGTCATGGATTTCCTGGGTGAAATCCTGATCATCTGGCGGTTCCACGATGGTCTCAATAATCTACACACCTGGGACTCGAAACGGGATGGACCCGAAGCACCACGAGGAGCAGTCAAGCATGAGGACCGGTTCTGCGTGCGTTGCGGCGCAGAGCTGTTTGACGACCAGAAGCCTGGGTTGTGTGATACCTGCGTAGGAGAAGCGCAACGTGGTGCGCATGACATGCTTCAGTGGCTGGCCCAACATCCCGAGTATGCACACCAAATTAAACCCTAACCATGTCCGCTGAATTAAGCGCAGCCTTGCTGGCCTTGAATGAGGGTAACGCAGAGCAGTGGCGTGTTAGGTGGGCAAAGTCGGACAGGTCAGACGGTCGCAAGTGCTGGCGCCTCGAAAACGAGCAAGGACACCTGCGTGCTGAGATCCATCAGGGAGGAGACGTCCTGGAGGATATCTATTACGTCCACAACTGCAGTTGCGGACTTGATGTACCGCTGCAGTTGCGGCTGGAGGTGTTGGCGCGTGTCCTTTGGACCGAGGCAGTGGAACAAACTACATGAGTCTTGTACTACACATAGGATCAGAGGTGAGCCGTACCGTGGCTAACCTGGAAGAAGCGTCTGCCGCTTGGTGTTGGTACCGTGACGCAAACGGTCTCGGAGCTCGCGACATGCCAGAAGTCTATGTACAGGACGGCGACCGTAAGGTAGCGCGGATTAGCTACAATGGACGCTGTTGGTCGCCGGATATACCGCATCGTGAAATTGTGCTCAATGCGTACCGGTCCGTGGAAGCAGAAATCAAGGCGGGTTGGTGATACATGCCAGCTGACTTCGAACCTGAACGGGTTTTCATTACCCCCACCGTGATTGTGACCAGTGCTGATGTTCCAGAGGTCGAGGAGGTGCCATTACATTTCTTCCTGCGTGGTTTCTTCCGCCATCGTGAGAAGCTGTTGAGCGGGCTGGCAGGCGACGTAAAGGACAACAAGCATGGTCGAAACAAAAAGTGACTTCGAAGGGTGGTGCCTTGAGTACTATCCGGAAACGGCTGATGAATTGCTGCGGCGCAGCAGTGATCACATGCACTACATAGATCACTCCATCTTGAAATGGGAAGGACTCCAACCAGAGGCACTGGCCAAGTATGGGTTGGAGTTGCAGATGACGGACATCATGACAAAGGAAGGGGAGGAGGTCATGCAAATCAGCGGAGCCAACTGTGCGCTGTGTCTGGCGGTTTGGCCGCCAACCAAGGGTCACAACTGTGTGGGTTGTCCCCTGTACCAGTTCCGTGATGATGTTCCTTGTTATGAAGACAAGCAGGGCACGCCTGACTCGCTAAAATCTCCCTGGCATGTAGCCATGTACAAAGGTAACACTGCACCGATGCTCGCGGAACTGAAGGCCACCAAGGCTTGGATGGAAGCCTCAACCACAAGCAACAATGATACCATTACCTAAACCGAAAATGAGCGCCGTCGACGTGGTCGATTTCGTGGTTGAATACTTTGGGAGCGACCCTTCCAGGAGATCCCTGAATCCGCACTACACAGGCCAAGAGCATGAAACAAGATGTCTCTACCGTGGACCAGAGGGTAGACGCTGTGCCTTTGCGATCTTCGTGGCAGAGGATGAGGTGGAAGCACTCAGGGAGGGCAGGCAAGCCTCAGACAATCTGCACGGTAGTGGGCGGCTGCGACCTGAGGTGGAGCATCTTGCCAGAAAGACGGAGTTCTGGGATCGGCTGCAGTGTCTGCACGACACGAAATCGTATTGGAACGCTGAGGGCTTTACAGATCACGGTAAGCTAGAATGTGAAATGCTACGCGCCTATGCGGCTTCCACATTCTGTCAGGTTGACGAAACCACCAAGCAAGATGCCATCCATTAAAGAACTGCGGGAGCATCTCAGCTCCTACCCTGATGACATGGCCTGTGCGTGGGCCCTGTGGACGCCCCCGGATGTCGTGACGGTGATGCGACAGCACCGTGATACGCAAGCTGATCGTGGTGAACGCCTGCAGCCAACCCTCGATGACGAGGAGATCGGGTACATCCTGGAGCGTGCTAATCACAACCAGGACGCGTCATATGGGATAACCTGGTATTCGCTGGAGAGTGAATTACCCGCAGCTGACCAACGGGACGAGCGGGTCATAGCACGGTTGAAACCTGGAGTTCGGGTCAAGTGGTATGACCCTGACGTCATGGATGGTATCGAGAATGCCTGTCACAAGGAGGGTATCATCAAGACCGTACAGGTTGCTGATCACCTTGTACTGCTGTCCCTGGAAGACGGTTGGACCAGTGAGGTTCTAGCCAGCGAGCTAGAGATCATTGAGGAAGAAGCCTGCCGGGATGCTGATGAGTAACCGCGTCCTGACAATCCAGCTGGAGAACAACACCAATGAAGGTGAGGAGCATGACGACGAAACGATCGTCGCCGAAGTGTTACGGCTGATGCGTACTGGATGTACGAGTGGGTTCTACCCGACGTGGAACATTGTCGACAAAAGCGAAACAACAGCATGACAGGCATTCAGCCTCTACCAGCAAACACCCCGACGTTCCGGCGTGTGGTCTATGAAGCGGCCGAGCGTGTGACGCTTGTACAATCCGCGGCGGGCAAATGGGTGGACGTACTGGCCCATCGCGGGGCTGATCTGGTGTACATCACAACTTTCCGGAATGAAAAAGAAGTTTAACCCGCGTCAGCCTGTGTCCATCTACAATGAATGGCCGGCAGACAAGTACCCGATCCGCAAAGGACGGGCGGTTTGGTTTGTTTGGAACACACTCCAGCTCGAATGCGGACATATTGCCTGGTACCATCCGGCACGTCACCGTGACCGCAGCTTCGTCATCAGCCCCGGCGCCGATTTCTATAAAGTGAAGATTCGTGGGGATAATGAGGCCGTACATGTCTCGGCTAAGTGGGTACAACCCAAGACCCAAGCTGGCAGGAAGAATCTGCTACGTGCCTGCATAGTGCGCGCACGTTTGCGTCTGGAGGATGAGAAGGTCGCATTTGAGGAGCGAAAGTGGAGACTCGAAAGTGAGATCACAGCCTTGGAACGTCTGTTAGGACCAACCACCAAGAAAACCAGAAAATGAAACTTGTACTACAGATCAACGACAAGGCCATCAATGACACTGGCCGGGCACTAGCGGATCGTGGCTTCTCGATCACACCACCCCTCAATGAGGACTTCTGGCTATTTCGCGTGGCGGTATCGGAGGACCAGGCAATCGTCGGGTTCCCGAAGTTCATGCAGATTGGCATTGGGTTCCAGAAGGAAGCAGCGGATTGGAACACCAACCTGCCCAGCACCTGTGATGCCAAGATGATCTATGAGCACATTGAGGTTAACAAAGGTCAAGAACCCAAACGCCAGGATTGCATTAAGGCCATCGAGATGATCAAGGATTTCGTAGCTCAGATGGACAGGGCTGCCGCTGCGAAAGCAGAGGCAGAGGCTACGCTGGAGGTACCAGCAAGAGCATGAACGTACCCGTCAAAGGCACACCGTACCTGGGGCCTTGTCCTGGTTGTGGGGCAGAGCTGGACCCAGGTTGGGTTCGTGGTTGGCGTGGTTGGAAGTGTGGCAGCTTCAATGCCGCACATGCCTGGATGCCAGTCGATTTCAAACAGAGTATACCTTGCGCGGTATCGGTGTGGTGCCGTCGTGCTGAGATTGCAGAAGCCAAGCTAGAGGTGCTGACCAGCAAGAGCCCCACGCCCATCACGAAGCCATTGACCCGGCGAGACATGGATGAGGATGGGTGGGTCTCAGGCATTGTTTCCGTCCACCTCAGTGATGCCGTCGACAACGACCTTGAGGGTTGGCTGGACCTGCTCAGCGAAGCACTGGTGGATGATTCGCTCCTGATGGACATCACCTACAAGGTTGTGGGGCTAGGCGGCGGGGAGGATGAGTTGCTTGTCGAAGTCCGCGGGGATGCCTCGATGTCCTTCAAGGAAGAAGAGGAACCCGAGGACAAGCAGGAACCTGTGAATCCCTATGTCTGCGACAACTGCGGGTACACGGCTGCCGCGGACGATCTACCAGAAGCAAAGGACCTCTGGCAACGGCTGACCCCAGGCGGGATCTACACGGACAAGGAATGTCCTGAATGCGGAGCCTTGTGCTTCCCGAAGAGCTGCGGATTGGAGAACACAGTTGCACTACAATGACCCCGGAACAAAAGATGGATGATCTATCACGCAGGCTTGATGAAGCCCTGCAGGAAAGATTAGGCAAGGAACACGGCGTGCCTGGTGGGGATGGTATCCTCAAACTGGACATGAATATCCTGATGTGTCCGCCTCGGCGCAGTCAGCCGACGCTGCTCATGGAGCAGTTTATGCAGACCGCGCAGGAGTCCACGGGACTGCCTAGATCGTGGATCGCAAACACGGAGCTGGCGGAAGCCGATGCGCTCGTGCGGGCTGCCGGTGCTCCACTACTCCATCAGCAGGTCACGAATGCTCTTAAAGATGAGATCTCCCGAAAGTTCTCAGCAACCGTACAGAGCATCGCAGCCTCAATGCGGCACCAGTTCAGGTTCCCTAGGAGTAAGCGCCGGCGCATCCGGAAGAAGTGGGCCAAGAACCCGGCGAACTACCGGACAGGTAGCCACCCGGCTTTGAAGTTCTGGGAGCAGCCTGGACTCTACAGCTTCCTTGATAACTGTATCGTCGAGTCAGACTACCACGACAACCCCGGTGGAGAGGCAGACGTGGAACGGATCATTGATGGGCGTGATCCCTACCTGGACAAGGCCGCGAAGATATTCGGGGTAGCGCCTGAAGATGTCACGGAGGTGCAGCGGCATCTGGGCAAAACCCAGTATCTCTTGGACCACTACAGCCAACCTCCGAAGCCATGAGCACAAATCTGCACTGGTACATATGGGGTGCGAACGATCACCCCAGAAGAGTCGCCAGGTTTGCCGTTGAGGCTGAATCGGAGGAAGAAGCCAAGACGCGAGTCTGGAAACTCTACGATGATCACGACCACCGCCGTGAGACACAGCACCCCGCCAAGGTAGCTGATTCCCCGGATGCGCTGTTCGCGTGTGTACTGCACCACAGACCATGAAGACTAATTACATTCACCCAGGTGTCACGACTCGGCGTCGTGAACAGGTCGTCGTACACTTTGCCGGCGGTGGGGGTTCCTGTACTGGAATCGCGAATGCATTGGGGCGCTCCCCCAACCATGCCGTCAATCACGACAGCGCCGCGCTGGGGATGCACCGGGCCAACCATCCCGGCACGCGACACCACATCGAGGATGTCTTTGATGTGGATCCGGCGCCGATCATCCAACAGGACGGGCCTGTGGGGTTGGCATGGTTCAGTCCATCCTGTACGCACTTCAGCAAGGCCAAGGGTGGTCAGCCCCTGGATGCCCGCATTCGTGGGCTGACGCTCGTGATGCTGCGCTGGGCCAAGGCGGGTACGCGGTTGATGTTCATGGAGAACGTCGAGGAGATCCGAACCTGGGGACCCTTGGTCAAGATGGTTAAGAACAAGATTCCCGGATGGTATCCGGACCCGCAGGCACGCGGGCGCACCTGGCAGGCTTTCCTGGACTGCATGGGGGACGGGATATCACCCGACCATCCTGACTTACCGTTCTTCGCGGAGGTGCTGGCTGGGCAGGTGCATGTCGACGAGATGATCAAGGGCTTCGGGTACAAGTTCGAGGCCCGTGAGTTGAGGGCTTGTGACTACGGAACCCCCACGATCCGTAAGCGTCTTTACGCTGTGTTCCGGAATGACGGGCGCCCAATCGTGTGGCCCAACCCCACGCATGCGGACCCTGCAACCCTACAGCCTGGGGACACCCGCAGGCCGTGGCATACCATGGCCGAATGCGTCGACTGGGAGCGTCCCTGTCCTTCCATCTTCCTGCGCGGACAGGCGGCCAAGAAGGCACGGTGCAAGCGCCCTCTTGCGGACGCGACACTGGCCCGCATTGCCCGCGGGATCGACAAGTACGTGCTGAACAATACCAGACCATTCATTGTCTCGCTGACCCACCAGGGTGGTGACAGGGTCGAGAGCATCGACCTCCCGGCAAACACCATCACGGCAGCGCACCGGGGCGAGAAGGCTCTCGTGAGTGCAGTCGTGACCGAGTGTGCCAATGCCAGCTCAAAGCGGAACATGCCCGTAGATGAGCCAATGCGGACAGCCTGTGCGCATGTCAAGGGCGGACACTTCGCCCTGGTAACTGCCAGCGTGATGACAAACACGACAGGGCACAGCGGTGCGGATGCCCAAGCACCGTTACCCACAATCGCCACTGGCGGGCATCATGCCCTCGTTGCAACCAGTATGGTCAAACTGAGGGGTACCAACACCGGCGACGCCGTGGACACCCCCATGCACACCGCCAGCGCCGGGGGCACCCATCACGGACTCGTGGCGGCCTCCCTGGTCCAGACTGGCTACGGTGAGCGGGAAGGGCAGGAGCCTCGTGCTCTGGACATCGAGAAGCCACTGGGGACCGTGGTAGCTGGCGGCGGCAAGCATGCTCTCGTAGCCGCCTACGTGGCCCAGCACAACGGTGGCTTCAATGTCGTGGACGGGAAGCCGCTGGACAGCCCGGTATCTACCATCAACACCACCGGCAGCCAGCAAACCCTCGTGGCTGCCTCCGTGATGGCCTACTACGGCACCGAAGCCGACGGGCAACATGTCAATGATCCCGCCCGCACCGTCACGACCAAATCCAGGATGGGGTTGGTCAACAGCGAGTTGGTGCCGACCATGACTGAAGCGACCCGCCGGGACGCGCTTCGGGTAGCCAAGTTCCTCCGGTCCTACGGGGTTGAGTTCGAGGGTGAGTTCGCGACTGTCCAAGGTCTGGCCATCGTGGATATCGGACTCAGGATGTTTACACCCCGCGAGCTCTTCCGTGCATCTGGTTTTCCCGAGGGGTACATTATCAACCAGGCGATCTACCGGGAACCCACAACAGGTATGACGGTCGTCCGGGAGCTGACCAAGGAAGAGCAGATCCGGATGTGTGGTAACGCTGTGTGCCCTCCGGTCGCGGAGGCGCTTGTGCGCAGCAACGCTCCCGAGATGGTACACGCAGGATGAGTGCAAAAAGCAAACACAACAGTACGGAGCTCGACGGAGTGTGTCGTGCGTGTCGTCGATCCATCTCTTACCGAGATGGTGTGTGGTCACATGAGCATCGCACGTTTGACCTCCACCATGCAGCTGAACCAAGATCAAATCCGGAAGGTCCTGAGTGTTCAGGCCGGGTGGCCGTGCGTGAGCAAGGTGAACAATGGAGGCGCATGCTAGATGCAGCCGGATTCCCGGCAATTAGACAATGGACCCAATAACCTTTGATGATTTTGAAACCTTCTACGAGGCCATGGTGGAAGCGGCGCTGTACACCAGCACAGACGAGCACTACAATATCGGTCTTGGTATGGCGAGGGACCGCTCCCTGCAGGCCTGTGGTTTTGACTTCAAGGACCTGACAGAGCGCGCACATCTGATCCTGCGTGCCCATGCGTTGAGCTTCTGGTCCAGGATGTGGTACTACCTTGACCACGAGAAGCCAGTCGACAAACATCAGGTCAACCGCGCAGGGCGGCACTTCTGGTGCACCAGCCAAGGGGAAGGTGACGGTTTCTGGGATGGCGACTGGCCGGTTTACGGTGATATGTTCACAAGTCTGTCCAAGTGCTACCCAGCTGAGCTGAACTTGGAAGTAACAGCGGAGGGCGTTGATCTCACATGAGAACACCAAAATGGTTACGTGATAGATTACGCAAGTATCTACCTAGGCTGCTGAGTACACGCGTTACTGACACTGTGTACTTGGATGCTCTACCGCTTGCGTGGGATGTGGAGGAAATCCGGTGTCCGCAAGCGACACCCGGCAGCGTGTGGTGCCGACGCTACCTCAGGGAAGTAACGAGCCTTGAGATGCAGATTGGCTTTGAGTACCTGCGGATCGGCGACACACACAGGTACCATGAAACCGAGCTGTGGTGTACTGTTGGCACGCCTGGCGCTTTTGATAATTACTACCGCACTCCATCAGGACGTACTGTATGGCGGCGGCACCGCCCCACAGACTTGACTCGTAAATTGAGACTACCATGAAACAAAAACCCATACCCTGGTATCAAGTGCAGCGTGGTAAGCGCTACGAGCTGCAAAGTGTCACGTCACAGACCGAGGCACTGCAGGACCGAATAGGTGAACCTTTTGTACGCCAAATAGAAGACGAGTACTTTCAAGTGACGGCGCTGCAGCGTCTGATGTTCAATGCCGCTAGAGCGGACAAACATCCGTTCACGGTGTGCAGCCGTTTCGCCACCGTGGAACCCGCTACTGCCGAGAACCCGGAACATGTGAAGATCAGGTTTTGTCAGAACTACATTGTACTACGCGAAGTCCCATGAGCATGAAAAGCATCACAAATGGTGTGCCGGGCGAATATGCCGAGCACTGGTTGGAGAAAATCACAAGCATCACTTGGATGTTGAATGGCAGACTGCACACTTGGGCACCGGGTCTGGACACCTTGGCGTTCCTGACCGAGTTCCCGGATCATGTCCGGATATCCGGGCTCTTGGAGTCGTCGGGATCGAGCTGGTGTGACAAGGCCTTCGTGTTCTGCTGCGCTGACTGCTTCGACCCACCCCTGTACGTGCAGTTCGGTTCCAGCTTTGAAGACGCTCATGAGAGCTATCTGGACAACGACGAGTCACTCCTGATCACCGAGGAGGACCAGAAGGACTACGTCATTGAAGGGGATAACCCGACCTGTGACTTCAACAGCGACGGGGAACCTGTGGACGCGGACAACGTGAAGGGTTCTGGACCTCTGACGCTCGTGACCCTGAGGTTCAAGGTATGACCAGAGCGAATATGCAGTGCGTCCTTCAAGGACTCAACAACGTGACTGCGATCACATTGTGGATCGAGACACCGCTCAAGAAAGCCACACATGCCTGTATCTGCCGGTTCTACTACCAGCTGGATCCGTGGCGCAAAGGAGAAGCACCACACATCATCACCTGGGAAGACGGACCGGATAGCCTCAAGGCTCTGTTGGGACTACTGCGGCGTGTAAAGGTCAGGTATTCACTGGAGGTCAAGTATGAGCAAGATCATGACAGCTGACAAATTGTATGAGATCATGTACAGCCACACCGAGGCAGTACGGGATTTGACGTATCAGTACATGCTGGACAACGGTGACAAAGAAACGGAGTGTCAACGCATTGGGATGATCAACCGCATAAATGCGTTGGAGGCGCAGATGCGAGGGATCGACGATGCAGATTTGAAACCTGATGCGGAGGATGAAATACCCCTTACACGCCCGGAACCGTCAGTGACGTTGAAGCATATCGATGCCTGCTTCGCCTCTGAGGTACTGGCGGGCATGCAGGCTGCGTCGGCCAAAGACTACAAGGCGGCGAACCAACACCAACTGCAGGCCGCCGCCATCAAGTACACGAGGAGCATCATAACCATGAGCCGCCCCACACCATTTGAGATCCAACATCTTGCCCAGTTTGAAGGTAAGACGGTAGCCAGAACCTATTTTGACGTTTCAGATGAGTTTGTACTGCCTGTGCTTGAGTTCACGGACGGGACATCTGCAATCATCTGGCGGGACCCCGAAAACAATGGGCCTGGTCACATTGCTCTCTATGCTGAGAATGGTAACACCCTCCATCCTGAAGCGGCATGAGTACGGTAAAAGTTGAGTCAGGCTGCACTTACGTTCCAAACAGCAATGAACCCTGTACGACATGTCCGAGCCTGATTACATGTCTTTACATGTGCAAGCTCTTACAGGAAGTAACCAAGGAGACAGATGAGCCGGGAGAATAAACGTCCACAGCACAGGGGCATCCCCATGGGGCGCATGGAACGACCAATCGACCCGCGTCCGATTGTCCACCAACCCACGCCCCGCGAAGTAGATGAACACACACCTATTGAGGTGCGTAGAAGCGAAGTGGGGATGATCAACCTGCTGGAATCCAGGGGATACCGGATACGTCATGATTGACCACATGCCTGACCTGGCCTGCTATGACTGGATCGTGGTAAACAGCAGCGGGGGCAAGGACAGCCAGACGGCCCTGGAGGGCATTGTCCGGGCGGCGGACCGGCAGAGTGTGGACCGATCCAGGATCGTCGTGAACCACCAGTGTCTCGGTGCCCAAGAGTGGCCCGGGACGCTGGATCTGGTGCGGCGCCAGGCAGCCCACTACGGACTGCGGGTCGAGGTGGCTTCCTACCGGGACAAGGACGGTGCAGCCCCCACGCTCCTGGACTACGTTCGGAAGCGGGGCAAGTGGCCCTCCAGCAAGCAGCGATTCTGCACCAGCGAGTTCAAGCGCGGCCCTGGTGGTCGTGTCCTGACCAAGCTGGCACGTGAAGTGCAAGGACCGTGCAAGATCCTGAGTGTCTTCGGGTTCCGGGCCGAGGAGTCTGCGGCGCGGGCCAAGCGGCAGCGCTTCTCTCTCAACACCCGCCACTCGACGAATACCCGGCAGGTCTGGGATTACCTGCCCATCCATGACTGGACTGAGGAGCAGGTCTGGCAGGATATAAAAACTTCTGGCGTCCCTTATCATACAGTGTACGATCAGGGTATGAAGCGGCTGAGCTGTACGTACTGCATCTTCGCACCCCGCAATGCACTCCTGACTGCCGCGTACTTGCGACCGGACATGTTGCAAGAGTACGTGGACTTGGAGCGGGAGATCGGGCATGATTTCCAGCACAACAAACCGATACGGTTGATCCAGGAGGCTATGTTGGCCGGCGAGAAACCCAAAGAGGACACAGAAAAATGGCGTATGTAGAACCCGAACAAGCACCCCTGGAGACTGATTCGGGGGTGGTGTTACCACCAGAACCCGCGAGACGCCCCAGACTCTCAGGGATGTCAAGTATGCTGGGAATCGCGGCAATGATGGGGGCACACATGTACTACCCAGGCTTCGGGCCCTGCGATCCCTTTGGGGGTGGTTCCTCGAGCCCGAAGCGGTACCGCCGCGGGCCCTGTCGGGTCTGTGGTAAACCGGATGTCGCGGCTGGTCGGCAGCGTGGTGTGTACTTGTGTGGTGAACATCTGCACCTGGAGCATGAAGCTCACTGACTTACCTAAGCTAGGCCCTGGTTGGCATGCTGCTCTGGAGAGAGCCAGACTCCGGGAAGAGGTCCGGCGTGCCCGGTGGGAGAGACATCACAAACAGGAGATGACCTACGACGAGTTCGTGTTCCGGGAGGGTCTACAACGGGAAGTCGAGGAGAACCGCATGACACCTGAGCGTGCCCGCGAAGCACTGAAGAAATACTATGCCAGAAAGCATCAATGAAATCGCAGTCAAACTTCGTGGGGAGCACCGCGTAGTGGAAGGGCATATCGAACAACTCATTCGTCGGGCTGTAGCGATGGAGGCAGCGTTGGTGCAGATATCGGAATGTGACTTCAACGAGGACAACTGTGCGAGCTTTGATGTGGCGAACAGACGCCTCCACAACGTAGCGCGAGCGGGACTGAATCCTGGACCATGAGCAGCAAGAACAGCGAATCAGACGGGATAGCCACCTACATCGCGAAGGTTGGCGGAAAGTATCCGGAAGGCGCAGTCGTCTTCAATGCCAAGACCCAGACCTTCTACCCCATGGGTGGTGGTCCAGTCTATCGCGCCGGTCCAGACTTCCTGGAACGCTTCCGCGTTGTGACGGCTGAGGAAATGAAACCGACATGGCAGCCGGCGATGTTTGAGCTGGCTGGTGTCGGCAGATTCCGCGGCTACACCTGCGGGCAGGTTTGGAATGGGTGGGCCTGCCCCGTTTTTGACTATAAGACTGCACGTTCCGTGCTGGAGAAGATGGGCGCTGCAGATCATGACTGTGGTACCATGAAATTCACGTGGGGCTTTAATCTCACGGAGGACGCCTTCTACCATCACAGCCTGGATGATGGGATGACGGAATCAGCAGAGTGTCGCGAAGTGGGACAATTCATCCAGGTGAATGAGGGGACCCTGCTGGTGTACCCGATCGGCGCTCAGCAATGGTGTTGGGAGATTGTCGATCCAGACTGTCCCGGAGACTTCTGTGTGAAGTGCGGTGAAGTGATGTTGAGTGCCAGCCCCGTTGATGAAGATGATGGCTCTTGGCAGGGGTTGATTCAGATCCGGCAATCGGATGGACGTTTTGCCTGCGGATACCTGACCGAGTCCGAGATGCTGGAATTGAGCGAGCAGTTACTGGAGCTGGCGAGACAGATTCGCTGCAAACGAGGAGAACAAGGACCATGATCTTCGAAATTGACGTAGATACCCTGAGGTACGTCGATCAGCAGCTGAATACCGTGGGGCCGTTCGTGCTTGAGAAAGTCATACAAAAGTACGTAGATCAGATGAAGGCTAAACACCACGCGGCTCTCGCGAAGGAGATCGCGGAGTTCTTCCAAGCCATCACCGTGAAGGCAGCCTTGGTGTCGTCCGACACCACTTCAGCACACCCTGGGAATGTTCTGCCAGTCATCAGGCTGCGGATTGAGATCCCGGATGAGATCGCGAAGCGCATTCAGGAGCCTGAGAACGATAAGGATCAGGCACAAAATGGGCGGGCTTGATGCCGCCTCGTTAATCTGGGACTCACAAACATGAAAATCACAAACATGAAAATCAGCATCAAGACTCTAGCTAAGCTCAACGTCACCACCATCGCCGCCGCTATCGAGGCCATCGCGGCTGAGCATGACAACATCGCCTCTGGCGTGATTGGATCGTCATTTTCCACCAGCGGCCCTGGGTCTGGCTGGAGCAAGCAGCACGATGTGAGCGACTTTGCTCGCCGTGCTCTGGATGATGGCTATGGGGCGGGAAGCTACATCGATAGCAGCGATGGTCGCGAGGCTACGCTGGACGAAGATGGCGACTTGGTGTGGGCGGATGAGAGTGTGGTGGAAATCGAGCTGCCGACGGTGGAAGAGGCTCTGGACAACCCTGCCGAGTGGCAGGCGATCAAGGGGGATGCTGCTAGCTATGGCATCGATCAAGACGACATCGACGAAATCACCGAAGCGATTGAAAATCCTGACAAGTCTGAGGCTGGCAACTGGTCCACCGAGGCCACCTATGGAGTGCTCTGCTCGACTGGGGACGGTGAAGACCTCGTCACTGTCGAGGTCCAAGTGGGCGAATGGAATGGGCGCTACTTTATCCGCACCACAGACGACGCTGGTGGCAGCGATGATTGCGATAATACACTCTACGCCGACATCGACGAAGCCATTGCCGCCGCGAAAGAGTGGGCAGAAGATCACGACGAAACACCCGACAAAAACGACCTCGCTGAAGAGATCGCCAAAGACGGGTGGTGGGGCTGTGAGATGACCGCCGACGAAATCTTAGAGATCGCCAATGCCGCAGAAGGTCGCCAATCGGGTTCTCGCCTCTGGATCAGCAACAAAGGCGGCACCCATTGGGATACCGGCAACACCATCCGAGTGGAAGGCTGGGAAGACTACATCACGATCAGCGCCAACCATGACAGCATCGAGGCCGCTTTGATGTCGCTTCAATCCGCAATCAACACCTCCTGGGATGACGCCCACCCTGTCGAGATTCGTGTGACCGCCGCGGTACAATGAAACTGCCGTCCCATCCCCACAGGATATCCGGCGTTGAATGGCATGGACTCGGCGGGTGTTCAAACCCCCTGCTGTTTCGGAGACAGGTCAGAGGAACCTGGCACTACTACAAGGCATGAAGTCACCGCATATCAAACTGAAGCAGTTCAGAAATGGGCACACCTTTTGGCGTGCTCCGGATAGTAATCGCATTGTCATTTCGGACCAATCAGGTGACACACCTGAGCAGACCGACGACGGCGTCCTGTACATTGATGAGAGTCGCGACATGATGGTGCAGTTGCTGGAGGGCAAGATCATCCAGGCCAACATCCCGGTGGAGCTCAGTAATGGTGCAAAGTCCCGCACGCCAGCCAGCCTCGAAGAGCTCCTGTACTGTCAGGGTGTATGCAACATCATGACGACCATATCTGAGCCGGTCATGAACCTCGTTGCTGCATTGGAGAAGCTGGGAATACCTGTACCCGCATGAGTGCCATTACTGAATCACAAGTCCGAGGAGCCGTAGGTCGTACTTATTTTACCCTACAGGATGAAGGAGATTACTTCCTCTACGATACCCGGGACAATGGGAGCGTAGGAGATGAGGAAGCAGGAGAGGAAGACATCCAGGCCGGACTGAAGTTATCCAAGATCCTCGAGGCTGCGTTCCCGAACCACAAGGTACGGTTTGAAGTCGTGGACGAGTGGGTGCTTGTGAGCATCAACAAGGAACCAAAACAAGCATGAGCGGGACCCCAACCCTTACACCCGAGCAACGCCGTGAAGCTTTGCAGGCGGCCCTGGAGAATTTCCACGGCAGTGATCAGTTCCATGAATTCGATCCGTTGATCTGTCGGAACATCTACACCACCGAGGGTGGTCTGTACTTGGCCAAGGAGGCAGGAGCTTTCTGGTTGCTGGAGTACATCGGCCTGCGCTGTCGTTCGAGTGAATTCCCGAAGATCAAAGCTGAGGAGTTCCAGGTGTGGAAGCTGGTCGTCGACCTGGATATGCACACGGCGCGCATCTCCTGTGAAGACGGTAACCACAATGAGGTCTTCCATGACGTCATCGAGTACACAAGTTTCCCCTTGCCCACAATTGAGCTGTGGTGCGAGCCCAACGAATTCGGCATGACCATCTACCTTCCCGGAGAGCGATGAGACAGCTAAAAGAAACGGAGTTCCTGGATCTGTTCGACCCGGGGATCCACAACGCCATTCTGGCTTCCGCCTCCAGGTACCCTGATTGTGAGGCGGTTGTCTGCTTTGAGAATCAACAGATGGATTCCAGTCAGTTCGGCAAACGCGCAGCCTTGGTGGTAGGTCCCAGCAACTCCTACACGCTCGCGGATTGCCTGAAGGAGGGTGCACGGCTTGGGGATGTTCCGAGCCGGTTCCAGTATCCGGTCGCGTACGTGGACTACCGCAAACCTTCACATGAAGCTACAGCATCTTAAAGATACAGCGTGTCCCTCTTGTGGGGCGCGGGTGACTGGCGAGACTCAGGAGAACCAGCATTGTAATGGTCAGTGGTTTGAAGCGCAGATATTCAAGTGTGGTTACGTACAAGAATGGGTACCGAACTTTAGCGCAATGCGGGTCACACGCGCGTGCCCGAAAAGCGCAGAAGAAGTAGAGGACCAGCTGCAACGGGACGCTCTCGACCAGGAACTCTTGGAGGTGTTGCGGGCCAGCAAGGCACCGCCGAAATGGGTAGTGGGACGCATGAAGGCACTGGGGTTCTACGACCAAGCCGCCGCATGGTATGAAAAGAACCACAATGGGCAGTATCAGTAATGCACCAACCCATCAAAATCCTCTCCATCTGCGGCAAGACCTCAGACATGTGTAGCATCCAGGCGAAGACACAGGACGGGAAGGTAATCACGGAATACAGTGGTTACGTGCCAGACTTCTTCCCGGGGGAACACTACGGGGATTACTTGATGTTCGACATTGATGTCAAGACAGGCCAAATCCTGAACTGGCCTAAGGGGCTGACACAGGCTGTGCTCAAGCGCCAGTTGGTTGATCTTGAAGATTAGAACCATGACAAGCATTGAGGAAAAAATTGCAAACAAGTTACTACGCCGTGGTAACTGGCACGGGCTGCTCGAACTGCAGGTTGTACAGGTTGTCTACAAGGGCTGGTGGTGGAACCGCCGGCAGGTTGGGTACCAGGCAGTGGTGACCAACTGGGAACTGATGTATGAACGCTCCGGTGTACATGCAACTCCGCTGGAGGCCGTTACGGCGGTTGTGGGGCAGATCATCAGTGAAGACGACATGGACATCTGCCTGGAATTTGAGCAGGAAATTGACCAGGAGGATACTGCCAGATCATGACGCTCGAGACCACGACACTCTACACATTACGGTTACATCTGCGGCCGTTCTACGCCGCAGGGCTGACGTTTGAGCAGGTCGCCAGCCTGATCACCAATATCGAGATCGAAGGCAAGAGACTGACTTGCACGCGTGTGGCACATGGCCCTTTCGTGGATGTCCCATTTTCTCCGCACAGTCTTGAGCGGGCAATAACGTGGCGAATCGGTGACGCTCTGAATGGTGCCCTTGCTGATCGCATGGCGTCCGCGCGGATACCGAACCTGCGGGAAAGAGTCTACGCGATCATTGCAGAGCAGCTGGCACTCGACGTTGTACTGGGGGACACACCAGTCAAGGATCTGGGGGCTGACTCGCTGGACGTCGTTGAACTGGAGATGGCCTTCGAGGAAGAATTCGGTGTCGAGATCCCCACCTACCAGTTCAGTATTACAAGCACCCCACAGGACTTCGCAAGGTGGTTACGGGTGAACGCGCCGGAGGACTACGCATGATACACTACCGGTACCGAATTGAAGTCGATGGAGACGCCGAGAGTCCTCGCAAGGCTTTCGACAATGTGGGGACCATGGTCTGCTGGCACCACCGCTACCAGCTGGGGGACGAGCAGCCCTCCTGCACTCCAGAGGAATACGTGGAGGGGTTGTTTGACAAATGTGTGGACCCGAAGTTCCCAGCAAATCTGCGCAGGCTTCGCAGCCCTGGGATCCTCAGCAGCCACTACGCCCGGTTGCCCCTTTATCTCTATGACCACTCGGGCATTACCATGAACACCACAGGCTTCTCGTGTCCTTGGGATTCAGGCCAGGTGGGGTTCATCTACTGCTCCTTGGAGACGGCCCAGAAGGAGTTCGGGACAGTCGGGGACAAGCGAGGTTTCAAGGCCATGGTCGAATACGATGGCAAGACCATGACACTCGAGGAGCGTGCTGAGCTGTGTCTCAAACAGGAGGTCGAGACCTACGACCAGTTCATCTCCGGGGAGGTGTACTGGTGGTGCGTGGAATCCTGCGAGACCGAGGACGGGCAACCACCAAGCGACATCGACGATGCTGACTGGGAAACCGTGGAGTCCTGCGGGGGCTGCTACGGTCGAGACTACGCGGAACAGGAGGCCAAGGAGACCTTGGAAGCATGCAAGAAACGCGGACCTGTACTGACATGACGGCCGTACTGCGCACCTATCAGGGTGAAGACAAGATCGCGGACAAGCTGGTTGAGATCTCGGATGACCACAACTTTGCCGATGGGCCCTACGGGGATACCGTCCCGTTTGCGGTTGGGAGCAATCAGGCAATCCTGCCTGAGGATGAAGGTTTTTATTTCTTTGAAACATGAGTGCCCTCTATACCTGCAAGTCCTGCCTGAACCCGCAGGAACTCGTGCCGCCACTCAGCCGGCGCACTGGACCCGATGGTCAACCGATGACCAAAGCCCATGCTCTGTTTCTCTTCTGTCATGATGGGGAATGCGTGGACTGCTACCTGCAGCGCCGGGACCATGGACCGCCGCCGGTCAGAAGAACGTGGCCGTCACTGTGCTTCCCTGACCTGCCTAACCCACGGAACTGGGTCACCCTCAGGACTGCATGAGCATCCTCCACTCACTGTTTCCCGGTGGTGCTCCTGAGTTCATGCGTAAGCACAAGACATTCGTCAAAGAGCTGAAGGACACCCAGGCTGAGCGGATCTGCAAAGGAACCGTAGAGGGTTGCGAGGTTGTGACTGAACCGTACTACACGGACCGTCGCCACGACCGAGCACACCTGAAGATTGACGGGGAATCAGCAGGTATTGAGTGGACCAGTATTCCGTGGAGTTGCTTCAAGCCAATCACGGTCTCGTACTGGATGTACATTGACTACTTGGCACGTGACCACGCCCTGGCTCTGCTGAAACGTGCCGGTGTTGAGGATGGGTGGGTCCAGGAGGACCCGTATGCAGATCCGGTGCGCTGGGGTGTCCACACGGAATCAATCGAGAGTGCCGTCAAAGTCTGGAAAGAGTACAAAACATGTTCCAAGAAGGACTCTCAAGCGCAGGAATGAGCATAGGCTCGGCGTAACCAATCCAGGAAGTCTGCTACAGACAGGCTGGCTTTAGCCACGTTGCACGTGCGACAGCAGGTCACCGCATTTTCTACGTTGTAGCCATTCGCATTGTCGCGTCGGTCTACGCCATTATAGTAACCATGGGCTAGTGAGGGGTCATCTATGATTTTGCCGGAGGCACAACCAGGCAACCAGCCGCAGTACGCGCATGGTGCTTGTACTAGTTTCATGAATGTCGTCTTGTCTAAATCGAATGGTAATCCCCGACGTACAGCGTTGCCTTTATAGCGATGCAACAGGATGTTACCGGCCAATACCGGTACGTCTCGATTTTTGCGTCTTCGCTTTGCTGTTTTTTCTTGCGTTCGTTTCGTACTCTCAATCATTAGACAACCGCAGCTGCGTACAGGCTGAAGTGTCGAACGTAGCTTGGTTCCGAATTTCGTAACGGTCTTTCCGCAACTGCAGGAGCAAACCCAACGACGCGCTTTGGGTTTGTTCTTTCCTTCCGGTTGGCTATCAGCTGCTGCGATAACGGTCAGTCGTCCGAATACTTTGCCGAGCATATCCGCACCTGTGGACCTTTTTCTACAGCCACAACTGCCATGCAGGCCTAGCTGCCTAGTCTGAATTAGCTGCACGTTTGTACGTGTGAATGTTTTACCGCAGACACATCGGCAATTCCATACGTGATTGCCGATGTGTTTCAGTACAGTGGAATGCCCAATCTCTATGTTTGTGAAATCTATAAGCTTGCTCATATGGCGTAAACTTACGCTGCGGTTGTTGACTTTCAATAGTGGGTATTTGATTTGTGGTCTATACAGCTTTAGCATCCCATGTTCTCTGTAGGTCAGAAGGTTGTATGTATTTCGGATCAGTTCGCGGCGTGGGTATTTGATCTGTACAAAGCACTCCCCAAGAAGGACAGCGTGTACACGATCAGGGCAGTAAGATCTGGACGCTCCAATCCCAACTTCGTCGTCAATGACGATGCGGAGATCAAGATGGCAGGAGCCGAGTTCGACATCCTGGTCCTCCTCCAGGAACTACGCAACCCGGACGATCCGCACTCCTCTGTGAAGCAGGAGCTGGGCTTCCGGGCTGAGCGCTTTGCCGAAATGCTGGAAGAGTCCGAGGAATGGAAGGATTCCGTTGAAGTGGGGAATGGTGAACTGGTGCCCCTGAACCGATGAAATTCCAGGACCTGTGCCAAGCTGGACAGCGCAAGATCCAGTACGCAATTGGACTCGCGGACGAATCCTGGGAGAACTGCGCAGGCTGGTGGAAGCCTGAAGGCAAAACCGGCAGCGCTGTGGAGGATATGCGCCGTTGGTTCGCAGCCTGGGAAAAGTTCAAGGAATCGATCCAGACACAGGACTTTGAAGACGCGTTCATGCAGTGGTTGGCTGACGCCTTTCCTGGCAAGGAACTGTTGTCCCCCTTATTCAGTGAAGCAAAGTTTCATGGAGGTCCGAGTCATCTTCGCCTACATGATGCCTATGAGATTGCGAAGCGCCTGACATCAACCCAGGAAGAAGATGACGCCTAGACCCGCCCCACCTCCTCCAGTTCCAGACCCAGCCGCGGAAGCACGCCGCGACGGTGCGACACACATCAATGGTCACAAGATTCTGGGCCGGCAGCCACCCTGCCGCCGTGACACCCACGAGTGGTCCCAGCTGACCAAGGCCGCGCTAGAATGGCGGGAAGCCGGCAAGACCGAGCGATTCGGCCCGGGACACCAACGCATTTGCCGCCACGCCGCCGAAGAAATTGAGATCCTCCGGGACTACGGGTTTGAGATCCAGATCGAACCACGTTGTGTAAAGAAAGCATGATCGAGGCAACAACAACGACCAAGACGACCGTACATCTGACGATGGACGAGGACACAGCAGACTGGCTCCTCAGATACCTGCAGAATAACGTGCCCGACGAGTCACCCAGCGACGCTGAGATGCGCAGGCTTACCTGGTCTGCTTTGAATACGGCACTCGGCGGTTCGGACCTGGAGTGAGTATGCACATATCAGCTACCCCCAAGTGGTTTTGGATGATGGAGGCTTGGCGCCGGCCCAGCAAACCAGTTGGGAGTGCGCCAACGCAGTATGGGGAAACGCAGCTCAATCCAGTCGTGGCAGAACCAACACTATCCAGCACCAAGGCCCTTGAGATCATCAAGGATCGGGCAGAAGCGCGAAAGCAAAAGGAAGAACAGGAACGCGTGACCAAGCAGGCTCAGGACGAGGCCGCATTGGCAACACGGCTGAAGCTCTGGGAACCCATCCTGGATATCCTGGCGGCCTTCAAGCAGGAGTACCCGTACAAGATCACCATTCATGGGGTTGATAAATTGCACATACCGATCAGCTTCGCACTTCACAGACCGCAGTACGTCAATAGCTACGCGTGTCATGTATTCCCTGCGGGTGGATTTATAATCCAATGTAATGACTTCAGACAGCCATTTGGTCCCGACGGCAGAGCCAACACGGTCGCCGAATTTATCCCACCTTTGATCGACCTGTTGTCTGACCTCCTATGAACGACGCGCACGAAAAAATGCCTTTGAACAAGCGTAGCCACGCAGAGTTGAGCCGTTACAAGCAGCAGTTGGAGACACAGGTGTCGGCTATCAACCGCGCGCTGCGGGTGAGGCTTCCGAACCATGAGGCGCGCAGGCTCAAGGGAGACAAGCAGCGGCTGCTGCTTGATATCGCTGCCGTTGAGTCAGCCATCTTGGATCTTCGGGTCATCAACGGCGGGCAGGACACCGCACCTGCCTGGTTGCTGCTGATGCAGTGGGATGAGCGTTGGTTCTATTTTGCGACCCGCGAAAACCTGACAGAGATGACGATCGACATGCTGGTGGAAATTGGGCCCGATGCTCCCTGTGTCATGGCGCAGACGCGCCTGACGGAGGCGCAAGCGGAGCGACTGCCAGCCTGGGTGTGGTTGTTACCCACGGAGCGTGAAGACCTGGACTTCGATGACGCGGATCCCGAAGGCGATGATGAGTGAGGTTGTTCCAGTTCTGCCGTTCAAGATTCTCAGCTCCGAGGTGGTTCCAGGTAAGAATAGCCATGTTACTTGTCTGCGTACGGTTCTACAGGACGCAGCGGACAACCAGTGGGTCTTTGACCCGTCGGTGTTGAACATCGAGCTGAAACCATACGTGGAACCGCGTGGGCGTTACTGGCTATTGGACGCTGGTGACGAACATCAGGGTCCTGTGTACAGGTCTGTCGAAGATGGGCAACGGCATCCAGGTTGCTACAACTGTGGACTACCCCTGCGTGAGCATCGCGAGAGCAGTACAGGTAAACGTCGTGGTTGTCCTCCTGACTATGAAGCCATCCTGAAAGAAATCTTGGTTGACCCGCCAGTGCATGAGTAAAACAAACACCACAGAACGGCGTAGCCTCAAGGCTCACGCGGATTTGATCCTGCAGGTAATCAAACGACAGGCTGGAACGTTGGCCAAGGCCGTCATGGAGGGTGTCATGAATGCCATCGATGCCGGTGCGACCACCATCCAGATTCAGCTCAAGCCAGACCGATTGATCATCACTGACAATGGCAAGGGCTTCGATTCGGCGGATCACATCAAGGATGTCTTTGAGGTGTTCGGCTCCCCACATGAGATGAACGAGGAAGGTATCTCGGTCGATGCCAAGTTCGGCACGTACCGGATCGGGCGTGGGCAGCTGTTTGCCTTTGGGGTGAACGAGTGGAAGTCCAACACGTTCAAAATGACGACGGACATCAATGGTCTGGGGTTGGCGTATGACCTGTCAGTCGGACAGTCCCCGCGGCTCGGGTGCGAGATCACGGTGCAGCTTTACGAAAAGCTGTCCATGCGGGACGTCCAGCAAACCACCGACGAGGTGACGAAGCTGTGTCGTTATGTCATCCCCACCCTGACCGTCAACGGTGTCAACATCGCCAGGGATCCGGCAGGCATGAAGTGGGACGTCGTCACCGACGACGCCTACATCAGCAAGAAGGTCAGCGAATCCCGCTGGCGTTACGGTTCCGGCCTGGATGTGTACCAGCAGGGGGTGTTTGTGGAGACCATCCCGGCATCCGAGTATGGCCTGGAGGGGACGATTGTGATCAAGCAGGCCGTGCAGGTGAACTTTGCCCGCAACCAGGTCATCCGCAGCTGCAAGCGCTGGAAGAAGATTGCCGCGTTGCTTCGTGACACAGGCACCAAGGATGCCGTCCAGAAGGTCAAGCTGGACGTGCATAAGGCCCGCAGCTTCATCCAGAACTTCGTCAGCAAGGATATCGATTACCAGACATTCAGGAATGTTCAGTGCCTGCCGGATGTACGGGGGCGCATGTGGTCGATGGATCAGCTGGACAAGTTGTCGCGTTCCAAGTCCTCTACGAGTCCCGTGTACGCGAATGCGCTGGGGCATATCCCAGTGGGGTTCGGGCCCAGGAATTGTCGAGACGGGGACCGCGTCATCCAGAATGGTAAAGCGCTCGTGCTGGATGCGGTGTTGTTCCAGTACTTGGGGTTGTCCGACCAGCTTAGCGCGGCAGAATGCGGCGCGGCGGCTCTGGACATCATCCAGGGTGGCGGAACCAAGATCTTGACCTGGGTGGCTTATCAAACCCTGGTAGAGGACAGCTCGGGTGACTATGAGCTGGTCCAGCAGAACAAGCTGACACCACAGGAGCAGGATATCATCAGTTCGTCGGCACACATTCTGGGTAACATGGCACGAACGCTCGGTGTCAGGAACCGCAAGCTCTGTCTGGGAAACAAGGCGAATGCTGAGGGTTGGACGGACGGCGCCACCTATGTGGCGATATCCAGGACCTGGCTGAAGGGTCTGCGCCTGGGCTACGAGCGGGATTGGCATGCGTTGACTCTGCTGCTCGCCCACGAGATGTGTCACGACGGTCAGGACACTGACACGCACAATCACACACCACAGTTCTATGAGGACTACCATGAGCTTACCCGGCGGGTACCTGTCTGGGCGCGCTGGGGGTACCAGCTGTATCGGAAGTACATGAACTCACGGCTTAGAAAACTGCCCAAGCAGATACAGGATCAGTTATTCATCGAGTCAGAAGCGGTCGTGTTGGCTGAGCTAGCGTACATCCAAGAACCAGTACCAGTGACAAAGAAAGCAGCATGATCAACAGTACAAAGTACAAGATAGCAAAGACCATCCGGGAGTACCGGGTGAACTACAATGGGTGGGATTTACTCATTCCGGTTGGTTCCACGGTCGCGAACAAGACAGCCGGCGGGAACAATGACGCGTACCGGTTCCTGCAGGGTACTAATGAGTTTGCAAAGCTGGTGACGGGATACCCAAACTCCATTCTGGCCCATGACCTGACCCACTGCGGGCTGAACATCCCGGCTGAGTACTGCGAACCCTGGCCTGAGGAAGTCATGCCTGTGACACCGGATGAAGATGCTACCCAGTCCCTGGTACGGGACTGGCAGTACGAGGTTGCCAATGGTGACACCGTGCTAGGACTGGTTGAGTGGCGTAAGCACAAACAAGAGAGTGAAGACCGTGAGTGAAACGATCATCATACCCGCGCCGGAAGCTCCGTCGCCTTTAATGCTCGCCTACGGGCTTGGCGTGGATTCGACGGCCGTCCTAGTCGGACTACAGCAACAGGGCATCCGCCCCGACGCGATCCTGTTTGCCGACACGAAATCGGAGAAGCGCGAAACTTACGCGTACCTGCCCGTCATCCAGGAGTGGTTGAAGAAGGTGGACTTCCCACCTGTGACGGTCGTGGAATACCGGGTCAAGAACTTCAAGCACTGGCCCCCGTATCGAGGGCTGGGCGAGAACTGCCTGACCAATGGGACACTGCCGAGCTTGGCCTTTGGGTTCAAGTCGTGCTCGCTCAAGTGGAAGGTGCAACCCCAGAATGCATGGACGGACGAATGGCAGCCCGCCATCGACTGCTGGGCCGCCGGTGGTCGCGTCCGGAAGATGATCGGGTACGACAACGGCGCCAAGGACCGGAAGCGGTACAGCCACGCCGTGGGGGTTGAGGATCCCAAGTACGACTACTGGTATCCCCTGATCGACTGGGGTCTGGACCGCGAAGGCTGCAAGGAATTGATCCGGTCAGCGGGACTCCCGGTGCCACCCAAGAGTGCCTGCTACTTCTGTCCTGCGACTCAGCCGGCGGAATTGCACGAGCACCGCAAGGAATACCTGCGAAACATTGTCATCATGGAGGCCAGGGCCAAGCCCCGCCTCGACGGGTGCAAGACCCAGGAGTTGCTCGACCAGGAATGGCGTGAGCGTGAAGACAAGTGGTTCGCGAAAGCGGAAGCGGATTACGCGCTGGCACGAGACATCCTGGACCTTGCTCGTACTTCGGTGTTTCTGCCGCCTGCGTTTGCGGACATGGACGCCTTTGAGGCGTTTCTGAAGACCAGACCCAAGCGGCGCCTGGCAGGTTCCGGGACGGCCGGGCTGTGGCGTAGTGCCACCAAGACTCGGCCGGCCATGATGACGGACTACATCCGCGATCACAACCTCCTGCCTGCAGATGAGATCAAGACGCTGCAGGGCCGCGCACCTCAGGAGATCGTGGACACCATCCAGGCCTTCGCGAACGGGGAGGACATCCTGAACTGGCACGACTTCCTGGAACAGTTCTCACCCGAGGATGCTCTGGACGAACTGCCCGGTGGTTGTGCTGGGTGTGATGCTATTGACCGATCTGTATGAATCCTGAGACATCTGAGGCACCTCAAGCCCCAACAGTAGACACAACCCCCGCGGCTGTGCCGGTCTTCCTGTACCTGCTGTATTCACATGGTGTGGGTGCTCTTGTGAACGTACCGCGCGATCTTAGTGCAGACAACTGGGGACGCATGCAGGACTTCTTCTGCCAATGCGCGCGTGTACCGCGCCCCCACAAGGGTGGCTATGTTGAGTGTTACCATCTCTACGAAAACCAACGGATGGGCGACGTGTACTGGGTTGAGGAGCTGGCCAGCTCGCAGGGTATGCGGTTTACGTTGTTACCACTCGCGACTGCGACCAACAAGGAAGTCATGCAGGTCAAATCCAACCTCAGACACAACCGGGATGTTGTGGGTCTGTCGATCCTGCGGGTGAAGCGCTGGATTCAGTTCCCGCCTGTTCGCGGAGACGCCCAACCCACACAAGCAGCATGAGCCCGAACTACCACACGCACTCCGAGATTGGACGTGCCAGGCACGTCGTGACGTATCACGACGGGGTTAAACAACACCCGGATGGAAGTCCCTTCTATGACATCCACATATGCAGAACTGCAAGAAAGCTGGACACCTTCGTCAAAGAGCTGGAGAAGAAAGGTTATAGACCAACCAGAGTGCACGATGGCCTGTCCTAACTGCGGTTCCAAATCCACCTGGGACGACTGCTCGTGCTGGGGCTGCAACAAGTGTGGTTGGTGTTCCCTCCAGGGTTTGAATCGAACCCCCACGGCCTCCTATCCTCGCTCCCCCCATGATGTGGCGGAGCGGGCCAGGACCTGGGGACACGATGAGGATCAGGAGTACCGGAAGCGTATGGGTCTCACATCCCACGAAGCCTTGGACGATGAAGATTGATAAGAAACTCACACCCCAGGAGATTGCCAAGGCTGTCATTGCCCACGCGGAAGCCAACTACAACACATCAGGCTGGGACGTCATCTGCGAGTGTTGGTCAAAGGATGAAGTCATTGCCTGGGTGCTGAAGTACCGTCTCAACACCGTGGAGAAAGCCATCAGGGAGTTCAAAAACATTGCCGAGGGTAATGATGAACAACGTCGAAGCCAGCTTGCCGAGGTCTGGTGACAGCCCCTACCATGCTAGACATCAAGATTACAGCACCTGATATCAGCGAAGGCTGGCATCAATATCCTGCGCCTATCCAGGCCAAGGCGGGTGTACATGACATCCTGGATCAGGAGGATAACACGATTCTATTCGTGCCTCTTTCCCGGCCTGCAGGTCATGGCGAAGAAAACGGCCGGTTCGTCCGGCAGGCTCCTACCATGGCCAAGCACCTGGTGGAGATGCTGGAGGCCCACTCCGTGTACTTTCCCTGCGAGAGTCCGCCCAGGAAGCAGGCGCGCTGCTGGGCGGGCGAGGACGCCTGTCCATCCTGTCAGATGTTTTACGAGATCGTAGAGACCCTCCGGCAGGCTGGATACAAGATTGAGCTGTCATGAGAGCACTCTCTGTCGTTATGCGTGATCTCATTGCGGTCCTGTTTTTAATCGGGTGGTTGGCTGGCATCGTCATCGCCAAGGGGTTCTGGTCTGTGCTGTTCGCCTGCGTGTGTCCGGCATGGGCCTGGTACTTGCTGGTGGAGCGGCTGCTCCAGCTTTGTAAGATTGTTTGAAAGTACAAGACAAAATATGGCTACGAAAAACATGTTACCTTTGAATCGAACCCTAGCCGTCAAGGCATGGGTGGACGCGCGCGCCGATAAAGAAACGTTCCTGCAAAACACGACCGACGCCGCTGCGGCTGCGGCGATCTCGGAAGGTGTGGGATTCGTCGTCACCGCCTCCAACGTCATGGGTCTCAGGAACGCCCTGGGAATCCGTAAGCACGCGGCGGTCAAGGAAGACAAGGCCAAGACCGGAAAGGTCACCCGCCAGGAATTCGAGGCACTGTCAGCGACGGTCACCCGCCTGGAGGGTGACCTGAAAGCCGTGCAGGCCCATCTCAAAGGGCAGCTGCCCCTGAAGTAAAACCTGGGAACATGACACTCGAACAACTTGAAGTCCTAGGGTTTGACCGGTCTTACAAGACTGAGGATGGTGCAGTACGGGTGGGTTGTTCGCGCTGCGCCTCGATGGTGATTCAGGGTGTTCCCTGTCACGAGAACAGCTGCCCCAATGAAGCACGCGCGAGACGCAGGTTGGTAGGCTGCGGCGACTTCGATGAAACCGATGAGTGACCTGCCAGTAAACACGAGCATCAATGCTGCTGGGTTCACCTGGCAACAGTCCGGAGTGAATGGTTGGTGTACCAAGTCGGGACCGCTGCTTATCAAGCTGCGGTATGCGCCGCCGCATGCCAATCCGTATCATCGGCCGCCAGGGTGGTACGTGACCTGCATGCACATGAACATTCACGGGCACAGCCTCCGCCTGGACGTCACTGACGCACTCCCGGTCGCATGCCGGTATGCGATTGAGCATCTGAAGGAGACGCTCCAGGAAACGCTGGATCTTCTTGAGGGTGACCCCAAGCTGGTCTGCGATGAGGAGGACGGCGAATGACCTTCGCAGATCTGTACGTTATTGAGCACAGTGATTGGGTTCCAGATCCCGTCACGAGGAAACCCCTCAAGCTCTTTTGGAGCAACGATCAGGGCTGGGTCGGTCCTGATTGCCCGGATGTACTTGTCCTACATGAAACGGAACGGCAGGAGTTCGGACGCATCTACGGACTCCCTATTGCAGGTGAGTTCTTGCGGCTGGACAAATGGTTGCAGAGCTTAAAGTTGACCCCATGACCAAAGCCAAAACGACCGACAACACCACAGACTCCAAGGAGGAAGAGTACTTTATCTGGTACCTGGAGGAACTCATGGAAGCTGACTACATCACCAAGTGGAGCAGGGCCGAGACGATCACGTTGTCCGAGAATGTACCAGTCTGGTACGTGAAGCCGATGAAGAAGGGACCAGACAAACCAGTGTCCAGGATCCTCATGCAGGACGCCAAGTACACACCGGACTTCGAGGTCACCTGGCATCCCCGCGCCTGTGGGATCTTCTACGAGCGTCCGGGTCTGCACCCGACAACCGCGAAAGGGCTCAGGCCAGCACCCTTCACAGTACTGGATGACAAAGGGAAGAGTCTGCTGGAGATCAAGGGTGGTTTCATCCAGCACAGTCAGGGCCTCCAGTACAGCATCCTGGCCAAGTGGACCTACGCAGTCACGGGACGGTATGTCCAGCGTGTCCAGGTTTCCAGCAAGTCAGGCTCGATCTTCGACAAGACGTTCTGCCCGGCGCGCTTCCAGCTGACGGATAAGACCTGTAAGTCAAGGGCCATGGGATTCCGTCCCAAGACTCTCAAGCAGTTTGTGAACACCCAAGCGGTGCTCATGCATGAATTATGACACATCCCGAATTTTCAACAGGGCTCGTCGTTCTCAGGGACGTCGCGGCGTATGCAGGCTGGATGAGCTTTCAAGTACAGGTCATGCGGAACAAGGTACAGTCTAACCTGGTGCATGAGATCGCCCAGATGGTGTTCCTCGTTTCAATTCTCGTGGAGTTCCTTTCCTGGTTGAAGGCACCATGAACACCATGCGGTCACCAAAACAGCTCACATTTCTGTTCCAGGACACGGTCACCAACACCATGAACACCTTGGAGTGGGAGACGCGTGATCGTACTATCGAGGACGCTTGGGACAATGTCGTGATCTTCTTGTGTCGCCGCCACAATGTAGTACATGAGCTTCTCCAAGTGAGCCGGTTCGCGAAAATCATGACCTTCGAGGGGCTCTGCAAGGTGCTGGATGAGAGCAAGCCCCTGCGCCGTGCAACCCCACAGGAGGTCAGAGAACTGGAACGCAACAATGGCTAACATGTCATACTGCCGATTCCAGAACACTCTCGTGGACCTGCGAGACTGTGAGGAGCATATGAATCAACGTACGGAAACCAAGGAAGAGAGCGAGGCCCGGGACAAACTGCTGGAGCTGTGCGCCAGGATCGCCCGTGACTACAGCTATGATGAGGGCGAACCAACTGAAGACGACAATGGCAAAGACGAAGAAACCCAAGTTTGAAATCGGCGACAGCGTCTGCTCCTCAGCGGACAGCAGCGACGTTCGGCATATGCGCAATACCTGGCACGCCGTCGTGGTAGCACGCGCGGCGTGCCCAGGCACGCCGGACGACCACGTGTACATCACAGCAGGTTGGTGGGAGCATGCGGTGGATATGCGCCACGGTTTCAAAGTGTTGGAAAAGTACGTCGATCGTCAGCGGGTGCGTGCCGCACAGCGCCAGCTCTGGTGTGACACACTCCAGAAAGACACATCACGGTTTAGAGTCAGCAACTGTTGAAATATGGACACCCTCATTAAAGCACCCGAGCGCAAGCCGCTCCCATTGATCCTCCACTGCGGGGCCGTCAAGGTTGATGTACAGGAACTTAGGAACGTCAAGACGCCGGAGAACACCAAGACCTGGTACCCGCTGCCGCACCATGAACTGGTCGAGAACACCCGCCGCTGTCTGACCACAGACGGGATCGAGATCGTGGATGAAGTACACGCTCTCACGCGTGATGGGGACCGGTACTTCGGGATCATGGCGGTACGGAACCCGCGCGCGCAGGTCCATCAGGACTACGAGTGGATGGTGGCTCTTCGGAACGCCAATGACCGTGCCTTCTCGGCCGGCCTGGCCTTTGGGTCTCGGGTCTTCACTTGCGACAACCTTGCCTTCTCGGGCGAGATCATGATTGCCCGCAAGCACACCCGGCACGCTGCGCTGGACCTGCCCCGTCTGATTACCCGTGCTGCTGGCGACCTGAATGCCAGCTGGATCGGTATGGACAATCGTATCCAACAGTACAAGGACCGGGAGATCACAGACACGCTCGCCCATGACACGATCATCCGGGCTCTGGATGCCAAGGTGATTTGTGGACAGGATGTGAAGCATGTCTTGCAGGAGTGGCGCCATCCCAGCCACGAGGCTTTCGCGCCCCGTACTGCTTGGAGTCTTTTCAACGCCCACACTGAGGTCCTGAAAGACACGAACATGCAGGATCTGCCGAAACGGACGAGATCTCTGCATGGTGTCATTGACGCCCAGATCGGGCTCTCGGCATGAACCTTGTCTTCATTGAACTAACCCGGTTGTGTTATGACGACAAAGGTCTTCGCCAACCTGGCAAGAAGTTCGTCGTCAACACCCGCTATCTGATGTCCTTCAAGGCTGGTGCGGTATCGGCGTCTGGACACAGGCATGAGGGAACGACTGTGGAGTACCGGGGCAACCAAGGCTACGGGAACCACACGGTGTTGGTAGAGGAAACATATATGCAGATCCGGACACTACTCGATAAAGCGCAAAATGGACACTGAAGAGACCTTCAAAAAGATGCCTAACCTGACCAAACCCAAGCGAGTCCTGACGCAACAGCAGAAGGATATCATCAACGCGAAGGAGCGGATGAAGCAAAAGGCACAGAGTTTAGACACCCTGGCGGCATCGATCATGCAGGCCCTGTGTCGGAACAGCCAAGACGAGGAGGCAGTACGGTTACAACTACGCGGTCCAGACGAGAAGGATCTGGGTGGGCGTAACCGTGAGTCAGTGCAGCGCGAGATCAGGTCACTCCTGAGACGCAACTATGGCTACTGAATCCAAGTTCACGAAAGAGCAGCTCCTGGAGGGCTTCGGCGCCTCCGGGTATCCTGACACGGAGACGTTCAGGTGGTTGTATGCTCGGCGGCGCTGGGAGCTCTTGAATGTGGACTTGGTCGAGTTACCCCAGCGGATCAATGGTGGAGCTCGAGCCTCCGTGTACGCGCAGGTCATGGACTACCTGAAGGCGCATCCAGAGACATCTGACGATGCGCTGCTAAGTCTGCTTGATGCACAGTCCCAGCTTGCAGCGGAGGTGCGCTGCTTGCTCGACAATGGTGGAGCGGGTCCGAACCTCGGTATCCTCAAAAGGTGTGATGCTACCCTTCGGCAGATTGCCGGACTACCCCCGAAATGATCCAACGCATCTTCGATTCCTGTGTGGACTGGCTCCACTGGCTCGCCGCCCAATTCGGCACGGACTACGTGACCATCAACGTGGTCCTGTTCTGCGTCATAGTCCCCCTGGTGTTCCTGACCCTGTTGTTGTTTGCCTACTGGCAGTATTTGCGCGCTGAACATTACAAGTTGTGCTGGCAGTTGAGCCTGAATCACGCACGCGCCGTGGCACGCCTACGGTAAGTCAGTCTGAAACGGATCCAGCCCCTTCGGGGGTTGGATTTCGTTAGCTATCACTCGTCGAGGTTGCAGGGGCGGGGGACTGTGGGTAGGTTTTGGGCATATGTTGTCCCTGCTCGCCCCACCCATCGTCAAGTCCTCGAGTGCCCTCCCGGTTCTCGAACGGGCGGCAGGCAAGATCCAGGATGCCGTGGACCCTGCTCCGCTCGAGAAGGCCCCCGCGACGGCCCGTCCTGAATCCAAGAGGCACCGGGAGGCTTTGGTGGATGAAGCAAGGGTGCGGCACTACCAGGACCAACCTTTCAGTACATCTGCCATGCTAGGTGGTGGGCTCGGTTTGAGTGTGCCGTGGGTGCTGGCTGCCATCATGGCTCCCAAGATGTACCGGAATAATGCCGACATTGGTAGGCTGGCACAGCTCTCGGCAGCCGGTGGGCTAGTCGGGACCGGGACAGGTCTGGGTGCTGAAGCACTAGGACGCCTCTTGACCCGTGGGTTCGGTCCCAATTTCAAACCTTCGCAGTGGCACCGGGACCAGGATCCTCACCGCTGGAACAGTGCACTCCGGACTGCCCCCATCGCGGTGGCCACGCTGGGTGGTAAAGCACTGTCGACCATGTTTCGGGAGATGCACAAGGATGCCAGCAACGACCAGGATCTTCGGAGCCGTATCGCAGCTGCGTACAAGCAGGTCACAATCCCTGACCTGAAGGCCATCGAGCACGGTCAGTACCAGAAGGGTCACTTCTCCTGGAAGGGTCTCGGTATCACGATCGAGTCTGCCCCTGGTGCAGTGCGGCGTGGGGTCGATAAGGATGGGACGGAGTGGTCCGTGAAGCTCAAGAATGCCTACGGGTACATCAAGGGCACCACCAGCGCAGAACCCGGTGACCAGATGGATGTCTTCATGGGTCCACATCCCGAGAGCGAGATCGTGTTTGTGGTGGACCAGAACAAGCAGAAGACCAAGACCTTCGATGAACACAAGTGCGTCGTAGGCTGCCGTACTGTTGCTGAAGCGAAGGAGCTGTACATCAAGAACTACTCGGAAGGCTGGACCGGCTTCCGGGACATCACACCCATGACGCTACCCCAGTTCAAGTCATGGCTAAAGAAAGGGGACATGACCAAGCCACTGGCCGGGCAGCAGTTCCAGGATTTCCACAAGCAGGCCACAAATTCGCTGGTCAACATTCTACCAAGCTCAGATATTTCCATCATGCACACTAGCCTCACACCCGCCCCCTGGACCAAGCAAGCCATCAATCTCAAGGGGGTCCTTCCTGCTCTCAAGGGCATGTTCAGCCGCACACCAGGTGCGGTCGGTGCGACTGAGGGGGCTACTGCAGCGCCGGCCGCGGAGAAGCTCCGAAGCTTCCTAGCTGGCGGAGGCAACCTGCGACCAGGGGAGTACGAGCGCGTTGCCCTGCAGCACCCGGAGCTCATGGCTGAGTTCCCTCGCATCCGTGATGCCGTGAATCTGGCTGACGTTCGGCGGATGATCGGCACTGGTCCTATTCCTGGCGCGTTTCAGGGGGGTGTTGGTAATCAGGTAGCACAGACGCTGATCGGTGGTGGAGCTGGTGCGGGGCTTGGTCTCGCTGAAAACAGTTTCACGGACATGGGACCGGACATGCAGAAGAACAACCTGATTGCCAATACGGCCTTAGGTCTGTTGGCAGGCAACCCAATCGCGCGGCAACGTATGCTCAAAAAGGTGTTCACGGATCCTGCTACTGGTCTCCGGAACATTGGGTACAACCCGAAGGCCTTAATGGGTGCCAGTACAGGCCTCATCGGCAAGACATCCCTGCTGCTTGGTGGTGATAAACTGTTTGGTACTCTTGACAACCTGCGAGCCGGTACAGGCAAACTCACCAGCACCGCGACCAAGCTCGATTCCAAGATGGACAAGGCTGAGAACAGTATTGCCAAGAACTTCAAGGAGCCGTTCGAGAAGTTGGAGAATTCTTCCAAGGAGCTGGGCGGCAAGCTGATGGACTCAGGCTCTAAGTTGATTGCTGGAGGCCGCCCGTATGTTGGGGGCATTGGTGGTGCATTCCTGGGCAATATGGTAGGCCAGTACTTCGAGGACGAGAAGCGGGTCTCTGCCGAGGAGGCCAAAAGACAGAAGCGCAATCGTATCCTGCTCACACTGCTCGGCGGCGCTGCAGGTGCAGGACTCGGATCGGCCGACCAGAACACTCTCCCGGATACGCTTCGCCGTCTCCAGGGTGGTTGGCAAACAGCAAAAGGTACGGCAGCAGATCTGTACAACAAGGTGACCAAGCAGGCCAATCTGGAGACTTCATTACCAGACGCTCTGAAACTGTTCGGCGTAAACTCCGAAGCCGCCACACCAGATACTGTGGCGGCTCTCAAGGAACTTGCTGTACTTTCGCAAAGCTCAGATCCTAGAGCGGCTGTGCATGCAGCATGGGCTGTTCCCACAGTCGAACGTGCCGTTGCGATGCCGCTTGGCGGTGCCGCACTTGGTGGAGCCGCTGGTGGATTGATCCAGATGCTGCGCGGGCACGGTGTGCGCGATAAGAAACGTCGACCTTCTGTTGGTGCTGGAGTTGGTTGGGGTGGGGTAGCAGGTGGGTTGCTTGGTGTCCTGGCTGCCGCCGACGCACCACGCCAGGGCTGGAATGCTTCCCCAATGGGGCGTGCCATTGGCACCGTGCCGCTATCAGATGGTTTGAGGACCTACTGGCGGATGCTGAGCGGTAACGGTGCCGACACCGCCATCGAAGATGCTTTGAACGCCGCTGCGATCAATAAATGGATACCGAAACTGGCGCCATGAGCAAAGTCTCACACATCAAGGTCTCAACAGCTCTTCTAGGTAAGGCACTAAATGGAGTCTCGAAGGTCTTGACCCAAACAGGTAAGACGCTCCAGCAAGGCGCTCGCTTCGGGGCAGGAGTCCCGGCAGGTGAAACCTTCGCACCTTCGATCGGTACTGCCGCGCGTCGTGTACTGAAGCTCGGTTTTAACCCGCAAGTCAAGGGTTGGTGGAACGTACCGAAGCGGATAGCACAAGGTGCGGGCGTCTATGGTCTGGGTGCTAGTGTTGTGCAGGGTCGTGAAGCTGTCAAGGACTTGGCCCTGAATGCCAACCAATTGCTCCCACCGCATGAGAAACTTCAACCGTTGAAACAGTACACACAGGACCTGGCCGAGTCCCCAATCTGGACCACACTCAGGACAGCCATCATGGGTCTCCCCGAAACAGTTCCAGCTGGGCAGCGTGCGCTGCTCGGCAACGCTACTTACATTGCTGGTCGGAACGGGGTGGCTGACTGGTGGAACAATCTTGGTCGCGCTCCAGCGGCAACGGGCCCAGGGACTTGGCTTCGGCACGCCTATGCACCTGCTGTAGCACCTGCTGTCCAGGGTGTCCGAAGTGTACTGCCTAATATCCCACACGCGCCACCTAGCGCCTACGGGGATCTGTTCCGCTCTGCCCAGCAAGCTGTACGGGAATGGTAGAGTACGATGTTGCACGCCAAACATTGACCCGCTCACCATCTCTGCGTAACAGTACTCATCATGGACCTACCCCCTTCTGTTCCTTCTGCTACTGATATTGATGCGCAGCATCTTGGTTACCTGGCCGTCGCAATGACGTTCGGGGCGCTCTCGGCTATGGCGGCTCTCCTGGGATCTGAGAGCCCTCTGACACCGCGCGTCGTGATGGCCTACCTACTTTCAGGCGGCCTCGCTGCTGGTGGTGTCGTATTGGTGCTTGTGGAACAATACGGCTTCAATTATTTTCTGTGTGGGATCGGGATCTTCGCGGGCTACAAGGCCTTCGATCTCCTGGCCATGATCAGCATGGCCGTCTCCAGCTTCGTTAACAAATTCCTCTCCAAAAAAGGCCAATGAGCATTCTCGATCGCATGTCAAACCGCCGGCACTCCCTTGCGTCACTGCTTCACGCCACTCTGATATTTGTGGCACTGGGCGCGGCCATTCTGTTCTTCTACGAACAGCAGCGTTCAGAACATCTCGCGGCGCAGTTCAGAACTGCTGTGCGTGGGGCAGGCGCGGGACAGTGGTATTGGGACATTGAAAAAAACATCCTCAGATGGGATGACCGCATGTTCGAGTTGTTCCATTGCAGCAAGGCAGGCTGGGAGAACGTGGACGGCATTTGGGAATGGCGCGGATCTGCGACAGACGAGCCGGCCGCCAAGTTTGTCTCGACTCTGTACAAGGAGGATGTGCCGATGGTTATGGCAGCGTTACAGCGGGCGATCATGACGCGAAGCTCTTACCAGGCGGTGTTCCGGGTGGTGGGCACGGACGGCATCGTGTACTTCCTGAGAGCAGGTGGAGCGGTCTACGGGGGCGGCAGATACATGACCGGATTGTGTATACGGTTCTCTGCCGCCGACAAGCCCGGTGAGCTGGATATCAGCCACTGCTTTGAAGCGTGGCAGAACCACATGGCGCACGCGACTGAACTGGCTGGGTCGGCGCCCTGAATTCTGGTTGCGCACACAGGGAGGCATGGTGACCCTATCCAACATGGAAGCCAGCCAATCACCCACATCTCCTGCGATGCACCGCATACCAGTCGGTGGGGCTGAACCTTTCCACTGGGCCCATGGTGGGTGCTGGTGCTTTCCGCTACAGCATTACTGTGAGGAAGCGCAGGCCACCTACATGCTCCACAACGCGCAGGATTGTCGGGAGGCATTTGAACGGCAGGGGCTCGATGATCCAACCAGACCCTGGGTTGCTGTCCTGGGTTATGTGGGAACTCCGGTTGACGTACCCAGCACAGTAATGGCAACGTAGTCGCATATGAGTCTAGCCCCCTGGTTCCACAAACAAGCTGGCGTTGGTGAGAGTGCCTTCAAGGCCCCCACTGCGGCGGCAGCCCCAGCGGCTTCAAATCCAGCGACGGCGCCGACGACACCAGCGGCGACACCGGGTGCAAGTAAACCCCCAGCAGCGACTCCTTTGGGTTCGGCTCCACCTCCGGCACCACAGGCTCCTTTGGGTGCGTTGCCCCCTTTACCCCCTCCCCCATTAGGTGCTGGTGCTCCACTTCCTGACCCGTGGGGCGGTGGAACTCCAACCAGCACACCACCGCCGGCGGCACCTGTGGGTTCACTCCCGCCGTCAACCCTGGGAGCTGGAGACTCTGGAGGTACACCGTCACCTTCATATCCTGCTGCTTTGGGCGACCCAACCAAGACCACAATGCCGCCACCAGCCCCCGCCTTGGGGGGTGACACCTCATCTGTCCCGCCTGCCGCATCTCCTCCGGCTCCGGGTGGAACACCTCCACCCTCCCAGGTTCCTTCTGGTCACGAGTTTTCCACGATACCGGGCGCCCCAGGACCGGACGCCAAAACGGCATTTCCAGCAGACAGCCCGGAAGGGATCGCGGAACGAACTCGGCCTGGTGTCCTGCAGGATCGCGGCCTCGTCGCAGGTCCAACAGCTCCCCAGCAGATGGACCAACAACAGATGGACAACGCTGTTGGGAATTTGACAGCCGGAACTGGCTTCAACGGCAGTGCTACTTCCATGAAACCCGAGGACGTGATGGCGCGCGCTACTGCCATCAATGACAAGTACCGGAAAGACAACCCAACGTTTGCAGCAGCCAACCCACATCCGGACGACCCGCGCAACAAGGTGGCCCACATCCAGGTCAGCACCCATATTCTCAAACGTGCGGCAGCAGTACCTTCCGTGGCTGCCGTGTCCTCCACCAAGCCTCCCGTGGGGCCGGTGATCCTGAACCCGAAGTTCCTGAGGGCTCTGCCCAAGCAGGCTCCAGCCAAACCCCCGGCGAAGCCAGCCAAGGATCCTGAACCCAAACCGGTTCCTGGTGCGGTCAAGAAAGCAGCTTGGTATTGACTAGTACTCGCAGGGCCGGGACATTCCAGTATGCCTGACGCCTCCAAACCTCCCAGCTGGATTGCCATGATCGGTGGCACGGTCATGGGGTTGTTAACCGGCAGCCTGACCATGTACACGTGGTTGGAGCACCGTATCGAGAGTAGGGTCGAAGCAAAGGTCATGATCGAAGTCAGGATCTCGGCTATTGAGGCTGCCCTGAAGACCAACAAGGATGCAGCCTGGCTCGCGGATGAGAACCTCGTGAAGCGACTCGATATCCAGCAGGAGCGAATTACACAACTGGTCAGCAAGATCGATGGACTGCACGTGACCGTCACACCAAGCGCAAGTTCAACTACACCCCCATGATGTACAAACAGGCAGGACCAGTACAGTTGCTTGGCAAGTTGCTTGGGCGTGCAGCGCCTGCCGCGAAGGGGTTGGGGTCCTTCGAACGCTACCCTGCCTTGATGGCTGCGCGCCGCAAGACGATCGTGATCCCCAATGCTCGCGCCAGCTCGTTTCCAGGTCCTGACACTTGGGGCCAGTACCGTCCCAAGGATGACCTACTGCTAGTGCGCGGTGGGCTTTCGCCGACTGTAGCACGACAATCACTGCGGCACGAGCTTACCCACATGGCCCAAATCAAGGCACCACACACCTGGCTGGACAGAACTGTGCAGGCCGGCATATCTCAGCCGGGTAATAGCTTCAAGTCAGGCCTACGCAGCATCCTGGCTGAGTTCGGTGCCCGCACTGGAGAGACCAAAGGCCTGATGGCTCCTGTCAGAGGAGCATTGAAGTTGTGGGAGACCGCACCGTCCTATGCACGAGACTTCAAACGGTTGGGTGCCCGCGCGGCGGCCCTGCCGTACCAACTCCTGACTGCAGCCCCTATTGTCGGCGGACTGGCAACGGCAGGTGGTTTGGGTCTAAAGCTCAAGAGCCTGACGGACCAGCTCAACCAACCTAAGACACGATGAAGCCAGAGGCAAAAACACTTCCGCACGGTTTCTGACAAAACTTGCAGAGTGTCCCGCTTGTTGCGACAGTTGAGGATGGCAACGCCGTTTCAACTTCTCTCTCACGTCAAACGCGCAGGCGCGACCCCTCCCCCACCGGAAGGTAAACAGTACGACCTGCCCGTTCCGATCCCTCCAACATCCAAGACGGACAAAACCGTAGCAGCCTTGCCGCCTGGTAAGCAGTACGCGTTGCCGGTTCCGCCAACCCCGCAAGCCCCTACGCTTGCATCACCCATCCTGACACGCTCAGGACAACCAGCTCCGGCAGGTTGGGCACCTCCCAAACAGGAACTCCCACCCGTGCCGGTTCCTGCGGAGGTGCGGCAGGGTCTACCATCATTCGGGCAGTGGTTACAGTCGCGCGCGGTCGATCTGTCAACAATGTTGGTCCCGTACCAAGCGCAGATCAATCAGGTCTTCGGACACAAGCAAGCTTCCCACATCCGCGTCAGCTCGTACTTGCTCAAGCGCGCGACCCTCGGAGCAGCAAAGTCCGTAGCTGGACAGCAGCCGGGACTCGGAGGGCATTTGAAGCAAGCGCCTAAGATGTTCCAACCACCCGCTGCACCGACCGCTGTGCAGCCGACCCAGCCAACAGCGCCTGACTTCAAGATCAAAGCTCCTGCCGGGATCGCGGCAGCACGAGGCTAATTTATGAAACCGACGCACATCCAAGTCAGTTCATACATGGTGAAGCAGGGATTGGCTAGGTGGCGTACTGCAAAGGCGTTGGCGGCTTTCATGCGCCGCCCACCAACACCGGCAATAACGTCTAATATACATCCACCCAAGTGGGGAGATCCGACCCGCCTGACTCAGCTGCAAATAGCCAAGTCACATATGAGCTCGAACCCTTACGCACCAGCGCAAGAGATGTCAGGGCTGCTGAAGCAGGTAAACAAATTGGACGACGTGACACCGCTAGAGACACTCGGCGCAAACATGCTTCAGAATAAGCAAACTCCGGGTTCACTGTTTCGTGGAATGAGAACCTTAACTCCCAACATTGAAGCAGGTAGCTGGGTCCATGGAACTCCGTCCCCTGCTCTGGCCGCCAAGTACGGACCGAATCGTTCAGCTCCCGCGTTGGTTGCTGAATACCAGGCAAGCCCACTTAATCGCTACAGCGCTGACTTTTTACAGGACATGGACGTCACCAAGCAAATGGGGCGTACTTGGGACAGTGTTGTTTCCGCGCTGCGTCAACCACCGAATTTGCGTGGCGATGCATTCGGCTTAGCCCGCACGAACAAGAATTTATGGGCGCGCCACCAACTCAAGCTAGCTGACCCAAGAGAGTTGGTGACCGGCAAGGGACTGGAGCCGGCTGACAGCTGGGTACCTTGGTATGAGACCAAACTACAATCGGGTATCAACAATTTCCGCAATTGGGCATTTGTACATGACGGTAAACTGCTTCGCGTACCGGCAAATAAACAATGGCAGCACATACTGCGTAATATCACGTCCCCTGTGTACAAGGGATCGTGGGCCTCACGTATCCCGCAGGGGATGGAGCAGTTTATGGGGCGGCAGGGTTTTGAGTCAAGATTAGGTAGTGAATGGTTTAGAATTCAGGAGTACTTGCGTGGTGGGGTGGAAAAATTGAAACAGTTGTTACCCGCCCGTACGCCCCATGGCGCTGCTGCTCCCATGAAGTAAACTTGCTCCCCGGTCACGTCCATGCCACACTAGGGTATGGCCGACAAGACTAGACCAGATGTAATCGCCTTTGACCTTGATGGAACACTGGCCCTACGCCAGGAGCCCTTCAATCCGTACTCGGTAGGGGAACCCGTGGAGGCAATCTTGGACCTGGCCCTGAAGGCCATCCGGGATGGGAAGCGCACCTTGTGCTTCACGGCCCGCGCCAGTTCCAAGGATCCCAAGATGCACAGCACGGTGCGGAAGTGGCTCGATGATCACGGGTTAGAGAAGATGAAGATCACGAACATCAAGGATCCAACGATAACCCGCTTCTACGATGACCGGGCCATCGGGGTCGTGCCAGACAAGGGCGAGCTTCTGACCAAGGTCGCGGCCGAGATGGTTCGGAAGACCAGGATGGTGGAAGTTCAGGATGACCACTGCCCACACTGTGACCACAAGTTTACCGAGAAGGGCTACCCGCGTCCTGACTTCGAACAGGCCGAGCGGGAAGGCATTGAGCCCATGGACGCTGACCAGCTGTGTCCCAACTGCCAAGGGATCGTGGATGACCCGGAGATGTCCGACGAGAGAATTGAGAACTACCAGGGCTTCGGCGGGGAATCCATGAAGGAGATCCTGTACCAGCAGCGGGAGAAGAAGCGGGCTATCCTGGCTGCACGGCGGGCCAAGAAGGCCTCCACCTCGCCGGAGAACGTTTCCGTTCCAGGGCGAGGAGAGGAGAAGCAGGCCGCCGGGGACAAGCTCCGGAACCTGTGGGTACGTCGGGGTCAATGTCCCGAATGCGGTGGCAAGCCCAAGGACTTCGAGTTCTTCAAGACCCACTCGAACGCGGAGTGTCGTGACTGCGGTCACAGCTTCGATGTCGATGCTGAACGTAAGAAGCAGGCTTCCTGGGACCAAGCCCAAGAGAAGTCCGCCTCAGTACAGATCGCAGGCCGTACTGGCCCGCATGGAATCCTGGAAGCCCTCAAGGCCCTGAACCTCGATGACCTCGAGAAGCAAGCCCGTGCTGACATTGCCTCCGGGAAGATCACCAAGCGTGACCGTGGGGTCAAGATGCTCAATGCCCTCGAAGGACTGCGCCGCAATGAGATCAAGCCCGAGGAGCTGATGATCAAGCGGGTGCCAGTGCTGCCACCGGCCTTCAGGCCCTTCTCGTTCCTGGGCACCACCTACATTCCCGGTGATGCCAACGAGCTCTACCAGGACCTCTTCAAGCACCGCGCCATCCATGACGAGACGCTCTCGACCCTGGGGGAAGGCGGCGCAGCCCTGACGCGCATGAATCTCCTGAATGCCACGAGGGCCCTGTACGGTTACGGAGACCCCGTGTCCCCGAAGCTCAAGGAGCGTGGACCCTCGGGCTACTTGGACCAGATCCTCAACGAAGGGCCAAAGCACTGCTACTCTGCAGACACAGAAATCCTGACGCGGGGTCAAGGGTGGGTGAAGTTCTCTGAACTGGAGCGTGGGGCGCAGGTGGCCACCATAAATCCCAAGACCCTGGCATTCGAATGGCAGACCCCTACGGAGTACATCGATTCAGAATACAGCGGTACCATGAAGCGGTTCGTAGTTGGTGGGCGTACAGGCAAGCGCATGGACCTTTTGGTCACACCCAATCACCGGATGTGGACCAAAAAGCGCGACAAGAAGAATAAGATGACGGACGACAATTTGCGCACTGGTTGGTATGCGATGCGGGCCGACGAGTTGGTCGCGCACAAAGTACGTCACTTCGCTATGGTGGGCGCAGGTGGTTGGGAGGGCTCGGTCGAACTGCCAGAGTGTGCACGCCACTGGCCCGCTGAACTGTTTGCACGTTTTATCGGTTGGTACATTTCAGAAGGAAGCACACACGAATGTGGTACGATCGCTACAATCTGGCAGACCGAAGCAAACCCCGATTACTGCTTGGAACTAGACGCTTTGTTCCGAGACATCAGCAATGTACAAGAGGTGTCCAAAGTGAACATGCACCGGGAGGAGCCTCGCTTCAGCGGTTACGGTTGGAGCATCAAGGGATGTAGACCGTTGGTTGCATGGTTGGAACAGCATTGCGGCAAAGGTTCCAATTTCAAGCGCATACCTGCTCTAGCACGTGATTGGAATCAGACCCTGTTGGGGTTGCTGTTCGACACCTACCTGAAGGGGGATGGCGCTAAGCGCGTTCCATGGCAGAAGCGTGCAAACGCGTCCGACAACTACCGGTTCCGTGATGCTCTTACAGATTCACATCATGCTTTCATTACCACAAGTCCAAAGCTGTTCGATGACCTGATGGAAGTAGGCTTCAAACTTGGTATTTGTATCCGCCGTAGAAAAGAGCACCCGCATCTGTATCCAGAGCACCATGCTGAGAAGTACAATGGTGTGCTCATTGGGCGCTGGTTCGTTCAAACCGAGTCGAACGGGACAGTTCAGGATGTGCAGTACAACGGTCACATTTATTGTGTCGCTGTACCTAACGGGCTGCTTGTGGTGCGCCGCAACGGTGCCGCCGTCGTCAGTGGTAACTCCTTCGTTCAACGCCGGCTCCTTTCCAAGCCCATCGACAACGTGGGCCGCAGTGTCATCACGGTCGATCCAGACCTGGGCCTCGATGAAGTCTCGATCCCCCGTGAGATGGCCTGGACGCTCGCCGGTTCCAAGGTACAGCGGCGGCTGGCCATGATGGGCATGAGTCCCGCCCAGACCATCAAAGCCGTGAAGGACCGTGACGCCTTTGCCAGCCGCACCCTGGAGCTTGAGCTGAAGGACACACCCTTCATCCTTTCCCGCGCTCCAGCCTGGCACAAGTTCAACGCCGTCGGGCAGTATGCCCGGATCCACGACGGTCCGCACATTGCCATCAACCCCTATATCACGGCCGGTCAGAACGCCGACTTCGACGGGGACCAGATCAACGTCTCCCTGCCGGTCCTGCCAGAATCCATCAAGGAGACCAAGGAGAAGTTGATGGCCAGCAAGATGCTGTTCTCCATCAAGAACCAGGACGACGTGGTCCCGGTGCCTAAGCATGAGCAAATTTTAGGCATCTGGAATGCCAACAAACGTCCGCCTACGAAGCTGCACAGCTTCGCTTCAGGACAGGAAGCGCTTGCGGGTATGCAGAGCGGCGCTGTAAAGTTGGAGGACGACATTGAAATTCCGGACTAGCCTGACCCCATGACCTTTTTACCACGTACATTACTGAAGCTTGCCACTGTCGACAACACGGCAAGCTATGATCCGGCTAAGGGAATGCCAAGTCCTGTGGTGACACCAGGCACGGATGATCCCAATGAGATCGTCACAAGACTGCCCGCTCCTGCGCCGACGACAACGACAACCACCACGCCAACTACCACCGCAACCACCACGCCAACCACCACGCCAACTACCACCGCACCAAACAACGGTGCTCCCACTTCGGCTCCGGTTGGCAACGCCGCTTTTGCAGGTAATGCTGGCACACGTCCCAACGTCTCCACTTGGGAGCCGGGCAACGGAGGTCTGGCAGTTCCGGTTGGCGACCCTGCGGATTTCAAGGCCATGTCGCGACCAGATCTCGCGAATTTTTACAAAGGCTGGGGTGGGCGGGCCTACACGGACCGTGCGCCAGGAACAGTGGGCACACCAGTTCAGCAAATGGGCAGTGCGGATCTGTACAGCCCGACACCAGGGAATCCTGGAGGGACACATGTCAGCGCCACTATTGATCCAGAGAGTTCCCTTCGTAAAGGTGGGGATCCCAACAAGCGTGTCCTGAACTCCCAGTACGGAACTGGGAGTGTGACATTCAACAATCCCTCAAACTGGGCCACGGCCCCAGACCGCAAGACCGTCATTGATGGTAAGACCTACACAGGCCCCAATGCCTTCCGTGACCATCTGGAACCGATCGTGGCGAAGCAGCAGGAGGCGGCCAAGACACAAGCTGTCGCGGAGGTCGACAAGGCCAACCCTGGGTACTTGTTCAAAGGACCTGCAATGGCAGACCCACGTGGACCGGCCTATCCGGATGTGCCAAACCTGCGTAACCAAACCATGGCGGGTTCCCGTATTGGAGATTCGCCTTATCAGTCCCTCACGGATCCAGATCGCGTGAACCCCGCGATCGGCATCTCGGAAGGACGCCAACAGTACATCAATGATCTTGGTTCTTTGAACCTACCCGCGCGTGTGCCTGCTCCACAGCAGTTGTTGGCTGGAGGCAAACCTGGAGGCAAACCTGGAGGCCAGCCCGCCGCAGAGCCCTATACGTCAATGCCTGTGAATCCGCAGTTCAAGGTTCCTAGTACCTTTGATCCATCTCGGAATACATTTATTTCATCAAACAGGCCAGGTAGTTATGATCCAGCATTAGCGGCGATGCGGGAAGGCGACCCGTTTGGTGCGAACGTCCATGGACAGCCTTCGCATTCAGGGAGAAAGCTGACAGGATTTGAATCAGACGCGGCGGCCACCAAGGACTGGGCAGCGAATCCAGTAGAGCCGAAGCTTCTGAAGAAACAGAGTAATACTGTTTCTCCTTTGGATGATCCGAATTCCTTGCTTAACCTGGACACGTCGGGACCGCTGATTCGGGAGCTTCCGGCCAAGCCTGCATCACCAGTAGCTGCGGCCAAGCCTGCATCACCCCCAGCCGTTGTCACTCCAAAGCCTGCTGCTCCAGCAACACCGAAGGTAGATGATTCACTCGGATGGGAAGCCGCTACGCCGCCCCCAAATGCTTCAGCTCCCAAGCTAAAACCAAGTGACAGCGGTACACTCGGTTGGGAGTCTGGCCCTATGCCTCCCACACAAGGACAGCAGGATGCGGCGAACATATTGAGGAACCAAGGTAACACGGAATTCCGTCTCCTCAACAACTGGCCAGGGAGTGATTGGGATCACCTGAAGAAGCAATTCCCAGAAGTGAAACCTGAGCAGTACAGGACAACAAATGCGCTCATTGATGCTTATCGAGCAGTCCTGCCGCCAGTCAAATCTGGTGCCCTCCACTTCGCGCTCCAGTGTTCCAAGTTCGCCAGTGCGATCATGCACACCCCCACCGGCCTTGAACCTCAGGGTGGGCTCGCAAAGCCGAAGATCAAGATGCCAATTGGCCCGGGGCGTCCGCAGGTCGCATTCGAGCACGCCGCCCCCGCCAAGCCCTCCATAACCCCTCTCACTCCTGCCTCATGACAACACCCGCTCAACTTGCTGCTGACTTCCGTCAGCTTTCCCAGAAGCTCGCCTTCATTGGTGGACCACCTCAGCAAGGTGCCGCGCCTCCACCACAAGGGGCACCACCTCCAGGTGATCCGTCTCAGCAGGGTGCCCCGCCTCCCCAGGGCGCACCACCTCCCCAAGGCGCCCCGCCGCCACCTCAAGGTGATCCGTCCCAGCAGGGCGCCCCGCCTCCCCAGGGTGATCCGTCCCAGCAGGGTGTTGATCCCATGCAGTTGCTGCAGCAGCTTCAGCAGCAGGTTGGTGAGATGCTGCAGGGCATCGAGCAGCTGGCGCAGACGGCGCAGCAACAGCAGCAGATGTTCGAGGCCCTGGCGCAGAAGACGCAGGCCTTCGAGCAGAAATCAATGCAGCAGGAAATGCAGCTCAAGGCGATGCAGAAGGCCATCGACGACTCGTCGAAGGTCATGCCCGACATGCTGCAGGATATGCAGCAGCAGCTCGCCCAACAGGAGCAGGCCCACCAGAAGGCCCTCATGCAGCAGCAGCTGTCCCAGCAGGCACTTGAGCAGCAGCTCCAACCGATGCTCCAACAAGCTGACCCAGCCTCGCAGCACATGATGGCGCAGGCAGGCGTGCAATAAACCACAGCCCACATGATTCGCCTTCGCTCTCTCACTGACGGTACAGTGGTACTGGTCCCAACCTCTTGTGCAGTCGAGGTGCTGGACCAGGAAGGCGCTGTCGCGTTGCTGCTCCTGCCGGATCTTGGCAAGCACTCCCTGAAGCTCGTGACCCTCACGGAAGAGCCGACGGTGGCCCAGAACTATTCGAAGACCTTTGGTGTGCCGTTCAGCCAGGTGGTGGTGCCCGACCTGTCTGCGTTAAGCGGCGAAGCCCCGCCACCCCAACCCTTTAAGTCCTGACCTATGTTCCAATCCGGAGTCGAAACCATCCCCAATAGCGCCACTGAACTGGAGGTGATCTTCCCGGTCGCGTTCGCGGTGGACCCGGACACAATTATCGCCGTGGTGCGCAACACTTCGGCGGACTCCCCCAAGTACATCATCCAGGCCAGCATCACTGAGCAAAGCGCCACAGCCTTCACGGTCAGTCTCGACGCCGCAACCAGCTCCGGGAACTACGAGCTGGTCTGGTTGGCTGGCAGCGCGGCCTCGATTCTCGACACCATGAGTGTGCTGGCAGGGCGCAAGCTCACCAGCTATGGGGAACTTGCGAGTCTCACCAACGCCGAGTTCAAGATGCCGCTCTTGGATGTGTCGGGCATCCCTGCTCTCAAACTGGTGGACGCCGCCACGTTCTGGAGCGCCGTGGCGCAGCGAGCCTCCGCGGTCCCAGCCAGCCCTCTGGCCAACATCACCACCGCGATGGCCATGACGGTCCATGAAGGTTGGTTGTACATTTCAGCACAAGACCGCTGGGTCAGGCTGCCCGTGGATGACTCTCTAAATTGGACGACCCAACCTTTTTATGTTCCCTTCCGGGAGCGGGAGATTTCCTTCGTGGAGGCAACTCCAGGTGCGGATGAGATCCTGGTCGTCGCTGACCAGTTGGTGTACACGATTGAATTCGACACACCCTTTGAAGCCGGCAACGCCCCCAAGGTGTTGCTGCAGTTGATTGATCTGAATGGTGTGGCAGTCTCGCAGTACACCGCGCAGGTTACCCGGCGTGACCTTGAGGGTTTTGATGTCACGTTCTCGGCCCCGATCCAGAACTACACGCTCCAGCTGTACTACATGGCCCGCCAACTTCCTTGATTCACATGAAACACATCCTCACAGCCCTCCTACTCCTGACCGCCACCTTGGCGGCCCAGACCTCCACGCTCGTGATCAGCAATGGCAAGTTGGCTACAGATCTTGATGCCAACACGAAGTCGATCCTGAATGCAGGTAAGATTGGACTTGGTGGTACTGGCACCCTGGATTCAGCCCTGCATTTCCTACCTGGTGGTGCACCAACGACCAACGCCTATGGGATCAAGTGGGGCGACACTGGCGCCGTCTTGTACCAGAGTGCTACCGGCACTGTGACGCTCACGGGCAACCTGGTGGTCAGCGGCACCATCCAAGCCTCAACTGGGATTGTGGACCTCGCGGGCACCAACAGTTTCACTGGGGCCAACAGTTTTGCAGCAGCCACGACGGTTGCGGACCTGATCCTCTCGGGAACCTTCTCGGTCGCGAATGACACAGTCCGGGACAACGTCAGAGCTGCAGCAGAACTTGTCCCCGGCACAGATGTCCAAGAGTACAGCGCAAAGCTTGCGGACATCCACAACCTGACCCCGGCAGACAGTGCATTCCTGGTCGGTAATGGTACGACGTGGGTAGCCGAGACAACCTCGACGGCTCGCACCTCTCTAGGTCTTGGTACCGCTGACAGCCCCACCTTCACGAACCAGACCCTCACAGGCAACCTGTCCGTCACGGGCGTCTCAACCCTGACGGGACGGGTCACCGCCAGTGGTGGGATTCAATTTGCAGCCGGGGGAACCTGGGCGGCTTCTGGATCTGGAACGATCACGAATGACCCGTTGGTACTTGGGAGCACGCTGGCTGTCACGGGCGCCACGACCCTCACAGGGGTTGTGACGTTGGGCGCAGGGGGGCTTACCCTGACTTCCAGCGGCACCACCGCCACACTGGCAGGAAAGCTGGTTGCCACTTCCCTGGAGTTGAGCACAACTCCCCTGGCCATCGCATACGGGGGACTGGGAATTTCCAGTGCTGCCGATGGAACCTTCCCGGTTAGCAACGGTACGAACTACGTAGCCACGACTGTGACCCCGTTTGCGCTCACGATCCTAGACGACACGACGGATGCTGCAGTACGCGCCACTCTGGGGCTTTCAACCGCTGGAGGCGACCTGACGGGCACGTACCCGAATCCAACCCTGGCGGCCAATTCCGTCGCGCTCGGGACAGACACGACAGGCAACTATGTACTTTCCTTGGCTGACTCCGGCGCTGGAGCCTTTACGATCACCAATGGAGCAACGGAGGGCGGCGCCGCGACAATCGCGCTGGCCAACAACGGTGTCACGCTGAACACGCACACGGCGGGTGACTATGTCGCCACCGTGACGGCGGGGACTGGGGTCACGATCGCAGGCGCAGGCACGGAGGGCAGGGCTGCCACGATCAGCATCGGGCAAGATGTCGCAACAAGCGCATCCCCCACTTTCACAGGGCTCACGGTCACAACCCTGACGACTACAAACCTGGTGCTGTCTTCCGGACGCGTTATGACGACCGAGTTCGCAACGAACGCCGTCGGGGTCGCGTCTTCAATCTGGGGCGGCAGCGCCGGCAACGCGCTCGTCTATGAAGGCGCCACGGCGGATTCGGATGAGACATCCTTGACTGCTGTGGACCCAACCGCCGACAATGAGGTGCGTCTTCCGGATGGGAGCGGCACTTTGATGCTCTCGCTGCTGACCGACAACGCGCCCAACAAGACCGGCGCGGTCTGGACGAATACCGACGCGGTCGTCTACGAGGGCACCACCGCCGACGGCATCACGCTATCCTTGGTATCACCCGATCCTGTGACGTCGAGCAAGACCGTCACGTTGCCGAACGCCACCACAACCTTGGTGGGCCGTGACACTACCGACACGCTGACGAACAAGACCCTGACGTCCCCTATCTTGACCACGCCCCTTATGGCGGACACGGGTGACACGACAAAGCGGATGACGACAAACCTCTCCGGCGCCACGACGGCCAAGACCCGCACCATTGTCAGCAGCCACACAGACAACCGCAGCAATACCATCCCGGACGTGGCTGGAACATTCGAGATAGCCCAGACCACAACCACCGTGGCACTCATCGCCGACGATCAAGTTGTGACACCGGGCGCCGTCACACGCATTGCTCTGACGAGCGACGACGCCGTGGCCGCCAATCGTACTTTCACACTGAGCACCACCGGCGCCGTCACAGGTTCCATTTACTGTCTGCTAGGTCCTCCGACTGACGCTTGCGTTCTTGAGGATACAGGCATTCAAGTGCTGTCTGCTGACTGGACACCAGGGCCTGATGACACGCTGATGCTTTGGTTTGACGGCACCAACTTCTACGAGGTTGGACGATCCGCCAATTAAGCGCAACTGCGTGGGTATACGCGTTATAGATATTTGGAAGACCGTCCGTTTTGGTGGGTGTCTTCCATCGCCACTGTCATGCAGGCAGGTGTGCTCAATTTATGACGGAACAAACAACGAGGTATAGACTGCTGACCTCCGTCAGAACAGCGGTCAGAGAGTACGTGGACACCAACCCGCAGTACGCGGCAGGTGGAACCTTCCACGTGATCGGCGTCCTGTCTGTGAAGCAGGACGCTTCAGGAAACTGGAACGTGGTTAATGACAACCACGTCTCGGTTGTGGCACAAGATGGGTTTCCAGACCCAGAGGCTAGGAAGATACCTGGCCTACCACAGCACGCTGTCGTGGTGGAGTATTTGCTCCGCACGACAGGTAACCCGGTGACCGACCTGGTCGAACTGGTCTGGGAACCTGATAGCGACGCGTTGGTCAGTGCGCTACAGCGTCTGGCCATGCGGCAGGATGGCCTGCAGCGGATGCAGCTCTTCGAAACCGAAGAGCAGGACATCAACCGCCGGTCCTTGGGTCAGGCGCGGCGGCAGCGTGAGGAGGCGCAGCGCGCGGCGGACAGGGCCGCTTGGGCGCAGGCAATGCTGGAGGCCGAGGCCCAGCGCAACAAGGCCAAGGCAGAAGCCAAGGCCTTGAAGCGCACCAAGGCCTTGGCTAAAGCTAAGGCCAAGAAGGAGGCCAAGAAGGAGGCCAAGAAGGCCAAGAAGGTCAGGAAGCAGACTGCGGTTCGTCCACCCGTGACGGATGTGTCAGTGGCCCAGGCTAAACGCGCACGCCAGCACTACGAAGCCGAGCATGGACTCGGTAGCTTCGAGCGCATCCACATCGAGGAGCAGCTCAGGTTGGAACGCGCGGCGTGGTGCCTGCCTGAGGTTCCCCTGGCACCTAGCAACTGCAAGGTGATGCGGAACTGTTGCGGTAGCATCCCCCATGGGATGTCGCGTTACCAGGTGCCCAAGTACAACCTCGAGTTCTACGAGGGGCGGTCATACCGCGAGACCCCCAGCTACTGCTGGAGGCAGGGCCGCACCGCCCGCTAGGCAGAAACACCCGCGACGAAGTGCTTGGCACTCCGTGGGACTATTTCGGGAGAATCCCTCCCACCGACGCTCTCCCGGTACATCAGGAGGGCAACCCATAAACACATGTATATGCACAAAACATTGGTCAGCGTAGGGACCCTTACGGCGTCCCTACTGACACTGGGCTTCCTGATCGGCGCGGTCAGGTTGCTCCTCATCTGGTGGGCCGTTGCCGCCAGCATTGGCCACCGTGCCGCCGCAATCCTGTTGGTCCCTGTGGGACTGATGGTTCTCGTTGGCGGCGCGATCGCGCAAATCGCGAAGCTCTGTTGGGAAGAGCTTCGCGACATCAACTGCGGCCAGGAGGCCGCGGAGCAGCGGGAGCTGCAAAACAGCAGGGATGACATTGAGTTGGCCCAAGGGAAGGAGGAGCTATGAAGTTCCCCTTTTCGGATACTCCGACGTTCCGGAGTTGGGCGGGCACCCTCATCGACGGGAACTGCCTTGAGGTGACGGAGGTCTTGTCGATTTGGTCGTTTCGCGAGATCACAGATCAGCGAGAGATCCCCGGTATCGACACGACCGGGCAGGTGACCCATGCGGTCTATTACCAAGCTCCTGGGACTTCCAGGATACTGATCGCAGTGTTTGCGATGTTGGAGGACCGTGGTGAGTACCGCTACATCATGGGTGCTGGCGTAAACCCATCAACTGGGGAATGGCGCGGGAACCACGATCTCAGCGCTGGTGAGATCGCTAGCCTGATCCGGCAGGGGCATCTATATGCCTGTGAAAAGGTCACCGCGGAGGCGGCGGCCGAGCGGCGTCAACCCACTGCCCAAGAGCCCAACATCCAGATCCAGTTCCAGGGCTACACCTTGGATCTGTTCATGACGGATAACGGTTCCTTGGGGCTGACGATCGAGAGGTCGCCAGCCCATGAAGATAATCCCAGCGTGGATGTTTTCATCACGCAGGACCTCAAGGTCACGCATGTGTAAGGTAACCACCCGTCGTCCTTCGGGGCGGCGGGTGGCTTTTCGTTAGCTATGACGTCGCTTGACCTGTACAGGCTTTCGTGGTCAAATGTGTGTTGTCATGAAGTACATCACCACACTTATCGTCCTCATTGTCTCCGCGTTGTTCCTCAACAACTGCACTACCACCCAAAGGGATGCGTCCAAAAAGTACGCCTCCCAAATCAGCCGGGAAGTGGCCAGGTCGGCCGGTATCGCCGCCGCCGCGGTCGCAACCAACCTGATTCAACTCAAGCTCAATGAGGCAACAGCCAAGCTGAGCGAGCAACGTGCAACTCTTGGCCCCAAGAATCCCGGTAGTGTCGTCACATTGACCAAGCTTGGCTTCCAGGAGATTGCGGTCGTGGAGGCCGAGAGGCTCCTGCGGCGCGCCGAGGTTGAGCTGGCAAAGCTCAAAGATGTTGATGCCCTGCCTGCACCTGCTGAAGCTCTTGCTCCAGTCGTGGTTACACCCTGAGTCATTTTAACCCCACCACCCCGCGCACACCATGCCTCCAGATCTCAAAGCCTTCCTGATCAACCTCTTCTCCAAAAACACCGGCTCGATTGCTCGTGCTGTGGCTGGCATCGTAGCCGCCGGCATTGCTGCTTTGGCTGTCAAGCTGTTCGGTTACACGCTGTCCGGTGAGGAATACCTCAAGCTCACCGGCATGGTCGCGGGTGGTGCCATGTGGTTCCTGGGCGAAGTCGTCAAGTACATCGAGAACAAGAACATCACAGCGCTGCAGGCAGCCGTGCAAACTATCGCGCCGGAAGTTCTTACCGACGGTCACATTGGTCCCGTCACTGTGGCGGCCGTGGAGCGCGCAGCTGAAACGCTCAGCGCCTTCAAGGCAGCAGGTGCCGGGGGCACGGTTGATGAACGAGCCACCGCCGCTACCGTGGTGGTAGCAATGAAACCACCTGCGTTGTGACGTCCAACGACCTCGATTTCCGCACCGCACAGTCGCGTGCGAGGCAGATCCTCATGATGGATACTGACGCACGCTTCGCTGTGCTGCGGGGGCTGCGTCTCGATAACCCGAAGCTCGCAGACGTTGTCGAGGAAGAGATCCGCAAGCTGCAGCTGGTGGTGCGGGGTGGTAGGGATACGCCAGTCAATACTCACGTCACGTTGTGGAAAAAGCACTGGCGGGATATCAAGCTGCATGCGTTCGCGCTGCGCTTCTACCAACACCAGACTTGGGAGGTGAAGGCGGGAGACATCTACTGTATTACCCGCCACGGTCCTGCGCTCTACCAGGTGGCAGGCTTCACGGACTCGGTGATGATGCGCACACTCTACACCGACCAAGGCCCGGTGAACCCAGAGGACCCACCGAAGGACTGGGAATGGGAAGCCGAAGAATTCACCCGCGGTGGTTTTGCCGCGAGTCGAATCCACATTCCACACTGGATCTGGGACATGGTCGCGAAGGAGCACGCCATTGAGGTAGATTGGTCGCTTCTCAATCCTGAGAACAACAATTGATCGATTTTCTCATTGACGATGCACGAGGGCTGCCCAGGATGCACGCATGCCCGAAACCGAAGAATCGTCCAGCTGGCCCGCCGCCGACGGCGCCACCTTCCTGCAAGCGCTCCAGAAAGCGCCATCCGCTGAAGTAAAGCGCGCCCGTGACGGAGCGGCCTGGTTCACACTCCACACGATCTACATCCCGCATACGCGCCTGTATTACGGGCTGACCGCAGTGTTGCGTCGCAAGCACCTGCGCTGGTACTGTCACGCGGGCCGGGTGAACCCGCGTCGTGCCAAGTATGCGATGCGTACAGCCACGCGGTACTGGAAGGCACTACGCCGTCGGCAAGTCTCCCACCCGCAGGAGACGAAACGCTTCCTTGATCTCATTCTACCCCCACGCTCCCATGCCCAAACCCCTCGAATCTGACCACCAACGCTACCAAGTTCAGTGCTGCATCGCAGACGCTTCGGTCCACTGGGATCCTCGCTGTCAGTTTGGTGCCACAGGGCGTGCGGAGATCCGGCACGTCTTTGCCCAACCTCTGGTGTGGTTTCGCCCCGACGATGCAGGGGTCAAGCATCCAACCTGCTTCGCGATGCCGTTGGATGCGCTGCACTTCAGCCCGGCTGATGTGGCAGCCATGCCGGTGTTCTACCAGCGGTTACTTGACCCACAACACCGGGACTGGTCGGTCTCGAAGCTGGTGGGAAAGAAACCAGACCTGATTGGATCTGTGGGTCCAGCACCGGTACCCCAAGGCAAGAAAGGTGTTGCTCGCTATGCTGGCACCTACGTGGCACCCACCGAACCTTTCCCAGTATGACACGCGCACAATTCACCGCACAGGACTGGTCAAAATCGGAACATCCGCTTGTGCAGGAACTCTACAACCTGGGCTGGGCGTTAGCCATCAAGGTTGAGCGTGGTGACCTGCTGGCATACGCATGGCGGAACACACCGCACCGCAAAGACATCACGCCAGAATTTGTGGGCGCCATCGACAGCCCTGGTGCGGCGCTTGACAGAATCCTCATAGCGGTACTCGAATCTGCCAAGTCTGCCGACCGGTCCGACAATCTACGTCGCAGCATGAGCTACACCGAGGTACCACTGCACTCCTGCTGTGCATGCCGTCACATGGTGACTGCGCCTTGTCCACCAGATGAGAAGGGAATGGAAGAGTATTCCTGCCACCACCCCGCTGCTGGCAAACCCTTCCCGGTGTTGCCCGTCGGCCGTTGCCCTCATCACGAAACGAAATCTTCAACCTCTGACCATCATGAATGATCCTGAAGCAAGACTCTTCACGTTGTTACTCCAGAAGATGGAGTACACGGCTCTGACGTCGCCGCGTTGTGACACCTGTCAGCACTGTACTGTCGAGGATGACCAAGGCGGACTAGATCACTACTACTGTGATCTGAATCCCGCTGCGACCCTGTCAGTAGAACGCCACGGGCGCTGCAAGTACCACACAGTCCGCGTCATCAGCATTTCCAAGCCATGAAACGCCGCTCCCTATTCTCCCTTGTCGCCAAGGCCCTCGGCTTTACGGTCGCGGCTCCGTTGCTGCCTGCTGCTCCGCTGGATAAACTCAAGCTCTACGACATAGACATTCGTACTCTCCTATGGAGGCAAGCCATGAGGGATGAGATCGCAAAATACCGTGCGGATCCCCTCGCGATCCACGCCATTCCGTTTCCTGTAACCCACGCTGAATCAAAACAACCATGATCAACCACAGTTTCGGAGACATCGTCGAAGCAGATGTGGACTACCTTTGGCGTGGTGATCGTGTCGTATGGCGGAAGGGTCAGCAGGGCAGGATCGTCATGGTCTTCTTGCTAACCTTCAAGGTCATTCCCGCAGGCAAGCACCGCAGCATCGAAGTCGAGAAGAGTCACCCCCATCACCTAGTCAGAAAAGCCGAATCATGAACACACCCCCTCGCAGCTTAACACCATACGGGCAGCAGCTCTGGGCCGCGGCAGATCTTTGCGTCTCCGGTCCAAACCCTCAATCCGAAGATAGCGCTGAAGACTACTACAAAGCACACGCGGCTTTCAAGGATCTCTGCCGCCCCGCGCGCATGCTGGGCATGCTCAACACCTACGCGGCGCTCAACCCGCACCCTGCCGAACCGGCCATGGCCCCTGAGCAGCAAGCAAACCGCATTCAGCGCCTGGAGAAGCTGCTGCTCACGGCCTACGGCTTCCTGGATGTTCTGGATGGGCTACATGCCCCAGGCTTGAACCTTGATTTCAAGGATGTATTCAGCCCTGAAGACCAGCAACGGCTGCGGGCGCTCAAGGCTGAGGTCCACGGCATCAAACTAGCCGGCGCTGCAACGCCCGGCATGTTCGAGCGCATCAAAGCCTTCGCGGCCTCGAAAGAATACGGCGACACCAAGGTCTGCGGACTATGCGGTCACATTCACGCCCACGACACCGGCTGTGCGGGCAGCTCGAACTGCTAACCATCCACCCATGAATAAACTCATCTTCCTCGACCTCGACGGCGTGCTCCGGATTCCGGGCCGCTCACCCCAAGACAGTCTGTTCGGTCACGGCTCCCTCGCACCTGAGTGTGTCGCACGTTTCAACCGCATCCTCGACGAGACAGGCGCCGAGTTTGTTGTGATCAGCACACTGCTGCGCATACACGGTTGGCCAACGCTGTGGGCCGCCTTGGATGAAGCCGGTGTCTACATGGATGCCGCGTGCGCCGAGCCATTCCCCATCACAGGTGTACGCTCCAAGAATATCGAAGACTGGTTGCGCGTACATCCGGCCTGCGATTGGTGCGTCATCGACGACGAACTTCGCCACTACGAAGACTGGCTTGCCTCCGATGAGATGCGGCATGTCTTCGTCCCTTCCACACGCCACGGCCTTCAAGACAGTACAACCACGAACATCATCAATCACCTCAACAACATCACCACCCATGAAAACAGCATCCCCGATGACACCCTCTGATCCAACCTGCATGCAGCCAGCACATGCAACCGGTACGGAGGCGGAAGTGTGCGCCGACATTGCGGCCCGCCAGCAAATCGGAATCGCCAAGTACAAGACGACTGTTCAAGACAACCCACTGTCGTTGCGTGAGTGGCTCCAGCACGCCTACGAGGAAACGTTGGATCAAGCGATCTACCTCAAGCGAGCAATCTCAGAGGTGGCAACCACCGAAAGCAAGAGTGCGACACAAACATCGCAGCTCCGAGCAGAGGTACTGTCGCGTCGCATGGATCACTTCCGCAGGACCACAGGACAGGAACCGACGCATGCGATTCTCACCACCAACGCAAGTCTCTACAGCATGGCAGAGTTCGAACACTACATGCAGCTCGCACCGCATCTGTACTGGTGCAACCCAAAGACCACATGGTATGACCTGCCAAAAGTTTCAGGGGTAGACATGGGTGGGTTCTACCTGGCCCACCGTCAGGCGAACAACGCCTGGATCGTGGTGCAGCCCAAGTCCGACGCGCACGCCGAATGGGAACACCTTTGGTTGTGGGCCTGGACGTGCGCCAATGAGGACCCTGAGATTGCACGGCGTATCTGTCGGGAGGCTGAGGAGCGGGAAGCCCAGCGCCCTGCCCCGCCTCCGCCCTCCTGGTTGTACAGTGCCACGGCTGCCGGGCTGCATCCTATACAGGACAGATACCGTGAGGGGCAGGTCATGGGTGAGCTTAACGACATTGTGAACAAGTTCGTCCAGACAGTCACGGATTGGTGCACTGTGATCCCAGAGGCGCAGCATCTCAAAAGACCTGAGAACAGCGCGCCTCTAATTCGCTGGCTTGCGGCCCGGTTAGCACCGCATGCACAGGTTGAGTACTTGAAGGAGCCGTTCCCGGAACTTGGCAAGGATGCGCAGCCTCCCCGCGCCAGAACGCAGCTCGGTACTGCCGCTCGTGTGGCAAAGCCCCAGCGAAACATGATTGCCTTCCTCGCGCTATCGGTTGGAGACCTGACGCCAGAAAACGTACGCCAGACTCTGGTCAACGCGATCAAGGCTCCGCCGTTACTAGCTGAAAACACGGAGATTCGTATGCCGCACCAGCTCTGGGAGTGGTTGCGCGTTCAATCATTGAGCAAGCTCCGTGATGTCTTTGGTGGGGACTTCTCTGCCGCTGTCTTTAACGACTACAAACCACAGCTGCTGTTCGGTTACAAGATCCAAGACTGGAGTGCAGACGGTCGTGTGGAGTTCTACGAAAAAGTTTAACCCCTACCCCACACACCATGATCAACCGTGAATTCATTGCCCGAGAACTCTACACCGCTTACTGCGCTGCAGTAGGTGGCAAAGCCTTCAATGGAGATCCCCTCCCCCGTTGGGAAGACTTCTCCTTCGACCTGACCAAAACTAAACAAGTACAGGGTTGGCTCGCTGCTGCGGACCGCGCCTTGGAACTGCTGAACAAATAAACATACAACCATGCCCACTACCTCTACATTCCCAGACCTCCTGCCCGGCCAAGCTTCCATGGCAGATCCTACAGCTGTCCGGTACCTCCAGACGGCGCTTAACAGCCAAGGCTATCCGGTGCCCGTCAACGGCAAGTACGACAAAGCCACCATCGCCGCTGTCTTCAACTTCCAGGGTGTCCGGCTAGACCGTAAAGGTCGTCACCTCAAAGCTGACGGCTGGGTTGGTCCTGCCACTTGGTGGGCCATTCAGAATCCGTCAGGCGCGTCCCAGAAGTCCAACCTCGAGGGCGACACCCGCAAGGGGTTGTCTGCTGAACGCCGCGCAATCATCAAAGCTTTCCTGAAGGACCACACAGCCGGGGTGCGGGAGATCCCTGATGGTGCCAACTACGGTGACGGTGTGACCCGCTACCTGACTGTCATCGGTCCTGCGTACTGGTGCTGCTACGCTGTCAGCACATGGCACAAAGATGCAGTGGGCACCTGGCCCTTCGGGGAACGCTTCGGGTTAGTGGCCGGGATCTGGAATGAAGCCAAAGAGCGCGGACGCGCGATCCTGAAGGAGGACACCAGCACGGCTGTCCCGGGCGATGCGTTCGTGATGCTGTACCGGAATGCCAAAGGCAGACTCACAGGCCTGGGTCACATCGGGCTTGTCCTGACTGCCAGCCAAGACGGGGAGTCCTTCAATACCGGCGAAGGTAATGCCGGCAATCGCGTGAAGATCAGCCGGCGTGAGACTGACCAGGACACGCTGGTCGGTTACATTGACTTCTTCGGGGACCGGGCTGCTGTCCTTCCCAAGTTCGAACGTGGGCTGTTGTCCAAGTCGGAAGCGGCGGATTCGTCACTAGCTGGCACACGCTGAAAATTTCCCTGCTGTTTCTAGTCACCTCCTCTGGGGGTGGCGCAGTGGGAACTAAACAAACATCGGAGCTAGAACCCTATGAATGAAGAAGTAATCGATAAACTGAAAGAGGCCATAAAGGCCTGTGCTGAAGCCGCAGCAAAAACCGGCGTAACCTGTGTTGAGGCGCTGCAGTTCACACAAGCAGCCTTGAATGCTACAAACGCCATCATTGGCCTCATGAGCGCGGAGCGCCAGCTCAAGTAAACCCCTGTGCCCGCTGCGCTGTCGCTCTCCATCGAAGCTTGGCTCATCGAAAGAGGAGCCTCGGGACTTCAGCGCGGTGGGCCAACCTTTTCTAAACTATGCCTGACAAAATAACACCCTTGAGAATAATCCAACCCACACCTCCAGCTGCCGAGGTCCCGGCAGAAGTCATTGCTACCTCGATCACCCAGATCGCGAAGGCCATGAAGGACCTGACTAGTACGCGGCTCGGCCGTAATGCGATCGTGACCCTGATCCACGCTGCCAGCAAGGTTCCCAAGCGTGACATCGTGGCCGTCATGGGCAGCCTCGAGAATCTGGAGCGTGACTGGCTGAAACCCAAACCCAAGGCGTGAACGCAGATAACACAGATCGCATCTTGCAAGACCTCAAGCAAACCATCGACAAGTTACCACCGACCGCAATTGGCGTTGTGCTGGAAACCTGGCGCGTGCGAATTGACGATATTCGAAAACAACTAAAGTTTACAGGCAGATCACTAACAGACGTAACGTGCCCAGCTGCGCGTGAGCTGATGACGCTGGAAATGGCCGTACGTCAAATCGAGGCGGCCTGTGCTGTTGAGCGCGGGGATGGACTCGATGCCATCCGTATCCTTTTGAACCCCACCCCATGAGCACCACCCGTCGCGAGAAAGCCCGACGACTCAAGAACGCAGAGGGTGTGATCATCTGCAGCTGTGGCTGTGGTCAGATTCCAAAGCCACCACGTCAGACTTGGTTCAGCCAGGCCTGCGTGGATGGTTGGCGGGAGAAGAATGATCCGGGGTACATCCGCCAGCAGATGCTGAAGCGCGACAAGGGGATCTGCGCTCTGTGTGGTGTCGACTGCGTCAAGATCCAGAAGACAGTACAGCGGCTGCAACACCTGCTGCGCTGCAGCCCTCCAGATCACGGTCAGCGCAAGTTCCGGGAAGGTCACAGTTACAACGGGCAGTTTCTGCGCAGCAAGTACGACAGGTGCCTGGCAATCTGGCAACGGTGGCGGCACAAGCGTATTACAGCTGCCAGGAACCGACTGGAGCGTATCAGGGCTCAGGGTTGGAACCTGGACCGGAAGACACAATGGGATGCGGATCACATCCTACCCGTCATCGAGGGTGGGGGTCTGTGTGGTCTTGTCTCGATGCAGACACTGTGCGTACCTTGTCATAAGGAGAAAACCAAACAGCATGCAAAAGACCGGGCGCAAAGAAGGCGAGAGAGTAGTGGGTGTTTACCAGATCAAGTGCCTGGTAACTAGCCATGTCTATGTGGGCAGCTCTGTGCACTGCCTGCGGCGGTTTAAGTATCACAAGACGCAGCTCCGAGGCGGTACGCACACCAACAGACACCTACAAGCGGCGTGGTGTAAGTACGGCGAAGCGCAGTTTGAGTTCATGATTATTAGACAGCTCACGGCTCCTTTGGGACCTGAGGTGTTGCTAACCTGTGAACGAGCCCTCTGTGTGAAGCTTAAAGCCCTTGATCCGTGCCACGGTTACAACCAACAGCAACCCGGTGCGGTGTACTGCCGTAGCACCGCTGAAGAGACCAAGCGCAAAATAGGCGACGCCAACCGAGGTAAGAAGAGAACACCAGAACAGGTTAAGCGCGCGCGTGATGCATTTTTACTGGCTACCGCGGGCAGGCCAGGTCCGAATAAAGGACGCAAGTTTGGACCCGATGTGCGACAGAAGATACGTCAAGCCCGTCTAGGCCGTCCGTCCTACACACGCAGTGCGGCGACGCTGCAAAAGCAGTCGTTAGTTTTGAAGAGCTTTTACACAACACCCAAGGGGCAGATTCTACGCGCCGCGCGCGGGAGGCCAGCGGAGCCGTGCACCAACTGTAGCTGTATCGTTAAGACACGCCGACGCGGTTTATGCGGAGCATGTAACGAGTACAAGAGGCGCACAGGGAACGCTCGACCTCCTGGAGGTTTTCCACAGGGTGGAGGCAGGCATGGGCGAAAAACCCTGGCAAAGCCGCACGCTTTGTAACCCCTGCCACAAAAAGGTCACCAAGGAACTAGCAGCCCGGCGAGCTGAACACCGCAGGCAGGAGAAAAAGCAGTTGCAAACCCTGACCGTTTCGCCATCATGACTGTGCCGCGTGTCGCAACCGGTTTCCCCAGAGAAGAGATTCTGAAATAGCGGATTCGTCCTGCAACATCAGATCTTACCATCAGACCCCTTCTACAGGTCTACAGGTAATCTGGGAGACCGGCCTCGACACGCGGCTCTTTGCGTACATGGCGTTGACGTCCAGCCAGTGACCTCGTAATGTCCAGATCATGGACACATCCAAGTACCGCCCCCTTGCCTATCTGCTGGGCTCCAAGACAACTTATTCTGCCGCCGACGCTGTAGGCAGTCCGGCGAATCGGAACATGTACCGCCACCACACCTTCCAGCGCATTGTGAAGGATGAAGGCGGCGGCAACCCTGCCGTTAAGATCCAGGCGCGGATCATCCCCGTCGAGGACGCTGTGGATGCCGCGGAGTGGTCCACCATTGCCACACTCAACAACTCCACACCCATTGCCTTCTTCGGTCACACGCTCTTGCCGGCTGTCCGGGCTGTACGTGATGACGGCAGCACTGTGGAAATCAAGGTCTTGGTGTTCAGTGGCAATGACCGTGACGATGAAGGCTGATCCCTATGCGCGTCAAAGCCATCCAGTATGCGGTCAATTCGGTGCTACCTCCAGAGCTGCGCGACTATCAACGCCCTCTGGACGGTAAAGGGATCGAGCGTCTGATGCACCAGGTGGCGGTAAGCTACCCGGACAAATATGCGGAGGTGCTCCGTCACATCGGTGACCTGGGACGCAACGCCGCGTACTGGCAAGGTGAGACCATGGGACTCGATGATCTGCGCGACGTCATCGACACGCCCGGCTATTTGCGCCAGATGGACACGGAGGTCGACGCAGCCACACGAGGCCTCAAGGATCCGCAGGCGATCCGGGAAGCCCGGGAGGGTGTCTGGCATAAATGGGCGTCCAAGCTGGAGCGCGACACCATGACGGCCGCGCTGGTGAAGAACAACGCGATCGGTGAATCTGTGGCATCCGGAGCACGCGGCAAGCCTGTGCAGGCCCGCGCTATGCTTTCCACGCCGGCGATCTTCGAAGACAGCCAGGGTCGCACCATCCCGCTCTTCGCCCGCAGTTCTTACTCCCAGGGTGTGTCTCCTGGTGCCTGGCTTGCTGGGACCTACGGCGCCCGCAAGGCAGTCGTGAGTACAAAGGTCTCGACTGCCAAAGGTGGGTTCTTGGCGAAAATGCTCACACAGGTTGCTGCTCCTCTGATCGTGACTGAGCCAGACTGCGGAACCACCAACGGCATCGATCTTTCCAAAGACGCGCCCGACCTGCGCAACCGCTTCCTGGCCGCCCCTGCCGGTGGGCTTGACGGTGGGTCTCTTCTGGACCGCAAGGGCATCGCGCAGATCAAAAACAAGTTCAAGGGCGACACCATCCTGGTGCGATCTGCTCTGACCTGCCAGGCCCCTCGTGGTGTTTGCGCCAAGTGTATCGGGGCAGACCCGCGCGGACAGCTCCACCGTGTTGGCTACGCCGCAGGGATCACAGCCTCGAACGCGCTCGGAGAACCTGCTTGTTTGCATGGTAGCACCCTGGTGCGCATGGCAGATGGAAGTGTCAGACCGATCACCGCTATCCGAGTTGGTGACATGGTGCTAGGCGCGGATATACAAGGGGTGCTGCGTCCAACAAGGGTCATGAATACGTTCGTGAACGGTATGCGTCACTGCTTTAGAACGGTTGTGCGTAAGGGCTTCGGTGCCAAGTCTGATCGTATCGAGTTAATTTCCACAGCAGAACATAAAGTTCTAAGCTTCAAAGGCAAACGTCACAAGAAGGCGTATCCAACTATCGCAAGCATAGAAATGCCAGCAGAAGTAAACCCCCAACACAGCGTGTACATGGCAGCGGGTTGCCCTGATTTCGTAGGCGTTGTCGAGCCGTGGGCCATGCTGCTCGGGGCACTTACAGGTGACGGTTGTTACACCGGAGGAAAAGGCTCTGATGGCAAAGGCATCGGTTTTTCCTGCTACGATCAGCTTCTCACTGAAGACATGCAGAGAGCGCTACATGCACACGGATTGAAGCTGAGCGGCAGCGAAGCAAGCGAGTTTCGTGTAAACATGCAAGACCAATATAGCGCGTTCGAATACATCGATGGTAAATTAGTACGTAACAAGCTGCGTGCGGTGCTTATCAAAGAAGGTATGTGGGGGCAGTACAGTGGTGAAAAAACACCTCCAAGAAACATTCAGAGGTGGGACAACGCATCCGTAGCAGCTTACATCGGTGGGTTGCTGGCCACAGATGGGTGGATCACCACAACCGGAAGTGTTGCTGGGTTTAGCAGCAACTCCCAGCTGCTGCTGCAGACTGTCAAGGACCTGTGTGAGCTGCGTTTTGGTATCTACGGATCGCGCATAATCCCGAAGTACAAAAGAAAGAAAGGGACCCAACAGTTTTACGCACCAACGTTTGAGTTCACGATCTGCGGCGCAGAGAACATGCGAAAGTTGTTCGCGCATATACCTGTGCCAGGTTGCAAACAAGCAAGGCTGCAAAAGAAAGCACAGGAACCAACTAAAACACGCATGTGCGCGGGGCGTTTCACCGTGCTTGAGCAAGTGTACTACGGGTTTGAGATGACTTACGACATTGAGGTGGACAACGACACCCACCTCTTTGCGCTCGCCAATGGTCTGGTTGTTTCAAACACACAGGCGGCCCTGCGGGAAAAGCACACATCAGGCGCAGCGTCTAAGAAGGCCTCGTACTCGGGGTTGGATTGGCTGCAGCGGTTCGTGCAGGTGCCAGACAGTTTCCCAGATCGCGCCCCCGTGGCTGAGCAAGATGGGACCGTGACGGTCATGGAGGCCCCGCAAGGTGGTCACTATGTACACATCGGAGATCAGGAGCATTACGTACCGGCCAACCTGGAAGTAACCGTCAAGACAGGCGAGCGTGTTGAAGCCGGGCAACCTCTGTCGGAAGGGGTCGTGCGCCCTGATGACGTGGTGCGGTTGCGTGGCGTTGGGGAAGGTCGCCGATACTACAGCGACCGCCTTGGGCAGATGTTTGCCGACTCAGGCTTCCGCGCGGACCCGCGCAACGTCGAGCTGATTGCGCGTGCGGCGGTCGATCATGTGCAGATCGACGATCCTGAGGATCTGCCAGACGGTGTGCTCCCTGACGACACAGTACAGTTCGGGGAGTTCATGCGCAATTACGAGCCCGCCGAGGGATCCCAAATACGGGATATCAAGGAGGCCGCCGGCCAGTACCTACAGCAGCCCGCCCTCCACTACACACCCGGCACCAAACTCACAGGCAGCATGGTCGAGCGTCTAGGCAAGGCTGGCATCTCGAAGATCATGACCAACGAGAAAGCGCCGCCTTTCCACCCCGCAATGGTGCGCCTTCAAACGTCCTCGTTTTCAAATCCGGATTGGCTGGCCAGCTTGTCGACCTCTTACCTCGGCAAACAGCTCGCCACGGGAGCGGCGCGCGGGCAGGACACCAACATCGAACACAACATCCACTTTGCACCCCGGCTTGCTGTGGGTGTAGACTTTGGCAAGAACATCGAAACCACCGGAGAATTTTGATCCCCCATATGCTCACCCCATCCAGAACCGCCAAAGAGTACGAGGAGATGCTGGACTTCGCGGAGCGGACCCAACAGGTCAAGCAGGCGCTGAACCCCCTTGCTCCCTTGAAGGCGCTCGGTAACGCTGTCTCACGTGGGGTTCAAAAGATCCCATTTATCGGGAAGCCTGCGGTCGCCTCCACTCCCTATCAGTTTGGTTACGGCGTGCCTGGTGCGGAAGTCGCCAGCGCCGCAGGCCAAGCCGCCACAGGACTCTTCAAGTGGGCACCCGCCGCGGGACGGCTCGCCACTGCTCCCATGCGCTGGGCGGCCAACAATCCACTGACGACCGTTATAGGAGGCGGAGCGTTGGCTCAAATCAACAGTACAGCTGACGACCTTCGGAACCGCATCGGTTCCTTTGCGGACGGTGTCTCGCACGGTGCCGCCGGTACGCTCCATGGTTTCGCCAACGCCCCGTTCGCTCAACGCTTGTCCGGCGCGTTGTTCCCGCAGGCGGCAATGAACAGCGAGAGCATGGGAGAGGCCATCAAGGCCCACACGGCCAAGCAGATGCAACAACAGTCCGCACCGGTGCGCATGATGCTCGGGGACACAATGGCACCGAGCATCATGGACAAGCTGCGGTTGATGCAGGCCGGGCAGAGTCCTGATTTGTCCCCGCGTGTCCGCGAACTTCTCCCGTTGGCAGGGGAGGCCCGCTTGCGAGGCATGCAGGACCTGTGGAAGAAGATCGAGGACTACACGACGCAGGGCACCAATGCCACTACCGCTGGTACTTGAGCAGTACAGGCGCTTGCACGAATCGAAAGTCGCCCGCATGTTTAACGTCAACAGCATGCACCCCTCCATTTTATCCACGCTTTCCAAAGTTGCAGCCACGCAAACACCCGACGACAAGCAGGTCGAGCAGGCGTTCGCCGAACAGGCCTACATGATGTGTTCCAACAAGGCGGGGGTGCTCATGAAAGACCCCTACCGGATCGGGTTTGAGATCATCACCAAGAATGATGACAACACCAAGCTGCTTGGTACATGGGGCTACCGCCTCGGTCGCAACTCCGCCGACCAGCTTCTGCATGCGCCATGCGCGTTCATCAACGGGCGCATTCTCATGACGGATCTTCTCTACCGCGCAGGCCCGAAGAAGTTCGTGGTCCATTGCCCGGACTGGGGCCAATACCTGGTGGACATGGAAGCCCAGGAGTACGGAAGGGCCCAAGACAAGTCCGACACAGCCAAGCTGCACAACAACTTCCGGGCCGAGCGCTTCCTTCGCACACCGGCAGCTTTCGGGAAAATTGCTTCTGAAGACCTTCCTGCAGACTGGCAGACGCTGGTCAGCGACTGGTGTCGTCAGGTCAAAGTGGGTGGAGTGCTGCGTGACTTCATGGTCCACGTGGGACGTGACACCGCGCTCGACACCCTGATGAGCTGGATGGACAAGTCCGCCAAATTTGAGCGCGCCGTGGGACTGCACCTGCCGACAGACACCTGGATGCCGGCCGAAATGTTGCATGACACCAAAGAGGCTGCTGCAAAAGACAACGTGGTGCTGCGCTACTTCAGCGGCGCGCCGACAGAGGAGATGCTCAAGCAGGCGAGCCATCCGGAAAAGGTCGCGGCCGAGCTGTACCAACGTGGCTGGTCCATGGACGCCCCGGAGAACATCGACCCACCTGAACACTTCACCGTCGTGTATGATGGCGGACCGCCTGTACTGCGCAACCCCACCGGGCCTGGCGTCTGCATGCTCATCACCGCTGGTGGTGAAAAGGTCGAAGTCGTGGTCGGTACTGCCCTGTCGGGGTGGGACCTGACTTCAGATTCGTCCTCGAATGTCGGCGGTTACAACCCACCATCTCTCACTGCTTATGGGGACGACCGTCCCGCCCGCCCGCGCATGACGGTTCTGAACATCAGCAATTCGCAGGATGTCGGGACACTCTACGAAGGCAACGCGTCGCTCTGGAGCGAACCTCAGGACACCGGCACGCTGGACGAAGCCGGCACACCGGTGGAGGACATCACTGCTGACAACCTGTATTGTCTTCTGGATCCGGTGAACGGGGAGCTGACCGAGCCTGTGTACGTCATGGACAAACGCAAAGTCGGCGCAGTCTGGCACGTCACGGTGGCCCGCCATTCCGGCGGAACCGGCGGGTTGTTGGTCATCAATCCGGATGCCGCCAAACCACGGCTTCGCAATGTCATCAACAGCAAGTGGCGCGCCTTCAAGGTCCCTCACGAAAACTACACACGTGCCAGACCAGCAGGCGGTCTTACGTCGGACACCAACAAGTACGCCCCAGAGTGGAATGTGAAACCGTTGGTGCCCGCGAGTGAGCAAGACGTCACAGCCAGCATGCTGGAGATGCCGGGCGTCAAGGAAGCTTCACTCTCACACGAGACAGAGGCCGGACAGGATCTGTACACATTGCGGGTCGGACACCGCTCGACACTGCTGCTGCGCGAACGCCCTATGGCGCTGAAGCTGGCGTGCGAGCTGTGTGTCCACCCTGACGCGATTCAGGCGATGCTCAAGCAGGCACGCACGCAGGGCACTGCCCGATTCCGCCTGGAACTGCCTACCAAGCTGGCCGGGGCTATGTTGCGCATCGTCGACTCTCCGCGTTTTGAGCAGTCCTTCGACAATGTGCACCAGGTGCCGGTTGAGCGTGACCAGGCAGCAGTGCTTCGCACCGAACGCACACCGATCTTTGTCCCCAATGCGCGCATCGGTGACAAACAGGACTCCACACGAGGCGTGCGAAACCAGGAGGACAACTCCATGGAATCCAAGCATCGTGTCCCGCCTGAAATGATCATGACGGCCAGCCCGGATGAACTGGCACAGTTTGCGGAATCGCACAATCTTCCACACGTGTTCGACCACGGCGTGATGGCCAGCCTGGCCAAGACCTACGACTCACAGCTGTTCCTGGACCAGTATCTGGTGAAGCTCGAGGACGGACTCGACGCGATGGCGCGCTGTCTGTTCTTGTACTACTGGAAGCCGCAGGACTGGAAACAGCTCTACGGGGCCGACGACCTGCAGGAACTGGAGGACCAGATGCTCAGCTCCTTCAAGAGTCTTGGTGATTTGCTGCTTGCATTGCTCAAGAAATCGCGGACCAGCAACAACGCACCGCGTTTGTCGTGACCGCTGAAACCATTGCCATCCTTGCAGGCTCTCTCCCGGACCATGTGATCCGGGACAGCGGCTTTGGGGGTCGTGTGGAGTTTGAGCCGACCTGGGGCTATAACGCCGACGTGCAGCGTTTCATCTCTGCCTACCGGGATATGGATTTCGGGTGGCGGTATGTGCGGGCGCTGGTGTCCAACAAACTGCCGTTCCTGGGCGCACCACTACACGGAGACGACGAGGTTCTGTTTCGTGCTTACCTGTTCTGCCGGGATCCGAAGCGGTACAAGTCTCCGGACATCGAGCTCGCGCTGGCGCTGGCCATGGGGCAGATGACGTCAAGCCGCGCCACTGTGGAAGGTTTACTGCTCTCGGCTGATTCGAGCTTGAAGGTTGTGGCCAAAACCACTGGCATGCCGGTGGAGGCCATTCAGGCCTTCGAGCGCCTGTTCTTCAACGTGGTGGACCGACGGGAGGACACCATGTACTTGCAGTCCATCGTGTACCCACACGGGCGCATGGTCGAGCTGGTGGAAGGTTACCTGGAGAACACCAGCTTGTGCGATTTGATCCGAAGGGCTGGGTACAACAATGGCGCAGCGGATGTCCTGTACTTGATGGGAGCCTCCAGCAGCGCGCTGGACGCCATAGCGCAGGCGTCGTCACCCAAGCAATTGGAAAGTCTCATGATGGCCTATGGGTACATGCTGGCACGAAACGGCGGCATGAACCAGGCACGCGGCGCGGGTCTCAACAACGCCAAGGCGCTCCTGACTGCGGGCAAGCTTGGCGGCGAAACTATTGATGACACGCCTATGGAGGCGAACATGAGTACCGTGCTGAAGAACGAGATGATGCGCTGGGCGCAACCAGCTGTGCGGTTGGTCGAGGGCGAAAGCAACTGAGGAGCCGGAGCAAAAACGGTTGCGTGTGTGTCGTCACGACAGCATCGTTTGCAGCATGCACGCTAGGCAGATCGAATCCGCACTCAAAACTGTCATCGCACGTCTCAAATCCAAAGAGGCGGCGCGGTCACAAACAACCATGGAGAACGTACTGATCGAGTACGGCGATGAAAACAACCTGGCACCTGCGCAGTTGGAGAAGCTGGCGCAAACGCTCAATCTGACGCTTACCCTGTCCCACGCCAAGCAGGCCAATCCGGATGGGCGCGGGGACACGTTCGACATTGTCTCCACCCCGCAGCTGCTCTCCCGGTTCATGGATCCTGAGCGCAAACCTGAGAAGTCCGCAGCCGACAAAGGCCTGCCGGAGGACGGCTGGACCGCCAAGCTCCACAAAGCGCGGGCGAAGGATTTCAAGGCACCGGCCAATGGTCTGGTGGATATCCCAGACAAGGGAAAGCTCCCAACGATGAAAGTGGCTTCGGCACAGTGTGAGGAGCTGCCAAGCTGGCAGGGATTCACAGTGGGAGATCACTTCAAGGACACTCCCCGCAGCGCTCCGCGTTGGGCGACCATCGACAAAGTCATGGACAACCCCCAACAGACCAGTGGTTGGCACAAGGAGGCCTCCGCTGCTTTACGCGCACCGACAGTCAATGCGGCTGTCCTGAGTGAGATGGCCGACACGGCCTGGGTGAACATGCGCAACGGCTTGAACAAGCTGGCTGCGTTGATGCGGCACAATGTCGGCATCTACCCTGAAATCATCCAGGATATCCGGGCCTGCAACGTGAAGGGCGCGGCCGTGGTGTCGCTGTTCGACCGGCATCTGGATGCGCTCGTGCTCCCACGCAGCCCGGTGCCACCTGACACTCGTGACTTCTACCGTGACAGGCACAAGGTGGCCGCAATCGTTGACGCTATCCTTGACGCCCATGAGGAGCGCCAGGCGTGCCTCGCCGTGCGGGAGGACATCTTGCGCGCCAAGGAAGCGGGCACTGCGACAGAGACACGCCCTGACACTTCTGTAAAAAAAAAGGAGCGACGTGCTGATATCCCAGACCCCAACAGTTACTTTCCAGACCGCGTCGTAGCTGAAAACACCACCCCGCAGGCCCTGCGGGATGCTCTGTTTAGCGCCAGTTCCCTTGGACAAGGCGTGGCGGGAGCGGGTGCCTCAGCGGCCCAAGGGCTAGCATCTCAGACGTCCAACGTACTGCCCACCGCGACAGATCAAGCCCAGCGCATGTCCGACGGCTACGCGACATTGTTCGGAGACTCGCACTCGAAACAGTACAACCGGCTGGCCACCAAGATGGAAGCCTGGCAGCAAGGTGCGGTTTTGCAGCGCCTTCTTATGACTGACGAGGTGCTGTCCAAAATGGACCCGTCGCAGGTTATCGGCGCCTTTCAAACGCTGCGTGCCAACAGCCCGCGCGTGGCGCGCGACATCAACGTGAGCCGCACGCTTTTGCGCGAGGCTCTTCAACACCAGGGTGTTCCGCTGCAGCAGATCAAGACGCTTCGGGACGTCGAGGGTAAAACCCGACCAGACCCAACCGTCGAGTCCAATTCCAAAGAACGTTCATGATCATCATCCGCCACACCATTGAATTGCTAGGTCGTAACTGGATCTGTACGTTCCAGTTAGATCCGGCCGCCGCCAATCCCATCTCCCCACTCCAGCAGGAAAAACTGCGGCAGTTCGGACAGATGCAAGTCGCCCGCGGTGGTACAGTGACACCCGCAACAGGCGACCCTGTCGTTCTGGCCGAGGCTGACGTTTACCTTCCCGGGGACTTTCCATTCAAGCAGGTCTTCAGCCTGGATGATTATGACAACGCGGCGAGTCTGGTTACAGCCTGGAAGACCTTGATGTTGTCTCGTATCCAGGCGGCAAATCTGACCTTCATGGCAAACACGGCAGCACCTGTCGAGGGCTCCACCACCATCACTGACGATGCATAACAAAACAGCCAATTGGTTGGACGATATTAAGGCACAGCTTGAAAGCGTCAAACGGCACGCCGCCGCCAGCCCGTACGCGAAAGGTTCTCTCATCGGCGGCGCCGCCGGTGCTGCGCTTGCTGGTGGTGCCAGCTGGCAGAACAGCGAAGATGGTGACACTCCGGCGTTGCGTCGTCGGCGTATCCTGCGGGATGCCTTGATGGGTGGTGTGCTCGGCGCTGGTGCAGGCGCGGCTCTGCCGGCCTTTGGTGACATAGCAAAGCAGCTCGCACCCCCACCAACAGCCGAACAGTCCACCGCGGCCCGTATTGCCAACATTTTCGCAGATGACAAACCTCTAGGTGGGCTGACAGGCACAACCTTGGGTGGGGTGGGAGGCTTCACAGCCGAACGTTATTTCCGACGGGGCAATGTGCTGGACAAAGTACACTCCCATTTGAATGGTGTTCTTAACGGTGCGCATGGTGTGTACAAGGACATCACCAAAGCGGTTGCCGATGAGATGAATCATTTGAAGGGTACAGCCATTGGCGGACAACCGCATTGGAACAATGCCTTCGATGAACTCATTCACAAGAGAATGGAAGCCCTGAATCTCGACAAAAGCGTGTTGGCGCCGAACGTCTGGAGTCAAAGATGGAAAGAACAAGTCAAGGATTGGGAAACGGAGGCGCGTAAGACGCATTTGAAGCGTTACGACCCCACGCTTGCCACGTTCACGGAAGACTTCGGGCGGACGCCTGTGGCAAATGGAATATCAAAACATCAAGGCGCGTTGTTTGGTGGATTTGGTCCTCAAGGTTTCTTGGGGCGCTGGTTTTCACGGGCTACCAGCCCAGGAGGAGCGTCAGCAGATCAATTGGGGCTAAGGTTGCTTCGCGAAAAAAACTTCACAGCAGCCCAGGCAGCGGCAGAGCTCGAAAAAATCATGCACGACCCTGCCAAGCATCCCGACTTCACCCGTAACATGGCCAAAACGTACAGCGGACGCGGAATCCACACGGGTATCACAGGCCGGTCGATCGGCGCAACGGCGCTTGGCGCGGCGCTACCCTCCATCATCCCGTACGCCATCCCAGCTGTCGCGGCGGCCAAGGGCCTCCTTAAAAGCACGGTCAGCGACCAATAACACACCAACCATGCAACCCTCTCTTCTGCAGCGTGAATCTGGCATATCCAAGACCTTCATGGCCCATGACTGGCCAGGACTCGTGGAAGACATGTCAGGGCATCTGACGACATTATTCGAACGCGGACATATCAAGACTGCCGCGTCGGATCTGTTCAGTCGCAAGGACCTCGACGACCATGCCCCGCCGCCTGGGTACTTTATGATCCATCAGACCGTGATGGGATCCGAGGAAGGTTACGGATTCAACAACAACGGCGACAGCTACCCGGACGAGACGTTGAAGCGCGACCACCCGACATTCGTCACACACGGCCGCGTGTACCGGGAGCACCGCAACCGCGACCCCGAGAAAGCCATTGGGGTCATCAAGGCCGCGCGTTACTCGCAGAAGATGCAGCGCGTTGAACTCCTCAAGCACCTGGAGATCAGCAAAGCCGAGAAGGAGTATGAGATGGCCAAGGCAGGCAAAGAACTGCATGCCAGCATGGCCTGCCGTGTCCCGTTTGACGTGTGCTCTTGCTGTGAGCAAAAGGCCAAGTACGCAAGCCTGTACTGCAGCCACCTCAAGGAACGCATGATGCAATGGATACCATCATTCAAGAAGTATGCGCATGCCCGCAATACGATCTGCACCTTCTTCGACTCCAGTGTCGTCGAGAACCCGGCAGCGCGCGAGGCCAAGCACATCGAGTATCGATTCGGCCCGGAACTCCTGAAGGCAGCCAGCACACGTCCGTCCTTCTCCGGCGCGCAGTGGGCCGAGTTTGAAGGTGTGGATCTTTCCCAACACCTCACCATGAACCAAACCGAGACGTCTATCCTGCAGAAGCTGGCCAGCATTGAAGCATCGAACGCCCCCGACAGGTATCGGGACAACGTGTCCATGCATGGCTTCGCGAACACACACAACCTGCGGGATGAAGAGTGGGCGGCAGTGCAAAAGCTGCTGCCGGGTACATTGTTCAATAAACTGGCACGGCGGCGTGTGCTGCTGCCCTTTGATCTGTTTGCCGCGTACGCGACAGGACGCAATCCGTCCGAGATCCGGAGCGACGCGGACTTCACCAAAGCAGCCAGCATGCTTCCGGGGATTTTCCGGGCGCTGGCCAGCGCGCTTGAAGGCGGCTCCAGCGGTGGGGGTTGTGGCTGCAATCAAGAGGACATGGACATGTTCAGGGCTTCCTCCAATTCAGCCGCCGCCTTCGATCCCGGCAGCAGTGATGAGGTGGACAAGGTCATGGACAAAGCGACGGAACAGTTCAGCGCGGAGGCGGAACCGATTCGTCGTCGCGCCATTGTGATGATCACAATCAAGAAGGCGCAAGCCCGTGGTCCTGTACTTCCAGCACCGGCACCATTGGATCTTCCACCTTTGCTGTCGTTGTACGGGTTGTACAAAATAGCGGCTGTGCGCGACATGCTGCACCTCGCGCAGGACAACAAACAGGACGTCGAACACGAGCTGCTGCGATGCAGCGTTGACCAGAACTCCTTTGCACTTTAAGTTTGACACACTAGTACAGCGCTTCGATCATTTATCACCAGCACACGCACTCTCATGAACCAGACCCCTATTCTATCTTCACAAGACCTTCGCAACCGCGTCGCCGAGTTTCGCGCACAGCGCAAACAGGCAGCGGACAGCGGTGCACCCCAGGATCCTACCCTTGCTGGTGTGACCACCATTCCGGTACAGCCTGACGCTGAAAATCCCAACAAGCTGCAGACACCGGGTGCCAACGGTACAAACAAAAAGGACGCTCAGCCCTCCGACAGTCTGCTGACCACCGACACCAATCCTTCTCCTTCCGGTTCGGGTGCCGTTCCTTCGCTCACAAACGGTACAGCCGCAGACACTGCCGCCACCGGGGTGATCGCCACCGCAACTTCGAAGTCGGCTGGGTTCCTTGCGAACCTCAAGTCACTCTCGGCCAAGTCCACGGAACTGCATGCGCAGCTGCACGGCAAGCAAGCCTCCGCTCCGGCTCCGGCCGTTACTCCCACTCCCGCCGTGGAGGCAGTTCCTGCTGGTTCCCTGGAAGATGCGCTGAAACAGGCTTCGGAAGTTTTTGCCAGTGTGGGTGAGCTGGTCTGCGGTGACGCCGACGGCAAGCGCCTGGTGGAACAACTTCTCATCAAGCAGGCCGGTCAAGTCCAGGCCCTGCAGATGCTCAAGGAAGCCGAAATCGCTGCTGACGTGTACGCCCGTGCTGGTGCGATCCACGAAGAGCAGCGCGCCAAACAGGCCGCCGAAGACGCTGCTTTCCAGCAGTACTTTGGAAACCTCACACCGCTGGAACAGCATCGCATCACCAAGCTCGCTGCCATCCAGGAGCAGGACGCGCAGTTCCTTGCGTCGGAAGACGACGCCTTCTGGTACACCAAAGGCGCCGCTGCGGCGCAGGCCGCCATGGATCAGGCGGAGGCCGCCGGTGCGGAGCCCGACCCGTCCCAGATGGCTATGCCTGGCGGTGACGGTGGTATGCCTCCTCCCGAGGAGATCCTCCAGATTCTGGAGATGCTCGTTCAGTCCGGCAAAATCTCTCCTGAAGAGGCCCAACAGCTCATGCAGGAAATCATGGGTGCTGAAGGCGGTGCCCCTCCTGAAGGCGCTCCTCCTGAAGGTGCCGTGCCTGAAGGTGGCGACATCCCACCAAGCGAGGAAGAGAAGGCTGCCGCAGCCCGCCTCGCGCTCTGCGGTACGCACATCGTGCAGGTCCCGGCTTAATTCACCGCTTCACACGCTCAACCTGTCTCACACGCTCTCCTATGTTACCTGAAACCGCTCAACTTGCTGCTGAAGCTGCTGAAGTCGTCGCCAGTAACATGGAGGCGATCGAGATGCTCAAGCAAGCCGCACACGACGCGGAAAAGCAGGCGGCCGAAACAATTCGAGGCCTGCGCGCACGTGTGGGCGATCTCGAGGTTCAGGTCAAAGCCGCAACAGGGTTTGTGCCCAGCGACGAAGAGGTTGGCCTTGTCGCCGACCACATGGTGCGGCTGGGCTTCATTCTTGCCAACGAAAAGCAGGCAGCAGGCGCGTCGCTTCGAGCGAACCCTGCGAAACTGATCAACGTGGTGGACCGCATGGCCTCCCACATCTCATCCCCTTTGATGGCTGCCGAGGGTTCACCCATTAAGCAGACCAACACCAAATTTGCCGGTCAGTCGGGCACCAAGGTCGCAAGCCCCTGGTACTGACCCCGGTAATACACCCCAACAAACACGACTATGCCTACCCATTATGGTATTCAGAAGCGCTCCAAGCCGAGACTCCGTTTCGTCAAGGGCTTCGACGGCCAGAACTCGCTGAAACTGCAGGAAAATCTCTTCATCTACAATGATGCGGCGATTATGTCCGGCATGATCGTCAGCAAGTTCTGGAACACCGCGACGTCCCGATACGAATGGAAGATCGGTCTTGTTGCCGGCGCGACCCCGTACATTGCCGACCAGGACTACGATGACAGCGATGTCATCGCCGCAGGTGGCATCCTCACTGCTTATCCTCTCAGCAGCGAGATCGAAGTCCAAACTCCGTACGTGGTGGATGCCGATGGCTCCGCTTTTGGTGCTGATGCTGCTGACCTTCTGGATGATGCGGCCCTGGCCTGCATCGCCGCTGGTTCGACCGGCGCAGGCAGCCTCTGCCTCGCTGAAGCACTCGACACTGCGCTCTCTGCACGTGTTCAGATCGTTGGTTACGCCTCCGGGGGTCATCACACTGGTCTCATCGACGTTGCCGCTGAAAACACCAACGTCACCCGCGACGCTGATGGCAAAGTGCTGGTTCTCCAGCTCACTGCCAACTTCTCCAAGGGCAACCTGACTGCGGCATAACCCCAACCTCCCACACAGAGACCTGTTCCTATGAGACCTCTAGTTATGCACACCCCAGGTGAGTGGACCGACGCTGATAACGCCGGACTGCTCCAATCCCTCACCGAAGCCCCCGATGGACCAGTCAAGCTGGCCTCCACAGGTGCTACGGACTACACCCGTGTGATTCTCCGTGAATCCTCGGTCCTCCCAGCCATCCAGGCTCCACAGACCATCACGATCGACCGCCTCAAACGCCGCACCTCCAGTGCCGGTGGTGATGTGCCTGAAATCGGCTTGGTTGAATGCGAGCGTGAACCCGGCTCCCCCGGCTCCCGCACTGTCCCGTTCTCTGCTGGTCCTGTCCAGCAGACCTACCGCGGGGAAGTGTACTACATTCGTATCAGCACGGACGAAACTCCGGAGCTGTACAAGAACGTCGACCAGCTCGGCCTTTACCAGATGGACCTCCGTCAGGTGATCACCGACAACCTCCTCAAAGACCTCGACAACCTCGTGGACTTCCGGTACTTCCAGACCGTGAAGGACATCACCGGTTCCGATGTCGACGCTGACGGTGCCGGCGGTTATCGCCAGTATCGTGAAGTCGTGGGCGGCATCACCCGCAACACCTACCGCGAGACGCTTCGTCCGCTGCAGGATGCAACCCTCAACAACGGCGTGTTCGTCATGGGTCGTCAGACCGCAAACGACTTCCTCGGTTGGGATCGCAACGCCATCGGTGGTGACCTCGCTGAACGCCTCATGCAAGAAGGCCTGAATGCTCTGGACCGTTTCCAGATCTTCGGCGTCGCGCACGTGGCATCCATCAAGAAGACGCTGTTCCCGAAAGGTCACGTCTTCCACTTCGCTCCCCCGAACTTCCTGGGTCGTTACTACGAATACCAGGCACCTACGGTGTACGTGAAGAAGGAACGCGACATCATCTATGTCTACGCCAAACGCAAGTATGGCTACGGCATCGGCAATGAAGCGGCAGTGGCCCGCACGGTGTTCCAGGACTAACCCTCCTCTCGGTAATACTTCCCAAAGCGCAGGTTCTTCGGAGCCTGCGCTTTTTGTTTGGCGGGATGCTGCACATGAGGCACATTCAAGCATGTCCGACAAACTCGACCCCTACTCCGAAGGTTTCTTGCGTACCTGCTACGACAACGGCGTCCCTGAAGAGCTGGCCTGCAGGATGCTCATCAAGGCGGCCTCCATGAACGCCAGACAACCCGGCAATCTCCCGATCGGGGATGTGGGGCGCCTGGCTCTCTTTGGTGCGGGGCAGCATGTGGTCAGCTTGGTGAAATCTGCGGCGGACACTCAAACCGGAAATGTACGTGCAGCACCAACACTGACGCCTTCGATCCTGCCTCTTCAGCAAGGTCCTTCACCCTCCCCACGCTTGTGAGCTCCCCCTACGTCACCATCGAGATGTTACGGGAACACCTGGGTGACCGGGCCGTGGATCTGTCGTCCAAGCGTGAAGGGGACCTGACCTGGGGCGACGACGAGATCAAGCAGGCGATGGAGGCCGCGGCGCGCAGCTTCAACTCACTCCCGCCTTTCGTCGGCAAAGCCCACTGGTCGCAACTCAGCGCTGACTCTGACATCTTCCTCGACGCCGCCGCGGCCACCGCGATGGAGCGCCGCGCACGCAAGCTGATGCAGGAGCGCACCAATTTCCAAGCCGGCGGGATCGCGACAGATCCTGACGGTGCCATCATCGACGGGTTGCTGGCGCTCGCCAAAGGCCTGCGTGACAAGTTCAACCGGGAAGCCACTGCCTTTAAGGCCAACCTGAACTGGCGGGGCGCCTTCGGGCGTGTGGGATAAACGAACATCGTGAACAACGCACTCCCATTCGTAAGCGTCTCAGTACAGCCTTCCTATCAGCATGGTAGTTGTGTTGTAGCCTGGAAACGTTCTTTGGAGTTTGAGCAGCATGGGGTTCTCGTTTACCGCTCTCTGGATGGGATCAGCAACTGGCAGCTGCTCAACCAGCACGACGAGCCGCTGGTGCTGCAGGAGCAGTTCCTCGATGAGACACTGCCCGTGAACACCAAGCTGGATCGCGTACATTACCGGCTGGTGCTTGAGGACATGACCACAGGCGCGCTGACCACAGGAGAGACCCTGGCCTTTTTTGAGCGCATGAGCCTGCAAGACTACCGAACAGCCCGCAGGTTCATGGTGGCGGAACTGCAACGGCTGCGCACCGGGGCTGGTGTTCCTGCTTTCTTGGTCATGCCCCGCCGCCAGGGTGTTGGGGCAGGGGTCGACGCCGTGACATCACAGGTTATTGATAGCTGCACCTACAACGCATCCGGCGGAGATGCGGCAGGTTTCGGCACACCGCTGCAGACATGGGTGCAACTGCTTGGCAGCACTCAAGTACAGCAGAGCGCCCAGGATGGCACTGGCACGATTGAACTGGTGGAGACGCCCGCCAGACTACCCGGATTCCCTCAGCCAATTCGCGGAACGCTGGTGGTCCTACCCTTGACGGACGACCGGTATGTTGTCGGTGACACCGTTACCCCATACGCGTTCCGTGGTCTGGTGCCCATCGCCTATCAGGTCACCCTGGCACGCTTGGGTCGACAGGATCCCCGGTACCGCGTGCGCATTCCCCGACTGGATGCACGTCTCGCCCAACCCGCGTACACCCGCAGCTCATGAGCGCCCTTCCACTCCAATCCAGGACGAAACCTACAGTACAAGAACTGGCAACTGCCGCAGCGGCGCAACGCGCTGCTGACGCGGCTGAATGCTCCTACTCCAACCGTCCGTTTTACTTCGCGCGCTTTCGCTCCGCCTTGCTGCGGTTGACCAAGGAGTACTTTGCCACCCCGGGCAACCTGCCTGTGGAGGAGGATATACCGACCATGCCATGTTTGGCGGGAGACGCTGTTGACCCCACCAAAACAGGCATCCATGTCCGGAGCACTTTCGACGTGGATCCACCAAGTACAGAGGAGACATGCATTTTCATCCGCATGCCGGAACTCAAATTTGAAAAGCTGTTTCTGGGTGACTACGGCGGCAGTTCCGCCAACCTGTCCAGCACCTACCGGGAGAAATCGTTCAAAGGCACGCTCGTGTTTTTGGCCGACAATCCAGTACATGATGTAGCCGTGACACTCCTGGAAGGTTTGCTGGTGTACCTGGAAGGAACCAAGCACAACTGGATGACGACGCTCGGTCTGACATCCTTCGATGTTGTCTCTCTTGGAGAGGGTGTCGAGACGCGCAAAGCCCCGCAGCGCATGTTGCGCGCGACACTGACCGTCGAGTTTACAGGCCGTCAAAACATCGACGCTTACCAGGAAGCGCTGCCGCTCAAACGCATCGTGCTCACAACAAACCCGGCGTGAAAATAGTGCGAGCGAGGTTGACGCATCCCCTGCCTGCCCGCTAAATTACAACATCTCGCATCCCCTCAAGTATGATCACCAACTATTCCCAACACCGCCCTGGTATCTCGATCAAGCAGCAGCTTGCCGCGGACACGACGAGCTCCGCGCCCGACATGGCCGCTTGCATCATCGGTCCCAAATGCCTACTCAATCGGTACGGGCGTGAGACTATTCCGGGTGTCGAGTTCAACGCAGCTGGTCAGGCTTTGACCTTTCAGCGTCTCGTGGATGAAATCGCCACGACACTGGACTTGGATCTCTTCACGGTGGACCAGGACACGCTCAAACTTTACGGTGTGGGTCTTGAGGCTTCGCTGGCCACCTACACGGCAGCCGGCACACCAAGCTTCAAACTGGCTGATCTGTCCGAACCCAATGTGATCGCTCTGGTCGGCGGCGCGACCGTCAAGGGCGCCGGACTGGAAACCTCCTTCCGCGGACGCCCCGTGCAAATCGGTGATGTGGTGTACTGCGAAGGCATTGACGGTGGCACGGTATTCCGTCGCACCGTCACCGGCTTCCGTGGTGTTGTGGCAGCCGGTTCCTTCGGTGCCAACCTCGACGGGGATGACTCGCTTGTGGGCAACGTGGCGGCAAACCCTGTCACCACCGTCGCGGACGCCTCGGTGTCCTCGGCACCGGCCACTTGGGCCATCAGCTGTGCCGCGCCGGAAGATTTCAACGGACTCGCACGCGGGGCCAAGAACCTGACGAAGTACGGTGAAGAGTTTGTGATCACCGTGCACACTGCTGGCGATCCGGCTACTGCCACTGTCAACATCGCGTCCACCTCTGGTCTCTACAACGCCACCAACGTCGCAACCGTGAACGCTGCTGGTAACTTCAGCATCACAGACGCGAATGCCGGTGGTGAGCTCGGCGGTGTGGACCTGGTCATCACACCCCCGGCTCCCGGTACAGACCTCACGGTGGGTATGTCCTTCCGCATCACTGTGTTGGGTAACTACTCACGCCTCGGTGCCACGCAGGTTATCGCGGCTGGCACCTACACGGGTGTCAAGGACACTGTGTACATGATCCGGGTCACCCAGCCCAACACAGACTTCGACACCGATTTTGACGGTGCCAAGGTGACCATCACGGACACCGCCGGCATCGACACTCCGCAGGAGAACGTCACGATCACAGACGGCACTGCGCGTGACCTGGGCAACTTTGGTCTGACCATTGAATTCGACGGCGCCATGCCGGACCACGGCGGGCTCCGCGTCGGTGACGTGTATTTCGTCCGCGCCGTCGCCGGTGCCGTGAGCACAACCAATTTTGACCGTGTGGTGCTCAGCGGTCCCGCCGTTGACACGCTCGTCTTCGATGACGTGGACGTGGAATTTTTCAGCGTCGAATTCCGTGCGCCCTTCACTGGTGAAATCGCCACTGACGCGCACTCGGGTGGGCTGGCTTGGACCGGCTCAGCCAGCGCGCTGACCGTTGAGGCCAACCTGGATTACTATGTCGCTGACCGTGACAACGGTTATGAGTGGCGCCCATTCGTCACTGGCGTGGGCGAGCTGCAGTCTTCCTACCGCGCCTTCTATGCTGTCGACGACACCAACGGCATGGTGGAAATCGCCGCAGCCTCCGACCTTGTGGCGGCTGCCGGAGTTGTCGATCTCGACAACCCGCTTGGCTACGCGGCCCAGCAGGCCCTGCTCGGAGCGGACGGCAAGGCCATCTGGGTTTTGAATACCGGTGGCACAACCCTGGCCGCGTTCGAGACAGCGCTCGCCACGATTGAGAACACACGCATCCCTTACGACCTGTGCATCTTGTCGACTTCGCAGTCTGTCGGGCTGGCTGCACTCGTGCACGCTGTTGCGGCCTCGGCCGAAGAAAACCTCAGCTTCCGTCGTGTGCGAATCGGCCTCGACTCCCCGGGTGAGTACGTGGTCCTTGAGGCACAGGCTGACACGACCAACTTCACCTGCACGGTCTCCCCACACGGTGGAGGCAACAAGCTCGTGACCATCAGCGCGGGTGCAGACGAAGCGCTTCTGACTACACGCGGACTCACCGCCGGTGACCTGCTCAAACTGACAGCCACGACGGAATCGTACGCGATTGCTGAAGTGCTGTCTGACACTGAACTCCTGCTGTCCACCGGCCCCGCTTCTGAAGTCGATCCGGCTGTGGCTTGTCAGATCTGGAAGGCCGACACGGTGGCGAACCAAAAGGCCTGGCTCATCGCGCAGGCTGCCGCCTATGCCGAACGCCGTGCCTCTTTGGTGTGGGTGGAACGCGGTGTGAACCTGGTCAACGGTGCGACCACCGTCATCCCCACCATGTTCGGCGCCGCTTACCTGTCCGGACTCCGCAGCAACCTCAAGCCGCAGATCGGCATGACCCGTCAGACGGTGGCCACCTTCACGGCGGCCTCCCGCATGTACAGTCGCTACAGCCGTGCTGACCTGGACGATATTGCTGCCGCCGGGATTCAGATCCTCGAGCAAACCCACGCGTCTGCTCCGGTGCGTGTGCGCCATCAGGCCACCACGGACACCAGCAACGGTATCCTGAACTACGAGGAGAGCACAACCGTCCGGTTCGACTACCTGAGCTTCCTGATCAACAACACGCTGGACTCGTCCATCGGCCGCGTGAACACCACGGAGCAGGCCGTCGAGGAAACGCGCGCAGCCTTGCTGGGTGTGCTCAACGCCGCACGGCTTGTACCTGTCGGCGCCAACTACGGCCCGCTCCTGGACGACTTTACGAATCTGGTGGTGCAGCGCAGCACCAGCTTCCTGGATCGCATTGAAGCGTCCGTGGATGTTGAATTCGGACCACCTACCAACCGGCAGGCCATCACGATCACTGCTTACGGGCAGCTGCCTGCGGCATAACCCTCTCGCAAACCCTCCTCTCCTCTACCCCTATGGAAGTCTTCGGCGCATCCAGAACAGTCAATCCAATCGGCCAGATCCGCGGCTCTGAGTACGCGAAGGTGTACATGGGCAGCATCGTGGCTCTTGCTCAGTCCTTCCAAGCTCAATATGGGCGGCAGTCCAAGCCGATCATGAGCATCGGAGACCCCAACATCTACTTCGTTCCCGGTCAAGCACAGGGCGTTGTGTCCCTGGGCCGTCTTCTCGGTGCTGATGGTATGCTGGGACTCCTCAATGCGGGGATCGCCAACTGCGGCACCATCCAGAACTTGCAGCTGACTGTCGGCGGCGGGCGCTGCTTGGTTGCACCATCCCAGACTCTGAACTTCGGTGGTGGTATCCTCGAATCCGTCTCGGTCGGCTTGAACTCGGGCAGCCCGGAAATCATGGAAAACTACTCCATGAAGATTTCGAGCATGGAGAAGGTCTGACCGGGCTTGCCTATTTGAGGGGACGGCTGCATGCTGAAGCATGCCCCCCTTCGACTTGCCCACCACTCTCATAGACACTGGCTTCGTTGTTCAAGCGTTTCCGGATCAAGAAACGTACACGGTGCAGTCCACCACAACCACGCAGTACCTGCAAGGTTGTGCGTCCATTGTTGGTGGGTTGTTTGCGCCCTTCTTCGGCTTCAAGTCGCACATGCGCCTGCCTGTTGGCACCAAGGTGCTGCTTCTCAACACTTCTCCCGCGCTGATCTTGTCGTGTATCCCAACGGAACCCGCGAACGAGAAGTCAGGCAACCTTCATCGTACCACAACAGGCACGGCGGACATTGAGGATCTGGGTTCCGACGAGAACAGCGCCGACAACATCCATCACAGTGTGCCCAAGGATCTCCTTGAAGGGGAGTTCAGTATCAGCAACGCCCTGCAGGTGGGTATCCGGTTCCTGACCCACCTGGTGAAAATGCAGGCGGGGGAGCGTGCCAAGGTCGAGTGCTTCCTCCTCGATGATCTGGTGCGCATTGTCAGCGGCTCCTTCAAGCATATGTCCGCATTCGGGGATCACGAGATCATCAACGACGGTGGACGGTTGAATGTGCGCTACACAGGCACCTCCTACGAGCACGAGGCGGCCGGCGTTTTGAAGCCCAAGGACCCCCGCACACCGTCCGGCGCATCCGGTGTGCTTCCCAACGAGCCACTGGCAGAGACCGGCAGATGGCGCTTCAGCCAGTTCATCGGGTACATGGGTGACTTCATTCACATGTTCGTCACAGATCCCGGCACGGCTCTCGGTGAGCTGGCACAATCCCGGGCGGGCAAATTTCACGCGCATGTAAACCAGGATGGCAGCCTCGTGGTGCAGAGTCTGGCTGACATCGTCTTCGAACGCGTCACACGCATTGTCGTCCCTGAAGAGCAACACAGACCCGCAGATCCTGAAGGGGACAAGCTCGATGGTTTCTCGGTGTCTGACACCAAGTTCCTGGACACCTGGCAGGTCAACCCGCAAAAGCCCTGGGAGCTGGCATACCACATCCGCGACTACGCGCGCTGGCTCAATAGCTACCATGCCTACGCCCGGTTTGCCCAGATGAACAAGGACTGGAAGATACCCACGGAGGCAGGCTCACCGCAACCCAGCTACGGCTGCGGGGAGGACGACAAAGACGCGGCAATTCCAGACCGCCAGCGCACGCCGCGCATCACGTACTCCTGCATCCGCATCTTCCGGGATGGGTCGCAACTTCTGCTGGACGGGTACGGGGGTTGTATTCTGCAGGCTGGAGGCAGCACAGTCATCTCCGCCCCCATCGACGTGCGGATCGAGGCGGGACGCAATGTGAGCATCATCGCGGGACGCAACGTCTTCATGAAAGCCCACCGCAACGTCGAGCTGGTTGCAGTGACGGGTGCGCTCCTAGCCAAGGCACGCACGCGCCTGTCTCTCTTCTGTGAGCAGGGTATCGTTCTGCTCAAGACACTCATGAAAGCCGGACCTCCGCCTGACGGCAGACCCAAGGCCGAGCGCTTCGCGCAGGACCGCATGGGGATCGTGATTGAGGCGCCGCACGCCAACGTGATGCTGGCGAGCGGTAACATGCTGACCCTGGAAGGCAACGGCAATGACATCCAGAAGGACAAGCTCGAGTGTGGTGTGCGCGTTCAATCAGGCAAAGCATCCATCGAGTTGTGCACAGGCCAGGAGGGGGCGGTGCGGGTCCGGGCCAAAGCCTTCTCGACGCAGGTATCGACGCTGGTGCTCAGCTGCACCAAAGCGATAAGCATGCTGGCACCCTTCATTGACTTTGGTCGGTTGTTGTACAAAACCGGAGGCGGGTTGGTCTGCGGCACGCTGACAGCCCGAAAGCTGCTTGGCGAGAGTATCGTCAACGGCACGCAAATCAAACGCGGACGCAGCCCGCACGTCAACCACGTGGCGCATGCGAGCGTCAAAGCGACTCCACCTGACATCCCGGAAGAAATCACAGAGGAGCTCAAGAACAAGGCAGCACCTGCTGTTTCAGACGGACTTGCCAAAACCATCAGAACACGTGGGGAGTACTTGTCCCCTGAAGAGTATCCGATAGAACCGTCACCACAATCCCCAGCCCAACAGCTGGCCACGGACGGTGGCATACACCCGGCGGCGGTGTCGTTTGAAGCCTGGCCTTTTGACCAGGACGGAGAACAGGGAGATCCCAACGCGGCGTTCAAGCTCCCGTATCCCGGGCCCCGTGGGAAGATGGCGGCCTACATGAGCGACAGCATTCTACATCAACCTTCGGCCAAGGAGGTTCAGGAATTCAAGCCGACCGCCAAAGCGGCCGAGTCAGTACCTGTCGTGTTCCAACGCTGGACACCACCCGCTTCCTGAGTACTCTCCCCGACCATATGGCTACCTCTACTCCGCTTGGGCGTCCCAAAAAACCAGCAACAACTGAACCTTCCCTCGATGCCGTGAAGGCGTTCGTGGCCGCCGCTTCAACCCCCCAGGCTTCGGAGCCGCCCAAGATCACGACCCCTTCCAAAGAGGCTGCTGTCCTGGAAGTCTCCGAGGAAGTACAAGCTGCCTTAAACAAGCAGGCCGAGGGACCGAAGCTGCCGGAACCTGACATTCCGCTGGAAGCGGTGGCACTCCCCGAGTTCGCCACACAGGACAAGATGCGCAGCGACGCGCTGGCTGGCGACGTCCTGAACGTGCTGGTGTCGGACAACGAGAAGGACATTTACTGCAAGGCGGTGCTTTTTGATGCGCCGGTTGTCTGGGATATTCCCGTGCTGGGCGGCAAGGCCAGCGTACTGGTGCGCAGTTTGAAGATCACCCACGAGGATGCGATCCTGCGCTGGTTGGATCAGCTGGAGAAGCAAGGCACCGTCACCACGCAGTCCTTGTGGCTCACTTACTACAAGCGCGCGAGTACATTGCTGCGCGTGCTCAAGATGACTGTCGACGGCCGGGATGTTCTGGTCTTCAACCATGCAACCGTAGACAGCTTGCTGGACACCTCAGGCACTACCAAGAAGGCCTTGGATCAGCTCACCACCGTCTTCGACAAAGTCTTTGAGAACCTGACACCAGCCCGGTACGCGGTGCTCATGGAGGCCGTGACGGTGCACGAGCGCAAGATGAACAAGTGCAACCGCTCGGCGGCATCTGGAAATTTTTGGCTACCCGCCGGTACCGACTAATGCTGCAGGCATACCGTGCGGGGTTATTGGAACCTGCCTACGAGTCGAAATGGTTGTCCCGCATCCGGGAGAACTGGATGTTGGATGCGATCGAGCGGGAGAATGACGCGACCCAGGCGCTCCTGACGATCCAGGTTCGCGCGGCCTTTGCAAACCTGTTCGAGAAACCCGGCGATATTTTACCCGAGATGCTCAAGCAGATTGAGCGCCTGTCGGGGTACAAGGAAAATAACCCAGCAGCGTTGCTGGATGCGATGGGAGGGCAAGGCACGCAAATGCTGCAACAACTGTGGCGCGCCATGAAGCAGCAGGGTATGCTTGAACCACTCCCCCCAAAGTAAATGGCGCTTCCTACACAGCCTCGATCTACCCTCGATCTCCTTAACGAGCACATCCGCTGGTCGGATGCAGCGCGTCAGGCCGAGCAGGCGCAGATGATGGCGGCGCAGAATCAGACGATCAAGACGCTGTCCGACCTGGCTTCGATGTCTCTGTTCGGGAACACGACCGAACAGCTCCAACGATCACGCAGCCTGGGCGATCAGATCATGGGCCACGCCATGCCGGCGTTGGCGACTTTCGGGGCTGACATGCTGGGGTGGTCTCCCATGAGTATGATCACCGCGTCCCAGCAGGCGGCGCGTCAGGGCGGGTTCACGCTGCGCAGCATGGACGGATCCGAAACCGTGCCCGTCTACGGGGGCATGGCCGCTCACAGCGTGGGAGCGGGAATCAACTCAGCCATGAACCGCTTCTTCCAACCCGGCGGGGCTTTGAACCTTGGAACCACCTACGGGGCCAGTCGGGAGGACATCGCGGCCGTCACGCAGGACTTGCAACAGCGTGGCGCGTTCGCCGGACACGCCGGAACCTTCGAGACCCTGACGTCGGAGCGAATGGCGCAGCTGAAATCTCAAGCACAAGGCAACCCCGCGCTGGCCAAGGAGATGGAGGGACTGGCCGTGGGTGACCAGATCATCCACCAGGATCCCGGCTTGTCCGGACGTGTGGGGGACACCATCCAAAGCGCCCTGCGTGCCACGCGCGAATTGCGGGAGCTCCTGGGCAATTTCAAACCTCAGGAACTGTTCTCCGAAATGGAGAGGCTGACTGGTATGAACTTCGACCCTTCCAAAGCGGGATCGATGTCACAGGCGGTGACGCAGCTGCAGACCCGCGTAGCGCACGGCGCCAGTGTGGGGCTGGATTCTCGCACCACCTTGGAACTCGGAGCAGCAACAGCGTCCACGATGGACGCGGTCATGGCGGCCCGCACAGGGTTGTCACCAGGAAGCTTTTACGGAGCCGCAGCGCAGCTGACCGGCGCGGCCAATCAACACGCCCTGGTTGCCTGGCGGGAACAACAACAAGGCGGCGGGTATCGCAATTTATCCGAGGTCATGGCAACCACAGCCGGGGACATGGCACGCATTGTCACGGAGACGCCGGAGATGATCGAAGCCGCGCTGGGTGCGGCGCGTACCAATCCTGGTGAAGGTCGAGACGCGCTGCTGGCTTCCATCAAGGCCTTCGGGAACGCGGGGACTGTCGACGCTCGCATGGAGGCCAGACGTAACATGGCGCGTGTCTACAGCGACGTCACCGGGCTTCGACCTGGCGCCATGATCGGAGCTTACGGGCCGGATGCGCTCTTGGAGCATCTGCGACAACAGTCCCCGGAAATGCTTAGCAGCATCGCGGACGCCAGCATGAACTCCAACCGGAACTCCATGATTGGGGACTTCCAGCGCATCACCTCCATGGAGGGTTCCAATTCTCCGTACAACCGCGCACTGGGTGGCGCTAACCGTTCCGCGCAGTTTGCCATGGAGATGTTCCAGACGGTGGGCGGTACGGACATGCGCAACCTTCAATCTGCACTGCAGGCGGGGAACATGACCGAGGCCACCCGTATCGCCTCTGGGTTTAATCTTCCGACATTCGGCAACGCCGGTACAGCGCTCGGCTATGCCGACCAGCGCATCACCGACGCATCGGGTGGCAGGCAAAGCGTCCGGGACTACATGGCTTCGATGCAGCAATCCGTACAGCTGAGTGAACGCTTGGCGCCTCTGCACACGCAGGGTGCGCTGGGTAACAGTTCTACGGTCGCGGCCAGTTACCTGCGGCAAATGAACGCCGCAGAGGGTGGACCATTGTCGCTCTGGACACAAGTCGAACAGGGGCTGTTGAGTGACTCGGCAGCTCCGCTGGGTTCCCAGCAGCTTCTCAATTACGCTCAGAACAACGGAGATGAGGACAGGGATGACCTGGTAAGCATCGGCTTCGACAAGAAGACGCACGGGATGGAATTCGCTGACAAGAAAGCCGTGCAGGATTTTGAAGCCGTCATGCGCTCCACCAAAATAGGAGGGCTGCAGGGAATAAATCTGTTCAGCAAATTCAGTCTCAAAGACGGTGATTTCGACGGCCTGGAGAAGGCCCTCAAGGACCCCGCCAATGTCGCCCAGGTCCACGCGTGGGCCAAACAAGGCGGACTCGTCATGGGACCGAACGACAAGGGCGGAGTGGACATCTTGAAGGACCCTGCCAAAACGCAGGATGCGTACAATGCGGCCATCACCAAATTGAACGGCTCCAGTACGTCCACCGCCAATGCTTCGTCTGGCACCAAGGGTGACATGACAGTAAACCTGCACATGCCCAACGGCGGTATCTGGGGACTGATAGGAGACTTCATGATGAATTTAATCAAATGACTATTTTCGGATCCAGCAACTGTGTCTACGCGGTGTCGCAAAGAGCGACCAGCAGCGGCTATGCTCTAGCCGGCCTGCGCTCCGCCCCGCCTCTGATCATCCAAGGCGCGACATTCTCAGACCATGACATCGTGCTGCCGGTCAATTGTCTGAATCGTAAACGGTTCCTGTACAGCTTCGGAAAACAGTTCGGAGATGGCGCCCTGCAAGGCGTGGCCATGCTTGGCATGGGCAACTTGAACCTTGTCCGCATGGTCGACAATCTCCGCACATCCTCCGGCAACGGCCAGGCAACCTTGTCCACCCCGCTGGGTGGGTTTCGCGTCTTCGTCACCGGGTTTGGTATGGCACCACCAGACCCTGAGTTCAATCTGCAACCCTTCACGGTATTGTTCAAAATTGCCTCCTGATTATGGACGAACTACTCAATGCCATCACGAACCGGAGCGGGGGTTTCTGTTCGGTGGAATTCCCGCAAAAGTCCACCTTTACACCACGTCCGCAAAACACCTATCAGGTGGAAATGCGCGACCTGCTTGGGTTGTCACGCGCGGACACGGACTACTTTGTACATGCCTGCCTGACCATCATGACAACACAACCGGACCTGGCTGCGTTATTCGGGGAGCAGGAGCGCAGTTACGACTTGCGGCTGTACCGCGCGGCGCAACCACAAGTTCAAGACGGGGCGCTGGAGCACGACAGCGGCATACCTGGTGGTGTGTTACGTCGTGCGGCTGAATGGCCTGTACAGTTCGAACTCACCCTGCTGCGGCTAAGCCCTACCACGGCACTCCTCTCACTTCCCGGAGAGCGGGAAGAGCTGGTGGGTATCGTCGCACTAGATGACCGGCTTCGTGTGGCCTGGCCGGCGTGGCCCGGTGTGACCGGGCTGCTGGTTCCTCGCAGTCCTTGGACCCCAGGCAGCACAATACGAATCCAGCATGTACCGGTGCGCTTTCCCTTCCAGCAACTGCGCGACAAACTGCTGGCGTCGGACGCCGCCGTGTATTTGCTAACCACGACGCAGCTCCTCGATGCGTTCTTGAACACGCAGAGCCCGCAGCGCGCCGTTGCCTTGGCGATCACGGCGTTGGGGTTGTCCAATCTCTAAAGCTCTTTCCCCATGGCCTTTTCCAATCCTCCAGCAAAGCAGCGCGAGGCTACCGCGACATTCAAGACATCCAGCGGCAGCGCCGGAGACGCCGGGGTCATCAGCGCCCAGGTGAACGATTTTACGCGGGCCTACGCGCAGGTGTACCCAGGCAAGACAAGCGGCACGGCTGAAATCCCGTACGGGGACATTGCAATGCTGCTGGGTCAGATGCAGGCGAACAGTATCAAGCAGGCAAACAGCAAGTTCAGCGCCACCATCGAGGTCGACAGCGGGTCTGTGTCTTTCGCGGGGTTTGAGATCGAACCAAACCTGCAGATCAGTCCGGGGAGCTTCGCCCCGCAGGTCCACGCCGTGCATAACACGGCCTCGTTGCAGCGTCTGAACATGGCAATGTACAGCACCGGTTCTGATGCCCTGAAGAATATCAAAGGCGCGGATATCATTCAACGCATCACCGACATCTTGAAGCTCATCGTTGAAAAATGGCGGACGGAGGTGTGGCCCTACCTGACCAAGGAGGACCAGGCGTACACGATGCGCATCCATGAAATGAATCTGGAACCGCTCAAGATCCTGTACAACATCCTGCAGGCCAGTGGTGAATTCGAGATTACCGGCCTGGCTCAGCTGGCGGAGAAGCTGGAGTCCGTCAACACCGACGTGAACAACTGGATTCTGAGCTCGCTGACATCGGACACGGACAATTTCTGGACAGCCTTCCTGAGTCTGTTGGGTAAAATTGGTCTCATGTATGCGCCAGGTTTTGGCGGGGCATCTGATAACGGGCGGCTGTTCAGCCCTCGTGTGGCTTTCGCAGAAGAGCGCAGCAAAGAGAACATCGACGGGCTGACGTTTCAACCGTCGCTGCAACTGTCGGAAACACCGATCACGTACGTGATCATGCCGAAGCTGCCGTTCACCAGTCTCAACCGCTCCTACACGGCGAACGCCACGTTGCTCCCTGGGCAGGTCCCTTTGTCCGCGTTGAAGTACCCGGAAGGTCAGATATCCGGGAGGGCTGAGGTGGTGGCGCAGCCTCCCTTCCTGAATCTCGCAGGTGCCAACTACAACCGCAAACCTCAGTGGGGTGACAGCACCAGCATTAACCGGGGAACCAAAGATGCGGAGGATCTGGCCGAAGGGCACACGACGCAAATGGATGCCTTGCGGAAGTTCCTGATGGGTTATCTGCGCAACTCGCTGCACGGCCTGCAGCTGCGCGGCTCCTCGGTGAGCGTGTCGACAGCTCTATCTGACATGGACTGGGAGCTGGGACGGGCCTACGCGATCAAGCAGGGAGGGCAGCCGTTATTCCGCGGGATCTTGTCGTCCTGCGCACATTCGGTGAGTAGTAGTCCCGACCGCCCCACTGCTAGCACCAGCTTGGGATTTTCGTACGTGCAATGGGGAGGCTTCCGGCTATCCTTCGCTTAATTTATGCTCCCTCGTCGCATTGACCGTCTGCGTACTGCCTGTCCCCTGACTGCTCAGCCTGTGGGTAGCTGGTTGATACCCACGCGCTCACCTCTGCCCTGTTCGCCTGACGAGGAGGTACCTGCGCCAACATTCCGCGAGGCGGAGCAGCTGCCAGTGTCCCAACCCGCGCTGCGCATTCCTGACGCGGTGGCCATCTCCAACGCCTACTTTCGACTGCAGTGTGCCGACTTGGATGGTGGTCCGCACGGTGACCCCGCTGTCGTGGAAGCCGGGGAGATCACACGCTATCTGTACTGGATCGACGTGCCGGACATCACCGACATGCAGCTCAATTATCTGGCAGGTCTGACGCCTGAGCAATTGCAGCCTCTGCTCGTATCCGATGTCACGGTGGACACGATCCAGAACATCACGAAGCTACACTCGACGCAGCTGGGGTTCGTGCATGGTCTGCTGATGGGTGTGCTGGCCAACGTGCAGGATGCTGTCTTTTCTGCCGCCGTCTCTCGGATTCGTTGTGTCTGGAAAAACTCCATCCAAACCGCCACATGCCCGGATCCGGCTGCCGCACGCACCAACCAAAGCGAGGCGGCCGTGCGCGCGGGTGTACTGAATCCCGTCACGATACTTGCTGGAGCCTTTGAAAGCGCGGACAGCCAGTCAGCCGCTGACGGTCTTGCCCGCCTCGAAGCCGCACGCAGGCTGACATGCCTGTTTGGCAACGACGCCTTCGAACTGCGCTGCACTGACGTGGGATACCAAGAGGACGTGCCGACGGATCCGGAGGACGCACCTGCGGCGCCGGATGGTCGGCGTCGTGTCGGTGCCGTGTTTGTTGAGGCCGACACGGTGTTCGCATCCTCCAAAGCGGAAGCGGCAACGCTGGCCCGGGGGCAGGCCCGCCAGCAGCTCGACTGTTTTTACATCAACCAGGCCCTGAGTGTGAACTGTGCGGATTTGGACCCCACCCATGCGGGTGTCTTTGTGCTGCCGGTCGACTATGACGCGCAGGTGGCGGGTAATCCGGTTCAGGTGCCGGCGGGTCGGTTCATCGTTTCCAACACCACTGACAATCAGGCCACCGCTGACGCGCTGGCACGCACCACAGCGGCGCTCTTGCTGGACTGCCAGTTCCGCAATGTCCGACAGGTTGTGCGTTGCGAGGCCGTCACGATTGGTGGTGTGGTGTTGCCTCCGGCGGATGCCTTGAAAGAGGTCATCGTCGAGGAAGGAGAGGTGGCGGCAGGAACCCAGGAGGAGGCAGACGCGCTGGCGGTCGAGCTTGGACGGCTTCAGCTCAACTGCCAGTACTGCAACGCTTACATCCCACCCTCCTGCTACCCGCCCAACTACGCACCGCCGGAAGGTCAGGCCATCCCGCTGTCAGATGTCACGGCGGACTGGAGTGTGGACGTGGTGCTGGGGCTGACAGCTGGCACGCTCTGCATGGATGACCCCGCGCAAGTACCGGCGGTGGCGCAAACTATCGCGATCCAGCGTGTCGAGCCACCGGAGGCCGGCTGTGTGTACGTCAATGACGAGATGTGGTTCGGTTGTCTGGACGTTCTTCCCGGCGGCGGCACGCTACCCCGTGGAGGGTACCACGCTCCGTCTTACCCAGGCAACACGCCGGTGGCGGGTTACGAAAGCGTGCCGCTGGCCGATCAGCTGTCGCCGTTCTGCATACCCGACGTCGCGCTTGGCTCCAAGTCCTACATCGTACTGCCCGCGGGACAGTACCCGATCAACTCCAAAGACGTTCCACCAGGCATGTCCCCGAAACTGTACGCGAACGAGCAGGCGCGCCTCTACGGGATGTCGCTTCTGCGTTGTACGTTCGCAAACCCGGAGATGGAGCTTGATTGTGCGTCTGCCTACAACCCACCGTTCGTTCAGGCACAGGTGGCGCAGGGGAACGGTGAGACTATTTCTGTTCAAGTGCCACGGGCACGCCACGAATCCGCCTTCAGCTTCAGAGACGCTATCCGGGGTGCCCAGCTTGAGGCGCAGACTCAGCTGGTGTGTCGTTATGAGAACCCCGAGTTGATTGTACGCTGCTGGCCGCTCTACGGGCAAGCCGGTCAGAGCCCTGCGTTGGTTTCCGGTCTGTCCTCCGCCACTCTGTTGGTCTACGGGGATGGCACCGCGACCCGCAACTGGGTCGCGGGAACGATCCCTTACTCAGAGGTGGTCACTTTGCAGGACTGGCAACCCGGCAGCGTCGCGACACCGGTGGTGGTGCCGCGCGGTACCTTCACATCCTTGCTGTCCAAAGAGGCGGCGATTGCGCAGGCGCTCAATTACGCGATCTCCAACATGGATTGTACCGGACAGGCGCGTGACACCAACGTCTGCAATGACCCGCTGCTGATCTTCTGTGGTGGTGTGGTGGAGCCCAATCCGGCTTCCCCGTACCAACCGGGGACAAATTCCGTCATCACGGCAAACCAATCCGTGGCTCCCGGTGGACGTATCCGCATGGGCAACGGTCACAATTATGTCATGAGCCGCAACCAGGCCACAGGGGTCTGGAGCATGCTGGATCTAGGCTGCTCAAACGATCCGCTGGGAGGCTGCTCTGGGAGTGGACTTATCGTACCGCCGTGTATTGCCACGGCCCAGACTCGGGATGAGGCCAATGCCCTGGCCTACCAGATCATGCGGTCACAATTGAACTGTGCCGGTTCCGCGGATGTGCCCGACTTGTCGGGGTTGGGTGGCGGCGGTGGGGGCGACGACGGGGGTGGTGGGGGCGGCGGTGGAAGCGACAATGACGGCGCACCTGAATACTGCCCGCTGACCGTTTACCAAAAGAAGGACAGAGACGGTAAAATCATAAAGGGCAGGTTCGGCATCACAGGAGGTTTCGTCAACCGCAAGGCGGTCAGGTACGGCTCCCGCAACGGTTCGGTCATTTCCAAGCTGGCCCCACCCACGATCAGCCTCACCAATGGTACCATTTACCTGACCAGCGAATGGGATCTCACGTTCACACTTGGTTACTTGGACCTGGCGACTGCGACCGCTCACTTTGTGCGCAGCACAGGCGGAGGACTTCCGACTGATAATCTCAAGGACGGTGTGTTTCACCTGGCTTTGGCCACGGTGAGTGGCGGGGTGTTGGTCGACAACTTCACTTCCTGCAGCAATCTGTCGGAGTTCGTGTACGACGCACAAACTGAAGATGAAGAAGCGGTTATCGTTATCGTGAAAGGCTACTGATGGCACGCACCCCTATAGACCTCGTCCCCGCTGCCACCAACTGGAACTTGGGCACCATCGGGTATTTGTCTTCGGAGACGCTTGCGCGGTTCAAACGATACTACCTTCCAGGCGATGATGGCGTGGTGTTGAAAAAGACCCCAGGCGCATACCGCAATTACTGCGTACTCAGGTACAAGCTCAAGACATTGTCGCGCGAGCGCACGGGGTTTCCTCCAGATGATGTTCTGGAGGATGAGGAGGAACACATCTACGACTACGACTGGCATGCGCCGTTTGTTTTTGGTCGTACTGAGTGTTTTACGTTTCCGTACTGGGGTTTGAACAATCCCTACACGCAGATACTTCCATTGATATTTGGCGAGAATCAGTACAGAGGTAGTGACGGTACGTACGATCTGGCTATCTGGACATTAAAGGCCCAGGGGCATAAGATACCCTTTCGGATTTACTACACGGTGGTGTCCGACGCGGCCGGCGGGGGAGATGAAAGAGAGGAAGATGAAACCTTCAAAGATTTCAACAAGGGCGCAGGGTGGGAGCATAAGATAGAATGGGTCACAGATCCCGGGCGCTACAGTTGGTTGATCAACGTGCGGCTCGCCCCGCTCCCTGCCTGAATAAAATCTTCTTGCGGGACACCGCAGCGTGGACAGTATCCGGACATGGACGTTATGAATACTTGCCTGTTGATTTGGGTTGCCGGGTTGTTGAGCGTGGCCTCGGGGTTGTACCTTTGGTTTTCAACCTCAATCGGTGCCGAGTTCGCCATTCTGCTACGTGACCTGGGTTTCTTCAAACAGGGGACGGAGGATGCGTTGGAGGTTATGACTCGACGAGACTTCTCGGTATGGTTGATCCTGCTGGAATCGCGCCAAAAACTCCCACGCCGTCTTGTGCATATTCTCCAGTGTCCTGGTTGTCTGTCCGTCCATCTCAGCCTGCTGGTCAGCTTGTTGGGCTGCCTGTGCGCCGCGCGTTATGTGCCCAGTCTCCAGTTCCTGGACCTTGCGATCTTTTCACTTGTTTGCATCCTCACCTGGCCGTGGTTGGTGTGTCGTATGACTGCAACGAGCATCCAATCATGAAAGGCGCGATAACAGACAACTTGATCACCTGGCACATCCAGCGACGCAACGCCGCGGGTATTCTTCGCCCCTGTGCGCTGGTGTTGGAACGCGGCACAGGTATCGTGGTGTCGGAACATTGCGAGCCAGACGCACCTGTCACGGGTGTGGCCGGACTGCGCGGGGCGGCTGAGCAGATGGGGATACCGACCACAACCTCGCTGGGTCCGAACGGGGTGACGGTGAAGATTCTATCCGGCAACATCCCCGACTCCACACAGCGCGAACTGGAGTTCTTCCAGCTGGACGTGCCTTGCGACTTTCCCGGGTGTGAGCAACTACGGGAGCAGTACAAGAAGGACATCGAAAGTCTTCCGCCTAAGTGTCCAATGTGTGAGTACGGGGCCGTCATGCGCAAGTACACCGCACGCATGCGGGCAATGCTGCAGTCATGAACACTCCAACCATCCCAGGGTTGAATGCTTTCCCAGATCTGCAGCGCGATTACCAGAATGCCTACCGGCAGGCACGCCTTGTATCCTGCGGGCATTGTGACAGCGCGCAGGTGGTGCGGCGTTTCACGATGATCCTCATGCAACGTCAGCGTCTCACGGTTGCGCCCGTCCGCCGTCCGCGATAAGGTGCGGCATGTCGAACGACTGGGAACCACACTACGAGGCCTGGCGCGCTGATCCCACACCGGACCAGATGAACGCGGTCGTGACCGCGCTTGCCCCGACCATTCAGCAGCAGCTTGCACGCTCCGGGATGCATCAGGACCCGCTCATGAAGGCCAAGGCACGCACGCTGGCGGCAAGCGCAGTGAGCTCATGGGAACCTGGCAAGGGGTCCAACCTTCCAACCTGGGTCGGGCACCAGATGACCCAGCTGCACAGGTTCCGCAGGTTGAACTCGCAGGTTCTCCAAGTCCCGGAAGGACTGCAGCTCGACGCGCTCAAACTTGAGAACGCCCGCCGGTCCTTTGAGGATGAGCATGGACGGGACCCTGACGAGGATGAGTTGTCGGACTACAGCGGGTTGCCTTTGCGCCGCATGCGGGACATCCGTATCGGGACGCCCACCACACCAGGCAGCGCCGCCTTGGCTGAGGGGATTGGGCAGCAAACATCGCCAGAACACACCGTGGAGGCCATGGCCGCGGTTTATGGTGATTCTGACAAGGTTGACCGCACCATCATGGAGGGGCGGCTCGGTTACAACAACCGCCCACAGCGGCCCACGCTGCACATCCTGCAAGCCACCAAGCTGTCCCCACCGCAGCTCGCGCGCCGGGTAACAGCCCTGGCCCGCCGGATCCAGGCCGTCACATCAGACCTTGAACATTTGTACGGAACAGCCTCATGAAACTGAAACCCTTCAAAACCTCCGCCGACGGTTACAGCGGCATCGACACCGTTATCCGGAACATGATGGGCAAAGAAGGGCACACGTTGTTCGGTGACACCTATGATGATGGCACCACCACCTTCCCGACCCTGAAACCTGAGGGCGAAAAACGCAGCAAGCAGGCCGGTTTGGCGCGGGAACGGCTGGGGCCCCGCGTGAAGCTCGGTTATCAGATGGCGTTGCAGCGCGACGCCATGTACGCTTACGCCTCCCGTGGACGTCTGAACCTGCACGCCTGGCAATCTGACATCATGCTATCTTTGGACGCCGGCCGACAACTTGAATACGCTCAACTCGCATGACGGGACTACGCTTACAGTTTGACGGGCTCCAAGGGTGGCATCTGCTGCCGGGAGAAGCCGTGTCGGGCTTCGACGCATCTGTGCAGTGTGCGTTGGTCGGGCTTGGAACCGACAAGGGATCCAACCTGCTCGTCCCCGACTTTGGCACGGATCTGCTGGCCGCCGGTCTATTTGGTCTGCTGTCAGACATCACCAACACGCAGCATCTGGCGAATTTCGCGGCGGCGGAAACCAAAGAGGTGATCAATAACAACACAGAGGACGGTACAGAGATCAGCAACCTGTACCTCCAGCCAGAAGTGTTTGCTCCCCCGTTCATCAGCTTCTCGGCCTCAATGGTATCGACGAAGAGAGAGACACGAGGTATCGTGCTGACAGCCAACTAATCGTCCCGTATGTCCTTCGACCTCATCTCCACCTATTTCCCACCGGCAGCTGATCTGACACCTGAGGAGCTGCAGAGCGCGCGTGCGCGTCTGGGCAGTTGGTACAAGACCGTGGATGCCGAGCTGGACATGCGCCCGGGCTCTGTGTTTGGAACCTGGGCTCTAGACCCCTTTGCACGCTTCATCGCAGGGCTCGAGGTTGCACTGTCTCGTCAGCGGGCGGATTTGGATGTGGGCGGGATCGCCCAGGGTGTCGTCTACGACTGCGACTTCGCGGAAGCCTACCTGGCAGCACTTGGTGGAAAGCGGCAGGAGGCCTTGAACACGGTGGGTTACGTGCGGTTGGAATTCTCATCGAACGTGGATGTCGACATTCCCGGTGGTCTTCGCATTCTCTTCAATGACCAGGACGTCTTCTTGCCGCTGACTTTCCCTGCGGGACCTCTGCGTATCCGCAAAATGGGCACTGTGGCCGCCACATCCACGACGCTGCCGCTGCGCATGATCGGACTGTCCCGCTACGCTGTCGTGCTACCTGTGACGGGTTTTGCTGCCACCGTGCTGGCTGGAGCCAAGGCGCAATGGGACAGCGACATCACAGGACTGGCATCCATCACCGCAATCAGTGATTTCGTGGCAGGACGAAGCAACAACTCGGTGCCCGCTATTGCGGCCCGCACCGCCCAAACTTTCCACGCCTCCGGCTTCGCGACCCGCTCGGGCATCCGCCGGGAAATTGAGCTGGCCCTCCCCGACATCACGGGGGTCACGACCACGATGGCCAGCGACCCCGAGATGCTCCGGACTGGCAGCACCGCGCTCGGGGTCGGCGACGGTGTCGTGGATGTCCATGTACGGTCGAGCTGCCGTACTACCTATGAGCAGTCCCTCTACGTCGAGTATATTCCAGACCAGAACGCCGTCGAGGTCGAGCGGTTCCTGACCGCCTGGACACCCCTGGCACAACCGACCCGGATCCTCGATATCCGGTGGACCGGGGACCTGACGGTACCGCTCACCTACAAGATCTACAGCCGCAGCGCTGCCCCGGTCCGTGCACCCCTCCTGACCTGCGCGTTCTCGAACCTCGAACAGTACGAGATCGCGATCGAGATGCCCAAGACCCCCGCGGGCGTGCCCCGAATCAACCTGGAGCAGCTCACCAGCGGTGACTTCGCGTGGTTCAAGATCACCTATGAGGGCGACGCAGCCGTCGCGGCAGTCCAGCAGTACGCCGACCACGAAACACCCGCGGGCCTGGATGTCCTGATCAAGGCCCCGATCCAACTCGTGATCACGAAACTGGTCTTCAATTACACGAGACAGCCCGGGATCCTGTTCAACACCGAGCAGGCCCAGCAGGACATCGAGCAGTACGTGGCAAACCTCATGGCACCCGCCCGCCTCTCCGCTGCGGACCTGCAGGACCGCCTCTACAGTGCGGGCGCTGAACGGATCCTTTCCGTCGAGACCCGCGCACAGCTCCTCCTGAGTGTCGCGGACTACTGCGTCCCGGAGGACACAGCCGCGATCCTGGATGACTATGCTGCAGTGGTCGCGGCGGCGCGCTCCGTTCCACTCGTGGTCCTCAATGACATTCAGGGATTGAACCCCACCTATACGGATCTGCGCGTGGGCGAAGCTGACGAAACCCTCGGGGCCGCCGGACGCCGCAACATCGCCTACACGCTGATTCCCGGCGCCCTGGCTTTCCACTACGATGAAACAGCCTAACCTGACCCAGTACCTGGATACCGCCGATTCCGCCGCCGGTACTGGGCTGTGGCGGCAAGCCCTCCCGCCTGAGGAGTTGCGGTTGTTGCTGGCAATGTCGCAGAGTCTGCAGGGAGTTGGAGTAGCGGCGCTCCTGCAGCGGCTCCTCACTGTGGAGCATATGCTCCGCGTGCCTGCGGTGGTGCTGCCGGATCAAATTGAGGTGATCGGCATGGACGTGGAGAAGTCCATACGGATCATTGAAGGGAACGCCGCCAGCAGTGCCTCCGATGCCGTGGGCACGGAGCACCTTCGCGCACTCTACTTCCCCCGCAGAGTCGTGCATACGCTGGACGGTACGGCTGTTTGGATGGACGAGGATGGCCTGCTTGTGATGCTCAATGGCAATCTGCCTCTGCTGCCTGACCCGAATGCGCTGGTGACGACGACCGCGTGGCATACCTGGTATGCCATCCCATGCATGGCATCGCAGGAAATTATCACCATTGAACTTCTCTCCGGTGAGACGCTTCTGGTTGGAGTGGATTTCTACCAGTCCGCCGATCGCTTGATCTTCCGGGAACACCCGCTCAGCTACGACGCGACGGGAAGTTTGACGTTTGTTTACCGCCAATACGCTCCCACCCCCGCTGCCTACAGCCTGCGCCAGGACATCGCTTTCATGCGACAGGCCAGTGTCGCCCAAGTGAGCCGCCGCGTGCCCACCGTTGAACGCTTGCAGCAAATGCTTTGCGACCTGGCCGGGCTGTGTTGTCTCGAACACGCCGACACCATCCAAAGTTTTACGGTGTTGGATACGGGTGTGCGGTATTCAGGACTGTCGCGAGATTATCTCGTCCCCTACGACCACACTCCGGTCGCGGTGGGAACAAACCTGGCGTCCGGGTATGTATTTGGGGAGGGTATCAAACTGCACAGCCGTGGGACCGCCGGGGCGAACTGGTGGCAGAATCTTGACTGGTCGGTGGGGTTGGCGTTGGACGCAGTCTGCCCCGTCCCTGGGCTCACGATGCCCGGACGGCCGATCCGTGCGCTGGGGTATGACGACAATGGCACCGTGCGCGTGCATCTTTTCCCTGAAGGCACACCAGCCAACATTGCGCGGTATCAAACATGGTGCCGGGATCAAGAACGGCGCCTGCCTGCGTCGAAACATCTCGCACCACTCCTGGATGCCCGCGATCCTGGTAGCATGGACGAGGCAGGTGACGAGCTGCAGGTGGATGGGTTGGAACTTCTGTTCAACCAAGTCTGGGGGCGGCGCGTCATCATAGCCGACATCCGGAACTCAGTGCCGATGCGAGTTGTAGCGGCACTGCGTGAGTGGTGCCCAACCACCGCTGTGCTGCTGATTCGCCACTTGCCTGACCTACCCTAGCAACCCTATCTTTACCCCGTGAATGTCACATTGATAAAACAAGAGCCGCGGATTCAGTCTCTGCCGACGCACGGCAACACTGCATTATGGCTACTCACGGTCACAGCTGTCGTGACGGACAATCTAGGAGCGGCGGACAGCAACATTTTCGTCTATCAGGCCTCCCCTCGTTTGGGTTTGGGAGATCGTTTCGCCGCCGTCGCCAGCGCCGCTCAGATGCTTGATCTGCCCGCTGTAAAAGATGGGGGCTCCTATTACAGGCACAACATGGCCGTGCTTCTCTGCCGGTCAGCGGCTGAACTGAGCGCGGTGTGGCAGGGGCTGCAGGATGACGCGCGACTGTTGGTGGCAGACTGGAGCAAGCTGGCTGCGGCCAGTACTAGCGACTTGGCGTTCATCACGCCAGGCCAGGCGGTCGAGGCCATCGCCGATGAAGCTGATCGGCAGGTCCGCGCCGTGTTCAGCGCCGACTTTAGCATGATCGAATTCTACAACGCTGCGGGTGTAAAAATCGGCGAGCAGCTTATCACACGTTCCATCTAACCATGAAGTCTTTATTGCGCGCTCTACTCCTGCTTGTTAGCACCAACCTGCTGGCTCAGGTTCAAGGTGATTTTACTATTCCGTACAAGGACACAAGCGGACGCCCGCCGATCCTGCGCAATTGGCAGGCCACAGCCTCGTCCCTGTGGGGTACAAACAGCTCCAAACAGCCTGTGTCCATTACCATTGGCGCCGGTTTGCTCTTGAGTGGAAACGTGTTGCGCGGTACCGGAGGTACCGGAGGTACGGTGACATGGGGTGACATCACCGGAACTTTGGCAAATCAGACGGATCTACAGGCTGCTTTATCCACCAAACAACCGCTGGCAGCTGCGCTCACCACGCTGAGCACAGCTACAGCGGCCGGACTTGCCTTGATGGATGACGCCAATGCGGCGGCCCAGAGATCTACTCTGGGTCTGGGTACCTTGGCCACACAGTCTGCGACTATCACAGACTACCTGCTGACGACCACTGCGACTGCGACATTTGCCCCGGTAGCGTCTCCTACATTCACAGGCACTGTTGTCATTCCAGCTGGTGCGGACATCGCCGGGTACCAAAGCACGGCAGGCACCTTGGCCTTAGCTGGTTTCAGCTCGATCACAGGCACGCTCTCTGATGGGAACATAGCAAGCGCCGCAGCATGGAACGCCAAACAATCCGCTCTCGTTTTTGGGACTGGGTTGACCAACACAGCTGGGACTGTTTCCGTTAACGTCTCACAGGCCATCACCTCGTTGAGTAATCTGACCAGTAACGGTTTTGTGAAAACCACCGGAGGCAGCGGCGCGTTGACGGTGGACACCACATCGTACGAGCCCGCCATAGGTGCCGGTACGTTGGCTCTTTCCAAGCTCGCCACCGATCCGCTGGCGCGGGCGAACCACACCGGTACGCAAGCCTGGAGCACCATCACAAGCACGCCGACGACGCTCTTGGGTTATGGTATCACTGATGGTATTACAGCCGCTGTTGTGGGGGCCACGTATGAGCCCATCTTAGTTGCTGGTACCACAGGACAATACTACCGGGGAGACAAGAGCTGGCAGACTCTCAACGCCACGGCTGTCGGTCTCGGCAACGTGAGCAATGCGCTCCAGCTCGTCGCGGCGAACAACCTCAGTGACTTAGCCAGCGTATCGACCGCTCGTAGCAACCTTGGCCTCGC